GAGTAAATACTTTATATATTAAAAGGCTTGATATATCTAAAGCGACTAAAGATGTATATATTGGACTTTTAAATGGTGCATCTTATAATTTTGTATCAAATAAGATAATTATAGAAGAAGTAATTGGAGATATTTCCAAATTAAAACAAAATAGTGGATTTAGAGGTAGAAACTTAATTGAAATAAATGGAAATAATACTGAACTTGAAAATTACTTTGCTATGAAAAATGTTTGTGTAACAGGAACTTTAGATTGGTGTTCAAGAGATGAAGCAAAAAGATATATAGAACAGCATCACGGAAATTTCCAAACATCAATTACTAAAGATACGAATTATTTAATAACTGAAGATTCTGGTGGTAAAATATCAAGTAAAGTAAAAGCAGCATTAACTAAAGGAATTCCTATAATAGATGGAAATAATACATTTAAAAGATTATCTATGTAAAATACGGTGATTTTTATAGATATCTTCTATTTTATATTGATTTCTGAAAAATGTCGCTTTATATCGCAAAATTCGCATTTTCACATGTAAAAAACATTGAATTTTCAACGGTTTTTTATCGGTGATTTTAAACCTTTTTCTTAAAATAAAAATTAAAGTAAAAATAGGTAGTAAAAAGGAGTAGAAAATGGCTCAAGAATCAACAATCTTAATGTATGGATTAAAATGGGAAAAGAGTAAATATATATTCACAAGACTAACTCAAGAAATGTTTTCTCAATCTATACGTAATAAAATAGAAACTACTAAATCTAAATTAAGAAAAGAATGGTCTGGTAAAGCAAAAGAAGTAAAATGGTTTAATAATTATATAGATTTTGATGAGAAATTAATATATAACTTTTCTTCTAAAGATTGTTATTTAGTATGTTTTGCTACAGGATATTCACTTTCTGAAATTGAGCAAATGTATAATAAGAAAACTCCTATTTATGATAAATTTACTGTAACTAAAGGAATGAGAATAGTTATAAAAGTAAATAATGAATTATTTACTGTAAATTCATATAAATTAGATACATTCAATTTTTATAAAAAACAAAATCTTATAGTAGAATCTAATATTACTAATTTTTATCCTGGAATAATATTATTAAAACATTTGCCTTATATGATTCTTTCTAATGATGTTATTGAAAGAGGAAGATTATTAGGTGAACAAATGATTAAAAATAAATATCCTGATACTAATAGAGCATTTAAAGAAAATGTATTAAAAGGAATGATTGCTGAAGTTGCTATTGCCTCTTTAAATAATCAAGAGACTCCTTATATTGAAGGTAATAAAGGAGATAATGGTTGGGATGTTATTATAAATAATAGAAAAGTAGATGTTAAAAATAAAGATTTAACTAGATATTCTGATTTAAATATTGTTTATACTCCTTATATTTTATTTGGTAATTTAAATAGACAAAAAAGTGAATTTTTATTCTTAACTTTTATTAAAGATAATATCTTATATTTTCTAGGATATATTGCTACTAATAAAGTTCCTGAAGATAAAAATATTTCATTTAATGATATTACTATGTTTGATATTAAAAATAAACCTGCGTGGATAAATATAGGTAAAACAATAAATCTTTATAAACCTAAAGTTAATAAGACAAATAAATCTAATGTTTCAAATAAAGAATCAAAAGTAAAAAATAATAATATCAAATTAACAAAAGATAATATGTTAGATTGGATTGCAAATCATGATTCTATGTTTCATTCATTTTGTGCTGAAAACGGGATAGATTATGATAAAGCATCAGATCCAAATAATGATAAATGGTTAGATTTATTTAAAGGACTAGGTGAAGATGATATAATTTATTTTATTCAAGATTATAGTTCTCAAGCCTGGGAAGATTTTATATATCATTTTTATCATAATTGGGAAGGATATATTCCATTTACTATTATTATAAATACTTCTCATAAAGATGAATGGAAAAGATTAGAACATCATTTTGAAGAATTATATAACGGTGAAGGAGAATATAGAAATATAATAGTAGAAGATAATTCATCTACTACTCATAAAGTAATTATTTCAGGAGAAATTTCAGGAATATTAAATTCAACTGAAATAGAAGATGGAATAGCAGAAAATTTAGAAGATTGGAATATAGATAGTTATAGTATAGAATTTCTGGTGTAAAATAATGAATGAAAGTAAATTTACGACAATTAAAGAACATAAAGGAGTCTGGTATGGAGGAAATGGAACAAAATACCTAGATGATGGAGTATGTTCAAAATTTAGCAAATTATCTGTAAATAATAAAATATATTTAGATACTAGAAAAAAATATGATACTATTAGTTCTGGAATGGTGTATTTAGAGCCGAATTTATTATTATATAAGGGTGAATTAAATAAAATAGGTTCTAGAAATTTAGAAATGAATTATAAAGGAGAAGATGTTTCATTAGGATTGTGGAATGATAATGAGAATAAATACGTTATAAAAGGTGAGAAATTTAATCATATATTTAATAATAATTCTTCTTATGATTGGTATTATTCTAAAACATTACAATTAGATGATTTTTATGATATAGATTTTGGAAAAATGACTTGTAAAGCATTATTTTTAAATTATCTTCATAATGAAAAACAAATTCAAGTAAATTTAAAAAACATTAATAAATTATTTAAAGTATTGCCTAAAAATGATAATATTGATTCAATAGAAATAAATAGTGATTGTGATTCTATTATGTTATCATCTAATATCACTAAAGAAGGCATAGGAGTTGAATTATCAAAATGTATATTTAATGTTCCTCTTAAAATGAATTATCTCAAATATAATGCCGCTATAGAGAAATGCCTATTAAATAAAGGGTGTGAATTTATAGATAATAAATTTTATAACAATTCAAGAATACTTTATTTAAAAAGCTCTAATATATTTGGTGATGGGAAAATACAATGTAAAAATATAAGTATCTATGACACTTCTACAATTGAACCTGAAATAAAAAGTAAAGTAATAATTATTGATACTGCCGATAGAAAAGGAATGACACGAATTAACATAAATAAATTAATTATAGATAATAGTAGTGACAATGGAAATATTTCATTTAGAAATCGGAAAAATAATTTTATTTGTTTGAATATAAAAGAGTTAGAAATAAAAAATTATGAATCATTTGAATTTAAACAATTAGTTAATGATTTTAAAAAAGAAATTCAAGTAGATATATTAAAATCAAATTTGGAATATAAAGAAATAAAATTTATATTTAATAAATTCAGAAAAAATTATGGAGACGAGGCTAATCTTTATACTATAAATATTAATGCCTCAAATGGAATCAATTATATTTTAAAAGAGGGAAAATTACAAACCAATATAAATATATGAGAAATAAAAAATTGGAAAATATAATGTTTATAAAATGTCTAATTTAAAGGCTGATAAAGATTATTATGTTCCTATGAAAAAATCATATCCTGATTATAAAGATGTTCCTTATATAAAAACATTAAGTAAAGCATTGTTAAATATGAACAGATTATTATCTATCAATATTAACACTCACGATGAATTTATAGAAAATTACATATATAATGTGGAAAGATTATTAACTGAAAAATTAGGATTAGAATATGAACTTAATGAAATGTTATTTGAAGATTTAGAAATTAGTCCGAAAAATTCACATTCACTTACATTTAATGCCCCTAATTTAAACAATAATTTTCATTGGAAATATAGATGTAATAATTTTAGAAGAGGAAAATTAACATTATCAGGATTTGAAAATATAAATCTTAATAATCTTACTGAATCTAAAATAGAATTTCGCTGGTATAAACCTATATTTGAAAATGATAAAGAAGAAAACAATGAATCAAAAATAAACATAAGTGTTAATCTTTCAGAATTAATAGTTGGTAATATAAAAAATGAAAAGAAAAATATTATTACTTTAAAATTTGAAAAACCTATTGATTTACGAGTATTTGATGTCGATCAAGTATTGGAAAAAATTAAATTCAAAAATGTTAATTCAATAAAAGCTCCTAATTTATATATAAAAAACTCAGATTTAGAAAATATACCTGAAATTGGAGATAAAACTTATTTAGATGCTTTTTTTATTAAAAGTGAAAGTAAATTACAAGAAAATACTAGAATAGTGAATTGCAACTTATATTTTAAGTGTGTTAATATAGAAACTTATGATGAAGGATCAGTACATTATATAGATAGTTTAATAGATACTGAAGCTTTAAAATTAGAAGATGGTGATTCCTTTCCAGTAACAAATTTAAAAAGACAATTAAATGAAATATATATTAGAGAATTAAATTTAAAAGATAGATTATATTTGTACGATCCTTCTTCAGGAATAAAAAATTCAAATAAAATAATATTACATATACATAAATTGAATTGGGAAAACTTAAATAATCAGCCTTCATTTCTAGAAATGTTATATGATGGAAATTATTCAAATATCCAAATAATTATAGATAAAAGTAATATTGAAGATTTATTTTTCAAAGAAATAAATAAAAAGAAAAAAGAATTTGAAAAAATAATTCCTCAACAAATAAAAGGAAATAGAGAATTGAGATTGAATATAACCGATAAAAATGGAAAAAATCATAAATTATTAATATAAATTATTATTTGAGGTGAATATAAATGATTAAAATTTTAAATGAAACAATTAAAAATCCTATTAGTTTAGCTGGTAAAATGGCCGGAGTTGCTTATGGATCTGATATTACAAATGAAGAAAAGAATTATAAAAGAGGATTGCAATGTATTAAAGATGGCCATGGAAGAGTATTGGAATTTGCGGAAGTTTATTTTACATTAGAAGGTTATTCTAATAGAGTAATAAGAGAGTTCATGAGACATGTGTCGGATGGATTATCAATTGTGCAGGAATCAACAAGATATGTGGATTTTAGTAAAGAATTAAATGCAGTAATTCCTCCTAAAATAGAAAATAATCCAGAAGCAAAAAGATTATATTTATCAGAAATTGAAAAAATAAGAATAGTTATAAATTCTTTAATGAATGAATTCGGCATTCCAAAAGAAGATGCTCAAATGTTAATTCCATTAGGCGCTACTACTAAATTAAGTGTAATGAAAAATATGCGTAATTTAATGGATATGTCAAGAGTTAGAATGTGTAATAGAGCTTATTGGGAATTTAGGAAATTAATGAATGATTTAAAAGAAGCCTTAAGTAATTATAGTCCAGAATGGAAAGAATTATGTGATATGTTATTATATGCTAAATGTGAAAAAACTAAAACTTGTGATGAAAAATTTGGTTGTGGTAAATATCCAAAGGTGGAACAATAATGGGTGAATGGATTAAATCTGAGTTTTTTGGATTAAAAGACATACATTTAAAGAAAAGGTCTAAAAAATTAAATTTTTATTATATTTATGATGCAGAAGAATTATATTATCCTGCTTATGCTTCAGGTTTAGATTCTATGTTAGATAAATACATTTCAACATTATTTAATTTATCAGAAACTAAAAATACAGTATTCAACAAGCCTATTATAAATAAAAAAAATATTTTAGATTATTGTGTTAATAAAGACAAGGGAGAAATTATAGGGTTCAAATATTGGGATAATAAGATGGGATTCATAATAGGAAGAAAAAACTTTAAAGGAATGTCTTGGTCCATGAAAAATCAACAAGGATTTAACGGAGAAGAAGTAAGAATATCAAGTTTTTTCAAAGACAATAAAAAATTATTTGATACTAAAACTGAAATTATGAATGTAAATAAACAATATAAAGTATTTCCTATTAGATTACAATTAGATGAAAAAAGATGGATAGTAGGATATTTAAATAGTAATGCAGCTTATAAATTTAATATAAATTATACTGAATCTTATGCCGATCCTAAAAAATATAAAGATAATGTAATATATGATATAACCAAAGATGATGTTTATGATACTAGAGAATTAAGTGAAAACGGTCTAGAATAATTATTAGGATGAAATGATAATATGAGTAAATCTGTTAAAAAGAAAATTCAAATTACTGAAGAACAATTAGCTCAATTGGAAGAAGTAATTGATGGAGTAGACGATAGTAATTATGGTTCTTTAAGACATTTAAATGATTTAGAAGATAGTTTGGAATGGATATTAAATATTCAAAAAGTAGACAAACAATTATGGAATAAATTAAACGGAAAAGATAGAGATTTAATCAGAAGTCTTTGTTCTAATTTTTCTAATTTCAAGAAATCATTTGAAAAATTAGGCCAATTTAAAGTCAAAGATTATACTGATGAATCTACTCCTAAATTGAAATGGAATAAATTAGATTATAATGCAGCCTGTGTATTAAAAGGAAAAAAGATATATTTAATTGAAAATGAAGCATGTTATGAATATGAAATAAAATCTAAAGGTTATACTCTTAATAAATTCATAAAAGATTGGAAATCAGGAGAATATTTAGAGTCAAATGAAATAAGTGAAATATCAAAAGATGATTTTGATAAAGATTATTCATTAGAAGGTCAAGAAGCTTATTGCGAACAAAATTACATAGGTTAAAAAAATGTCTAAAATATATGATAAAATTAAATATCCTCATATATATGGTTATACTGATAATGACGATAAAATAAATTATCCTTGTTTATTTTATCCTTGCAAATTAGAATCTATAAAACCCATCACTTATCATGCAATGAATTATAAAAATATTACTGATTTAATGAATTCTTTGCCTGAAACTTTAGATTTAACGAGAGGAAAATATGCTGATGGTTCTCATGAAGGTCCAAATTTAGACAATGGACCTTTCTTTGATGATGAAGATGATTTATATGCTTATACTTTAGGTAAAATAGGAGAAATAAAATATAATAAAGATAAATCATTAATAGTTAAACAAAAAGGAATAGGAAAAATTACAGGTCAAAAAGAAAAAGATTACAAAATAAAAATAGATTTTCCATTCTTTGAAAGTGAAATTAAGCCTGTAAGATTTAAAGAATTAGATTTACCTTATTATGGAAAAACGTTGAATTTAGACCTTACAGATAATGATAAGATAATAAAATGTCCTCATTTAAGTCATTTATTTATTCATTCTAAAGGAGTCATTCTTAATCCTAATTTCTTTAAATATATAAATGATAAAGTGAATTTAAACTTATATGGGACTTATTTAATAGGAGATAATTTTAGATTTAAAAATATATCTTTAAATTCAGGAAGTAAAATAGAAACAAAGAAATTAAATTGTTTTGACTTAACAATTTATAGTTCAGAATGTATAATTGAAGAATGTAAAACAGATATATTTCATATAAGAGATACTGATAAAAGATGGGATACTAAAATACAAATAGATAAATTAGATTGCGGTCAAATGTCTACTAAATTACATTCTAAAAAAGAAATATTTATAAAACAATTGAGATTAAATGATTTTAATATTGATGCAGAACAATATGATAGAAAATATAATAAAAATCCTGTAAATAAATTAAATCTCCATATAGGAACATTAGATTTAAGAGATAAAGAAATGGTCGTTTTTAATTTAGAAGCACCTAATTTAGAAGGAAAAATACAAATAGATAATATAGTTGGGAATAGATATTGTCAAATAAGATTTCTTAAAGGAACTAATTTAACTATAAATTTAGGAGAATATAACGGTAAGAAAAATATAAAACCTATTAATTTTAAACAAAACGGTTGGTGCGGAAGAATGTATGAATTTAATGCATAATATTGTTTAAATATTAGTCAAAAATAGTTGAATATATTGAATAATTTGAGAGAATTTCATAATAAATTTTATAGAAATTCTCTTATTTTTAACGTATAATATATAGAATAATATTTTTAAAGCTTTTCAGAAAGGAAGTCTAAATTATGAATCAAGTAATTAAAAACAATGGAAAAAGAGTAGAATTTAATATTAACAAATTAAGACAAGCAATAGAAAAGACTAATGCTAGTTGTAATAATGTTTTACAAGAAGATGATATTGTTTATATAATAAATAAAACAGTATCTAAACTTCAAAAAATAAATAGAGATGTCAATACTGATGAAATATCAGATATATTAGAACAAATATTAGCAAAAGTCGATTTTAATGTTGCTAAAAGTTATATTGAATATAGATATGAGAAAAGAGAAATTAGAAATAAAAGTGAAATTGATGCTAGGATAAATGAAGTATTAGATAATACTAATGAAGAAGTAAAACAAGAAAATTCAAATAAGAATCCAACTATCCTTTCTGTTCAAAGAGATTATGTCGCAGGAGAATATTCAAGATATTATACTAATAAATATATTGTTCCTAAAGATTTGGCAAAAGCACATGAAGAAGGAATAATTCATATTCACGATGAAGATTATATGATTCATAGAGAACATAATTGTTGTTTAGTAAATCTTGAAGATATGTTACAAAATGGAACTAATATTTCGGGTTATCATATAGATAAACCTCATTCATTTAGAGTGGCTTGCACTTTAGCTTCTCAAATTTCAGCAGTAGTTGCTTCAAATCAATATGGAGGTCAAACTATTACTTTATCTCATTTGGCTCCTTTTGTAGATATAAGTAGGAAATCAATTAAAGAACGTTTAGATAAAATTGAAGGATTAGATACTAAATTAAAAAATAAAATAATAAAAGAAGAATTAGAGCACGAAGTAAAACAAGGAATTCAATCTCTTCAATATGAATATACAACTCTTCAAACAACTAATGGGCAAGCTCCTTTTATTACTGTATTTATGTATTTAAATGAAGTAAAAGATCCTCAAACAAAAGAAGATTTGGCTTTACTTATAAAAACAATGTTAGAACAAAGAATTAAAGGAGTTAAAGATTCTTCTGGAACTTGGGTTAATCCTAGTTTTCCAAAATTAATATATGTTTTAGATAAAGATAATATAAAAGAAGGAACTGAATATTTCTGGTTAACAAAATTAGCCGCTGAATGTAGTGCAAAAAGAATGGTTCCTGATTATATAAGTGCTAAAGTAATGAAAGAATTAAAAGGTGACGTGTATAGTTGTATGGGATGTAGAAGTTTTCTTACTCCAGATAGATTTTCTGATGAAATGGAAGATCCAGCTCACGCATTAAATTCTAAAAAAGGAAAACATAAATATTGGGGAAGATTTAATCAAGGAGTGTGCACAATCAATCTTCCAGATGTGGCATTAAGTTCTAAAGGTGATGAAGATAAATTCTGGCAATTATTAGATGAAAGATGTGAAATGTGTCATAGAGTATTACAAATAAGACATGAAAGATTAAAAGGAACATTATCAGATGTATCTCCTTTAATGTGGCAAGATGGAGCGTTGGCAAGATTAAAACCAGGGGAAACAATAGATAATTTATTATATCATGGTTATTCTACTATATCATTAGGATATGCTGGATTATATGAATGTGTATATGCAATGGTAAATGAATCTCATACCTCTGAAAAAGGTAAAAAATTAGGTATGAAAATAATGAAATTCCTTAATGATAAATGCGCTAAATGGAAAAAAGAAGAAGATATAGATTATTCAATATATGGAACTCCTATTGAATCTACTACTTATAAATTTGCTAAATGTTTACAAAAGAGATTTGGCATAATTAAAGAAGTTACTGATCATAATTATATTACTAATTCATATCACGTTAATGTTAGAGAAAATATTTCAGCATTTGATAAATTAACTTTAGAAGGTGAATATCAAGCATTAAGCCCAGGTGGTGCTGTTTCTTATGTTGAATTGCCAAATATGCAAAATAATTTAGATGCAATAATTAAAATTCTTCAACATATTTATAATTCAATTATGTATGCAGAAATCAATTTAAAACAAGATATTTGTAGAAATTGTGGATATGAAGGTCAAATAAATATAATTAAAGATGAAACTGGAAAATTAGTTTGGGAATGCCCTAATTGTCATAATAGAGATCAAGGAAAAATGTATGTTTCAAGAAGAACTTGTGGATATTTGGGTTCACAATATTGGAACCAAGGTAGAACTCAAGAAATAGATGAAAGAGTTGAGCATGTAAGCATTAAAGAAATGGAAGTTGAGGAAGAAAAATAATGAATATCGCTCAAATAATAACAAATGACATAGCAAATGGTAAAGGAATAAGATTATCTATATTTGTTTCCGGTTGTAATATTCATTGTGAAGGATGTTTTAATAAAATAGCTTGGGATTTTAATTACGGTCAAAAATTAAATGATAAATTATTAAATCATATTTATAATGAATTATCTAAATCTCAATATGATGGAATAACCATTTTAGGTGGAGAACCTTTAGATCCTTTGAATCAAGAGGGAGTATTAAATATATTAAATAAAATAAAAGATTTAAAGAAAAATGTATGGTTATATACTGGATATAATAAAGAAAATATTCCTAATACTGAATTTACTGATAAAATATTAAAACAAGTGGATTTTTTAGTGGATGGTCCATTTATTGAAAGTAAAAAAGACTTATCTTTAGAATTTAGAGGGTCATCTAATCAAAAAATAATTCCATTGAAAGAAAAGGATTAATAAAAATGGCATCTAACGCTCAAAGAAATGAAAGAATAGTAATTACTCCATTTCCTACTGGAGATAAAGTAGCAATGGAAGTAATTGATTCAGTAATGGGTCAATTAAGTGATGGAATGTGGGAAAATTCAAACAACAAATCTATTACTGATATGTGGTCTTGTACTGATGTAGAAGATGACGGAAAGAATATTATATTAAAAATTTATGATAGTTCTTCTTATTCATATGGTTCCAAATATAATAGTTGGTTTAATGCAGATGAAAAGAAAATATTTAATTATATTGCAGATCACGCAAAACAAGTAGTTAAATATTTTGAAAAAGAAGATGGTCCTAAATATGCTTGGGATAGAATGAATAAAGCGGAAGCTTCAGGATTTGGAGGACATGGTTGTCCTGATATTACTATTTCAGATGTTTATAGAGTATATGATGGATTAAAAGGTAGAAAAAATCATTTATATGAAATTCCAAAAGAAGGAACTAAAACAGTAGATCAATTAATTAAAGATTTTGGAGAACCTGAAGAAAAACCTAAAAAACAATCTAAATCTACTGAAAAACCAAAGAAAATAACTAATGATTCAATATCTTTTAAAATAAATGAACAATTAAAAGATGAGGCAAAGAATTACTTGGATTCATTAACTTCATTTTCAAAATCTAAAGAATTTAAAGATGATATAAACGGAAAGATGAGAGATGCCATAAGAGTTCAAATATCTTCATTATCTACTTTTATAAATGCAATTGAAAAACAAGAATCTTTATTGAAAAATATAGATTTTGATGGTGAAGAGGCTGATACAAATACAGGAAAAGAATTACTTAAAAAATTAAAGAAAGAACTAAAACCTTATGATGTAAAAGCTAAACAAATAAGAATTACTAAAGAAGATGAAGAAACAACATTAGTGAATTTAACAGTAGAAACAGATAAAAATCCAGAAATACTTTCAGATATAATGTTTGAAATATGTAAAAAATTATATGAAGGTAAAAATGATTATTATTTAAATGAATTTGTAGATGCTGGTAATAATTCTCCTATAGTATTATGTAGCTGGTATGTAAAAGGATAATGAATTATGGGTCATTGCATTGAAATGTTAGATTTTCCTTATGGAACCAACAAAAATAAAATATTAGCCGAAATTCAAGAATGGGCATCTTATAATTGTGACAGACAAGAAAATCCATCTGGTAGATATCACGGTAATTTTAAATTTGAAGAAAATAGAGAGTTTAAAACTAGAGATGAAGCGGAAAGATATCTTGATGGTTTAGGTTCTTATGTTGATAGAGGTGTAATTTATTATGAATATCCTAAAATTGAACCTAAATCAGCAATGAAAAAATTAAAAGAACAAGCTGAAAAATTAAAAGAGCAAGGATTTAAATATGCATTAGAACATAGTGTACAAAAACAAAAAGTTCAATATATAGGATGTAAACATTGCGGAAGTAAAATAAATAGACAATATATTTCAGAAGAATTTAATAGAAGAATAAATCAAGGTGGAAAAGCAGCAAATCTTGATTATAAAGATTGGGATAATAAGTCTGAATTCACATTTATTCATTATAATCAAAAATGTCCTGTATGTAAAGGAGATTTAAGATCTGAATATATACAAGAAAAATTAGATGAATATGCAAATAAGATTAGTGATTTAAATAAAAAATATAAAGAACTTGAAAAACAATTAAATGAGAAGAATTTCAAGAAAGCAAAAAAGATGTGGCTTTGTAAAGTAGAAGTACATTGTTAGGTAGGTGAATTAAATTGAATTATTGTGGGATTTACAAATCAAGTTTAACTGATGGAGAAGGATGGAGAGTAGTTCTTTTCACTTCTGGTTGTAATCATAATTGTAAAAATTGTCAAAATCTAAAAACTTGGGATAAAAATTATGGTAAAGAATTTACAGATAAAACTTTAAATGATTTAATCACTTATCTTAATCATGATTATATAGATGGTTTAACTTTATCCGGAGGTGATCCTTTATTTCCAGATAATAGAGAAGAAGTTTTAAGAATATGCAAAACAATTAAAACAGTTCTTCCTAATAAAACTATTTGGTTATATACGGGATATTTATACGAAGAAGTAAAAGATTTGGAAATTATGAATTATATAGATGTTTTAGTCGATGGACCGTTCATAGAAGAACAAAAAGATTTAACTTTAGAATTTAGAGGAAGTAGAAATCAAAATATCATAAAATTAAAAGATAATTAAAAATGCATGTAAAAGACATTAAGTATAGAATTACTAATACCGTTCCATATAAAGGAATTGTATGGTATTTTGCCTATAAAAACTTACCGGATAGTTTCAGATGGTATAAACATTCTTGTTTCATAGAGACTCATCAACAAATTCCTTCTGAAATAGGGTGGGACGATTATGGATCGGATGAATACCAAGAAAAAATTCAATGTATTTTAATTGCAAATAGTGAATTCAATTGAAAACAATTGCAAAAAAAAGACAGATATTACATCTGTCTTTTATTTATTTTTTATAATATTTTTTATTGAAAATTCACGAAAAATCCAGTATAATTAAAGGAGTGAAAAAGGAAAAGTATGAACAATGTGGTGTTATAAACATAAGAATCAATGGCTAGTATATGGCGATCGGGAAATGAATATTTCAGTAGGTGATAATTATTATAATTATGTTGTTCCTATGAAACTAAAATTCAGAGAGATAAAAGAATTCATAAATGATTTTGATTCGGATTTCAATCTAAATGAAGATTTGAATAATGAATTATCTAATGTAGAATTACCTTATTATTTGAAATTATATAAAATATCACAATTTAGATATTGTAATTCTCCAGAATTTAGACTTTATAAAGATAAAATAGAAGGATTAAAAGAGTACGTAAAAGATGATCCTGGAGATAGTATAATATTAGATTGTAATTATAATGAATTTAAACTTCCGAAATACATTGATTTATGTAGAACATCACTTGATATAATGAATGCTAATAATAAATTAGATCTTTCTGATTTAATTAATCCGAATATATCTATAAATGCTGATCTAAATGGAACTATAATTCCAGCAAAAATCACAATTGATAAATATAATATTCAAGGCTCTTCTAGTAATGCAAAAATATCCAATGAAAAATATCATTTAGATAGTAATCAATTAATATTAGAAGATGGTAATTTTGAAAATATTAAGGGTGTTGTTCATGATGAATTAAATATAATGGCTAATTATATGAATAATGCTTCTTTTATAATTGCAGGTGGAGAACTATACTTTAAAAAGTTAAATGATTCTTTTAGAGGAAATATTTATAAAAGATTTGTAATAGATATTCATTTAAAAAATGACGAAGGAATAGTTTCTAAATTAAATAATATAACTATAAATGGAAATAAATATAACTTATTATTAAAAATTCAAAATGATGATGTTGTTAAAGGAAATCCTTATAATAAAGATATAAATATGGATAATATATCTATTCATTCTAAATCTCTTGATATTGAATGTAGTTCCGGAATGAATATTCATTTTAATAAATTGATTACTAAAAATTTATATATTGAAATTAGAGAAAGTTCAACATTAATTATAGATGAATTATCAAATATAGAAGATGTTAAAATAGAATCTAAAGGAATAGGATATAATAGATTAAAAGTAATTATAAATAAAATGAAAATAAATGGACTAAATAAAGAATATATTATTAAACAATTTAAAGAAAATAAATCTGTCAATTATTTAAAAATAGGAGAAGAAAGGTTAAAATAGATGGTAAATCTATATAGATATAAAAATGAAATTATAGTTACTAAAGATCATGGTTCTCCTGCCTCTATGGTTAAAATAAAACCTTTACAAGATAATAATTCATTATTTAAAATAAATATAAATAATATAAATAGAACTATAATTCCTACTTTTAAGAAATTTGACTTTAATAATGTAATGATAAATAATGATAGAATAGATGATATAAGAACTATTTATAATAATATGTTTAATAATGAGATTGACGAATATAATGATATTTATGAAAATAGATTGATGGAATTAGACAGATATAAATTAAGTTCTACATTTAAGAATATTGAAAAATCTACTCCTTATGGTAAAAAATACGTATTTAAAAATAAAAATAGTAAAAATGCTTTCAATGCTGAATATAATAATGAAACATTGCTCATATATGACTCCGATGAACCTGGAATTATAAATCCTTCAGTTTATCCATCTCTTATATTAAATTCAGCATATTATGTTAATATTAAAGTTCATCCTACTAAACTTAAAGAAATAATATTAGATAAAAAATTAGAAAGAGTAAGATGTTTAGGAATTTCAAATCATGAAGATATAAATTCCATCATTGAGGAACCAGTAGAAATTAAAGGAAAACATGTATTAAAAAATTTTCAAGATCTTTTGAGTTGCAAATATTTAAAAATAGAAGATTTAACAGTATTACAAGAAATATTGATTTCCATGGGATGTAATATAATAGATTCGAATTTAAAAGGCTTTAAAATATTAACAGATAGAGGAGTGATTTTAAAGAATACTAATATAAATTGTAATGAATTAACAATGAGACATTTTAATATTATTGAAAATTGTAATATAAAAGCAAATACATTAAATATAGATTTTGATAAAGTGATAGATGAATATAGTGGCAATATTAAAAATACTAAAATAATCTCAAATAAAGCATCTTTAAGATTGATAAAACCTAAAAAAGCAATTAATTTTACTTCAAATATAGAATTAGATATAAAAGATGAATTAGAAATAGAAGCAAGAACACTTATAAATAATGGAGTATATGCATTTTCAGCAGATAAAGTTAGAAATAATAATGATGCATTTAAAATAAAATTACTTCAATCTACTAAATCTTCTAAAAGTAGTCATTTTCTTATAAGCATTAATGATTATAAGGGTCCTAATATAGAATTAATTAATAAATATGGACGTAATTCTAAATCATATACTCTTTATACAAATAAATCCATTCATACTACTATAGACGGAATAATAGAGGTTCATATTAATGTTCAAATATAATAAAATTTATATAGAACAATTTTTTAAACATAATTCTTGTTTACATTTTAAGAATTATTCATGGGCTCTTAATTATCATTTAAGAAAACAAAATGCTAAAAATGAATGGTATGTATTTGCTAGTAAATTAGACGGAGAATATTTAAAAGATACTTGCATTAATTATAGATCAGAATATAATCAAATTTTTGAATATAGATTAGATGATTGTTTATTATATAAGGAAAGATTTATAAAAGTTCAAGATTTAAATAATAGCCCCGAATGGAATAAAATAAATAAAATATATATGACTAATAAGGCATCTCATGGTAAAGATTTAGATTTAGGCAATGTAATTATCCCAAAACTATTTTGTAATGAATATCCTGCTTTTTCATTATATGATAACGATAATTGTAAATTAGATTCTATAGATTTAAAATATATAGATAGCAAATTTGATTTAAATCTCAATCGTTCAAATAAAGTTGGAAGTAAAATAAAAGCATCCAAAAATGGAATAACTACATTAAATAGTTTAGTGTGGTATAATAATTATGATAACGAATGGTTTGAAATAGAAGGTAATTTATATTCTTTTTCCGCTGTTCTTGGGAATATGAAAAATAGTACTTTAATGGTTAGTGGATCAGTTGAAATAACAGGTGAAAGATTTGATAATAATAAAATTATATGGTTAGATGAAAAAGAAGCTAAAAAAATAGAACCAGAACAACCAACAGGAGAACCTTGGATAGAATTTAAATCAGCAATAGTGAATAATTTAAGTCTTATATGTAATAATTCTAGTAACAGCAATGCACTTGATATAACTATTGATGAAGACTCAGAAATAAAGAATCTTAATATTACTTCTGATTATGTTGGAATTACGCCTCATATTAGATATAATAAAGAATTAGAGAAACCAGGAGCATATTTAATATTAAATAATGTAAAAACTAATAATTTGAAAATCGAATGGAAATATAGTTATCCATTAGAAGTAAGAATTAGTTATTTAGAACCTTTAGATAAAAATAAAAAGATATATTTTAATGTTTCTACTTCTCATGATTCAAAAAAATTAGTAAATTTCAAAATTTTTAAATCTTTTAATGATAATATTAAAACATCATTTCATCCATCTCATTTAAGAATTGAGGAAATAATAGAAGAGGAATTTGAAGAATAAATGTTTTTCAGATATGATTCAAAACTTAAAAAAATAGTTAAAGAAGATGAAAATTCCGCTTTAAATGATACATGGGATTATGATTTTAAATTTCCAGAAACATCTTTATTTAAAAATAATAAAAAAGATTATATTTTAACATCCAAATTGAAGTTGAAATATAATTCTCATGAATTTATGCTTTTTTATAAAGAATATTTCGACAATATTGATAAATATATAGAAACTCTTAATAAATTTGAAAATAATAAGTTTTTCACAGAATATAGAATAGAAAATGATCTTATAAAAGATTTTGATATTGTAGAATTTTCAAATATTTCTCAAATTGTTCCTAAAGATGAAAATAAAGCAGATTTAATATCAGTAGGAATAGAAAATGCAAATCATATTATAGCAAAAAATCAAAAAACTATATTTATATCTGATAAAATTTCTAATCCCAATGAAGAAATTCATCCTTTAACTATTGAATTTCCCAAAGATAAAAAAGAAGTAGAATTAAAATATTTAAATATAAATAGAAGAGAAGGATTATATAATTATAGAAAAGTAATATTTGAGCCTGATTTTATTATTATTAATTGTGATAGGACCATAATGACCCTAGTTGATATAGATAATTTAAAATTAAACTGTAATAAAGATTTACAAATACATTATTCTAAAATAAAAAATGGAAATATAACAGGAAAAGATGTAGAAATTGTAGAATTATGTGGAGATAATAATAATTTTGAATGCACTAATTTAGATTATACTCAATATACTTTTATTCATACGTTAGGAAAAGTAAAATGTAGAAACTTTTTTTATTCAATAAAATATGATTCAAAATATTCTAAAAATATAGAAAATTTTAGATTTCATATTGATGAATTAAAATGTAAATATTTTGAAGTAAGAGCTGATAAAAAATATTTTAGAAATAAAAAAATATTCATAACTATAGATACTCTCGATTATTCCGATGATTTTGGCGTGTTTGAATTTAAAAAATCAGCTCTTTTTGATTCTGAGATTCATATTATTATAAACGAATTAAAACAAGATTCACGCTTTAAGAACACATGGACTATTAGATACCCTAGTTCATATAGATTTAATATAGAAGCCCGCACTAGAGGAAAGAAAATAAAAATAATTAACATTAATGGTAATAATTAGGATTAAAAATGAAAGATAATTTTTATAGTGTAAGTTCAACTACAATTGAAAATAAAATATATAGATTTCCTGCAAAAGACGGAGACTTTAAATTAGATAATAGTTCTGATTTAAATATAAGAGAACTTGTATTTTCAGATGAAAATTTAACTAACAGAAGAAGTTCTTATTATAAAAAATTAAAAGAAGTTATAAGTACTAGATTTCTTCAAGATTATCCTCAATTAAAAGAACCTTTTAATTCAATAACAGATAAAAGAAAATTATGGGGAGAAGGCATGATATCAAGAGGAGATAAAGGATTTAAAGTATATCAGTCTTCAATAATAGAAGATCATTCGAGAAAAAAAGATATTGATATTTTAGATTATGGAAGTATATGGCCTATATTAGATGAATTTGAATTTCATGTTTATGCACATACTAAAATAAATTTGCCTAAAAATTATGATATGAATAATATAGATTTTAAAATTCATACAGGAACTCCAGGAGGATATAAAGTTAATATAAATGATGAAAGTATAGGTAATTATAATTTAGCATTAATTGGAAATGATAAATATCCAAGAGATAACGACATCATGATAAATAATTTCAATAATAAAATTAAAAGTGTAAATGCATCTTATGTTTTAATAAAAAATAGTAATATAAATGAATTTTCAATATTAAATACTAATATGGGAGCAATAGAAAATAGTACTTTGAAGGGAGATGATTCTCATTTATGGATAACTAGTATGATTAGAACCCATTTAATTACAAATACTTTAGAGTGTTGTATGTCTAGTTCAATTAAAATGGCTTCTAGTAAAATAGAGGGTAAAAATTTAGTTTTTAAATTGGAATTCATTAGTGATTGTGATAGACCTAAAAAAGATGATGGTGTAAATTACAGATATGTTAATATGAAATTAGGAAATATTAAATTAGAAGGTCAGAATACTAGTTTATATTTTGCAAATAAAAATCCATTATATAAATTAAGAGTTTATATAAAGAATTTAATTATTAAGGATTCTAGATCAAGTATAGGATTTTATGAAAATTTAGGAAATAAAGGTGTAGAGTTATATATAGAAAACTATAAAGGGCCAATAATAGATAACGTAGTTATATGCAAAGAAGATAATAAAAATAAATTATATGAAGATTATAGAATAACTAGTAGTGAAGATGTAAATAAAAGAATCAAAATAGTAGAAGATACTCCTTGGTTCTTTATGAAAAATAGAGAGGGGATAGTTTCAGAATGGTAAACAAATTAATTTATTTAGGAATAGGTATTATATCTGGAATTACTGGATATAAAATATATTCAGAATTAACTAAAGAAAGAGGCTATGATGAATTAAAAGAATATGCTAAATCATTAAATGTAGAAATAGATGGTTTTTTAGAAAGTAAAGAATTTCATAATAAACCTAAAAATTTTATAAATTTAGTATATTACAGATTATCATTGCCAAAACAATGTATAAAAAATTACAAGGAGATATATAATTAATATGGAAATTAAGAGTACAAAAGATCAAGTAAAAACTAAAGAACAATATTATAGAGAAAATTGTGATATTTGTTCTAATAGATTTGAATGCGGATTAGTTACTGAATATGATGCTGGTAAAAAAGTAGAACTTGATAAATGTAGGAATTTCGATGATGTTTTTGCAAAATAAATTTCAGGAGAATTTGATATGAGTTTTGATTTAGATAAAACAATTAAAGACGTTTGTGAAAGAAAACATGTGAGAGAATCTCAATTTAAAGATTATTTAAATGCATTTGGTTCACATATGATTGATAGAGAAGTTGAAAGATTTATTGATTATTGTGAATCAGATGGTTGGAAATATTACAGAACTGATATAGAATTACCAAAATAAGGTAAAAAATTATAAATGGCAATATTAGATGTAAAAAATGTAAAATTTAGTAAACTTTTTCCTGGAAAAATATACTGGGAAGATGAAAAATTAGTATATCCATTTAGATTTAGAGCTATAAAAGGAAAATCTAAAGGAATAACGAGAGCTAATATTACAGATTCATGTGAAAATAATTATCCTTTAAGTTCTTATTTTGACGTTTTTTATAAGTTATTAAGAATTAAAATAAATACATTATTGGATAAAAAAGATATTCCTGTTTATAATTTATTTGATAATTCTATGAATCCTTGGGCTTTAATTCCAGAAGATGAAAATTGGTTTTCAGCAAGTTATTGTCAATATAATAATATTGCAAATAATAAAAATAAAGATAAATTAAATATAGTTGATACTAAAGATTTACATTATTTCTTTGATTTAATTAAAGAAAACATTAATATAATGATTGGGAGCGGAGAATCTAGAATTGAATTTGATCCTTCTAAAATATGGGCCGATAAATCTATAGAAATCATGGCGGAAGATAAATCAGGTTTAATTTTATATGAAAATAATACTTTTAAGAATTTAAGAATATCTTGTTTTCGAAATAATTGGTTAATGCCTTTAAAAATAAATGCAAAAATAATAGTAAATAATTTAGAGATAAATAACTGTCAATTATACGATTCTGAGCTTTTATTTAATTATAGAAAATCTCACATGTCAATTATAGATTCCGAAGTAAGAAATTCTAAAATAGAAAAAGAATCTTTAATTTTGGACAATATAATATTCGGAGAAAATTCTAAATTTAGTTGTTATAAACAATTATTATTAAGAATAAATGAAAAAAATAAGTTTAAAAATTGTGAATTTCATTGCCATCACGGATATAATGAAATATATAATTCAAGACATAACAATATAAATATAGATAAAGTTTCTTCTCAAGAAGGATTAAGCATATATTGTGAAGAAAATTCAACAATCCATATAAAAGAATGTTGGTGTATAAATGAAGATCAATTTATAATAGGAATAAATAAAAATACAAATTTAATAATAGATAATTTATATGTTCCTGATAAAAGTGTTTTGATTAATGTTTGTGAGAGTGAAGCGATTTTCGGAATAAATGTTCCTATCAATAAAGTAGGAGTTGTAAAAATAGGAAAAAGAAATGATGATTTAATAAATAATATCAAAGTGAACCACCTTTGGACTAAAGATTCAAAGGCTTCCAAGTAAATAGTTCACAAGACTAAGGATTAAGAAATTTTTCCTACGATAGATAAGTCAAGATACCAATAATTGTCACCTTAGATTATTGCTAATTACTAATCATTTAACATTAAAACTATCGATTAATATTAAGTTAGGTGTTGGAAGGTCAAAATTAAGCCTTGTGTATTAATCTTAAAAAGCTTATTTATCATTGTCGAAAGGAAGTCTAATTCAATATTTGGTAATAGAATATTGATAGGCATCACGGAAAATTGAAATTTAATTTTCTAGTTTATAACTTTAAAAGGAGTTTAAAAATGCAAACAAATACTAAAAAAGTTTACGTAATTGCTCAAGATGGAACACCATTAATGCCTTGCGAACCAGTAATTGCTAGGTTATTATTAAAAGCAGGTAAAGCAAAAGTAAAAAGAAAAGAACCATTTACAATAAAACTTTTATATGAATCTACAAAATATACTCAAGAATTAAGTTTAGGAGTAGATTTAGGTTCTGGAACAATAGGAACAGCAGTAAGTGATAATAATGGAAACATCTTTTATATATCAAAAGTAGAAGTAAGAAATGATATACATAAGAAAATGGAAGAAAGAAAAGGACATAGAAGATTTAGAAGAAATAAATTAAGATATAGACAAGCAAGATTTTTAAATAGACATAATAGTATTAAAAAAGATAGATTAAATCCTACAGTTAAATCAAAAATACAAAGTCATATTAAAGAAATTGAATATATTAAATCTATTCTTCCGATTACCAATCTGATTTTAGAAACTACAAAATTTGATATGGCTAAAATGCAAAATCCAAATATTACTTCTTGGGGTTATCAAAAAGGAATTAATTACGGTTATCAAAACACTCACGAATATGTTTTATATAGAGATAATCATACTTGCCAATTATGCAAAGGAAAGCATAAGGATTCAAAATTAGAAGTTCATCATATAATTCCAAGACATAATCATGGAGCAGATACACAAAATAATTTAATTACTTTATGCAAAACTTGTCACGATAAAATACACAAAGAAGAAAGAAAAACAGGAATATGTCCAACTTATGGATTAAAAGGACTAGTAAAAAGAACATTAAGCCATGCAACACAAATGAATGTAATAAGTTCTCAATTAAGAAAACATTATCCCAATCGTATAGAAACAAGCGGTTATATAACAAAAGCAAATAGATTAGCTTTAAATATTTCAAAAGATCATAATTTAGATGCTTGTGTAATAGCTTCAAATGGAAAACAAATACAAATCAAAAGTTATCTATATCAAAAGAAAAGTGTATCTAAAGGAGATTATCAATTAACAAAAGGTGTAAGAGGTGAAATTAAAATACCCATAGAAAAAATACAAGGATTAAGAAAGTTTGATAAGGTAAAATATTTAGGTAAAGAATATTTCATTAAAGGCAGAATGAGTTCAGGATATGCAATCTTAATGGATATAGAAGGAAACAAAATAGATTTTAGCAATATGCCGAAAGGAAAGAAAACAGTAAAATTAGAAAATTTAAAAAGAATACAAAGCAGAAAAAGTATAATTTTAGAAAAGAAAATAGCTTGATTCATCTATTAGTCTAAAGAATTAATGGTTTTCTCAAGCAAATTCATATAAATTTACTTTAGATATAAAGACTCAAAATTAATTTAAATATAGAGGTGATAAAAATGTTAAAGAAGAAAAATCAAAATCCTTATGAAGAAATTGCTAAAGAATATCCTATTATATTAACTAAACCTTTCTTTCATTTTGGATGGTCTTTACATAATTTAAAGGGGAGATTTACTAAAAATACTACTAAAAAGAGGTAATTTTATGAAGAAATGTCAAAGATGTGGAAAAGAAATGGAAAATCCTGATCCCAATATTAATTTTTGTAATAATTGTCAAGATGATTTGAAAAAAGAAGATGAATTATGGGATGAATTCTTTAATAATATTGAAAAGAGACAGAAAAATTCATAAGATAATTTATTGTTATAAGTTTACAAATATCTTATAATTAATTATTGAGAAATTTAATTTCGGAGGAAATTTTACATGGAGAACGTAAATAATGTAAAATTAGATGCTAAAGAAGCTCTAAATTATATTATTTCAGAATTACTTAAAAGACCTGAAGATCCGAAAATTCAATTAGGTGAATATTTATTGACAGGAGAACCTATATATTTACCAGATTCTATTAGAAAAATAAGTAATAGAATAGATACTATTGAATTAATGGAATATGTTGCTGATTTACTTATCAATCAATATAGAAGTCAAAATAAGTAATTCTTAAAATTAATATAGAAAAGGAGCTTGATAGGAAATGACTGGATTGCAATTGAAAAAGATTAAGAAAGAAGCAATAAATACTTCAGAGAATTTATTTATAGAACATAATATTTCAGATGTAAGAACTAAAAGATTAGTAAATGAATATTATTATGATAAGATATATGAAAGAGAATTATTAAAAGAATTGAAAAGTAGTCAAGATTAATGAATTATATTTCTTATGAAGATAAAAAACCTAAAATAGAATATTATCATATTAGAGAAGATGATGATCTTATAGAAGCAGAAGGTTATGAATATTATAGAGAAGGAATATCAAGATTTTTATTTCCTACTAAACCTAATAAAAAGAAAAAATTTATTGACCATATTGACTTTATATATAATATAATTTGTACTAATAGAGATATTATACATCAATTTTATATAAATGAGGATATAGATCCTGAAACTCCTTATCATGAACAACTATTTAAATATCTAACTAAAATATATGATTATAATGAAGAAGATAATGTATTAACTATAAATAATCAACAAGATGTTATTTTTCCAGTTTATATTAATGATTTGTGGATTAAAGATATTATTCTTAAAGAATGTTGGGGTGATATTAATTTAAGAAACTTTGATAATATAATCATTGAAAATAAAGAAATGAATTTTAATTCTTCAGAAAAGAGACTTCCAGTTAATATAAAACATGATAATTGGCATTTTCATAAATTTATAGTTGAAATGAATTCTACTAAATATAATTCATATTTACATACAGATAATATATATGTAAATTCATTTAATAATTTTACCGTTACTAAATTTAAATTAGGACTTTTTGTTTCGGATAATATTAAAATGCTAATGGGTAATGGAATAATGGATTTATCAGATGCTTATATTTGTTCATATGGAAGATCTAAAAATAGTCCTTTATATATAGAAAATGATGCAGGTGACGTTATATTAGGAAGATCTAGTAATATATTAGATATAGATGTAAATGCAAAAAGAGTGGTTGTTAATGATAAAAGAACTACTGGAGAAACATATATTTACAAAATAAAGACTGAAAAATTAGATATAAATGTAAGTGGTGGATATGAAAAATATGGACATACTATAATATTTGAAGACGTGGAAGTTGAAAAAATAAGTGTGGATATAGGACTTTATGATGGAGAAGTAAATATAATATTTAAGAATTTGAAGTCTTGTGAAACAAATGAAAAAATAGATATTATTGTTGCACATGATAAAAATAATCACAATATGATAAATGTATTTTCAGACCATGATAAAATAAATGCAAATGATTTAGTAAAATGTCGTAAATTAAAAGATATTGACATCAATCTATTTTAAAGAAAAGTATTATTTAATATGAAAGAAAGTATAAAATTAAGAACTCCACAAGGAACAGTATCAATTAGTAATTTAATACCTTATTTAAAGAATAATCCTTCTTTAAAAAATGTAATTGAATCTAATTATCCATTAAAGAAATGGAATTTTCAAAGAGATGGTTTAAGCAATAGATATTTACACTATGAATTTAGTCAAGATGGTTTAGTTGCAGAAGTATGCCAAAAAGAATTCTTAAATTTATATAAATGTAGTTATAGACAAATTAATAGAAAAAAAGTAGAATATAAATTACAAATGAGTAATGATATATCTCTTGTGAAAAATGAGATAGGATATGAAGAAGAATTACATATTTGTCAAAATCAAAACTCAAATTCAGAAATAAATGTTTTATCTGATTTTTATGCTTGGGATAAAGTTATATTCAATGATTTTGAAGGAACATTAAATTTAAAAAACTTAAAATATGTACTAATTAAAAATAAACATTCTAAAAAAGATTTGATAATAAATCATAATACTTGGATTTTTGATGATTTTTCAATTGATAATTCAGAGACTCATAATAAGAAAATAATTCTTAATGCTAAAAAAATAATAGGAAATAATAATATTGATTTAACTGATATCTATTTCAATGAGTATGAAGAATTATATATAGAGTCCAAAAATTTAGTATTAACAGGAATTATAGACTATATTGGGCATGAAAAACCATTAATATTAAAAGGAAAATATGTATATATACATCAACAGGATAATCATAGTTCTTCTGGAGTAAATATAGAATGCGAAGATTTATGTTATAGAGTTGATAATCACGGAACTCATAATTATTACGATATTTACGGTGATATAAAAACAAATAGATTACAATTAGAATCGGGCCCTGCATTTAAAAAATATATGATAATGCATTTAAAATGTAATGAGATAGAATATAAAATAAATTCTTCAGGTGATTTATCAGAGATTACAATTTATAATTTAGAGCCTTTAAATCCAGAATTACCTATAAAAATTAAAAAAGATAGCGGAACATCATATGGTAATTTAGTAACTGTATTTTATTTACCAAGAAAAATAAAAGATAAATATAAATTCGAAATAGATTATAAATCAAGAGTAGATATAAAATGGGTATAAATATCAGAAATTTATTTAAAAAGAAAAATAAATATCATCTTAATCCATTTGAAGTTAGAAATTATCTTCATTTAGATAAAAAAACTAATGTTAAAAATTTAGGTTATTGTTTTCCTATAAAATTTTCAAATTATACTGGAAAATTGGATGAAAACCAATCAAATAAATGTTTAATAGAAGAAGATTATAAAGAATATTTAATAATATTATTTAAGTTAGCAAGTCTCTCTTTAGATTTGCCAGAATTAAACGGCAAAACTTTAAATATTCCTGATTATAATGATAATGTAATTGAAATTCATAATGAAAAAACAAATGCTTACATTGAATTACCCAACTGGTTTAAAAATTATGAAATAAATTTACATTTAAATGATGATTCTACTCTTAATTGCGGAATTTGTAAAAATATTAATATTAGTCTTTTAAGTTCATTTGATAAACCAATTAGAGAAATAAATATTCAAAATAAAGATTATATATTTGATAAATTAAGATTAACTTCTACTAGTAGATTTAAATTAAATACTTTGAATAATAAAGATAAGAAATTAGTAGGAAAAGATTTAATATATATAAAATCAGGAGTTATAAATTATAATAATATTGAAAATATTAAAGCTTTTAATATATCATTAGAAGATGTTGAATTTGATGGTCCTGTTGAAATTAATTCATCTCATGAATTATTTATATATAATAGAATGTGCAATTACAGAGATAATATTATAAATTCAAATAATATTATAATTAAAAATGAAAAATATGATTATAATGTTTGTATATTAGGGAAAGTTAATTGCAATAAATTATACGGGAGAATTAAAAATCATTATAAAAGTGACGATATTTTAAAAATAGAGATAGATGAATTAACAGCAGATCATATAGATATTGATTTTGCAGAAGGAGTAACAGATTATAGTAATTCACAATTATCTAGTTTAGAAAGAAGTGAATTATACATAAAGAATATTAAATTATTAAATGATAAATTAAAACTCTATTTTCCAGTTATTAATCATATTGGTCGTATTTTTATGCCTAAAATAATATTACCAAAAGAAATTGAATCAAAAATAGAATGGAAAGTAAATTGTTCAAAAGATTTGACTTTAGAATTGATTAAACAAAAGGTAAAATGGATTTAAAAAATGAATAAATTATCATCAGAATTATATATTAGTCATGTAAGTCCTATAAAAATAGATGATTATAAATGGTCAATTTCTCTTAAAGATTATTTAGAAAGACACGATTTTATCAAAAGAAGAGAAATTAAACTAATAAGGAGCAGCGATATTTATGATGTAATTAAGAAAAGCGACAATATAGATATTCATTATATATTACCATTCAAAAGATTTAAGTTTAAGGGAATAAATGCAGATGAATATTTGAATAGTTATTATAAATCAAATATTTTAGATTCTACTAATTATTTTTATAAAGAGACTCTTTATAAAAAAATAAGAGAAATAATAAAATATAATAACAAAGATAATTATTTCGAAGTAATAAATAAAGATATCAAAGAATATTTTAAGCCAAATTTATTAATAGATAAATTATCAGGCCCATTTGAATTGAATAATGATTTATATAGATTCTATAATGTTTTAAATATTACTAATTCATCTAATGCAGTAGTAGATTTGAAAGATTGTGAAAATGTAGATCTAGTAGTTGGAAAAAATACATCATCACCTCCATCTAATTTATTCAATGTTTTTTCTTTAAAACATAATAATTATAATTTGGCAAGTTTTACTATTATAAAACCAGATTCCGATAAAAAAGTTAATTGGATATTACATATTATGGAAGGCGGGTGTTTAAATTGTCATAATCACATTCATATTGAAGGAATAACTATAAAAGAAGGTTTTTCTAATATTAAAAAATTAGAAGCAGGTAAAAATTTATTTTTTAAATCTTATATATTAGAACAAAAAGAACCTATAATATTAAAATCTCCAATTGTAAGATTATATATGGAGAATCAAAAACGTCTTAATTATATAGTAGATTCTGATATTACTTATATAACAGCTACTGATAATGAAGATTTAACAGAAATAAATGATATAAAAGTTAAAAGAGGATTAGATTTAAGATTATCTGCATTTAAAAGATTAAATATTGATAAATTTACTGGAGATCATATTGATATTTATGTAGAAAATTATAAGAGCAATATTGCAACTACCCCTTTTGATGAAACGGCCATTAAAATTAAAGATATTATTTTACCAGAAGGAAAAGATACAATAGAAATAAATATTGTAGAACAACGTCCTATTGAATTTAATCATAATAAACAAAATACTTGGGTTTATATTCCTGAAAGATTTAAAGGCAAAGTAACTGGAAAATATCACGGTCAAATTCATTATATTTAAATGGAAATTATATAACATATGTATAAATTAGCAGATAAATTACAATTTTATACTTTCGGTGGTCAAAGACTTTCATTAAGTGAAAAAGATCATTTAGGAAATGATCAATTCATTAAAAATAATAGATTTAAATATTTGGCTCCTGTAAAATCATCTAATTTATATAATATAAGATATAATCTTCACCTTGAATTATATCCAGAGGCTGAAGGCGCTAAGAAGAGCATTAAAAAATATGAATATATATCTCATTATCAATGGTTAGATTGTAATTTTGGATTACAAGAGTATAATATGGATAATATTAATGATTTTTATTTAATTCATTTAATCAAATCTCTATTTAAGAAATTACAATTAGATAGTAAATTAGATGATAATTTATATGTATCTGCGGATTCAAGAACAATATCTGATTATCATAGAAATAAATCTTTGATAATAAAAGAATCCGTTGATAAAAATATATTCCTATCAAAAATATATTCTCAAATATTTGAAAAAGTCCTTTTATTAGATTGTTCTGGTAAATTATATCTTAATGAAATTAAAGAAATAGATGTGTTCGATGGAGGATCGACACACGAATATAGTAAAGAATTATTTCATAAAGATTGGAAATTAAAATCTTTTAAATATGATAATAATTTAAGATCTCATATAAAAAAATTAATATTTAATAATACTAATAAGATAGCGACTGGATATTTTGATGCGAGAAGATTTATAATTTCAGATTATGATACTAATTTAAGGCAAGTATTTGCAGAAGAAAATATAAATATTTCAGAAGGAATAATAGAAACAAAAGATGAAGTCATTTTAGAAGCTCATAATGCAATGGAAGTAGGACTTTATTCAATAGAAGACAATAAATATTTAAATAAAACTAATATAATATTAAAATCGCCTAGTATTAAACTTAATTTTCAAAATTCGGAAGGATATAGATTTAAGGAAATAGATACTAAATATTTATATTTATCAATAAATGGAGGAAAAGAATTAAATATAAATAAATTATCTTGCCAAATGATTCAAATTTATTCTATGTCTTCAAATGAATTTAATATAGATAATATTAATTTTAAAAATAAAGAAAAATTAAATATTTACATTAAAACTTCGGGAAATTATATATTTAATTTTAAAAATAAAGATTATAGAGAAATTATAGAGCATTTGAATTTTGAATATGTTTCTCCTATAAATATTTGGGTAAATGGAGTGAAAATCGCATAAATGAATAAATTATCTGAAAATATATATGTAAATTATGCTCATGCAAATGATAGAATTCATAGAAAATGGATATCTATAAAAAATTATTATGAAAATATACATGATAAAAACATTGCTATAGCTAGAGATCGTTTTACAGGAGGAACTAAAGGAAATATTGTTTGGCCATTTAAAAAACACGCAATAGAAACTTTAGAAAATAATAATGATTATAATAATGCATTAGCTGGAGAAAAAGCATATTCTTATAAAGATGGTATATTCAAAGATGATGATCCTTCATTATATAAGAATAAAGTAAAAATCATATATATAAATTTATTAAAATTATCTCTTCCTGAAAATACTATATTTGATGTTTATAGAGTATCACCTCCTTTGTCAAATATTAAGACTGATTGGGCTGCTCCAACTAATATGAAAAATAAATTAGATATTTGGTTTAGAGAATGTAAAAAAATAGTAAATATAGAATTAATTCCATTTATGGTTCCATTAAATCTAGGAGATATTGAACTTAAATCTTGGCCTGGAGGAACTTTAATTTTAGATGAATTAAAAAATGCAAATATAGAATTAAATAGAAATACACCAGATGTAAGTACAACAGATGATATTGAAGCTAATATATTTTCAAAATCTAATATATTTAATAGTCTTACTATAAAAAATAAAGATTTAAATTCAGTATTAAATTTAAAAATAAACCATGATTATTTAATAGGTAACGGAGTTCTTACTTTTGATAATGTATCTTTTGAAAAAGAAAATTGTAATTTAAAAGGAATAGAGGCTTCAAATAATATAGAATTAAGAGATTGTTTCTTTGAAAATCCAGATTTTACTATAAAATGTTTAAAAAATATAAAAATAGAAAGTAGATTCTTTGAAACTAATCAATTTAAACCTACTAGATTTCTTTCTAAAATAACTGCTGGGACTTTATTTGTATTTATGAATAATAATGGAGCAGTTAATTTCGAAGAGATGGAATTAACTGACAAATTACAATTTTCTACTACTAAACTTGCAATAACAAGTCAAATAACACTCGATTCAAAAAGAAATGCTTATGTTAAAATTGGCAAATTAACATTATTAAAGAATAAAACTAATAATATAAATATAAACATAGAAGATAATTTGAATAATATGGTTATTGCCAAAATAGATAACCCTAAAAATTATAAAATTTATATTAGTGTATCTGGAGTAGAAACAAATAAATTATTGAAATTGCCAAAATCTCAAATGTCTAATATAAAAATAAAGAATAGAATGAAAGATCAATCATTATTAGAGGTAATTTGGATATGATAGATAGAATTGAAGCAAAAAGATTAATCCATATATTAGAAGTTCATCAATATGATTTAACTCAAATATTATGTAAAGATGATATGGAATTTATAAATAAATTAGAATCTGCGATTAAATCAAGATTGGAATTAAAAGAAAGGTTAACATTTTAAATGAATAAGATTACATTTCCTCTTGTTAGAAAAGAAAATTTATTTAGATTTGATTATATCAGAGAAGAAACATTTAATTCTGAACATTTAATTTATCCTGATGATGTCCCTAAATTTCTTAAAAAGTTCTGGGTTCCTATTACTAGAAAAATAAATGGCAAATGTTATACTTTTTATCCTTTTAAATCTTCTTTTGATAACTTTGATATGACAGGAGACAATTCTTATTTTAAAGTGACTCATAATGATATAAATGTAAATCCATTATATACTAAATTATTCTTAAAATTAATAAAAGAAAATATAGAAATAACTTCTTTATTAAAAGATAAAATGGAAGGAAAAATAGAAAGAAAAAATGCAATATTCAAATTTAAAAATAATAGGGATATTGAATTTACTATTCCTTCTAAAATCATAAATAATGAAAGAACTATAATTTTAGAACAAATAATATCTGGTAATATAAATCTTAATAATACTAAAAGATTAAAGCTATTAATAGATAATACTTATTCCAGTCATGATTTGAAATTTGATAATTTATCTAAAGATTTAATATATTTAAATATAACTAATAATTTATTTTATCAGAGTCTTCGCCATTATAATAGTTATAATGATGTTCCTTATAATGAAAAAGTTGAAGTTAGAAATTATCCATCTATTAAATTTACTAAAATTTCCGAATTAGTAGCCAAAGAGAATTTAACTTTAAATAATATAAGAATTAGTGATGAAAATAATGAAGGATTAAAAGAAATTAATAAGATTAGTTGTCCTAATATGCATTTATATTATGTAAATACTAATGGAAGAAAAAAGCCTTTAGAAGTAAATTCAAAAATGTTTTCTGCATATATATGTAATGGACCTAATAAATTAGAAATAAATAGCGATAAAAAATCTACTTTATGGTTTAATGGAACTATGAATTTTGCAAATGATGCGACAGATGTTAATGCTCAAAATCTTGTGAAATCAAAAGGATATACTTGTATAATAGATAAAATAAATTGTCCACATATACAATTGATGAACAATAATGGAAGAAAAGATGATCAAATAGTAATAAAAGAATTAGAAACTTCAAAATTAGATTTAAATGGAATAGCAGTATTATATTTATTAAATATTAATAGACAATTTAATATAATTAGAGCTAGAGATGGAATTAAGATATATTTCAATAAAAATCAAAAAGATTTAATAAATATAAATAATGCTGATTGTGTTGAATATATTAAAAAGAATATTTTAGAACCTTGTAATAAATTGGAGTTAGATGAACATGGGAAAATTATTATTTCCGTTTAAATTCGGTGATGCAGGTCCAAAAACTGGACATGTTGCATTTTACGATATTAAAGAATTATACATTAGAGATAAAAAACATAATGGAGAAATTCATTCTCAAATAATAGATGATAAACATTATATTATTCCTGTTAAAAATGGAGATAGTTTCGCTCCTAGAAGAAAAGCAAGATATGGAGCAAGTGTGAATAATTTATGGGATAATGTAATTACTAATAAAACTAGAGATAAATCAGCAACTCCTATTTATACTACTTCTTTACAAAGATTTAATATAATGAAATTGGAATATTCTCTCAGATCTATTCATTCTTCAGTGGAAAGAAAAGATAAAAATAAAGAAATAAACTTATATTTCCCAGAGACCCCATTAGTTAAAAAATATGATTTTCCATCTCATTTATTAGATACTAGAAATTTAGAAGATATTATATTTCATAATGTTAAAGGCAATATCAATCTAAATAAATTAAAAATGTTTAATTTAAAGACAGGTCATGATGCTACTGAATTATATTTATTTAATCAACCAGATAAATTTAAAAAATTTGAAATAATTTCAGATAAAGGAACTAATTGGTATAGCCAAACATTAGATAAAAGTTATGTTCATTTAGAAAATCCAAATATATTTTGTAATAAAAATGCTCAAATAGGTCCTTCTTATAATTTTGGAGATGGAGAAAAATTCAATTTAAAAAGTATATATACTAAAGAAAATTTATATTGGATTGGAAATTATACTGGAGATTTAAAAGAGCCTATAAAATTATCAGGTTTACATTCTTCTTATACAATTGGTCCTGGATTAAATAATATAGAAATAGACAATAGAGGATGGGAATTGGACATTGAAATGAAACTTCCTACTTTTTGGCCTAGTAAAGATAATAAAGCAATTATTCCTAAAGTATATACAGATGATCTTTTAAGAATAAGTAATTTCTTATTTGATTTATATATAGATAAGTTTAGTGGAAAAACTATTCAAGTAGATAATTATAATGAAAATCCAATTTATGAGCATAGTATTCATATAAAAGAAGTAGAATTTAAATCAGATGAACCTATTAAAATAAAAGGTTTTGTTAAAAATATTTACATTCCTAAAAAATATGCAGATAGATTTGAAGTAGAACATGGTGGAAAAGATCTCACAATTATAATATTAGAGTAATATTAAGGTCTTATGAAAAATAAGACCTATTTTTATGCTCAAAATATGATTTGAGAAAAAGGTTCAAAATTACAGGTAAAAAAGCGTTGAAAATTCAAGGTTTTTTGCAGGTGAAAATCTGAATTTTGCGATATAAAGCGACATTTTCACAGAATCAACGAATTTATGAAGGAATCTATAAAAATCAGTGTTTTTTCATAAAAAAAGAGATAGTATATTTCAACTATCTCTTTTATCATCTATAGAAATTTGTTTTATGAATTATGTTTTTGTTTATTTTGTTATTTATTCTTAAATGAATCTTTTATCTTATAGAATTCTTCAGAAGTCATAATTTGATGATAATGAGATTCATGATAAGACCTATTTTCTTCCCAATCTCTTTCAGCATCTTCTCGATTATCAAAGAATCTATCTGCTTTTATGAAATGATTTGATTCTTCTACTAATGCTATTACCCAAGGTTTAGTTGATTTCTTTTTATGAGTTGCCATTTATATTTCTCCTTTCATTTAACCAAATCTTCTTTTTAATTCTATTAAAATATCTAATCTATCTAATAATTTATCATAATCAATTCCTAGAATTTCTACATTTAATTTTTTATCATCATATTGAATTATTGATTTTCTTTTTTCATAATATTTTCCAGAAGGTAAATTACTTAAATATATTGTTTTATTACTAATATCAAGATGATCTCTTTTTATATTTATTTGAATATTGCCTCTTTCAATTATGGATTTACTATTTATTTCAATATGATCTAAATCATTTTCCCCATTAGAGAATGTTAAGCTAATTAAATAACAATGTATTCCTAATTCATCAGTAGATTTATCGAGAAGTAATGAAATCATAGATGCTAATTCATTTAATTCATCATCTTTTAATATTTTAGAATCTTGAATGAGAGTAAATAAATCTAAATAAGAATCTATAAATAAAAATATATGTTTATCAAATGTTTTATTTTGTTTTCTTTTCTCTATTTCCGCACATAATTCTATTAATTTATAATAAAATTCAATTAATTTTTCAACATTATATATTCCATTATGAGTAGGGTTGATTTTTCCTGTGCTATTAAAAAATTCATGATTGGCGCTAAATAATTTTACTCCTAGTTTTGCAAACTTCTCATATATTTCTTCATGACCAGCCATCCTTATTATACCAGTATCATAATAATTATCATAGTAAATAATTTCTACATTTTTATTTTCAGATTCTAATATTTGAGCAATTATTTCATATAAAAGAAAAGTCTTTCCATCTCCGGATTGACCTAATATTAATCCGCTATATTTAGAAAGATCAATTATAGCGTTTTCATTTTCATTTTTTATTTTTCCAAAATTCACATTTATCATTTTTTACTTTTTAAGATAAACACTTATATATTTAATGCAAGATTTATCTCCAAATCCGATATCTTGTTCTTCCTTATGTTCTTCAAAATTAAGAACTTCTAATTCAAACATCTTTTTATTTTCTTCCGAAGATAATAAAATACATTCTTCATTAAAATAATAAATAAAAGGTTTAGTCATATTAAAATAATAAGTTTTTTCATCACCTTCTATATGAATATAATAATTTCTAGAATTATTTTGACTTATTATATCAAATAATTTCATTCCATTCCAGAATTTTAAGTTTTTAACAGACGTTGAATTTCTATTCATTTCAATCAATTACTCCAGAAGCAACAGTTTCAGCCAATTCATCTATCATTCCATTTAATTTATTCATTACTTTCTTAATTTCTTTATGTTTTTTATATTTAGGCCTTTCTTTATACCAATTATACATAGATTCTAACATTTCTTCATAATTATATAATTCAGTAATTACATCTATCATATCATATTTATTCTTTTTAATATAAGGCTTTAAATCCATTCCTGGCTTCCAATGATTAAGTGCTTTCTTTTTGCGTTCTTTAGCCATTTCATTTATAAATACTTCCATTAATTCTCTAGTCATATTTGTTTCTCCTTTATCTTCGTAAAAACCTTTAAAACTCTATATTTATCTTTAGTTCCTTTACATTTAGTTATGATTATAGTATTTGCTTTATTTGAAGATATTTTGACATTAAATACCATATCTTCGTAAATTTCATCTAATTCTTCTTTGGCATTACAATATTGAATGGATGATTCATTATCAATTGTAATATAAATGAAATACATTAAGACACAAATCCTAATATTTTTAATAATAACATAACACAATTATATGCTATAATTCCAAATATAATTATGTAAAATACTATTTTTCCATTTTCATATATTTTTTGCTTCATGAAATGTCTCACCTCTATTCTTTTATAATATCAAAATTCTCTTTTATATATTCATCCGCACAACTATTCAATTCATGCATATCATCAATATATAACCACCAATGCTCTCTTAAAATAGTATCTTTAGGTTGTTTATATTCATCCAAATAATAAATAATCATTTCCCAATCAGAATAATAATCTCCAAATTCATCTTTATCAGAAGTATTATGAGTTACTACTTTAAGAATTTCATATTCATGTTTTTTCATAAATTCTAATATTTGACTATTATCCTTATTATCTGGCAATCGAATAGCAGATAATTCAAATTTAGGTCTAATCTTCATAAAATCACCTCTTTCTTATCTAAAATATTTAGAAATATCTTTAGAAGATATAGAATAAGTTTTACCATTTTTAGTTAATGATATATTAAATCTTCCATTCTCAATAACATTATTGTTATTTACTTGTAAATTATATTGCCAACCATCTACAGCTAAAACATATCCATTCGGACCACTTATAGTAAGAATTTGGTTTTCAAAATCTATATTTTCTACATTATATCCTCTTTGCTCTAACCAATTATTTAAAATCATCATTTTAGATGAATTAAGTTCTCCTTCAGAAGTAATTGTTTTTACTATTTTCACACATACTTCATCTTGAACGAAAGGTTTAACATTATTATAAATAGGAGAAATTAATTTAAAAGAAAATAATCCAATTAATAGTATAATTACTAATATTCCTCCACATCCTATTCCAAAACACCCACAACATCCTTTATTTTTACTCATCTCTATTTTACCTCCTTCTTTTTGAATGCTTTTATAAGAATTATTGCTGAAAATCCACCTAAAAGAAAAGATTTCCAACTAAATTTTTTCTTATCGTAAAATACACAAGGTTCTTTCATTGCTTCTTCTATAGGAATGTTTCTTTGAATACATCTACCATCTAAATTAAAAGAACATTTTTTACAATTAGCATTATTTATTCTTTTTTGATTTTTCTTTTCCATTATCATTCCTCTTTTTTAATTTATTATAAAGAATTTCAAATTCTTCATCAGTTAATTTTTCATGTTCATAAAGATATTTCGCTATTTCATCTAATATCTTTTTATTAGATTTAAGAATTTTCAAGGATTTATTGTAATATTCTTTTAATTTAGTTTTAACTAATTCATCTATTTGGGCTTGTAATTCTGGACTGCATTCTAATTTAAATCCCGTATTAAGATATTGTCCATTTTGTCTCATTACATTATATAATCCAATTTCATCAGACATTCCATACATTGAAATCATTGCTTTTATAATATTACTTGCTTTTTCTGTATCATTAGAACAACCACCTGTTACTTTATCTTTTCCAAAAGTTAATTCTTCAGAAGCTCTACCTGCCAATAACATTATAATTTCTTTATCATATTCTTCTTTTGATTTTAAATGTTTTTCTTCTGTTTGTTTAGGTTTCACGTAACCTAATGCACCACCTCTATCTACTGGGACGATACTTATCTTTTCTATTTGAGCCTCACCATATAATTCTCTTCCGCATAAAGCGTGTCCTGCTTCATGCCAGCTAACAGTTTTCTTTTCACTATCAGTAAGAACTCTATTCTTTTTATCTTTACCAATTAAAACTTCATCTATAGCTTGCTTTAAATCTTCTTGCTTAACTTTATCTCTACCTTTTTTAACTGCCAAGATCGCACTTTCGTTTATAAAATTAGCGAGATCAGCACCCACACAACCAGTAGTCATTAAAGCAATTTCATGTAAATCTACATCTTTATCTAATTGAACTTTTTTAGCATGAACTTTTAATATTTCTTCTCTTCCTACTAAATCAGGCCTATCTACTACTATTTGTCTATCAAATCTTCCAGGTCTTGTTAAGGCTTGATCTAACATTTCTGGTCTATTAGTGGCTGCTATAACTACAATTCCTTTATTAGTTCCAAAACCATCCATTTCATTTAATAATTGATTTATAGTTTGATCTCTTTCACTATCTCCTCCACCTGTTCCACCAGTATAAACTCCTCTTTGTCCTCCCACACAATCTATTTCATCTATAAATACTACACAAGGAGCACATCTTTTAGCAGCATCGAATAATTCTCTAACTCTTTTTGCACCTACACCAACATACATTTCTACAAATTCAGAAGCTGATCTAAATAAAAATGGAACTTTAGCTTCTCCTGCAATAGCCTTAGCTAATAAACTCTTTCCCGTTCCTGGAGGTCCAACCATTAAAGCACCTTTAGGGCATTTAGCACCTATTTTTGTATATTTTTTAGAATTATGAAGAAAATCTACTATTTCTTGTAAACTTTCTTTTGCTTCATCTTCTCCTGCTACATCTTTAAAAGTAATTCTATCTTCATCATCTTTTGAATTATTACCATCTGAATAACTTTTTATTTTTGACTTGTAACTTTTACTTTTACTATAAGCCCATGCAAAGAATAATAAAATTAAAATATAAGCGAACCAAAAATAATAAACAAATTCATCATCAGAATAATCAATATCAATACTACCATTATCTAAATATAATAATTCAGTTAATTCTTTAGTATCTTCTAAATCAATTACTCTATAAGTATTGACTTTGGTTATTATAAATCCTGTTTTTCTATCATTTATGAAAGAATGAATATTTTCAGATATAGTAGTCTTTCTATTTATTTTTAATTGAGAATTATTTTGGAATCTTTGATTTCCAGATAAATGAGTATCCTCACCATTATAAATAGGAGTAATAACAGATGGAGTAGAAGCATTAGAAGATTCTCTAATTTTTAATTCTCTTTTATAAGCAAATACATCGTTTTTAATTACTTTTAATTTAAATATCTCTATTTTCAATCATTTGCTTTAATTCGTCATAAGTAATTATAATGGATTTATTAAATAAATCAGAATTATTAGAAGAAACTATTAAATAATGACATAATAATCCCATTGTTATTATTAAAACGGGAATTTTTACAGTATTATATAATTTTTTAAAAAATTCTTTCATTTATCTAAACATTTCCTCCTCTGATTTTATTTCTTCAGGATCTTCATCATTATCAAATAATTCTTTAAATTCTTTATATCTTGGATTATCAGGAGAACATATAAGAATTTTTAAATCACCTCTATTTGTAATTCTTGATATTTGATTTTTATTTTCATATTCATTACTTCCATCTTCCCAATCAACACTTATTTCTTCTTCATCTTCTAAACCATAAGTTAATTTGATTCCCGTTATATCATTAGCAGAAGTTATTCTATCAAACATTAATCTATTAAATCCATCCATTCTAAATTCTTGATATGTTTGATTTGCTCTTTTAAAAATATAAATGAATATTATATTTGCACAATCAAATTTATATATGGCATTACATGCACATCTATGAACTCTAGTTTTGAAATCATCCATTATTATATTTTCAAGATGTTCCGGATTAAAAGCAATAGAATCACAATTTTCAAATATTAACTCTATATTTTTAATATCTTTCATAATTTAAAAAGTTGTAAATTCTCCTAATTTTCTTTTTCTCTTTCTTTCAATTGCCAAATCAATAGTTGCTCTATGAATAGAAGGAATATCTTTAAAACTTTTAAAATCTTTAAATTCACCTTCATGTTTAAATAAATGACCTAAATTCATAGGTTCATAATTGTGAAGATTAGCACTTACACAAATAAAGTTCTTTTCTTCTTTTGCTTTATCTAATTGGCTTTGATTATGTATATGACCATGTATATTTAACCAATTTTCACTATAAATTGGTTCGTGAGATAATAATATTTTCTCATTTATAAATAATGGCCCTTCATATATTTCTCGGAATCTATCCTTATAGTACTCATTTCCTCTATCGTGATTTCCTTTAATTAAAATTAAATTTTTACATTTTAACTGCTCAAGTACAATAGGATCTCCAACATCACCAAGAATAATTAAAGTATCATTTTTAGATACTTTATTATTTATATTAGAAATCTGTAATTCGTCAGATCCATAATGAAATACCTTTCTCATCTGTACTTCATCAGAATCTACATTTCCATTACCTACGAAATGCGGATCACTATAGATATATAAAGATCCTCCATCTGACCAATTTTGAAATTTTTCATATAATTGTTTTAACATTATTTCTTTTTGATTCCTCTTTTAATATATGAACCACAATCTTTTTTAAAATGATTATATTTGATAGAACCGCAATTAGAACTATTACAAGTACTGCAATTCCAGCATTTATATTTTTCATTAGAATGATTGAGTAAACAATTTACACATTTACATCCTTTTTCTATACATTCTTTTTTAGTTCTACCGTATAATTTCATATATTTTTTCCTATGATATAATATTATACTAATATTATATGATATTTTAGAATAAAAATCAATACTTATTTTTACCAATTATTATCAGTCATTATAAAATCTGCACCTAAAGCCCTTAATTCATCTCTATGTTTCCAATCATTTACTGAATATACACAGATATCTATATTATTTTGTTCACATTTATTTATAATATCTAAAGTGATTAAATTATGAGCAATATTTATCATTTTAACATTATATTTTAATGCTCTATCTAACCATAAATCATCTTGTAATAAAGATTCTCCTATTAATAAACATATATCTATTCCGGAATCTTTTAATAAATCTAATTTATTAGGATCTTGACATTGAGCTATTACCATATCATTCATTTTTAAATTATTTATACATTCTATCATTTTTTTAGTATTAGTAGACCATTTCATATCTATTAAAGGTCTTACATTATCTTTCTTTAATACTATTAAATATTCTGCTAAAGAAGGACAATCTAATATCTCTAATTTATCAGTTAATGGATCATGAGACATATATAACCAATCCATTTGTTTATCATATTGTAAATCACCTTCGCAAGCATAAAATCCTACTTTTGCTGTTTCTTTAAAAGATTCCATTGAATTATGAGGAAGAAATTCATTTTTACCATTTTCTTGTCTGCAAATCCAAGAACCTCTATGGGAAATTAGAAATGAATCTCTAAATTCTTTTCCAAATGTTAAATTAGATAAAATTAAATTAAATAACAGAACTAAACATAATATTTTTTTCATATAGTTGCCTTTCCTTATTCGTAAATAGTTATTACATTTGCATGTCTTAAATCTTCTATCGCTAATACTCCATCATTTAAACTCATTCCATATCTAGAATAATGACCTACTATTTGATTATCACACCATTTATCTTTACATAAATGTTCAAATTGATTTGTATTAGAATCAAACATTTTATTATTCCACCAATCTCTAATTCCATCTTTACAATCTAATATACTATAATCTTTATTATGTAATTTTTCATTTAATTCATCTATGGTTTTACAATTTATAGTATCCATAAATGTTTTAGTTATGCCTTGATGAGAATATAAATATTTAGGCCCTTGATAAGCAAAATCAATATCTTTTATATGAGTTTCTATTAAATGTTCTACTTCGTCTTGATATTTATTTTTAGAAGTATAATCTAAATTATCTCTTCCTTGTCTATTTATATACATTGCTTCATGATTGCCAAGTATTATTTCTACTCTCGGATCTTTAGATTTAATTTTAAATAAATCTTCAAATCTTTTCAAGTGAATTTTAGTTTGATTATTTTCCCATCTATCATTATCATCAAAATAATCTCCTAAAAGAATTATTTTATCAAATTTATGTAAAGCTTTTTGCAATTCATAAATGGGTCTAAAATCTATTCCATGTAAATCACTAATTACTAAACTTTTCATTAATTTGTCTCCACATTTGTTTTGTCATTATTAGAATTTTTCGCATAGTACATTTCCTCGCCATTTTTATATATCAATATTGTATTTTTTATATGAATAATAGTAGAAATTATATATTCCGCAAATCCTACTATATTAAAATACATAATGTCATTTATAGCCCATATAAAACAATTAAATGATTCCAATGATTCTTTATTTATATCTTTTTTAATATAGAACTTTGTTCCACTCATAAATTCAGTAATACTAACTAAAAATAGAAACCAATTGCCTGTTTTATATAAAGTAATAGTTCCTAATATTAGATAAGGTGATGCAAATAATATCGCTTCCCAAGGTTTATATATGATTTTTTCTTCTTTATGTAAAGTAAGAACTATTATTACTTTAATTGCAGCCCATAAACAAGAATAAAATGATCTTAATGAACCCAATATTAAATATACTATACTGTGTAAGGAATGAATAGGTAGAAATAACCTATAAGATTTTCTTCTATTTATAATATTTATAGCATATAATGAAGCAAGAGTACATATTAATTGAATTATATTGGCAATTATTGTTTTATTTATCATCTGGTGGACAAGGCTCTTTAAAATTAAATAATTGAACAATAGATGCTAATAATTGAGTTCCACAAATCATAAAACATAAAAGAACTCTAGAATTTAATCCACCTAAATACCACATTGAATACCAAATTTCTAACATATTAACTATAGAAATTATTACTATTCTTGAAAAACTACTTATATTACATACTTCTGTATTATCTTGAGTATATCTATCAAAGAATAATAAGTTTACTTGATGAGTTGCTAATATAAATAATCTAGCATATATTACTATTCTTATAAATAAAACTGTAAATAATCCGAAGAATGTTATATTACAATTATGTAATACTAATACATAAAATACATGTAATAAAGCATCTATTTCATGTGCTTTTCTACTGGTAAAATTATTTACATTGAATAATCTAAATATTTCTCTTCCTATAGGAACAAATAGACCAAATCTATCTATTTCTGCTTTAGTAACTTTTATATTTTCATCTTTTATGAATTTTACTACGTTTTTAAATACTCCTACAAAAAATTTACAAATATCATATGAAAAATACAAAGTTAGCAATACACAAATTAGATTTAACATTAAACATTATCCTTTTCTTTTAATTATAGTTCTCTATCCAAGAACCATCTTCTCCTACATAATAACCATCAGGAGTAAAATTATTTATTAGAATTTGACCATTTAGATAAAAATACCATTTATCATTCATTTTTACCCAACCATCAATTTTCCATTTTATAGTATTATCTACATCTTCTATTTTCTTTAATTCAATATTATATTTTTTAACTAAATTATTCCATATTTTAGTATAAGATGCTTTATCTAAATGTACTCTATCACAAAAAGTAACATCTTTTGGCAATTGTTCATAATATACATTTTTATCTTTGAATTCTTCGGCTAATTCTTTAATTGCTTTATTAAATTCATCTATATGTTCATCGGTTTGATATGGGAGTTTATTTTCCCAATTAGTATAAGGAATATCCATTAAAATTAATTTACAATGTTCATCCTTATTTCTCATTTTGGTTAACCAATCTTTATATTGTTTTTTAAAAGATTCTATATTATGATTTATTGAATTAGAACCAAACCAACATATTGCATAATCAGTAGTTTCTATATCGTCAATAAAAGAAGCCAACCATCCTTTACAATCACCTTTTTCTGCAATAGTATAACTACCATGTTTCCAATCAGTAGTGGTTCTAGTTGGGCATCCATATGAACCTAAATCATCACCTGCTATGCCATGATTGCTAACACTTAAACTATTTATATCATTATCTACATTTATAAAATCACTCATAAAAGATGCGTGACTATTTCCTAATATAGCAACGTTATATTTATCTAAATCTATAGTACAATGAGTTGTTTCTAATGTTTTAGCAAAAGAAATAGATGTTATAGACAATAAAAAAGATATAAAAATAAGAAATTTTTTCATTTTAATCCTTTCAAATGTGTTTGTATAATGGAAAAAGAATCCATTAGAAATGTGAATATATCAAATTTAGTAAAAAATATTATTAGAAATAAAACTGGTAATAATACATATAATCCAGTAATACTTCCTTTAACATCTTCCGGACTCATTGATATATGAAAAAATATACAAAATAACAAATATATAAGTAAAATATAGATTCCAATACTTAAATTATTATGTGTTATTAGAAATTGAAATATTTTATAAAATAATATGGAACCTATTATAGTAGGAGCAATTCCAATTAAAGTTAATTGAATTCCTTGTAAAGTTTTAGAACCTCTAGGTTGAAATTCTACGGAACCCAATGAATAACCATTAGGATTAAATAAATTGATTTTTGTTACTTTTCCACCTGTTAAAACTGCAAATAATGCGTGAGATAATTCGTGAATCATTACACCAGGAAAAGTAAGAAAATTAGCAAATGCAAAAGCCGATTTTCTTCCAATAAAATATCCTAATATTGTTAAACATATTGATTGAATAGTTCTTAATAACCAACTTATAAAAATAATAAGTAAAGGTATAGAAATAGTAGAAACTAATGATAACAATATAGGATTCGATTGAATCTTACTTATAATTTCCAAATCTCATTAACTCCATTTTTCATAAAATACTTTATATGCTAAATAAGTTTCATATACATCATATTTACTAGTAATTTCAAATGGTGAATGCATCGATAAAACAGGAACTCCACAATCTATAACATTTATTCCTTTATTTGCTATAAATTGAGCTACTGTTCCTCCTGCTCCCATATCCATATTTCCCATCTCACATATTTGATAATTTATGTTATTATTTTTAAATAATATTCTTAATTTATTTGCTAAATGGCCTGGACATTCACTTGCATCATATTTTCCACCACTTGAAGCTCCATCTTTTTCAATAGTAATTCCTCTATTTATATAACAAGCATTATTAGGTTCAAATGGATCAGAGAAAGTAGGATCAATTGCCCCATCAACATCGGCTGAAATACAGAAAGAATCTCTACATAATTTAGTAATTGGAACATTCATATAATCTGCAATGTCTTTTAAATAATTATACCACCAATTACCTCTCATTCCAGAAGTTCCATCACTTCCTACTTCTTCTTTATCAGCCAATATTAACATTACTGAATTTTCATTTATATTTTCACTATTATAAAATGCTTCTAATGCTGTATAAGCACAAACTCTATCATCTTGTCCATATCCACCTATTAAACTATCATCAAATCCTATAAAACTAGATTGAAGTTTAGGAACAAATCTTATATCTGCAGTTGCAAAATCTTCCTCATCAATTTCTTCTGATTTAAGAATATTTAATATGGTTTGACATATTTTATCTTTAACATCTTTATTATCTATTTGTTCAGAACCCACTAATATATTTAATTCTTCGCCTTTAATTGCTTTATCAGTCTCTCTTTTATCTTGTTCATGTGATAAATGAGGAAGAATATCAGAAATCATAAATGTTTTATCTTTGAATAAATCTTTACAATCTAATTCTCTTCCATCAGAAAGATAAATAAGACCTCTCATTTCTAAAGGAATACAAGACCATTGATAAGTTTTAATGCCACCATAATAATGAGTTTTAAATAATGCTAAATTTTTATCTTCATATAAAGGATTAGATTTCAAATCAATTCTAGGACTATCTATATGAGAAACTATAATATTAAATGGCTTATAATTACCATTATTATCTTTATTTAATCTAAATAACATACAAGAATTCTTATTATCTATATAAAATTTATTATTATCTTTATTTTCTTTGAAATTACTATATCCTCTATTTTTCGCTCCATGAATTGCAAATCCTGCCCATTCATATTCAGTTTTATATTGATTTAAATATTCTTTGTAAATTAAAGCAAAAGAATTAATATTCTCTTTCTTTTCTTGATTTGTTATTGTAATGTTTTTGAATTCCATGGGTTATATTCCTCCAAATTGATATTTTCTGGTATATCTTTATGACCTAATTCTTTTTTACGGTCAATTAAGTCTCTCCAACCTATATTCATCCCTAATAATAATCGTTTCCATTTTTCTTCATCTGTTTCAGTAATAGCTTCATATACTATTTCATTTGCTAACAATATATCTTCTGGTATCAATATTGATAATGTCATGCTTCTTTCTAAATCATTACCTAATCCTAAATTAGTTTTAAGTAAATGATTTTTATCAGAAGCCATTATATATTGAGAAAGACATAATGCCATTTGATATCTTTGAAAAGTAGGATTTTTCTTTAAATGATTTATGAATATATAATGTTTTCCATATCCATGATCAATAGGACCCGAATATATAACACTGTCTAAAGGATATCCATCATTAAATTTAACAGGATTGACTTTGAATCCTAATTTATTTATAAGGACATCTAATAACTTATGATAAACTTCATCATAAGTAATATTAGTCATTCTGAAAAATTGTTCTTTTTGATTGTCTAAAAATATCATTTATATCTAATTATTCTGTTTTGTTATTATCTCGTAATTCATTATTCTTTAAATCTATTCCAGGCCCAGTATTTTTATCTAACCATATCTGATATTCAGGGCCTAATTTTTCAATATTGGGAATATCTTTTAATGCAATACTAGGAGTAGAAATTAAAGCAGTTAATATCAATATATAAATTAAATTCTTCATGTCTTACCTCCTTAATGTATCATTTTTTCTCCAAAATATTCTAAATATTGCTCTTCTAATTGTCGCTTTAATTCATTTACTTCAGGTCTTGCATGTCCAGATAAATCAGCATATTGTAAATATAATAAACATTTTATTTCTTCTTTATTTTCAAAACCTTTTTCAAAATATTTTTGAATAGGAACTTTTCCTTTAAATCTTAAATCATGGAATTCAATATATCTATATAATCTTTCTAAATCACAATCTGCATAATCATATTTATTTTTTAATACTGGTAAAAATTGATTTTTAGTTATCTCTAATGATTTAATAGGATGACCATAATAATGCAAATTAGTATCTTCTGGATTCTTTCCTTTACATTGAGTATATAATTTACCTATATCATGAAATAAAGCCGCCCAATATACCATAGAATCTTTTAAATTAAATGGTAATCCTTCAATTACATCTATAGTATGATACCATAAAGTTTTAGTATGCCAATCATTATGTTGATCAAAATCTACAGTATTTTTAAATATAGGAAATACTTCAAATACTTTATTATAATTCTTATCTATAAATATATCATCAAATAATTTACCAACGTCTACCCAATCTCTTTTAGTTTCTATTATTTTAGTCATTTCATCAGGAGAAATAATTTTATATTGAGATTTTTCAGTAGAATTTATGATTTCAAACATTCTTTCAATAACTTCGTCTGGAACTCTTTTGTATATTTCTCTTGCTTTATTTCTTTGTTTTAAAGTATCTAAATCTATATTTGAATAAAAATCTACTATAACTATTTCAAAATTATATTTATTTGCTAATGTTTTATATTGAGATATTGAAGATAATTTATAATGAGTTGCATCTAAAATAACATAATCATCTATTTGCATTCTTTTTTCAAGAAACATCATTAATAATTTCCAAGTTTCATTTTCATAAAAAGTAGTTGTTTGTTTATATCCATTTATATCTCTTTGCCAAGGAAATAATCTTCTAATTTCATCGGAACTTAAAGTATAAGGCTTTAAAGAAGCTCTATGTTGAGATAAATATGTACTTTTTCCACTTGCGGGACAACCTCTTAAGCAAAATAAATACTTTTTCATTTCACAATCCTTTTAATTTACATCTGTATGATCCATAGTTAAATATACTTTAATTATTTCTTTAAAATTCTTTTCAAAAAATCCTTTAGTTATTTTTCCGGCCTCATATACTTCACAATATCCTCCTTCTTCCTGTCCATAATCATATACTCCACCTACAATATAATTTTTTCCTTTATAAGTATCATAGAATAAAATTCCAGAATATACAGCTCCATATGTAAAACAACTGCCTGTAATATTTAAATTTTTATCTTTTATATTTCTATTATGTGCTTCTTCATAATGTAATGCTTTTAAATGTTCAAATGCTCTATCTCTTTTTTCATCATCTTTATAAATATTATATATTTTATGTTCATATTCATCTCTAGGATCCTCACAATCATCGCTTGTATCTTCCCAATCATCTCTAAAATGATCATATACTGGTTCATCCCCTTCATCCCAGCTATCAAATCCTTTTCCTAAAAATAATTCAAAATATTCAGGTTTCATTTCTAAAATATTATATTTATTTTGATCTTTCGAACCCATAGAATCAATCTCTTTTAATAATAATTCAATAGTATTCTTATTTGAATATTTCTTATCATTTAATGACATTATTTTAGAAATAGTTTCTTCTTTTTTAATATTTCCATTTTTATAGTTTAAAAGAATATCTTTTAAATTATTTTCTCGGATTTTTATTTTATTTTCATTGTATTCATAAGGTGATTCGCCTTTATATAATTCTCCAATATTATCAGGATTTTTAGAATCCGCACTATTTAGATTTTCTAATACTTCTATTAAATTATCTATAAATTCGTTTCTACTATTGATTTTTAATGTATTATTTTCATCTGAATCGCCCATATACATCATATGAATTGATTCATGAGCAATATATTTTCCATTAACATTTTTCAAATGCTCTAATTTAATAAGTTTTAAAATAGTCTCTTGATTGTTAAAATCTTCCAATGAAATATCATCTATATTATATGCTATATTAATTTTATTTTTTAGAACTGGACTATTAATGCTCATATATAAATAATTATGTCCATCATATTCAATAAATGAAATTTTTCCAATAATTATTTTAAAACAAAAATAATAACTCTTTTTAACATGAGAATCTTCTATATTTTCATCTGGAACCTTTTGTAATTCTAAAAATTGAGAATCATCTATGTTTTTATCAAATCCTGGATTAGAATTATAATTATTTATATATTCTGGAATAGATGGGCTGCTTAAAGAATGTAAAAATTCATATTTTCCTAATATTTTAGACTCTATCTTTTCGCCTTGTTCATCCTCATTATCTTTTCTTATATCATAAAATGCATCAGTAATTATTTCTTGATCTATATCATCAATAATTGTTCTAATGAAATCTATGGTAAAATTATTTGAATTTATATTAGGAGATTCAAATATTAACCCATTTTCTTTTTTATTTATATATTCATAATTTATATCTATAATATGATTAACATTATTTATAGATACTAACATTATATATCCACCTAAAGAATCATACCAATAAGGATATAATTTAATTATATTAAAAGTTTTAATTGTTGAAAGTTTAGGTTGAAAATTGGATTTAATCTCATTATCTATAATTATTCGTTTTCTATTCCATGGCCATTCATTAAATGTTTTTGCCAATTTTATATATTTTAGACAATTATTTTTAGAATAATTTATTATATCATTCTTAAATGTAGATAATAATTGATTTAATAAATCTTCTCCATATTTTAAACTTACTTCTAATTCATCTATATCTATATTTCTATTATCTATGTTATTTTGATTTTCAGTTAAAGATTCTGAATTTTCATTTATTATAGTACTAACATCATTTTTATTATTAAGATATTTCTGCAATTTAGAATTAGAAATATATAATACTTTCTTTTGATTATCTGAAATAGTAGGATAATGTTTTAAAAGATGAATTAAAAGGTTTTTATATTTAGGATCTCCCCATTTATCATAATCTTTTATGTAATTTTTAAGATTACTTACTATATTATCTAATTCTTCTTTTTCTTTCTTCTGCAATAATAATGATTCTTTAAGTTTATTAGCTTCTTCTCCGTATCCATATATTAAAATAAATTGATTTTTTCCTTGTTTATCAATGGAAAAGGATTCTTTTATTACGTTTTGTTTTTCATCTTTTAATCTCTTATGAAAATATTCCCATAAACGTTTACCATCTTTTTCAAAAGAATTACCTTTAATAAATACGTTTATTTTAGAAAAATCTTCTTGAGTTCTATTTTCAAAATTATTATTTTCATAAACATAACAGAAAACTTTTTTCATATTCTTATCCTTTTAATAAATTGAGTCTATCCTACATTTCGTCTTTAGATGCTAATAACATTAAACATCCTATAATTATTATAATACTAGTTCCAGATAAAAAACCTAATCCTAAAATTACAAATCCTAATTCTAACATTTTTTAACCTTTCGAAGTTGAACCAAATCCTCCATTTCTAATTCCATCAGCATTGTCATCATCAGTAATTAGATAATTCATAAATATACCTTGACAAATAGCTTCACCTTTCTTAATTTCTAATGTTTTATGCAAAGTATTTATAAATTTACCATGGATATGACCTTCATTATCTGAATAAAAATAATCCTTGTCAATTATCCCACATGTATTAGTAAGTTGAAATCCATATTTAAATCCTAATCCAGAACGAGGGACAATCATTAAGAATACATTATCATTCATTTCAACTCTAATTCCTAAAGGTAATTTAATGACATCTCCAGGTTCTAATTTAAAATCAACTGGACTATAAATATCATATCCTGCCGAGAATTTAGTTGCTCTTTTTGGTAATTTTATTTCATCATAAGGATTAGATGGATATACCCATTTATATTCCTTGGGATTTCCATTTTTATCACATATTTCTACTGCAAAATCTTTATCCCATTGTTCTAAACTTATTTTGTGAAACTTAATCATAATTCCTCCTTAATATTAAATGCTTTTTCTATATTTAATTTAGATAAGTATTCTGCAAAATCTTCTAAAGTATTATCATCTACTTTTAACCAACTTGCACATACATTATCACTAAAATCTTTATACAATCTTTCAATTAAGTAAATAGGAACTTCTATTGTTCCTATGTCTCTTAAGTAATTGACTATCTTTTTCATGTCTTCTGGAAATGAAAAATTATTATAATCTATATCTGGTTTTGTATTTCTAAAGTAAAAACATTTATGATTATTCATTTGATTTTTTTTCTCCAAATAATATGACCCATAAATTCTACACTATCTACAGGAAAATTAATAAAAAGAAATTGAAACATTCTAAATATAAGAATGAAAACTATTCCTAATATTAAGACTATAGAAAATATATTTAAATTAATTGTCATTTTTCCATCTCCCTGTATATTTCTTAACGTCTATTTTCATAAGTTCTTTTTCTTTCTTATCAGTAACTTCACCAATTGAATCTAATATTTTTAATCCTTCTTTCATATCGTGAATGGAATTATCAAACATGTCATATAATTGATTAAGTTGTTCTACTGTGAAATTATCAAAGAAATCATTATAATCCATTATTAAACAAGGCCTGCCTTTTTATCAAATAAATAACATAATCTCTCGTCATGAATAGCATCAAATACACTTTCATAATTATCTAATAATTCATTCATTTCTTGTTTTTCTTCTTGAGTTAAATTGCCAGTAGTATTATTCATAGAAATTCTCCTTAAATTTTATATTTCTTGCCTCTTCTAGAAGTTTTAATTCCAGAATTTTTATCCAATTCAAAATAGGTTTTCTTTTTTATTTCAGGAATTATAGAATAAGCATCTTCAAATAATTTACCTATCTTATAATATTGTAATGCCCAGAAATCAGTCATACCTTCATCTACGGCCCAGTTAACATCTTTAGAAGTATTTTCAGTTAAACCACATTCATGTATAAAAGCGTGTATAAGTTCATGTCTCAATATTCTTTTAAATTCTTCTTCTGCAAATTTCTTATCATCATATAATTTAAATACATTTTTTATATGAATTGTTTTCAATATATCATCAGTTAATCCATCAGCATCATTAGAATCTAAATAAGAAGGATCATTATCTATGAAAAGATCATATTTAGTATCTAATACTAAAATATCGTATATTCCAGCATATTTATTATCTTTTCTCATATAAATTTCCTCCTTACTAATTTAAACAATTATTCTTTTCTATCTCTTAAATATACTTTAGCATCTGGATTTTTAGTTATGATTTTTACTACTTCATCTTCCGTATATTCTTCTAATACTTCTAATGTATTCCAGTTGATTGGACCCATTTGTGGATACACTAAATCATATTTATTATCTTTGTAATCATATATTTCCAATGGAGATAATAATACCAAATCAGAATCCCAATCTTTAAAATGCTCTTTCTTATGTATAATTATTGACCAATAATCTGGATTGTAATTATCTAATCTGATTTTAAATACATTTTCTACATTTTGTTCTTGAGCCCATTTATCAAATTCTTTATGATTAGTAAAAACTCTATTAATTAATTTCATCTATAATTTCCTTTTCTTTCATTCTTTCCTTACAAAATTCTAAAAGACTTGTGATAAAAGGTATTTTTATAGTATTTTCGTCTTTTACTAATTCTAATTCTATTTCATCTAGCGCTACTTTATATTGATTCATTTCTAATAATATCTTATCGATATTTTCCATTAATGGTTGTCTTAAATCTTCATAAGATTTTACTAGAAAGTCGAAAGGAACATCAATATTAAATTTTTCATTAGATTTTTCTCTACATAAATATAAAGTAATTTTTGATATATTAAAATCATTATCTCTAATTATATTTATAGTTTCATCTAAACTTTTAATAAATTCCTGTTTATCAATATTAATAGCAGTGTAAGACATTATGAACCTCCGAAAATTAATCTTCTTGATCAAAGAAAGAATCTAATTCTTTATTAGTAGGCATATACTTTCCATGAGTAAATTTCTTTTCTAATTTACTAGAATATTCTAATAAATCCTGATCTAAAGTATCTATTGCTTGTTGAATTTTAGATATTTTATCTGCTTTTTTAATTCTTTCTAATTGTTTTTCAATATAAGATTCTATTTCTTTCTTATATTTATCTACTTTCTTCATTTTCATAACTCCTTCTAGTATATTGTTCATTGTATTCTAATTCAGCTTTCATTTTATTACATAATTCCATAAATCTTATAAATTCATCTTCTGGAACTGCATGAAATAATTCATTTTCCCAACATTCAGCAAATCCTACTAGAAAATTCGCTTCATCAATTGGAAGTTTTATGTGATTTTCTGGCATTTTCTTTCTCCTCACGTTTCTTTTCAGAAATAATAATCCATATAGCAACTATAAGTTCCACTACTATTACTCCTGTAAAAAAGATAGTATTAAACATTTACTTTGAATCCTTTTTATTATTATTTTTCTTATTTTCTCTGTTTTTATTTCTTTCTTGAGCTTTTCTTTGTAATTCAACTTCTACTTTAGCCATCATTCTATTGAATTGAATCATCTTTTTGCCTTCCTCAGTAAATGGCCTTTTGTTTTTTGACATATTGTTTTTCCTCCTCAATAAAATTATTTCTTTTTAATATTTCTTAAACAAATTTCTTTGATATTATCAATTGATTTTGCATTATAACAATAAATAGTAAAATATTTTTCATCATCGGAAACATATAAATTATAAAGAGTATTTCCATATTTTCTATTATTGCCATTATCTAATTTATCTTTTTCTTTTTGCCAAACATTATCATTTATATTTTCTTTTAATAATTGAATTATATTTTTAGAATCTATATTAAATTTATAGCAATACATTAATTTTTTATCTTTTACAGGATTATCATTTTCAGATAATATTTTATCATTAAATAATACATTATATCTATATAAAAATATATTTTTACAAATTTCTATTCTTTCTTTAGGAATGTCTTTCACATTTAATATTTCATTAAATATATTTAGACAATTATTTAAATCAATTTTATTTTTTAAAATATCTCTAGTTTTATAAAAAGAAACTGGAAGTTCTTTATTAAGTATAGAATCCGTCTTTATTTTTTTACCATTTATTACAGGATAATTTGTTAAAATATCATCAATCATTTCTAAAGATGTATTTTTATTTAATCTTATGCTTACTCCCAAAGAAGAACCATTATCAAATATTGGACAAACTCTTACTAGTCCAGTATTTCTATCATATATAAATCCCCAATTTCCTACATGTCTATCAGTATTGGCAATTAAATAATCTAATATTAATTGTATAAAATAATGAGTTTTTAATTTATCATGTATTTGAGAAGGAATTCTTGGAAAAATAGTAGGAATAATATATTTATCCCAATTATTTACAAAATTAACATTATAGGTACAATCTCTAGAAGATCTTTTTTCTATAGTTATAATGTCCTCTGAATTTTTTAAAAAGTTTTTACATAATATACAATAATCATCTTTTTTATAATCATATCCTAATTCTACTTCTTGACTATAGTTATAAATAGAATTGATTATTTTACTAGAAATATATTCTGTTAATGCTGATTGTCTATGAATAGTTAATAGAGAATTATTGTCATTTTTTTGTTTAGTTTTATTAAACTTTACCATATAACTGTTATTATCATAAATAACAGCCAAATTATTAGATGATCCTTCAAAATCTCTATTTAAATCTTCTTTACAATCTTTTAAATTAATTATTTTCATCTCCGTAATAATCCTTTTCTAAATAACCGAATGATGACCATTTTTCATGAGGAATTTCAAATTCTTTTTCTATTTCCATTACTTTTTTATAACTATGAATTTCACCGTTTAATATCATTTCCACTAGAGTTTGTCTAGCTAAAGTCCATCCGGCTAATTGCCATTCTATAGAATTATCTTTTTTAAATTTTCTTATTTCATCTAAAGAATACATTTTAATTTAATCCTTTTTAATAAAATTATTTTAACATTTTTGGTCTTCCTGTAAATTTATTTGGGCTCTTTTTATATGCTTTAATGCTTTCAAAAAATGATTTCCAATTTTTATCCAAAACTCTCAACGTTTGTTGAGCGACTTGAACTGGTAAAATATGATAATTTTTATATAAAGGTGAACCATCAATTTTAGCAAGTTTATCTAAATCGTTATAATTCTCATAATAACCAGAATCAATAAAATGTTGTCTTTGAATAAACAATGCTTGATTATATAAATTTTTAGATACTTTGCATAAATACTTCAAATAAGAATAATATTCATAGCTTTTATCAATATTTATTTTTTGAACCCTTTGAACTTGCAAATCTTCTTCCTCTTTTTTATAAACTATTTAATATAACAGAGCATTTTTCATATTATATCTCCAATTCCAAATATGCTGTATGTTCTTGATTATCCACAACATATAATTTCTTGTCATTTTTCATATTAAATATTGCAACTCCATTATTTCCTATATTTGAAGTATGGCCTACAACTTGATTATAATTTTTCCAAGGATATTCACATAGGGCTTCTGGCCTAATCCAAATTAAGGATTGCATAGGGTGTCGGCCGCACATAGAAAAATCCCAAGGATAAAATCCCAATAATGGATAACATTTATTCCATAGAAAACTATTTATAGTTTTAACATCATTTATTTTCATCTCTTTAGCCCACATAGAAGAAACTCCTGCATGACTAAATAAATAATCTTCAATTTGATAGCATAATCTAAATTCTTTTAGATGTTGTTCTAAAAATTCTTTAATATCCCATTGCATATTTACTTGTTTTCCAGAATATTCTTCATCTGCTAAATACTGGAAATCATGGTTGCCTGCTAATACTACGTATTTTTCATGATCTTGAGATTGTAAAGATAATATTTCTAATAGATTAGATATAGGATTCAATTTAGACCAATTAGAACCATGATCATCAAAATAATCACCCAAAAAGATAACTTTATCATATTTGGTAAAGTCAAATCTTTTCCAATTTTCAGTTTGATGAATGTCTCCTATCGCGAGTACTTTCATAAATAATTATACCTCAACCAATCCTTTTTCAATCATTTCATTAGCAATTCTTTCTTGTTCTTCCTTCCATAACATGTATTCTACAAATTGTTCTTCTGCTAATTGTTCTTCATATTCTGCTATTTTTCTAGGATCCATAACGCATCTCCTATTTAATATTATTATAATATTATACTTTTATTTTCATAATAAATCTATAAAAAATATTATGAAATTTATCAAATTTATGTTGAAAATATTATGTTTTATTTAAGTTCTATAAGTATTTACTCCTTTAAATCCTTACAATATTTAATAACTCTACTAGAATCTAAATCTTCGTATTCTTGATATTCATTCCAATTAACTATATCTTCATTTTCACCTAAATATTCATTATCTACATTTCCTCTTATATCATAAAAATGATCTTCTATTTTTGTTATAAAATGACCACCTACTGGATCGTAATATTGTTCACCATCAAATTGAGTTTTTAATATATGAGAAAACCAATAACAAAGACCATGTAAAAACATATCTTCTATTTGTTTAGGATACATTTCTTTAAAATGATTTATGAAATTTATAACTTTAGTTTCTGTTTTCATATTTTTATACCCTGAGTCTGTAAAACCATTAGGCTTTAGACTAATGGATGTAAAGACTCTTGAATTTTAAGTAATTTTTGTTCATGCTACCATAAATCCTTTACAAGATTGAATTCTTTTTAAATCTTTTGTTTTAACATATCCCAATGTTTTATATCCAGTATTTGGTTTGTTTCCAGATATATCTTGAATTATACTATATCCTGAACTCATTCTTCCATTTACAAAATATATCTTATTCTTATATTCTACCTTATCATATCTTCTATACCCATTAATTTTGCCTTTAGTTATAGAAATCGGAACTTTTTTGAAAGCTGATAAACTTCTATCACCATTAGGAACTATCTTCTTGTAAAATACTTTTTCTAAATCTATAAACTTATTTCCACCTGAAGCTATAACACAAGCATCTATATAATGGTCTTTTTCTAATCCTAATTTCTGTCGATTTTCTTTTGTTATAAACCCAAATGTTTCTATCGCTTCTGGATATTGTTTCAATAATTGTATTCTTATGCTATTCATTTGCGTTGCATGTTTCAATTGTCCTTTGACTTTACCTTTTAAATTTAATATCTTTTTGCCTTCTTTGAAATCTTTATGTAATTTATCATGACAAGTTTTACATAATGTTATCAAATTGTTTTCATCATCTGAGCCATTTTGGCTTCTGAATATAATATGATGAACTTCTAATTTACCATCCTTATGTTTACCTTTACATAACTGACAAGTATAGTTGTCTCTATTCAATACTTTTGCTTTCGTATTTGCAAATCCGTAATTTGGTCCTTGCTGATAACCCCAGTGTTGATTCATTGTTGGATTTTTTATTAAATGTGGGTTAAACTTTCCTGTTTCTAATATTAAACTTGTTATTGGTAAAATCTTTTTAATGAATTCAATTTCTCTTATATGGCCTTGAAATTTAGAAATCATAGTTGGTGAAAATCTATCTTTCTTGATTGAATTTCTTCTGTTTAACCATCTTGCTTGTCTATATCTCGTATGTCTATTTCTTCTACTTCTTCTATAGCCTCTTCTATCATTCATTTTTTCTTTAATGTCGTTTCTTAATTCAACTTGAGATTGATATAAGATTTTTGAATTTGAATCATAAACAGCAAATCCTACTTTTGATGAACCAGTATCTACACCTAAATTACAAGCTTGGGTTATATGAGTTTCAGGTTCATATAGCAATTTAATTGTGAATGGACATTTTCTTATAACTTTTGCTTTCTTTTGCTTCAACAATCTGTAAACTTTTCCATAACGAGTTGTGGGCATTAATGGTTGTCCATTCATGTCAAGAACATATACATAAGTTTTAATGCTTTTGTTTTCTTGATTTTCCATCAACACTTTTTCTCCTTATAGAATTTTTGTTTTGATTTAATGCTATAAGCAGGTTCAAAACTAAACCTTAATGTGTATCTAAACTGAATTTCTCAATTTAGAGTCCAACTTGACTTCGCCAATGATAATTAAGCTTTTTACATTTAAGACACAAGGCTATAATTTTACATTCCATACCTAACTTAATCTTAAATAATAGAGCCTCAATCTAGTCCGGCAATTAAGGGTATTATGACTTAACTATCGTAGGTCTTTTCATTACCTTAGGCTATTGAACCATTTACTGGAATCCATTGAGCTTTAGATCAATGGTAGTTCAATTTCAAAAGATTTATCTAAAATAAATGCTTCATAAGGTCTAGATAAGAAAAAATAGCTATATTTATTATATAAATTTCCTAATGTAAATAAACATATTGCTAATATTACACTTTCAATTATCAATATCTTTTTCAAGTATTTTTATCCTTTCCACATAGAAGTAATCACTTTTAATCTATTTTCAGCTTCTTCTAATGTATGAAAATTACTCTCATAGTATATAGTTTCTTGATTTTTATCATGAATTTCTATGCTAATTTCTCCTTCATCAAATCCTTCACTTATTCTTTCTTTAAGTTCTTCTTCAGAATATTGATGTAAATAAGTATTATCATCAATTACAATAGATATATCACCTATTAAATCTGAAGATAAACTCATTCCAATCAATTCAATTACTTTACACATTATTTTTTCCTCCTAATGCGTTATTATATATTTTTATTAAAGTATTATCATCTAAATGAATATAATCTTTAAAAGTTGGATTATTAGGAATTTTAACATAATCTAAATATTCTACTTGTTCTATATAAAGATTTAATAAATAATTCCAACCTTTTATAATATCGTCATATTGTTTATATCCTTTTACTTTAGGAATTTCAATTACTTTTATTATCATTTCTGGATTATTATAATGAATTTCTTTTGTGAAATACACAAAATAGTCAAAATAATCTTTAAATGTAAAATTATTTAATAATTCATTAGTTCCAAAAAATAATATACAATCATCATAATTATGTGCTCTATATGGAAAAGTAGATATTTCAATATCAGGAGACCAAATAAATGTTCCTCCAACAGCATTATTAGTTCTGCAAATATTATTTACATTATCGTCCACATTTACTGCTTTAGCCATATAATAAGCTTGAGAATTTCCTACAATTGCCACTCTAGGATTGCAAATAACATTAGATATGAATAATACAATAAATACAATAGATATAATTAATTCTTTAATTGTGTTTTTCATCTTTCTTTAATTTCTCCAAATTTGATTTATAAGTTCCATTTGCAATCATAAATAATATTATTCCGAATGCTATAAAGAAAATAGATAAAAATATTAACATTTCTTTTGTTATTTTATTTTCGAGATAATTTATAAATAAACATAACCACATTATTCCAAAAGACGGTAAAAATAAACAAAAGAATAAAATTAATGTATTTTTTAATGGTAAAACCCAGAATTTACTTTCAGATGATTTAGTAGGTAATCCATTTTTATCTCTATTATATACAATCATTGCTTTTCCAACTAAAACAAGTACTAAAATAATACTTAACAATGAATATAAACCAAATACTAATTCATATTGATTTATAGAGTGAGCATATTCTGATACAAAAGCACAACCAATGCTAATTAAAGGAATAAGTATTATATCAATTATAATATAAGATCTGGATTTATCATTTTTAAAAAGTTCTATTACATACAATAATCCGGCTGTTTCCATTCCATTTAATCTTCTCATTTAATTTACCTTTCAATATATGAAGAAGTTTGAGTTTTTAAATATTTAACTTTAGAATATTCATATCCTTTTAATATTTTTTCTAATTGTCGGCTATGGCCCTTAGTGAATGCATGAACTAAATATCTATGGTATAAAGTTTCTCCAAATTCATTATTTTCTATTCCTTTAGATATTTCATCATCATTGTTTTTATCATTTTCATAATAATACCATTGATATTCATAAGGAATATTTAAAGCTTTAAATTTATCTTTTAATTCAAATCTTATATCAGGATATTTAGTAGTAATTTCAAATGTATATACATATTCTTTCAAATGTTTTTGCTGATATAACATTGCAGAAGTTATAGATAAAGTAGTTGCTATTACCATTACTACACAACTTATTACTACATCTGATTGTGCTATTGTTTTTATACAAAGTATATCAAATACACAATAAATATCTGCTAATAAGACTGCAACTATAATATTCTTACTATTTAAGAAAAATATTGACTTAAATTCGTGCAATCCAGCATGAATAATTCTTAATATAAGATAAATTGTAATTCCTATAAATCCAGAACCAATTATTATATTACTCATTTATATTATTAACTCCTTTTTATCTTTCAAATTCTTCAAGTAATTCTTTAATATGTTCGTCTGTATATTGACAAAATTCTCTATCTTCTTCATCTTCTAAATCTTCAGATGGAAGATTTCTAAATGGATGAGATATATCATCTATTAATTTTTTTGCCTCATCTATATTACTAGCTTTTCCTACAAGATAATCTATATCACAACATTCGTCACAAAATCTTTGTTCATATGTTAGTTCTTTATCTGACCAGAAACACCCTCCTAAATGAGATTCATAAAGAAATTTAGTTTTCATTTTTCAATCTCCCTTTCGATTTATTATTCATTTTATATAATATCTTGTCGGTGAATAATACTACAAATATTAATAATAAAGTAGAAATAATTATAGGGAGAATTATTCTTGTAGCATTTAATAAGTGTTGTAAATCACTTTGAATAGTTTCTCCTTCAGTAGTTTCAGTCTCTCTCATTGGTATAGTTCCAGTAATATCTTCAATAGTAGTTTCAATAGATGCTTCTTTAGTATTTTCCATTCCTTCCATGATTATTAAATTTTCTAATTCTTTATTTTCCATACACAATATATAATTAAATAAGGAACTTCATCAATGTATGGTTGAGATACATATCTGAGGCTCCTTATCAATTAACAAAAATAATATTTATAAACTGCTTCTCAACCTCAGTTATTTTTAAAATCAGGAGATAACTCGTAAATCTCCGAATGCTTTTTTACAAGGGTATTTCATGAGAGGAACCATAGGAGGACTACCTATTACCTTATATATTTAATTATAATATATTTTCAGATAAAAATCAAGAGTCTATTTACTTAAAATTCCATTATATACATATAAATTTACTGCTTTTGCTACTTTAGAACCATCTTCTGTATTTACATGCCATTTAAATAATATAGTACTATTTTCTTCAAAATCAAATTCAAATGTTCGTTTAGAACTAGAAAAATCAGTTAATTCAGTAGCTAATTCATCATTTATATAAATTTCCAAATCATATTCATTATCTTTATTTGGCTCTTCTATAAGATAATCAAAAGTTAATTTTACATATTTTTTAGTATTAGGGATATAAAATTCTCCATCATTATTAACTTTTATTATATTCTTTTTTAATGTTTCACCATCTAATTTAGTAGATTTAGTAATTGAACTACTATTTTTACTAAATATTACTCTATTATAAAGATATTTAGAACTTTCATCTGCTACTCCTGAATTATCTTTATTTACAGAAACAGTTGAATTATTAGAACCATTTCCATTCCATACTCCATTAGCATCTACATAATAACCATCTGGAGTATTTGCATTTACTAACATTTTACCATCTACTCCTAGATAATACCATTTACCATTAGATTCTTTCCATTGATTTATATACATTAAACTAGAATTTTCATCAAAATAATACCATCCATTTACATAATACCATCCTTTAACTGGAACATTATTAATCATATAAATCCAATATTGAGTATTTGGTATTACATTTTGCCATCCAGTATATAAAGTTGGAGGAGCAGTTTGAACTTTAGATTGAGTAGTAGTGGTTTGAGTGGATTTATTAGAAGCATTAGATTTCTTATTAAAAGAAGCATCTTTTTCTTCTAATATTTTAATTGTCATTTTTCCTTTTTCACTAACTTCAGTAGAAGCAAATGAATTAAAAGAAAATAATATGCATAATAATCCAATTGAAAGTAATAATTTATTTCTCATTTCTTTATTCCTTTAATCAAAATCTTTCCAAGAACTACAAGCCGGTTCTTTTTCATTTTTATCAATAATAGAATTCAATGCATTATTTATTTTATCAAATAATGCTTTATCTTCCTTTGATTCATCATTCTCATAAATATAACAATCCATGGCATTAACTAATGTTTGTAATTCTTCTTCAGTAAATTCTAATGTTACTTTATTCATACAATCCTCCTATTTTGTGTAATACTTTTTGAATACTAGGATAAAAAGTTTCTATTCTATCTGCAAATATATAATAATTTACTTCAGGAACAGAAGCTCCTTTTAATTCAAATTTACTATTACATTTCAATTCATTTCTAATATTATCAAATGAATTATTTAGTTCAAATACCCATAAATGTAAATCTTTATCTTTGAGATATTCAAATGTTCCTAAATCTTTTAACATTGAATTATCAGGAATTTGTAAGTTAGTCTCTTCATATAATTCTCTAATTGCGGTATCTATTTCAGATTCATTTTCTTCATGAATTCCTTTAGGTAAATCATAATTACCATCAAAATTAGGTCTTCCAGTAGGATGACAAGCAAGTATTCTATTTTGATTATCTTTTACAATTATTCCACAACTTAATTTTTTCATAATTTTTACCAAATAGGAACTTCATTCCAATATTTAACAGGATTACCATCTAAAGACATAGATAATACTACAGTTTCATCAGAATCTTCTTTAAGTTTAAATAATTTATTTTCCCTTTCAAATCCTAAAGATTCATATAAATGTAATGCTATTGGATTTTCATGAATTCCAGTATAAACTCTTAAAGTAGTAATTTCAGGAAATGATTTTTTAACATAATTTATCAATCCTTTTAAAGCTTTCTTTCCATATCCTTGTCTTCTAAAGACTTCTTTTATTCCAAACCATCCAATCCATATTGAATTAGGATCTTGATTAGGTTGATAATAACCTATAATTCCAACTGTTCTTCCATTATCTTCTTTAATTAAAGCATAATTCATTTTAGAACAATTATGATATTTTCCTAATAATACATCTCTATAAATAGAACCTTCTTCATTTCTTACCATTTTAACATCTTGTTTAAATAATTCTCTATTTATAGATTCCATTTCTAATACATTACTTTTATTAAGCCATTCAAACGTCATATTTTAGAAATCTCCTTCGTGAAAATCTTCAAAACAATCTTCTAAATCATCAGGATCATCCACATCATACCCTAAAAAGTTATTTCCACCTTCTTCATCTTTTTTAATACAATAGTCAGTAAAACATTCGTGCCCATCTTGTGAATATCCTATTTTATAAAAACATGGGTTTGCATCGCATTCTTTACAAGCGCAATCAGTATTTTCACATTCATAACATCTACTCATAGATTTTTATCCTCCTATTAAAAGTTATGATTTAATACTCTTTTTAAGAGCTTGAGAAATTTGTTTATTTATATCTTTATTCTTTTTATCTTGGCGTTTATCATAGATTTTTTTACCCCAACAAAGGCCTATCTTTAATTTACATAATCCGTCTTTTAAATAAACTTCAATGGGAATTAAAGTATATCCTTTTTGAGTTAATTGACCATTTATTTTAGATATTTCTTTCTTATGCAACAATAATTTTCTAGTTCTAGTAGGATCACCATTCCAAATAGTTCCATGTTCATAATGAGAAATATTCATATTTATAATAAAACATTCATTATTTATTATTCTACAAATAGATTCTTTTATTGAACATTTTCCTTGTCTTATTGACTTTATTTCATTTCCAGTCAAAACAATACCGGCTTCATAGGTATCTTCTACAAAATAATCGTGATATGCTTTTTTATTATTGGCTATTATTTTCATTTTGCTTTTGACCTAAATTAATATTACCTTTATTTCGAGATTCTCCTCTATTATAATGAATAATATTATGTTCATTTAACATATTTTCTACTAATTTATCTTCTTCTTTGTCTTTAGTATAAACTTGAAATGATAAATATTCTTTATGTCTAGAATGGGCATTTTCATATTTATAACCTAAATCATTATTTTCTAGAAAATCAATTATATTTTCAATATCTGATCTATCTTTACATATTGTATATCTATAACATATTACTTGTCTAGGTATAAAATATTCAATTATCCATCTTCCTAAATAATCTCCTAAAAAGTTACTTATCATAGTACCAATAATTGCAACTTCTGTACTACTATTAGTTATGCGCTTGATTACTAAAATATAGGTTGCATATGTAAAAGTAGACATCCAAGCACTTTGATTTCTAGTCCCTCTTTGCCTCAAAATATCTTTAAATACTGATAATAAACAGTATATCAAATTGAGACTTGTAAAAATAAGTAATTCTTTTAATTCAATTTTGCTTAAAAATTCCATAGTTATTTGTTTCCTTTTAAATAATTTATTCTTTTAATTTGAAAGAATATTCACACATTCTTAAAGTATCTCCATCTTTAAATTTACCCATTTTAGCTAAAGAGCAATATTCTGTATTTTTATCCCAATTACTGCATAAAGAACATAATTTTCTTTTATCTACTTCACATAAAATCATAAGTTCTTTAGATAAAGGTTTATTATAATGTTTACAATATTTATTAGTAAAATCACATTTTAAACATTGTTTACATTTTTTATTTAGTAGAATTCTTTCTGATTTACTTATCTTCATTTGTTATAATCACATCTCTTTCTTTAAGTTTCAAATTAGGATCCATTCCAAATTCTTCTAAATAATTATTATATTCATAAAGAAGTTGAGGTTTCTTTAAACCAATCCAATTCATAAAAGCATTGAATCTTTTCATTTTCTCATATTCTCCAGGTTGCATAAAATAACCTCCTTATTGAAATATGATTGATGTTTTTTACTGCTCTACATCTTTTTTAATGAGTAAATTAATATATGCATTTACAGATCTAGAATCAGCTTTTGCTTTCTTTTCAAGTTTTTCATAAACATCAGGCTCTAATCTTAATGCAAATTTTTTAACTGTTGATTTCTTTTCTTTGTTATCCATTTTTATAATTCTCCTTAAAAATTACTTATGTTCAATATAAACTAAAGCTGAATATATAATTTGATTTTTTAATGAATCAAATACAGTAGAATATTTTATATCCACTACATCTTCAGGTTTAGAATTTTCATTTATATAACTCCTTACATCAAAAGCTAATGAATTATAATCATCATTAGATAATATTTTAACTTGAACGTTCATAATATAATTTCTCCTTTCTTATAATATTGTTATTATATTATAATAATATTATAAGATATTTTTGAATATAAATCAATACTTTTGCCTTATTTTATGCATTAATTTTCGGAATTTTCATCGTTTTTCTGTAATTTTTCGCATTTTTCCCAACATTTGCATGAATGATTACCATCAGTCCATTCGGTTACATCATCAGAATCAGCATTAACACAAACCATTCCATCTGTTATATCTTCTTTCTCCCACCATTTACAAGTATTGCAAGTTTTATTTTCGCAAATGGCTTTTATACTATCATAAATAGGATGATTAAATCCTTGATATATTTCATCTTGGATTAAATCTTTTATATATTCTAATTTCTTTTTTAAGATTTTATTTTCAGCTAATATTACATTAGTAAATCCCATTTCCATCATATATTATTCCTCCTGTTTATTTTCATTAGTATTTTCTTTATGGAAATTAAATTTTTTTCTATTCTCATAAATATAAAACATTATTCTTATCATCATCCCTGTAATTCCCCATACAATTACAGTAAATCTTGTAATAGGTTGATTTGCAATAACATACATAATAGTACAAATTCCTATAGTGGAACAAGTATTTAAAATTAATTCTAATATGAAAACCATTTTTATCTCCTTATAAAGATGATGCAACCATTAATAATAATCCCATTAATATCAATATAATAAATATAACTATAATTGTAATAATGGAATTTTGAGAATTATCTTGTCTTGAATTGGCTGAAAAATCTTGAGTGCACATTTTTATGTATTCTTCGTATCTCATAATAAAATCCTTTCTTAATTTGAAATATACAATAATTTATCTTTTTCTTCAAATGTAAATCTAGGTTCTACTCCTTCGGCACCTTCCCATTCTTTCACTTCAATATCTCCGTGTTTTTCTTTATAATTTTCTAAAATCGTTATCAATTTACTTATTTTCATTTTAATATTGCCTTATTTTGGTCCTATTGTACTCCCTCTTATTATTTCTGTTTTCATAGGATTTTTAAATATAAGAAAGATTGATAATATAATTACTATAACTATTACTATTATGATGAATCCAATGATTAAATTTAATTTTTTATAATTTAATTTCTCGTCTTCTCTTTCATTATTTTCAATCTCTTTTTCTTCTAAATGTTCTTCATTTTCAATAATTTCTTCTTTAAATGACGCTTCATTCATTTAAATATTTCCTTTTCTAAATTACAAGTGATAATTCACAAATCTTTTACCTTATAGACCTAAATGAATTATAGAATATATCTCTAGACATTAAACTTCCTCTAAATAATATTTGAAATTCTTGTAATGCATTGAATTCTTCTTTAGTAATCGGTGAACCTGACATAGGTCCAAATTCAGATAATTCATTATTTAATCCAATAGTGAAATCATTAAGTACTCTATTATCAGAATATTTTATAATATAAAAACTATTAAAAATTTAAAGTCTTTTTTAATAGAAACTCATCTATTTTGAATAAATGTTTATTCTATTTGGCGTTATTACGACGCCTCTATCAACTATCTGATTAAATTCAGAATTGCTGATTACTTTTCTCATTATTCCTATCGCTCCATTTATATCTGCATTAATTTCAAAACCTCTACTGCTTTGGAATAGTCCTCTTTTCTTTCTTTTACCTAAATAGCTTTCTTGATGTTTCATTTCTTCTTTTGCTAAATGGTCAATTTTTGAACTGTAACTCTCCTCTGTTAAAATAAACTCTAATCCAATATTCTCGCATTTGTAATTTAATTGTTGAATAAACTTGTTAAATGGAATTTGGATAAATTTTTGATTATTTATTTTACCGAGATTTGAATTTTGTTTCCAATCTTTATTATGGCCGACTATTACCTTGCCTATATTATGTTCCATGCAATAATCTATTATATATTTAGTTGATTTATGAAAATAATCTATAATTTTATTTTCTCGCTTTAGTGATAATCTTTTTAATCGTTTGCTTATTTCTTTATTATTTACAATTTTAGTAGTAGATTTTAATTTTGCACTTTGTTTATTATAAAACTGATTAAAGGATTTAATAATTTTACCAGAAATTATAAAAGAAGAATTATTATCTCTATCAAAACAAGCAGCTAAATTATTTATTCCCAAATCAATACTTAAAATATTATCATCCGAAACCTTATTATCTGAAATATTAATTTTATAAACAATTTCTAAAATATAACAATTAGTTTGTGGAACTATTCTTGCTTGCGCCAAATTTTTATTAGTTACAAAGGTTTTAATTGGGTTTATTTTAGTAAATTTTGGAAAATGAAATAAACTATCATAAATATTATTTTTATTGTTACAAGGGAAAATTACAATATTTCTTCCTTTTTCTTTATCTTTGTATTTTGGTAATTTAGGTCTTCCTTTGAACTTGCTTGAATTTTTCTTATATTCCTGATTTGCTTTGAAAAACGATTTCCAATTTTTATAAAGTAATTTCAAAATCTGTTGATTTGTATTTGATCCCATTTTGACCCAATCTATTTGTTTTTCTTTTGTCAGTTGTTTTGATAATTCATATTCTTTAGGTAATTTTCCAGTTTGAATAAAGGATTGCCTTAAAATATAATTACAATAATTATAAAGATTTTTTGAGTTAAAACATAGTTCATCAATTTCTTTTAAATTATACTTTAGAATATGTCTTTCCGTTCTTTCTACAACCAATATCTCTCCTTTCTTAAAATAAATAATGGTTAATTTTAGTAAAATACTTTTACTGTATTATGAAGTTTTTAATTACTTGCTCCAAAATAAGCTACTCCTTGCATAATATCAGTTATAGTTCCTTTATTATCAGTTTTAATAGGTTGAATTCCCCAGTTTTTACCTTCAAGACAAATAATTGCTTTATCTGTTCCGAATTTATCAATACAAAGTTTGATAAAATCTTCTAACCCGTTATTTTTAGGCATTACTGCATTACTAATTGTTTTTGGAGGTATTATTTTACCATAATCCTCAATTGATTTTCCTTCTTCTGGTTGTGGTTGATAGCCATGTTGTAAAAATACTTTATCTACTTTTGACATAAATAATTCCTCCTTTATATATCTACAGGTAAATAATCTATTCTGTCCTGTATATATTTTCTTAATTTATTTTTAGTAAAGAATAAAGTTGGATGAATTGAACAATCATCATCTTCTCTCCAATCAAATTTATCAAGGAAACAAGATTTAATATAATCAACATGAGCTTTACCTTCATTATCTATATTGAATTTGAATCCTGTTTTACCACTTCCTCTTGATAATATTCCTTCATTATTTTTAAAGTATAAATTAAATCCTTTATCATGAAGAAAATCTAATTCTTTTCCTTTATAAAATTCAGAATGCATATGATGATTTATAACTTCTATTAATTTATTATGATGTTCTTTTCTTAAAGAAGTTCTATTTCCTTTATATGTATCCATAAAACTTCCTATTATTTTATAACTCATTATTGACCTCCTGGTAATACATTTTCAATATTTATAATATTAAAATAATTTTTCCAATCATTTAAATTATTTATATCATTGGCTTGGCAATAAAAAGATGGCAATATATAGAAATCTTTTAAATCATTCAATCCTGCATTTACAAATTTAGGTATCATAATCGGAAATTCAGTTTTAGTATAAGTATTCATTAATTTACATTTGAATATAACATTTCCAGTTATTGGACTTTCATATTTTACATCTACTCTTTGATTTATGATATAAATTCCATTTATAAAAGTTGTATCTTCTGCTCTAAATGGATTTATTACTATATCTTTAACTGTAGGAATAGGCGAACTAATATGATAAGTATTATTACCATTTCCTAAAGCAAAAGTACTATTAGTTATTCCTAAAATTAACAATAAACAAATAAATAATTTTTTCATAATTTATACCCTCGCTTCTTATAATTTATTCTTTCGCGCAATCAATTATAAATAATAATGCCATTACTACAAAATAACTTATAAAGAAAAACATTTATTATTCCTCCATTATGCAAACTTCATCTTTATTCAAATCTAATAATTTAATAAATTGTTTATATTCACCTTTAGAATCTTCAATTATTACTTCATTTCCTTTATAATGTTCATTAAGTAAGAATTGTTTGAGTCTCATATGAAAACCATTACCGGTTTTATTTTTTATAATTATCTTATCCATTTATAATTCTTCAAAATCTTCTGATATATCTTCTAAATCGAAGAAAGGTTTATGTTTTTCTCTTTTAATTATTTTAAGTTTTACTGGAAATGTTTTATGTTTAGGTATAAAATCTATTTCTTCAAATTCTTCTTCTAAATCCCAATTTTGATTATCCATGATTTTCTATTCGTTCCTTTAATTCATGAGTAATCATTTTAAAATAATGTTCTCTTTCTCTATCTTGTGTTCCATCTTCCGCTCTCATATATATCCATAACAACTCTTCAGTTAAAATAAAATTAGAACAATGATTTAAAGGAATAAGTTCTTCAAGATTGCTTGTATGATTAACAATCATTTTATTTTTAATTAAATATTCGTAATCCATTTCAAAAATCCTTTCATCTGAACTTCGTTATATGATTTTATTTCATCCCATTTTTCTTTGCCGATGGTGTAATTTTGAAGATAGTTAAACAAATCACAAATTTCTTGAGTAGATAATTTGAATTCGTTAAATTGAATTAACTCAAAATTCTCATTAATTTCTTTAGGAATAGAATCAAAATAAGCCTTCAATTCTTTATATTCTCCTATTCTTAATGGAGAACCAATATCTTTCATCATAATTATTGCGGGTTCATCTATAAACTTTTGAGTTATTTTATTAAAAACTGATGTGTTATTTTCTGTTGTAAAATTTCCATTCATAATTATTTAGGTCCTACTCCTAACCAATGTTTACTAAAATCAAATGGTTTACCCGATTTAGTGATAAGTCCAGCTTCAAATAATACTTTTCTTGCTTCTTCTTTACTTATTTTACATTTTTTAATTGATTTCATATATTCTATGAATTCTTGTTCAGTTCCTTTACTCATCTTCTTCCTCTTCATCTTCATAAGAATCACCAAATTTTTTATGTAATTTTAGATAAAGTTCATATAATTCTTCGGAATATTCATCTCCTAAAAGATCATCCATATTATCTGAATATTCACTTAATATATCATAAATAAGTCTTAATTCTCTTTCATTTAAAACTTCTCTACTCATATTTAAATCCTTCTTTTTCAACTATTCTATCAAAATATGAAAATATATCAGAAAATAATCTTGATTGCATACATTTGATTTTTTCTGATATTATTTTTGCACATTCCATTTTAGTTTCTTCACTATATTCTTGATATGGTTTTAATTTAGGAATATTTTTCATTTTAGAATTTATCTCCATCTGTAATTTCTTGTTCTTCTCCGCAAATAGGACATTTTACTTTTATAATAGAGCCTAAACTTGTTCCTTCTATAGTATAAATATAAGTAGAACCGAAAGTACTTCCATTTACTGGAAAACGGCCTGATTTATACATCTCGTTTAATTTTTTCTCTGCACATTTTTTATAATGTTTATCTTTAAAATCTTTAATTGCTTTTGCTTCCTTATCAGTTAATTGACATAAACAATTATCCCAAAATTTATTATTAAGTTCTTTATTTTGTTTTTCTAAATCTTTATAAGCCTTATTAGATTTTAATTCTTTTATTTCTTCTTCTAAATCTTTAATTTGAAGTTCATAATATTTAGATAATTCTTTTATATTATTACAAATTTCAGAAGGATTTATGCTTGACTTATCAAAAGTTCCTTTAACTTTTCCTTTCTTATCCATTATTATAGTTGTTCCTTCCCATTTTAACAAATCATTAATTTTCTTACTCATAAAATTTACCTCTACTTTTCAATTACGTTTGTCTTATCTGTATAATATTTACCCTCACTGTTTTTATGTAATCTATAAATATTACAAATAAATATTATAATCTCAATTATATATCTTATTGCTGAACTAAAATTTAATACATAAAAATCATAAGTAATATATCCTATATCAAAAGTTGCATCTAACATATATCTATGAATATCTTTTCTTACTATAAATAACATAGAATTTATAGCATTCACAATTCCTAAAACTATATAAAATGGATTATTTTCTATTTTATAAAATGCTATTCCTATAAATACTATTGGAATTGCTAATATAATTGCTTCTCCAATTGGTTGGACTATCTTTTCTTCTTTATGTAAGAATAAAGTAATTGTTTTTATTGACAGATACCATAAAGAAGCAAATATTCCCCAATAAGCATTTAACATATAGTAAGGAATTATATCTATTAAACAAATTATTATCCATAAAATAGAGCTCTTTCTTCTATTTATTACTGTATTTGCGTAAAATGATAATAATATAGAAGATATTTGTATCAAATTTGCCATCACTATTAACTTCATAAAATATTTACATCGGTTTGCCTTTCCTCATAGAACTAACTTTAAAATATGAGATACTGTATTTCCTACCCTATTTGAGAATTTCCTTAAATAGTTCATAGGTAGTTAGTTTTCCTATTCCTCCTGGATTAGGTGTTATTATTATATTTTTATCTTCAATCTTATCTATATCCCAATCACCACATACTTTTCCATCTACTACATTTATTCCTACATCTATAATTAATTGTTCATTATCTCCATTATTACAATGAGAGAATGATTTAGGTTTTCCTGCGGCAGTTATAATACAATCACATTCATTAAAATATTGATTTTTTAATAAATCATTTGTTTTAGTATGAACCCAATTTATAGTAGCATTTAAATCTATTAATTTAAATGCGGTAGGTTTTCCTATTAAATTACTTCTATTTGCTATAGTAATTACAATATTAGTTAAATCATTTTTATAATAATATAAAATAGTATCTATTATTGCATTTGGAGTAGGAGTAATTAATTTACAATTAGTGGCTTTTTCACTATAGCATAAAAACCCAAATTCATCTATGAAAGATTTTACTTTTTCATCATTTAACACAGAATCCATTATATATACTCTACTAGAAAAGAAACAAGCCATAGGTCCAATACTAAATCTATCAAATTCTTCTGAATTTATATCTATTATTTTTACTTCATCGACGTAATGTTCTTTATCATTTACTTTCTTTATTCCTTTACAATAACTTAAATTATCAGGATTAGAATCAGTAAAAATAACTAATCTTTCAATATCTAGATTTTCAATAATAGACTTTTTTACCTTTTCTATAATAGGTTCCATATCTAATACTTTCATATTTGAATTATTCCCCCATTTAATATTATTATAATATTATACATTTATTATTCTTAATTTCTAATAAAATATATTATAAAATACTATTTTCTTCTATTTTACAAGTTTTAAATGTATTCTCTAGATACTATTTTATGCATTCTGTATAAATTATCATAGAGTTTTGTGTATTTCAATTCTGTGAATATTCTTTTTATTTTATCATATCCGCATATTGAAGTTAAAGCTGTGAAATTTGCATTAACTTCAATAAATCTTTTAACATTATCTTTATAATATCTATAATTATGAGTATTAACGTTTCCATAGATGTAAATACTATATTTTCCTCCACTAATGCTATTGAATATATCTATTAACATAGCTTGTAAATGTTCTTTATATTTATATCTATTAAATAATCCTTCTAATTTAGACATTATTCTTTCTATTTCTTTTATTTCTATATCTTTAAATAGTGTCTCTTTTAATAATTTATATTCTTTTTCATTTATATAATAATCTATGTGATATCCAGTCGGAGAAGGTATAGTGCAAATTCTTTTATTACAATAATAATCTTTAAAGTGAGTAATCTCATGAATAAAAGTTACAGGATTTAAATAATAAGAATCATTTATATTTATTATTCTTCTATAAATATCAAATCCAGTTACATTTAGTACTTTATTTCCGTAACTTATTTTTACAGAATTAAAATATTTTAAGAAAGGTTTTAACTTTCTATGTTTTAATACTTTATTTATTTTTGCGGATTTGATTTTATTCATTTTTAATTAATGTATATCAAATAATTTCTTGCACTCTGAATGAAGTTCATTATATATAGGTTGATATTTTTCTTTTAATTCTTCCCAAGTTTTATCTGTATTTACTATATCATCGTAGTATTTATTAGCACATTGAAAATCAGTTATTTTACCATATTTTAGTAGTTGAGCTTCTTCCATAAGTAATCTTAATGAGTGCCACATTGATTTTCTTCCAATATATTTATCTTCATTAGGTAAAGTTAATTTCTTTTTACATTTTACCCAAGAGTTAGAGGCTTGCTTACTAAAATTCCTTCTTACATATTCGTAGTTAAATTCAAAATTAGGAATATAAGTTTCTTTAATCTTGAATTCTTTAGGAGCAAAAACAGCTTCAAAAATCTCAATTTGATTTTTTCTTGCCATTCTTTCCCAAGCACTTTTAGTTACAAAAGCGTAAGATTCATTTCCATCTTCTGCAGTTAAAGGATAATCAGTGAAGTCTTTAACAACTACGATGTAATCATAATCGCTTTTATCATTTGCAGTTCCAAATAGCCTTGAACCTCGAAGATAAATATTTATATAATTTTCATTATTTACATTTAATTTCATACTATTGACTTCTTGCACTTTGAATAGAAGGTACTACAGCTTCAGGATTAAATACTACTTGATAATGATATGGATCTGTATGAATTCCTGTAATATCTTCCACTACATAAATAACCCAATCATTTAATATTACATAGTTTTTCTTGTATTCATTTACTCCTGTTTTACAAGTAACTACTAATTCATTTTCACTATTGTTACTTAAAGACATATATCCTTCAATATTAAGAAGAATTTTATCAGTTCTACAATTATAAACAGTTATTCTTCTTTCTACATTGAAGAAATCGGCTTCTTTTGATAGATTATGATTTACAATATCAGATTCTCTACATCCACATAGACTAAATGCTGATAATAAAATTAGCAATAAACTTACAATTTTTTTCATATTATTTATTCCTCCTCTTGTTTTGTTGTTATTTTTAATACTATTGGATTTTCTTCTGGAAATCTTTCACCTGGCAATATTAGAAGATCTTCAATTTCAACATCTTCAATATCATTTGCAGTATAATCAACACCATCTCTTAATATTTCAATATCTTTATACCAAAATACTCTTTTACCATTTAGATAAATATCATCTAAAAAGTTATTTTTTAATAATTTTAAAAGTGCATATAATTTCATAATTTATAAAATCTCCTTATCTTACATTTATTTTAATCATTTTGTTCTTTCAACCATTTATCTATTGAATTTTTTACTTCATCTCTTTCTTTCCCTTTAGTTTTATCATAAATATAATGACAATTAGGACAAAGAGGAGCTAAATTATCTATATTATTTATAGTAGATATTAATGCTTTATCTGAAAATTCTGAAACCGCTTTTATATGAGCGATATCTATATGAATATCCCATTCGCAATTACAACATTTAGTTTGTCTTTTTGACTTATCATATATGGATTTTGCATTAGTAGTAATAGCACTTCTAGCATAAGCATAACCTTTATCATATAATTCTTTTTTAGTTATTTTAGAAAAATCAGCAGGTTTTACTTTTATATGTTCTAAATCTAATCCTAATTGCTCACATTTATCTATTAAATAAGTAGTTATATATTTTTTCTTTAATCCTAGATTTCTTAAGAATTCTTTTATAGATTTACTTTTATTAAAAGCTTCTTTTATTTTAGAATCAGGAAATTTATATTCTTCTAACTTTTTATATAAAGATTTGGCTCTTTTCTTATATCTTTCTTCTCCTCCATTCTTATTATTATAAATAGCCGCATGAGAAGAACTACAGAATATATTATTTCCATTTTCATAAGCTTTCATTCTATCTTTTAATTCATCAAATGATTCTATTAGTATTGCTTTTCCACAATGTTTACAATAGAATGGGTCTTCATTATATAATTTTATCTTTTCTTTATGACTTTTAATTTTTTCTTCATTACTTAAGCCATTGTAAGACCAATTTTTAAGTTTTTTGAATAATCTTTTATTCATAAAAATTATCCTTTTCTTAAATCTTCAATTCTCATTTGTAAAGAATTATAATAATCAGTCATTGCTGATTCTTGTCTAACTAATCCATTTAATTGTGATTGAGATACATTGTAAATAGATTTTGAATTAAGAAATCTTCTTAACTTCATCAATTTTTCAAATAATTCTTGCTGTTCTTTAGTAATTTCTGTTAAAATATCTCTATCTTTATTATGGTGATCTTTAAATGGATTTTGTAAATTATCTTCACCAAAGAATTCTATAATTTGTTTTGCATTTACAGGCATAAAATTATTTGCATCCATTCCTACATCATATCTTAAAATACCAATGTTTTTATTATTGATATTATATTCTGGTGAATTATGTTGATGCCCATGTAAATGAATATATCCTCTTCCTTGATGTCTCCATGAAAGTAAAGGATAGTGTTCTAAAATCCACCAATGATTATGATCTTCTAATTCCATATAATCACGAATTTCTTTAAAATAACCTTCAGGATATCCATCTTTATCATGATTTCCTTTAATAAGATATTTATTTTTACATCTAATTCTATCTAATAGTCTAATAGTTTCTTCTAAAGAAATATGTAAAGAACAATCTCCTAAAATAAAAAGTTTATCATTAGGAGTTACTATAGAATTTATATTTGAAATTATTGTATTATTCATTTGTTCTACATTTGCAAACGGTCTATTCTGCATCCCGATAATTGCAACATGACCTAAATGTAAATCACTTGTGTACCAATTCATTATTATTTCCTCTTTTCATCATATCATTGAATTTTTCTGCTAATAGTATAGAATAGTTCTTTTTTACTTTTATTACTCCGTTTGAAAATACTTCTAATTCTTCTATATTAGGATCAGATAATAAAATATCAATTTTTCTTTTAGTTATATCATCTATTCCTATAAATGTATTTCCCGATTTTATATAATTCATTATTTGATTTCCTTTTTCTTCATTTTCTCATTAAAAATATTTGCTAATATATAAATATGAGAATTAAATTTTTGAAAAAGATTAATTGCTTCCTTTAATGTTTCTCCATGAATAGTAGTAATTCTTCCTTTGCAATAATGGCCTATTTCATTTTTATTAATTTCTGGAATTGAACTTATCATAGTTTAGAATGTTCCTCTTTAATCATAGTTTGAATCATATCTATTCCATCTTTTAATTCTTTTTCATTAAGAGATATATGATGTCCAACTCTAGTAGGAGCAATGATTTTAATTTTAGATGATTCACTTTTTCTAACTATTTCGTTAAACTCTTTAGAATTCATTCATTGTTCACCTTCTCCATCATAGAAATCTAATCTTGAATAAGTATTTACTTCATTTATTCCTGGAATATTACTATATTGTTTCTTCTCATATTCTTCTTTAGTCATTATATTACAAGGAATAACTTCTATATTAGGATTATAATTGAATGATTTCTTTAAGTTCTCACAGAAGTTTTGACTTTCTTCCATCGTATTAAATACTATAGGTTTAAATACTCCTGTTTGTTCTTGTAATCCCATAGGTTCTCTATTTAATAATACTCCATACATAATTATTTTATCTCCTCAATTATATCTTTATCTGGATTATATTTACATAATTTTCCGTTTTCTGAATAATAATTAGTAATTCCTCTATCACTCTTCAAATAAACTATTTTAGTTCTTACATCATATACTAGATAATAATCAAAGTTTTTAAGAGTAGATTTTAAATAGAGAAATTTTAATTCATATGGTTTAAACTCTCCTTCACTTACATATTCTATTGAAAGTTTATTTAATTCTTCTCTATTTTTATTTGAAATTACAACATCTCTATCTACAATTCCTTTAAATATGAAAAATATCAATATAATCACAATTGCATATAATATTATTTTCATAAAATCTTTCATAGTAAGTTATATTCCTCCTATATTTTCATTTTTTCTTTCATCTCTTTTATTCATAAAATCAATTACTTTTAAAGTTACAATAATAATAATTATTATAAAAGAAAATCCTAATATCATTTCTAATAATAGTTCAAATGTTTCAAAATTCATATTATTTCAACTCTCCTTTTAATTCTAAATTCAATAATTCTCTAAATTCTGATTTTGAAAAAGGTTTTCTAATATAATCTCTTGAATAAGTTCCTTTATCTCCTATAATACTTCCATATTCAGTAAATCCTCTAACTACGTCTACACCTATTCTATTTGCTATTAATTTGCCCTGAAAGTTTATAGCATTATCTAAATCTAGAATTATTATTTGGTCACCTATTTTATATGCTTTTCTTTCTCTTTCTTTTAATTCTTGTTTTCTTTCTTCTTCTATTTCAGCTCTTCTTTTTGCTAATTTAACTGCATTGTAAGGACTATTTAACCATTGTTCATATTCTTCTTTCTTTTTTCTTTCTTTTTCTTCTCGTTCTTCTAAAAGTTTTTGATGAACAATTTCCCATTCAGCATTTATTTTTTTAGATTCTTGAATATAATTATATCCTTTAAATCCTAAATAAGTTAAAGAAATTAAAGAACATATAATTAAAATTCCTATTATAATAGGTTTTTTAAAATGAAACCAAATATTATCCCGCCATATTTGATTATACCATTTAGAATAATCCTTTCTTCTACTTCTCATATAAAAGTTCCTCCAAACTATTTATAATATTATAATAATATTATATGATATTTCAGAGAAAAAATCAAGGGTTTTATATAAAAAAAATAGACATTTCTTTTATGAAATATCTATTTTAATTTATATTATAAGATAATTAATACTATATTTATTTCTTTTCTTTATAATGAATTAATGCTTGATAATTGCCTCCAATTATTCCACTACAATATTCGTAATCAATGTTAATTATAATATTTTCTTTAAGAAACTCATTTATTGAATTTTCTAAATTTCCTTTTGTACTTTCGGCAATTATTTTTACTTTATCATTAGTATTAGTTATGTAATTTGAACCGGTTTCATAATAAGCTTGAACTTGTTCTGGCTTTTTATAAGTAATTACTCCGATGGCTGTTACAGATAGAAACGCTATCATAAATAATGCTAATTTAAAGTCTGGTTTCTTATAATAATTCATAATTTAATTCTCCTTGGTTGATTTAACTCCACTTGTTTTTGGAACCGGTGGATATTTTCTTTTTTTTCTGTTTCCAAATCTAAAGTTTTTATCATAAGTAGCTTTTCCACCATAACAATTATTTAATCTTATTCTCATTATAATCCTCCAAGTTTTACGGTTATTAAACCTCGTTTAGATGGTTTAAAATTGCCTTCATTAAATTCTTTTACATCTTGAAGAAAGGCTATATAAGCTTGACTTTTCTTACTCTTCTTGTTTTCAGGAATTTCATTGTGCATCTTTATTAAATCTTTTCTCATAAAAGTTGCCATCATACTTTATTTTCTCCTAAATTTCTCTTATTTGATGCAATTCTACACAATAATCTTTGAAATTATAATAGGTCCAATCTAGTTTATCCAGTTCTCCAATATATTCAATAGATTTACCTACAAAAGTTTTATGAATTAACTTATCTGCGGCTTTCTTACTTGTTTCTCCTACACAAAACCACTTTCGTTCATTTCTATTTCTTAAATCAGGTTGTCTATGTCTATCTTGGCAGTAAATAAATTTTTTCATTATTCATCCTCCTTCATGAAAGTATCTTTATAGGTTACGGAAAACATATAAAGAACCATTCTCGCAAATGATATAATAAAAATTACTCCAAAAAGTGTTTCCATATTTTCAAAAATAGTATAGCTTGCCGTCCCTTCAATAGCACTTTCACGAAGATTGTTAAAAATACAACTTATAATCACACTTAATATAATTGAAATTATAATAATAGATTGTTTCATAAGTTCTTTATCTTCTTTAATTTTTTTTTCTCTATAGAAACCTTTATCGCATTTTATCATAATTATTACCTCTAAATATTTTATCTGTGCCAATCTTTTATATCTTCACTATATGGTAATTCTCCTCTCTTAACTTCTTTATAAAATTCATTTAAGTTTTTATTACTTATATAAAAAGTGCATTCATCTATAGCATCTCCATCACAACTATCGCCACCCCAATCAAATACCCTTATATAAAGATTATATTCTTTTAATTTTTCACTCACCATATTAACGATATCATTAGAAGCTTCAAAAAGATCAGAGCCTATATCACCCTCATTGAGACTTACATCAACATTATATACAAAATCTTCTTGAGATAAATTTATATTATCAAAAGCGTCAGGATAATCCACTTGATAAGGTTCAACAGATAAATAACTTCTTAAATTATCTGATGTGAGATTTAAGGTTGGATATGCATCATTTATAATTTTAAGTAAATCTGATTGTAATTTTTGAGCACTTAATTTTTTCTTATATCCTTCTGGAAATTTAGGTCTATTTTTCATAAATATATTCCTCGTTCATTAACATTTTATTCATTATAAACTTTTTGATAATCCTTCAACTCTTTGTCTACATAATTCATATTTAAACGGATTATTATCAGTAGGAAAATTTTGAAAATTATTTCTTTCTTGCATAGAAGTTAAAGCTATTTTAATAGGATACATTATATTTGGATTTTCAGAATCTTCTATATACAAATATCTATATTTATTATATCTTTTATTCATCGTGTCTTTTTAACAATTCTCCTTCTAATAATGGAATATATTGTCCATAAAGTGAATTTTTAATCTTTTCTTTTTTAACTGCTTTTATGCAATTTTTAATATATCTAGTAGACATATCTTTTATAGGAGTAGTTTTTCCATAAGAATCAACCCAAATTCTACGTTTTAATCCATTCTTTAATAATTCTCTAATTTCTTCTACTGAATAACATGATTTTAATGTAATATTATTATCATCCAAATAAGTTTTACAAGTAGAATTGGCTAAATCAGTAATAGATTTACCATCATAATCTACGGTAATATTCATATTTGCTCTTACTGGAGCTATTATATGAGCATTACAGCTATCACAACAATAACCTTTATCATAATTAGGATTCATAGATAAAGGCCAAGGATCATTACCCCAGTAATATTTAGAAGCTTCAAATTCTTTACCGCAAATATTACACTTCTTTTTAGTTTTAGGAGCATTTTTTCTTTGTTCACTAGTCCCAAACATTTTTTCAATTATTTTTTTAATTGAGTTTTTCATTTTTATCTAATCCATTATTTAATTAATTTATATGTTTATCAATATCTTCTATTAAATAAGGTAAATTATATTTGTCATCCCAATGAGAACAAGTATCGTTTTCATATACCAATGGTTTTTCATAATATTCATCAATATCTTTCATATAACCGCAAGTCCCGTAAGGTTTAGTATCACCAACACAATGAAGTCCACCTTCTTTAAATTTTCTTTCAAAATTTTTACAAGTCCAACATCTCTTTTCTTTTAATCTATTTTGAAATATTTCTTTTCTAATATTTTCATTGAATATTACTTTTTCATCTCTTTCAGGATTAGATTGACCTAAATATTCTAATTTGAAATGATTTTTTATCTTATTTAAAATCTTGCTCATATTTGCTCCATTGTAAAATTATTTAATAAATTTTTCTATATAATCTCTATCTTGAGTAAAGATAGGAATATTTTCATCGGGATTCCAACCTCTATCTTCAACTGTATTTCCTTTGTAAAAACACATTCCTCTTTTATCTCTAGTTGGTAAATCATTCCAATTTACACCTTTTTCTTCAAACATTTTATCTTGTAATTGTTTTCCATTCAATCCTTGTAATTCTTTATGAGAGAATAAACTTCTTGCTAACATATAAATTGAATTTCTTGAAGCATCTTGTTGTCTCCAGATGAAATAATTACAAACTTCTTCTTTCGGAATATTAAATGCTCTAGAATCAAATAAAGCCGGTCTTTTATATGGATCATAAACTTCACTATTTTCTTTTAATTTAGTTTTATCTATATTTATTTCAAATTCTCTCATTAATTTATCTAATGTATATGAATAATCTGTTCTATTATAAGAATCCCAAAACTGATTCATCCAATAATTAAAATAATAAGTAGCTAAAGCAGAGGTTATAGAAACAATCTTTTGAACATTATAATCAAAATATGCCTCTGTATTTAATTCAAAATCGTCTCTTAAAAGAAGTGATATTTCATCAGATTGGGTGTAAACAAATCTACAACTTTGAACATCTTTTGCTACATTATAAGCAGTATATTCCATTGTTTTTGAATAAATATCATCAAAAGGCTTATAAAAATGAGAAGTATAAGAAGAACCCGCTTTCATATCTAATCTAATAATAACTGGTATTCTTCTAGTTAAATAAGTTTTACTTCTATTTTCATAATTTTCTTTCATTCTATCTGCAATAGAACCTTGAGCTACTTTATTCATAAATTATTCGCTTCCTTCCATATATTCTTCAAATAGATGAATCTTAAATGCTTCTATCCATCTCTTTAAAAATGTTTTGTCTTTTTGTTTGATAAAACTAACCAATGGATTATTTTTAGTCCATTCTTTAATTTTTTCATCTATTTCTTTTCTTATATCTTTTTCTGACATATTACTCATAATTGAATTCCTTCTTACCAAATAGTATGTAAAACTAGATTTCTTTTCTCATCCGAAATAATTATAGGATGATCAGTAACTACAGTTTTAGTTTTTGCAAATCTAGTTGCTTCTACTATATCATTTGAATATGAACAAAATGGAACTCCTGCCTTTTCAAAACTTACTTTGTATCTTGCCTTATTTTTTTGCATAATTTCTTACCTCAAATTTATAATCATCCATATCTCTTTTAAAGTTCATAGACGTATATTTCTTCTTTGGAACCAATTTATAAAGATTTGAAAATATCTTTTTTAATCCATTTATTATCATATTAACCTCGTTTTATATTAATTACCATCTTGGTCTTCTACCTTCATTATTAAGCCAATCATTTTCAGCATAAGCAAAGAATAAAATAATTCCTATTCCTAAAATAATAAAGAATATTATTACTACTATTTTACCTTGATTAACTTCATTTTGAATTTGATTTATAATTGCTTCTTTAGAATCTAATTTATTATAGAATATAGTATGTTTTTCAATTAAAACATCATTATCTATTATATTATTATTTTCTAAAAAAGTTAATAATATTCCTTGAGAATTATTATAAATGCCTCTATAAATATATCTCTTATGATAAGCAAATTCATCTATTCCTATATCCTCAAGATTTCTAAATTCTATATTAAGAGTAGACATATTAAAGATATTATCAAATATTTTTATAGAATTAGACTTAAATATATCTGTATTTATTAGATCCCATGACCAATAAGTATGAACAGTAGTATTACCTTTAGAATCAGTAGTAGTATAAGTATGTTGTCTATATTCTTCGTAATCTCTTTTCAAATATAAACAATTTTCAGCTATCCTATCACTTATAGGTTCATTAGTAGAAAAAGTAGTAGATATAATAGAATTACCAATGGAAGTTTTACTAGCATAATCAAAAGTATCTTTATTATCAATATAAGTTGCTGAAGTTAATATTCTTGAATATTCACCTTCTTTAGCACTTAAACTATTAAATAAAACTACTATAATTGTTATAATTATAGCTCCTATTCCTACAGATACTATTTTTTCTCTATTTGTAAATTCCACGTAATAATTTTCTCCAAATACTTTATAATGAAAATAGAATAAAAATACTACTATGATAATTGGATATAAAATTGCTTGTTCAATATTCCATCCAAACATTTTTACTTTAATAAATCTGAAACATTAGGTGCATTTTCAGATACATTTTCAAAATTCAAATAATTATAACTCTTAATTGCATATCCTGTAACTCCTAAAAAGAAGCTATTAGGAAATGCTTGAATATAACTATTATAACTTTTTACTGATTCATTATAAGCACTTCTATAATTAAATACAAGATTTTCAGTATTTGCTAATTCAGTCATTAGTTGATTATAATTAGTATTTGCTTGCAATTGTGGATATTGTTCTGCAACTACTCTAACTGCATTTTGGATATTCTTAATATCTTCTTCAGTATAATTAGTTTTTCTTGCTTCCACAATCTTCATTAAAGTATCATATTCATATTTATTATAATCTTTAACTGTTGCAACTAAATTAGGAATTAAATCATCTCTCCTCTTATATTGAGAATTGATATTACTTTCTGCTGTTTTGATATTTTCTTCTAATCTTATAGCAGTATTTTTATAAGAAAATCCCATAAAAATTACTCCTATAATTACTACAAGTACTACTCCAATTGTTACTAATACATTTTTCATTTTAAATTTCCTCCTTAAATATCTTCCTTGTTTAAGATTTTGCTCCACATATCTTGCGATAAACGTGAAGTGTTGAAATAATTTATAATGTATCTTATATTAGTGATCTTACTTAATTTCTGATAATATCTATATGTTATATTTCCTTCATAATATCTCTTTTTAACATCTTTTCTATATTTCTTAAGTAATTTGTTTTGTTCATTTGTAAACCAATAAGGATGCATGTTATTTATTTCTAGAAATGAACATCCTTTTCCAAAACAATCGTGACTTTTAATATCAGATAATGTTAAATATCCTTTATGTCTATTGTAATGGCAAAATCCGCAATGATCTCCAATTATAGGTAAACCATTAATATTTAATTTTTGATAAGCATTATCCATTATATTTACAATCTTTACAATGTGGAGAATTCGGTTTATATAAGCAACCTTGACATCCTTCAATAGGAATAACTTGTCTAAAATATTCTCCCATCTTTTCCAAATCTTTTGCTACAGCAATTATATCTTCTTCAGTTAAATATTTATTCAATACATTGATTTTTTCTTCTGTAGTTATTGCTTTGGCATATTCTTCTTTAAATGAATTTTGAATATCTGTAGATTCATATTCTTCAATATGATTTCTAATTGTTCCTATAATAAAACCAATAAGTATAAATAATATAGTTAAAATTATTGCTATTATTTCTATTCTTAACATTTCATCTGCCTCATTTTACTCATCATTACCATCTAATCTAAACCCTATCTTATAAGGTTTTTGTTCACCTATAGGTTCAATTATATCATTTGATAATTCAGAATTAGAAGATATATTATTAGTAATTGAAGTTATAGGAACTGATTTTGGTAATCTTCTTATTATATTCTCTGCAACTTTTTCTGCTTTTTCTCTTGTTTTATATGGAGTAACATCTAATATTTCTTCTCCATTAATTAATGCATAATTTATAACCCAATGTGTATGTTTTTCATCTGGTTTTTCTGCATTATCACATATATTTTTAGTATCTACAAATTCAATTCTATTTGATAATAAGTAAGTAGTTTGTCCTTTGGAAATATTTACTTTTATGAAATCGTCGGTTACAAAAGAATTATAAGGAATGATTTTATCATCTTTTCTTTTAACTTCTTTTATAATTGATTTTTGTTTTACAACTTTATTATTTATATTTCTTTTCATATTTCTTTAAAATCCTATTGGTCTTTTTAATTGATCTGCTGTTTCTACAATGGCTTTTATTTCATCCAATGTGAAATCTTCAGATCTTACGGTGAATCCTATTAAACTAGAATTTTTATCTATTCCTACCAGTACATGATCATTTCTCTTAAATACATATCTTATATCATTATCTTCAGTTTTAAATATTTCATACAATTCATATTTGAATTTATCTGAAAGGATTGATAATTTTAATTTTTCAGATATAGGTTCTAATTTATCTAATTCATTTTTCTTTTGAACCTCATCTTTTATAAGAATGGTTTGTTCTTTACTTACATTTACTATTCTAGCTAAATATCCGAATCTATGATAATATCCTTCAGATTCATTTAAGAATATTACAATATCTCCATTTGATTTGTCTCTAAATAACATGTATTTATCCTCCTTATTTAAGATAATTCTATGGGTATATTTTCTATATCTAATGTTTTATATTTAGTATCTATAACTAATAGATATATATCACTTTCAGTACTTTCTAATTCTTTCCATTCTTTTGATGTTCTATTTAATTTAACATTATCTTTATAAGAAGAATAATCATTTGCTAAAGATAACATTTCCCCTAATCTTGGAGTTAATTCTTTTATATGTCTTCCTTCAAAATATTCTACCATGATTTTTTCAATTGGATTATTACAACAATATTCTATTTCTTCATCTGTTAATTCAATATGTTCTTCAATTGGATCAGATAAAAATAAAGGACCATTGGTATTTCTGTTCGGCATATCGGGTGCAATACTTGGGCCTTTATTACATGATAAAAAATTTATAGGTAATATCATTATAAGTATTATTAAAATTAAGCTTTTCATATTATTTCCTCCTAATAATATTATACTAATATTATATGATATTTTTGAAGAAAAATCAAGGGTTTTATCCAAATAATCTTTTATATTCTAAATATCCTGTGTAAATTACTATGACTAAAATACTTATTATCCCATATATGAAATTCATATCTCTGGTTTCATAAAATATTCTACAAATATATCCAAGTGAAATAAGACTTACAAAATGAATTATGCTTATGAATATTTTCATATTATTTATATAACCTCTCTTTTAAATTTATCCCATTCTTTTTTAAACTCAAATATCAAATATATGAAATTAATAGCCAATGATATTAAAAATAAACTTGTTAATGAATTTGAATCTATAATCTCTTTAAATCCAAATACATATATCATGGCTTCTCCTCCCAAATATAATATTGAATTTTTAAGTAAAGTTATAATGAACCATATTATTTTACAAATTATTTCTTTAATCATCTTTATTTTCCTCTTTTATTTGAAATTTAATGTCATATTTGATAATGTTATAGTTTTAATTTCTTCCCATCTATTTTTAAATCTTTCTGGAAATTCTTTTGCAGGTTCTTTCTTTAATCCATATATAATTCCAATAAGATTACTTGGATGAGATTCACTTCTCCAATCCATAGGAGGAACACTTGGAAAATTAAGATTTCTACACCCTATTTCAAAATCATCATTCATGTATAATTCTAAAGGAACTCCAATGGAATTTTTAATTACTATTTTATGGTTTTCATCCATATAAAGATATTGAAGTAATATAGTTATATCTTCAATATCTTTAAGACCTTCTTTTGTTCTCATATTTTCTCCTTTAATTTATATCAAATAATTTCTTATATTCAGAATGAAGTTTATTATAGTGGATACTTTTCTTTTTAGTATTTCCAATCTCCTCTTTCAAAATCATATTGCTCTCTGGCTAATTGTTCGTATCTCATGTCCATTTCCTGTTGTTCTTGCATATAATCTTCGTAAGCTTGAATACAATTTTTGCACATCTTTTTATCTTTGTCATAGTGTTCTTTAGGAACCAATCGATTGCATTCTGAGCAAAGAACATTATTGTTAAGAAATTCAGTGAGTTTTTCTTTTGTATTTAGGCCTTTATCTTTCCATACTTCTTTTTGTAATTCACTCAATACTTCACCTATTTCTTTACCAGAATAACCTAATTTTATAAGGTCATTTCCATTTATAGCCAAATCTTTTAATAAATAAGGTTCCTTTGTATATTTAATCATTTCTAATTCATTCCATAAATCAGTCCTGAATTTGTTTAATTTTTCATTAGTTGATAATCGGTTTTGAATTGTAATCATTACAAATAATGGAATGCTTTCTATATCATATTTATTTAATAAATATTTACCAAAATAGTTTAAGTCAGTTCTTCCATAAGAAACATTTATATTTGAAAACAATTCTATAGTCATTTCTACTTTATCTATAACTTCATTTGAATATTTTAGGTCTTTTAATAAATCAACGATTATATTTTTATCTTCAATCATAAATAAAGTAGCATAATAATCAGTATAATCTCGTTTAAGAGATGACATTTCAAAACATTTCATTATTCCAGCATAATGTTTTAAGTTCTTAAATCTTTGGTCTATTGCATATAATAAACCGGTATCTATATAATAATAAAAATTTCTTTCTACACAACTACCTAAAAATGATTTAGTTAATTCTGCTTGAATTCTTTCTTTACTTACTTGACTAATTTTATCTTTTAATAAGCTTATAGCATTTAATGTATCTTTATCTACAGTAAATCCTAATTGACAACTAAATCTTATTGTTCTCATCATTCTTAAAGCATCTTCATTAAATCTATCTACAGGATTGCCTACACATTTTATAACTTTTCTTTCTAAATCATATCTTCCATTAAAAGGATCTACAAAACCTTTTCCTAGTGAATAAGCTATACCATTTATTGTAAGGTCCCTACGAGATAAATCTTCTTCAATAGATGAAGTGAATTCTACTTTATCAGGATGTCTTCCATCTGAATAATCTCCATCTTTTCTAAAAGTGGTTATTTCGTATTGTCCATCTTCTAAACAAACTGTAACAGTCCCGTGTTGAATTCCAGTATCAATAGTTTTTGAAAATAAAGATTTGACTTGTTCTGGAGTGGCATTTGTAGTTATATCATAATCATGAGGTTCTTTACCCAATAAAAAATCCCTGACGCAACCTCCAACAAGGTATGCTTCATAACCATTTTGGCTTAAAGTATCAAATATTTGTTTTATATCTTTTGATATTGGCATTTTCTTATTTACTTGTAACCATTCCTTTAAGGATACATTTACTTTTGTTCTCATTCTATTTTCCTAATATTTCTTTATTTATTGATATTCGCAATTCTTTCAATCTTTGAATTATAATTTTTAAATTTTCACATGTTTCCAAGTCTTATAATCAATAATTAATTCTATAGTCCATTCTGATACTTTATATTTTTCAGATAATTCTTTTATTATTTTTCTTTTATTTTCTTTAAATTCATTATTATTAATTATAAATAATCTTATTTCTTTGACTTTATTTTCATCTAATTTGGATGCGGGGTTCTTACTTCCAGTTTGAGCTAATTTCATATTAGAAGTATCTTTTACTTTAGTTCCTTTTAATATTTTAGAATGTCTTTCTCTTTCTTCTTTAGTCCATATTCTATTTCTATTTGCCTCCCACATTTTAGGTAAATTATTTTCCCATTGCCATTTATGATTTTTCCAATAACCATTTGGATCATCAAAATGTTTTTGCATTTTTTTACGCCATATTTCTTTATCCTCTTCAGTTGGAATATAAAAACATTGTCCTCCTTGATTTATATTAAGACATTGTCCTTTATATTCTTGGATATTTTTATAATAACATATATGTTCAATTTCCTCTTCATTTAATTCATCTTGATCTAATGCATAATCTATAATTTCTTTATTTACAAGATTGTTTATTATTTCCAAATCTACATTTTCAGATGAAAATCCAAAATATTTCTTGAACCAATTTTTTATATGAGTTCCACTCCCAAAATATCTTCTTGAATTTTCAGGTAAACCTTTCTTCTGTCCTATATAATATCTGCCATCCGGAAGAGTAATTTTATAAATATAACCATATATACTCGTTGCATCATAAGTATTTAATCGGTTTTCACAATATAACATATTTTATCCTTTAATTATTAATTCATTAATTTTAATTTTTAAATTTTCTATTTCAGACACATCTGGTTTATTTTTTAATTTACTTTGATCTTTCGCTGATTCTAAAATTTTCATTCTTTCTTTTATAAGATTTTCTCCTTTCTCTGTTAAATGATTATCTTTAGTTATCCATTTATTGTTTTCATTATTTCTAATGCTCATTAAAAGATCATGTTCTTTCTCTCTATATGTAATTATTTCTTGGTTAACTAATATATCATATCCCATATAAGTTAATCTTATAAGATGCATAAAATGTTTTCCTAATTTTCCTTTTTCAACGGCATTTTTATTTCTTTTGCCTAATTTATTATAATCTTTAAAAATACTAGATAATTCATTGAGAAAACTTTGAGCATCTTCCTTAGTTACGTTTTTAAAAATTAAATCAAAGTTATTATCTTCTCTTCCTATAATATATAATCCTTCTCTTTTTTCTATTGGAAATAATGTTTTAATATTTACACCATATCTTTCTTGCAAATGTTTACTTGAATTATCTATGCTTCTCAATATATTTTGTTGTTCTATTTTTTCTTCATTTCTACCTAATTTATTAAATAAACGGGACAATTGAGAATTAGCATATCCAACAAATGAATAAAAAGCATCTTTAGATAAAAATAATTTCATATTATCTAATATATTTTCTTTAAATATAGGATGAATATAAAGAGAATTTCTATCTATATTTCCACAAAATTCCACCGTATTAGGGTTCATTTTAGATAATAAATATATATATTTATTTATAGTATAAATTACAGTATCAGTAGCTTCATTTATTGATTGTTCATGGTCTCTACCTAATAGAATTTCTCTTTTAGTATTAAGACTTATTCCTCTTACATCAATATCAGAACTTTCTATATTAGTTCCATATGCATATGATCCACCCAAAGTAAGAAAAATTAAATTCTTACCTAAATTTTCATTATTATATAAAAAATTATAAGAAGGATCATTTGATACTACTTCTGCTATTTTAGGAAAATTCTTTTTAAATTGTGTTCTTATTTCATTTCTATTCATTTATTTAACCTCTTTATTCGATTTTATCTTTCCATCTTTTAATAAATTAGAAAAAGTTATTTTGAATACTTCATTTGCCAAATTATCTATAGGACTCACGTGAAAATTTTCTTCTTGTAATTCTTCTATTGCTTGTAAAATACTTACACTCATTCCATTTCCAGGATAAGGTTTATAAGTTCCATTCTTAATTGCTTTCTTTATTGAATCTATTCTTGCTCTTTCTAATTCTCTCATTGCTTCAAATGGAGTTATCATTCTATCCATTAGAAAAATCCTCCTCTGGAAAATAATGAACTTTTCTATGATGAACTTTTTGATATCCTTCTTTCATTAACATATCTGCATAAGCTTGAGCTCTTTCTTCGGCATCAAATATTCCTTGAATAATAAGTTGACCATCTACTTCATTTGTAACTATATATTTATATTTTCCTATATTTGGCATTTTAATTCTCCTTATTTAATAAATTGATATATTCCGAATATTAAGAACCAAAATATAGTGAAGAAAATTAATGCTAAAATCTTATATAATGATGAATTTAAATCATCTCTATTCATCATAGCATTTGTAAATTCGACAGGAAGGCTTATTAACAAGTATAAAATCACCGATTGTAAAAAATTTCTAGCAACTAGTCCAGGAATAAGTTGAGTTAAAATTTTATTATACAAGAAATAAAATGGAATAGTTTGAATTAATTGATATAATATTGCAAAAATAATATTATTCATTTTAATCCTCCTTAATGATAGTTATAGCCCATAAAATACTTAAGAATAAATTGATTGTAAGACATCCTAATGAATAGAAACGGCCATCAGTATTATTTATAAGTCTATCTAAATAACCATTTAAACTGCTTGTTACTCCGAGAATACATAGAGCCAAAATTATTCTATTGAATATTTTGTTTTGCATATTTTTAATCCCCCTTATTTTTATCCTATATTTAATACCATTTTCTTTGTTACATCATTACTATATATTTCAAATCCAAATCTTTTATAAAATCTATCTAAATCACTATATAAACAATCAAGATATATTTTATCTACAAAATTATAATATTGAATGATATATTTCATTAATTTAGTCCCATATCCGTTATCTTGATAATTCTCTTTGATTTCAAATGATTCTATTTTAGCTTCAGTTGGAGATTTAAGACAAATACAAGCAATTCCTATCATTTCATCATCTTCAAATAATCCAAACCAATCATCATTTAATAATTCTCTATTATATCTAAATTCCTCAGAATCCATATGAACAGTTTCTGGAAAATCATCTTCTACAAATAAATCATCTAAAAAATCTTCATCTTTTAATTTTTTAATTTCCATTTCAAAATCACCTTTTATGAAAATACTTCATTAATCTTTTTAATTAAATAATCTATTTCATATTGAGGTCTAGGTTCTTTTTTTGCCAAAGCTTTCTTTTTTGCTGAAATAGATTTCTCACGTTTAATTTTTACAGGTTCTATATGATTTATAGGCTGTGGATTTATTTCTTTTTTATTTATAGATACAGTTTCGACGATCATTTCTCTTAATGGATTAGGAAATTCTCTCTTAACTTGTTCAAAATTAATATTTCCATTTTTACAAAAAGACATTTGTTTTATTAAAGATCTGCACTCTGGTTTAATCTTTTCTTGAAAATCTTTAAGAATTCTTGATTTATTCGAATGCATTAACATTGATTTCATTGAAACCGGAACTGCTCCTAAATTTATAAGGCTATTTGCCATTTGTTCTTTTGTAAGAATATATTTACTCATCTTCTATTACCTCTACTGCATAATCATAATATTTATCAAGAAATTTTTCAAAATCTTCTCTTGTTTTAATATGAACTTTAGGAATAGTTCCTCTTTTGAATCCTATATGTCCTAATAATTCATCCATAAATAAACATTCTGGCAAAGTTAGTACTCCGTTATATTTATTTAATAATTTAGCCTTAAGTTTTTTATCTTTGATTTTTTCTTCTTTATCAATTTCTTTTTTATAACAAGTATAAGAACAAAAATATTTTAAACTAATTTTTTTGTTTTTTACTTTCTTTATTTTCCATCCATATTCAGACATATTTTTTAGGAAAGTATTTATAGGTTTTCCACAACAAGAACATCTTAACACATTCCCTTTCATATTTTCTATATTTACTTCTTTTAATATTTTACCTTTATTTTTAGTCCTTTTGGTCATTTATCCCTCCAAAATTAATGATTTATAAAGTTCCTAATTCTAACTCTTTAAATATGAATTCATCTGCTTGTAAATTTGCATATGTTAAGTTACGATTTGTATCTATTTCTTTTAATAAAGAAATCTTTTTATTTTTGAGTCCTTTAATTATATTTTCATAACTATGTAATCTTTCATTTAATAATTGCATTTCTTTAGGATTGTTTCTAGTAAGTTTTGATTTTGAAATTCCGATAATTCTCATGAGCTCCTTTTCTTCTGCAAATCTATCTATTTGAGATGAACTAAATAAACATGTGATTATTCCAATCGAAGAAATTACTAAGGATATTAAATTTATTATTTTAAATCCTGAAAATATAGTTAATAAATTGATTGTTAAACATATTATTGAAAATATTGCTAATAATTTGAGTTCAATTTTTTGTTCTTTCATGATTTATTTTACCTTCTCTATGCTTTCTATTTCTCTTTTATATTCTTCAGAGCTGATAGTAAAAGGATCATCTAGATTGTGCATCTCTCCTCCACCTAAAATTGCTTTTTTCTCTTTAAATGTAACTTTTACTAAATCATTTCCTATTTTAATTATACTACTTTCTTTCATATATTTCTCCTTATGCTATTATTTGTGATAATTGCTTCTCCCAAATATCAAAGAAATCTTCAGGCCAGTTAGATAAAGAACCATCTTCATTTACAGTAATTTTTTCTTCATTAAAATCTTTATCTATTATATAGAAATTGATTTCTTTTACATCTGTATTCAATTTCTTCTTATATGCAATTCTAAAAGCATTCATTATAGCACTATTGAAAGTAATTATATTGAATGATTTATAAAGTTCTTCATATATTTTAGTAAAATTATCTGCTAAATCTTTATCGTGAAGACAAATTTCAGATTTTTCAGGAGTAAAACTGTCTATTTTTATTCCTTTATTTTCAATCCATTTGTTTATTTGGAAATTAGTTGCTCCTGATTTAAAAGTATATAAATTTACTACTATATTTTTCATAATTTTACTCCTCTATAATTGATTTTAATTTATGAATGAGTGGATTTGGTTCTGATTTTCCTGATTCTGAAAATGTTTTTATATCATAATCTAAATCTTCTAATCCACATATAAGTTCTTCTATTTCGTCTTTAGTTAAATAAACTCTATAAGGAACATTATTTTTTTTATAATATTCTTTATAATCTACATTTATTACTATCCATATGCAAGTTAATATTACTACAATTGAAGATATAATAGCCACTGAATAATATTCCTGTAAAACCATAAGAGATATTATAAAACCGCTTGCTGGAATAAACATAAAAGTAAGTGGAAATAATATTATAGGACTCAATTTTTCTTTTAACATTTTATTTTTCCTCCAATTCTAGAATTTCTTCTTGAACTTCCATATATCCTAAATCTTTAATTGAATCATAATTAAAAGAATTATCTTTTACTTTGTCTATCCATTTATTATGGCCTTCTTTTGCTTTTTTATCATCGACATATCTACTTACTATTTTTATATCATTATTTTTAATAATTGCTGTCTCCCATCCACAATCACATGTCCAACAAGTATCAATAACATATTCATTTATAGCATCGGTTAAAGCATTATTTCTAAATGATTTATCTTTACTCATTTGGAGAATAGCATCTATTAATTTTAATGATTTCAACATTTCGTCCATTTTCAACTCCTTAATTAAAAGTAGGTAAAGTTATATCTTTAAAAGTACTAAATCCTATAATATTCCCATATGCATCAATTATAGTAGCATTATTAGTATTAGAATATTTATTACAGGCCTTTATAAATGTTTTATAAGTATCTCTAGATATAGAGGGGTATTGTCTTCTTGATCTTCCTAATAATCTAGTATTTGTTCTTTTTCTGCTTCTACCTTTCACAGATAAATAATTCATATTAGAATTCCTCCTTGAATTCAATTATTTGCCCTCCTAATTGAATTTAATGTCTATTTACTTAATCCTAATGCTCTTGATATTACTTTATCCCAAGGCTCATCATCTTCTTGACCTATAAACCTCTTTAATTCTTCATATTCACTTTTGGGATCAATAATTACTACATTTTTATTTTCTTCTTTATCTCTTACTATAGTATCTAAAATGGCTCTTGACATTGTGGTTCTTTTATTATTTTGCAAATTGTCTAATTCTTCTTGCCATTTTTTATATTTATTGGTTTTATCCATTTTATACAACCTCCTCTTTTAAATGTGCTTTATAATACTCAATTGCTTTATCTTCGGTTTCAAATTTCTGAGGTAATAAATAAGCATCTTTTCCAGGTTCAGTAGTTAAAACTAATAATTGATTGTTAGTAAAGTGAGTTCCAAGTATAAATGATTCTTTTAAAGTTTCAAATTCATCTTGAAATACTTTCATAATTTATCCTTTTCCTTTCTTTATCAATTCTATTCTTTTAGGAACTACTACTTTCATATTACATTCATCGCAACATTTTCCATTTTTAACAGGTTCAGCATTATTACCATAACCTTTAATTTCTTTTCCACATATAACGCATTTCATATTATAGTTCCTCCTTTATTGATTCCTATATATTATTCCCATTACTGTCGTTTTAGGAATATTAGTTTGTTTTGAAATTTCTTTGATTGAATTGCCTTTAAAATATAAACTCAACACTTTACTATTTCTAACGATTCTATCAATCTTCTTTCTATTTATAACATCTCTATACCAAATAGGATTTATATTATCAAAGTAAGATTGAATTTTAGTTCTTTTTAATCCCATTTCAGAAGCTATAGTATTTACTGATTTTCCACTTTCAAATAACTTTATTATTTCGTATTCTTGTTCATTTGATAATGGAGTAGTATTATTTATTCTTCCAGTATATTTATAATTATTTATTTTCAACCCTGCTTCTTTTCTTCTTTGAAAATAATCTTTATAATATTCTTTTTCTCTCTTATCTCTTTCTTCTGTATAACTTGGTCTATCCTTTCTTCTTTCAATATCTTCAAGTCTATTCTCTTCTTTAACCCAATATCTAATTGCTGGAAGAGATACTTGAGGATAATCAAGATGAATATGTGTCATCTTTTCTCCGTTTTCATATCTTTCTCTAATATCTTGAATATCAGTTAAAGATAGTTTACAATGATTTTGTTTTTCAAAAGGTAATGAATTTCCTCTTTCTAATAATTTCTTTGCCATATTTTTAATTCCTCCTTAAAAATATTATTTTAATATTATAATAATATTATAAGATACTTTGAAGAAAAAATCAAGGGAAACTTTTAAAAAAATTTGGTCAATTTTTGCTGAAAAAATATGTTGGATTTTCAACGCTTTTTTCGTGTGAATTTTTGAATTTTGCGATATAAAGCGACGTTTTACTGATTCCTTATATTTTACATTGACTATTTGAAAAACAGCAAAAAAATACACCCTCTTTAAAGGAGAGTGTATTTTAAGGAGGAACTGTATCGATCAATAAACTAATCTGTAAATTATGAAGGACTAAATCTTATTTACAATTAATTTTAGTCCAGTTACTACCTATATATGAATTACATCCATTTGATAAAGAAACGTAGTAATATTTTCCTTTACCTAATCTATCTATCTTTTTAATTGTTTTATCTACTGTTTTTAATTTAGTATGTTTTTCTTTATATTTAATTTCTCTATCTTTCTTTCTCTTACAATTAAATAAACTTACTTCTGATGGAACTCTCGGAACATTTCTAAATACAGGCTTTCCTGGAAATTTCATTCCATTTTTAATATAGAAATTTTCTGCTTTATATCCTTTAGTATTTGCATATCCTAAAGAATGCAATAAGAAATCTAATCCATCCGCTAATAATTTAGATACTACTTCGAATCCGTAATTATATCCTGTATCTCTTCCTTGTTTCTTTCTTAAAGTAATAAATCCATCAGTATCCATCAATCCTCTAATTAATTGTAATCTACTTTCTCTATCTGCTAATAAATAATTGACAGGAATATATTTATCAGTTGAATCATGACCATAAACTCCTATCTTTTGAAGCAATTCTTTTAAATGCATTCCGTTAATTCTAAAATCCATTGTCTTTTTCCATTTACCTTTTCTTATGGGAGTCAAATAATCTCCAATGGATTTACAATATTTTTCTAAAAACATTGCTATATCTGGATCACCTTTCATTTTACTAGTATTACAAGTAAATGTAGGAGTTTTAGTAGTTTTAGAAATAGTTCCATCACCTAACATTATTCCTAATATATAAGGAGGAACTAATAATTTAGTTTTTAATCCTTTTATAGAAACGTTTTTTATTCTCAATCTTTTATTTCTTATTGTAGTTTTAGATTTAAGAATATCTATAATTTCTTTTGCTGTCATTGAATAATCTACATTATCTGAAATTATATCTCTTTTTTCTAAAAGATGACCTTCTTTATCTCGCAATCTTTTTTGAGAAATAACATCATATCTATAAAAATCTATTTTAGTATTTTCATCTATTAATGATATAGAATGATCATCATAAGTTATTTTATAAATATTAGATTCTTTAGTTCTTATAGAAGAAATGGTTGTTAAATTACCTTTACCATCAAATACTTTCTCACCTTTTTTACATTTACTTAAAGGTTTCCATCCTTCTATGGTTAAAATTAAATTTTCTTTCATTAAAAATTATTTTCCTTGATAAGCATCTCCAAGTAATGATTTCCAAACTTTATCATCTTCATCTTTAGAAAGAATAATATTTTTAATCTCTCTTAAAGCATCATTTTTAGAAACTGCACTATTTTTTAACCTAGTACAAGCTTCTTTAATAGTTTCCATCTTATTTTTCATTATCTCATATTTTGCTTGAGTAATTTGGGAATCCTTTATATAAGGAACCTTTGGTTGTTTTGCTAATTCTTCTCTTAAACTTGACATTTATTTTTCCTCCTCAATAATATCAATTTTTATTTATATAAACCTTTTCAGGATTATTTTTGGTGGACCTGAGGGAGATTCGAACTCCCTGTCCCAACTATCTTTCAATTTAAGGAATTAACACCATCTCTAACTTCTTAAATAGTTTCAATGAGTCTAGAAATTAGAATATAACTCATCTAACGCTTTTCAAAGCTTATCCTAATCAGATTAAGTTTAAGAGTTTATAGGAATTACTCTTACCAACTACCTTTATCTATTAAATAGTAAAGGATTTAGTTTAGGCTGCAAGAGCAACTGGTCTAGTTACTCTATTAGCACGAACAACGTTATTAGCGTTTATTCGATTGTACCGAGTATGACGAACTCTGTACTCTAACGGGTGTCCTTGCTTATCCATTTAGCCGGTCGAAACCTGTCAAGCCCATAAACTTCCAAGAAAGATTCGAACTCTCATCTTAAGGTTCGTAGCCTTATATTCTATCCATTGAACTATTGGAAGAAATATAAATATTATACTTATATTTTATTCTCTATTCTCACTTTTATTAGGACTTAATTTAGGAATTTTATACCAATAAGACTTTTTTCTTTTAAATAAAGTATTTAAATCTTCTTCTAAATTTTCATCTAAATCTTCTTTATTTTCATACCATCTAATTAATTTTCCTTCATTATCATCGTATATTTTAATTCTTAAATTATTAGGAGGAAATGGATGATAATAAATATTATATAATAATCCATGATCTTGATTTATATCGTCTATTCCGTCTATTAATTTAGTATAATTTTTACCATATAATATTTGCGCTAATCCTTCTACAGTCGTTTGTTGAGCAACAGGAGTTTCGGATCCAGCAGGAATTTCAGAATCTATAGTATTAGTAATTTCTCCATTATTTAAAATATCATTATTATTTTCTTCTGAATATTCAGGAGGATTATCTAAAGAATCTAAATAGTCCATATATTGTTCTTTTAAATATTCATAATCTTTTAATGAATTTAACAAATCTTCATATACTCTATCTACCACTGCTACATCTACAGATAAACCCAAAGAAACATAATCTATAAATTCTCTCATTAAAAATAATTTTTTAGATAATGTCATTTCATCTATCATCTTCATTTGCATTTCATATGAAAGATTAGTTATATTCTTTTTATTATTTTTAACAGATTTTTTATTTGATTTATCTTTAATCGCAGTTTTAGTTTTTGATTTATCTATATTTTCTTTTTTATTTTTAGCCATTAATATCTAGCCCTCCTTTTAAATAATATTCAAATTGATTTATTTAGGTAACATCATTTTGAAATTATAATTATATTATGCAATAAAATTACCAAGTTTTACATTTAATCCTTAATTGTTTTACAATAGATCTATCCAAATAATTATTTATCTCATTATATATTTCTTTTTCTTTTATTACTATTACTTTGTTATCCTTCATGCATTGACATTTTTCTACATTTTCTATTTCTCCAGTAAAAATATTAGTTAAATTTCCATTATCATCCATCCCTAAATTACTTTTAACTTCATAAATATCATTATTTATTATAAAATCAGGATAATAATGATGAATCTTATTATTTATTTTATATTCATATCCTTTTTTATTTCTAATTATATCTTTTCCTTTTAATTTAGATGTTATAAAAAATAATACTTCTGGAAAAGAGTCAAATTTAATTTCTTCATTTATTTTAATATTTATATTTAATTCATCTAGTATTTTTTGATTTAATTTATATATTCTTTTAGGATAAAAAGTGCCGTATTTTTCCATTTTAGTATTATTTGCTTTTCTTGAATTTAAAGGATCATCAGGATTATTTCTTTTTGCAGTCTCATAAGCTCTTTTTCTAATGTTTAATATTTCTTCTTCTGATTTTTCATCCCATATTTTTGAAATTATTTCTTTATTTTTCGGATCTTGTGAATTATTTTCATATCCAATTTTTTCTAATAAAGTTTGTTTCCTTTTAAAATTTATTTTATTATAAAAATCAGGATCCTCTTTCAATTTATGGGCAATTGTTTCTTTCATTTTTTCAGCATTATTATAATTCTTATCACCGTATTTTTTAATCATTGCTTCTTCATGGCGTTTAGAACCGAATTGACCACATGTCGGATCGTCTGGATGATTTTTTGTCAGAGTAAGTCTGGTTTTTTCCATTACTCGATTATGCCATTCAGGATCTTCTTTTATATGCTTTTTTCTACTTTTTCCAGTCTGTTCACATCTTATTTTATATAATTCGGGATTACTCTTTTTAAAATTTGCAATTGTATTTTTTAAAGTGAGTCCTTCTTTTTTAAAAGCCTCTTCATCTTTATTAGCACAATTTTTAGAGCAATATTTTGTTTTCATTCTAGTTAATGGTTTTCCACATATTTTACAAACAGGTCTATCCTCTAAATTATTTAATATTCTCCATATAGTAAAAGAATAACTTACAAATTCTTCTTTTGGATATCTATTAATTAAATATTCTTTTTGTTCCAGATGATATTTTAAATAATTTTCAGAAGTTTTTGATGAAATAATTGTACCATTATCTCTCAAAAATATTTCTAATATTTTCTTGTCATTTAACATTTATCAATTCTCTTATTTGAATAGGCAATAATTTGATAAAATTATCTCCGAATTTAATTAAAATAATAATTGTTAATATTATAAATATTACACAACTAATATTAGTATATATGATTGAACTTTTGTGTGGTTTTCTAGGATCTTTAGGATCTGCGCTTATAGCTTTTCCTATAGATATAGTTGTTTCTGGAAATAAAGGCCATAACCAACCTTTTATACCTCGAGCACATTCCAGATCGGCTAATTGATGTCCTAATATTCCTGTACTTAATCCTGCTAAAAATACTTGCGCTGTTTTTATAAGAATTATTTGTTTATCATTTGAATTAGGAATTAAACTATTTAATTGCCAAAACACTAACATAGGGATAATAACAACTATCAATCTATGAGTAAATCCTCTATGTGCAGTTAACCATTTTCCTTTAGAAGAACTATTATATTTGAAACACAATATATAAAATAAAACTACTCCTAAAGATAATCCGAAATATTGAATTACATCATTATAATTCATTTTTTGTGTAAATATATTATATCCAAAATATCCAGTTGCAACTAAAGATACTATAAATATACTTACTATTAAAGATATCCATAATGTTTTTAACATTTTCCATCTTCTTGGAACATGTTGAGCATCTATATCGCATAAAGAATATGTATATATTCCTACTGGAATAGAAGCGAAGAATATTGGACTAAATCCTAATATTCCTACTAATATACATGATATTAAAATACTAAATGGTATATTGAATTGCTTATGCTGTGGTCCTAACATTTATTTCCTCCGAAATTTTAATTTATTTAATTCTTTTTAAAATTGAACCTTTCTTTTCTCTTCTTATTTTCATATGTAAAGGTTCTATATTCTCATAATGAGTTCCTTTAATTCCAAAATAATCAGCAACTATATATGCCATTTCTGAATCTATTTGTGTACTTCTTACTTCACATTTTAATTCTGAATCTATTGCACATTGTAATCCGTTATACCAGAAACTTTCTTTTCCTTGTTTTCTCATCTCTTCTATTTCTGATCCCATGCAAGTTATTATTTTTGGAAGTAAATGTTTAATTTTATTATATTTTTCTTGTTTTGTCATAATATTTATTATAATATATAAAATAATATATTCATATAAAATATATTATATTTGATTTTTATTATTTTGACATCACTGGCCTTACATTTGTACATACTAGATTTTGAATGTCAAAATTAACAGGAACACCTAAAGAATTATATGAACTTTTAATCATCCAATTATACAATGTTATAGTTTGAAATCCTGCATTAATAGGTTGAACTATTTCTTTAGTTTGTTTTACACCATTTAAATCATATTGAATGGTAAATACAGCTAGGCATTGAACTGGACTATTATAAGTTATTACTAAATTATAATAAGATTGAGGTAATATTTGATATAATGAATTTGGAATTATTACCGTTCCTCCATCAGTTAATTGAGCATATCCTGTAATAATTACTGTTTCAGGAAGATTATTATTTGGAATAAAAGGAGTCGCAGGTTTCAAATTACCATTAAATTGAAAATTATTAGAATTAGATTGTTCAATATTATAAACTATTGTTTTTGGTCCATTTCCTGTAATTATTCCTGCATTATTTATCCCACTAGCAAATACTTTTCCTATATTAAATCCCACAATGAAAAAGATCATTGAAAAAATTATACATAAATTTCTCCAATTTAATCTTGGTCTCAACATATTATTCATAATTTTGTTCCTCCATTTTATAATAATATATTATAAGATATTTTTATTCATAAATCAATATTTCTATAAGAATAGAGGGATCCTATTAAAGAATCCCTCATCTATCATTTAACTGAACAAATATAGTTGATAGGATTCGAACCTATATATCACCTCCATAGGCGAAGGCTATGACCATCATAATTTAAGTTCAACTATACGCTTATTTACAATCGGAAACTAAAACCATATTAGAATTATTTCTTAAATATAGGAAGTTTCTATGACTTTTTCTACAAATAAGCTTTTTACTAAATAGGCGAATACTATTTTTTCAATTATCAATTTGAATTTTTTAAAGGAAGTATTATATGCCTAAAACTAATCCCAGGACGAATACTATAATCCACTACATTCTCTTTGGGTAGAGAATATAGGGTCTTCTCTTTACCTATTAAGATATAAAGGAAGTATTTTATGTCCTATTCTCTAAACGTTAGCTAGAACTAAACTAGATAAGCCCGAAGGCTTAATATTTTGTGGTTTAAAGGAAGTTCTTTTGCCAACTTGTTCTAAAAATGGATTTTTATTTCCGAGAATCCTAACTCAAGCACTTCTTCTTTGGTTTAGTAATAGTGAAATTGCTTAACAACATCTATTATATCAAAAGGCCCATGGTAAAACCTGCTTTTTAAAGTAAAAATAGGAACCATTTCTGCCTTATAAATATATTATACATGATTTATAAGAGAAATACTTATAAAATATATTATAAAATTATTATTTCTCAAATAAATCAAATAAAGTCTTTTCTGTTACAATAGAAGGATCAAGATCAATTATATTAGCATCTTCTATTTGAGTATTATCATAATCTTTTCTCAAATCTTCTATTGAATTATAAACTGGAACTTTTAATATATCAAATATATCTTTTAAATCTACACTCTTTTCAAGTTTTTCTACTAATCCTTTTATGAATGATTCATAATGACTAGTAGGAACTATACCAGAACTTATAGATTTATTATATAAATATACTTTTCCGTCGTGATATAATCCTATATTTAATCCTTCATTCTTTATAGTAAGTGGTATATTTGGAATTATATCTTCATTTGGGTCATATATATAATCTTTTCCATAACTTCTTTCTACCTTTTTCTTACTTATAAATAAATTCATATCTACAGGCTCATTTCCAGTATATAATCTAGTATCTATAATATAATCATCATTTGTATTATTTATATAGAATGCTTCAGCTGCTCCATTAGTTGCATCTGTCATATCACCTGAATATATTATATCACCATCTGTTCTTGAAGAATTCCATCCAAATCTTTTAGTAGCAGATATTAAATATAAATCAATATCAACTCTTCCATCATAATCATATCCTGATTTATCTTCTTTATTATTCCAAGCAATTCCTAATGATAATGAATTTTTACCTACTTCTAAATAAGTTCCATTTGGATATTTACCAACCATATCTTTTTCAGATATTGGTAATCTATAATTTATATATGAAGGTATAATTATTGCTTTTCCTTCAAATTTCTTTGCATATCTATCATTTATCTCATCCATTATAGATTTTACAGTATTAAACATAGATGAATTGTAAAGATCTTTATCTTGAGTCTTTTCTTTTACATATGCTTTTCCATTTCTAATTCCGAATATTCTATATTCATTATTAGCATTAGCCCAAGCATTTAATAATTTGAAAAGATCTCTTGTATCTATATCTTTAATGAATAGTTTTAATTCATCTTGAGTAAAATAATCACTCATTTCAAATACATTTTGAACACATAATCCTTCTAATGGTTTATGATAAGTTGGTGCAAGTTTTCTTATCTTATTTATAATAGGTTTTATTTTTGGATCTACTGATTTAAATGATAAGAATAATGGTTTAAATCTATAAAATATAGATGCTAATTTAGTTAAATCATATGATTTAAATGCATTTACTATTTTTTCTTTAGATTTAGAATCCCAAACACTCTTAATAGAATTCATCATTGCTTTATTCTTAATCATTAAAGTATTTCCAATAGCTAAATATATTACATATCTTAAAAAATCAATAGGATTCTTAGGATATATTCCTCTCTTATTATAGAATATCGCTTTCATTTCATAACTTCTTATATCATTTTCAGTAATTGAATTTGGTATTAAATCAAAGCAATATTCATAAAATAATGTATCATTTTTAGGAGCTTTCATTTCACAAATATAAGAAGTTAATTCATTGATGTAATCTTCATCATCTAATAATCTTATAACTGTGATTTTAGCATCTTCATTTATATCTTTCAATACTTCATCTTTTCCAGCCCATAATTCTTTTGCTGGTATATATGGATGAGCTTGTAATCCTAATGATTCTAATCCATATGTACTAAAATAATGAAGGATTTGATGAGCATAGTATTCGGCATCAGTCATATTTACTACATTCTCAAAATTACCAAATAATGTTTTATTATTTCTTGAAAAGTCAGATTTTAACATTTCAAACATAGATTTAGTAATATCTTTTGGTTCATGTTTATAGTTAATTACTATGAATCCGTTCTTGATGCAATCTACAAAACTAACTTTTGGTTCATTATTTACTAATTCAAACCAAGGAGTTATTTGTAATTTTTGAGCCATCTTATCAAATACTAAATAATTTTTTGAATCTGCTTTCATATTATTCTAATCCTCCATTTTTCATATATTTTAATATTTTTTGATTAATCTATCTAAATACCATTTTGCTTTTTCTAAATCTCTTTTTGGATTTTCTTTAAAAGGAAATCTCCATATATATTTAAGAACTTGTCCTGCTAAAAATCCTTCCACTGCTCCTTTTCCATAAGGTTCTATCATTGCTTCTATAGCATCTATTGCTTCCATAGAAGAATTATTATAATGAGAAGGATGATTTACAGAATCTTCTTTTATATTCATTGCTTTTTTAAATGAGTTTTGATCTGGGCAAATTACATCATTTGAATAAGCATCTACTATATTTAAAGTAGAATAAATATTTCTTCCATATTTATCTAAATCATATTTAGAATATCCTTTTTTAGATAAATATTTTAAAACATCTTCTTTATTTAATTTACAATATTTTCTCGAAGAAATATCTAAATTTAAATTCTCTACTTTTAATGTATCTAAAAATTCTTCTATTTGAACATCTAATAAAGAAGGTAAATTATCTACATTAATTGATTTTTGTTCTAATCTATTAGTAGTATCTCTATGGCTTAATTCATTTTGAAATAAAGATTTAAATTGAGCTCTTAAATCTTTATCTGGTATATATTTTCCGCATAGAGATTCATCTAACCATTTAATGCAATTTTTAATATAATTTTCATCCATGGCAGGAATGTATTTTTTAACATTGTTATGATCTTTCCAAATATTTTGTCTTAAATATTCTCCCCAATCTTTATTTAAAATTGCTTTTTCAACTTCTCTTTTCATTTTTTCATTCATAAAATAATTCCTCCAATTATTTATAAGGTGCCAGATGAGACTTGAACTCACGTTACGTTATCTTATCCTGTTGTTTTTATTATATTTATTTTATTAAATGTTAATTTTCTTTTATGTTCAATGAATTTTCTATTTATTCTGCATAATTCAATTAAATTATCATTAGAAAATATCTTATTTATAAAACCTATCCAAAAATCCGTATTCTTTTTATAATTATCCCAAGGTATTCTTATTATATTGTATTTTTCTTTCTTAAATAAGTTATCTCGTTTTATATCACTATAAATATCATTTTTGGTTTTATAATGCTGAGTTCCGTCTATTTCAATTATTAAATTTAAATTCTTAAAATAAAAATCAGCAAATTTAGTATTTATTTTATACTCAGTTTCATAATTTATATTTTCTATATAATTAAATTTATCTTTAAGCATTTCTATAAATAATTTCTCTGGGTAAGAATGTCCGTTCCTTATTTGCCACACATAATGAGTTCCATTCTTTATTCCTTCTTTTGCTTTATTGGACATACAATCCCTTGTTGATTTACTATGATGTTTTCCTTTAAAAGAAGGGGTCGTTTTTCCTTCTTTTATTCTTTTAGATAGAGTTTCTCCATTCTTTTTTACTCTTTCATCAGTTTCTTTTGTCAATCCTTTATTCCAAGCAGTATGACTTATAGTATTTCCTTTATTTATTATTATAATTCTATTCGGATTTTCTTTACATCTTATTTCGTGTTGTTTTAAAGAATTTTGATTTTTACATTCTTTACCACAATATCGACAATTTCCAGATTCATTATAATTTTTATCTTTATATTTTTTATTTTTACCTTTATGATTTTTAGCCCATTCTGCTAAAAAATTTCTTTTTATTGGTTTGTGGCCTAAATGTTTTTCACAATGACTATAATGTCCAAAAAGAGCTTGAGAGTTTTTGAAAGTTCTTCCACATTCACATACTAATTTATGTTCTTTTATCTTTTCCATAAGAACTTACCCTTTCTTATAAAAAATATGAGAGTTTTATAAACCAGTTGGGTAAGAACCAGTTTCATAAACTCCCACGAATTATAATAATTATAATAATATGTTTAATTATTATAAATTCTATCTTACCCATAAAATTTATATATTTATATTATAAAATATATAAATTTTTTAAACTTTTATTATTTTAAGGTGGCAGGCCGGACTTGAACCGGTATATGGTGAGGTCACAGCTCACTGCTTTACCTAATTAAGCTACAGCCACAGCAACGGATAGAAGATTTGAACTTCTCCTAAGCGAGTCAAAGTCGCTTGTGCTACCACTACACCAATCCGCTATATTAAATCGACTCTCTTCCTATAATATCATATTTTCCTAATAATTCATTAGTAATATAAATAGAATGAATACAACTTATAGGAATAATTATTGATTTATCATTTACTAATTTATATTCATTATTATCTTCATTAAATAATACATATAATTTTTCTTGTCCTTTGTTCTGAACATAAATTATAAATTTCTTATTTAATATTTCTTCATTTTTAGAAATATTATCCAATATCTTATTTGAATATTCAATTGTTTCTTTTCTTATTTTCATATTATATATTATACTTTTTATTTATTAATTTTAGTACGGATGAGTAGAATCGAACTACTATAACATCCTTATCAGAGATGTCGTTTAACCATTAGCTTACATCCGCATATTTGGTAAAGGTGAAGAGACTCTAACTCTTATCCTTTTGTTTAAGAGACAAATGCTTTAACAAATTAAGCTACACCTTTATATATAAACAGGTCTAGAAAGATTTGAACTCTCACCTGTGGTTTTGGAGACCATAATGCTACCCGATTACACCATAGACCTATATATTTTAAATGGAGACACAAGGATTTGAACCTTGGACCGCCCGGTTATGAGCCGGATGCTCTAAGACCTGACTGAGCTATGTCTCCGAAGTGAAGCTAGCGAGGCTCGAACTCGCAACCACGCGATTAAAAGTCGCGGACTCTTCCAGATTGAGTTATAGCTTCATAAAAGCTCTTAATCTGAATTGAACAGATATCATCGGGTTACAAAGCCGAGGCTCTACCATTGAGCTATAAGAGCAAAATGATAATAAGAACTTCACTGGAGCTTTCCACCGACTCTCGCCGAGGAACTCTTATAGGCGTCTGTTAGCGTTTCTATAAATAAACTTATTATCTCAACCCTTACTGTAATAAAGATTGAACATTTGTTTAGAGAATATTTACAGCTATTCTCAAAGTTTTTATAAGTGCGGTTCCAGGAGTCGAACCATGGTATCTCTGACTTATGAGGACAGCGTGATAAATCCGTTTCACTCAACCGCAAGCGTATCTACAAAGATTCGAACTTTGACTGGAAGCTTAGAAGGCTTCTGTACTATCCATTATACTATAGATACATATATTTAACAATCTTTCTTTAATACTTTCGATAAAAATATTCGTTCTCTTTCATCATAAGTTGTATTCCATTTATTATAATCTACATTTACAAGTCTTCCTTTATGTCCCGGAAATTTACAATAAGGAATAAATCTACAATTCTTTTTATCAAAGAGAATACTTACCCAACTGCAATTATAACATTTATCTTTTATATTTCCATATATCTTTCCGTAATCTTTTTCTTCGTTATATTTACCTTCATCTAAAAATCTTCTAGTCTTTAATTTAAGTTCTTTTATTTTATCATTTGCGATTTTTAAATGAGAGTTTTTAGCCATATTTTCCTCTTATAAAATTATACTTTTATCAAAACGAGGAATAAAGGATTCGAACCTTTGAAGCATTTCTGCTTATTCGTTTAGTAGACGAACTGTTTCAACCACTCACACAATTCCCCTTAAAAATTAGATAACTCATCTTTTGCGATTACAACAGATATTTCTAGAATTATCCGTTAATTTAATATCCTCTGAAATATAGGTTTCCCCTCACAATAATTTGTTTCATCGGGGAAGTGGGCTTCGAACCTCACCTATTAAATCATCTAATTACGGACACTGAAGGACTCGAACCTTCACATCCTTTCGGATTACTAACGGTTTTCAGGACCGTTCCCTTACCAATTAGGGTTAAGTGTCCAAAGAGTGGATTGTCAACGTTACGCTCGTTGCTCTCCTGGTCTTCAGCCAGGCGCTTTCACTAGATTAGCTTACAATCCATAAAATGTAGGATTTCAAAAAAGCGATGGAATAAAAACCTACTCGAAATAATCTTTAATACATAACTCGTCGACTAATTATGATTCTTCATATTCTTTATTCTTAAGCGTGTTGGTGGGGTAGGATTCGAACCCACGCGTCTTTCGATCCTGATCTACAGTCAGGCGCAATCGACCAACTCTGCCACCCACCAATATTATATTTCTTTTTGAAGAAGAATTTTTAGAAACTTTTTATCATTATCAAAAAGTAATGGATGTCATAGTGCCTGGACTCACTATGGAAATTTTTAATAATGATTTAGTAGCGGGAGATGGATTTGCACCACCAACACTTTTTCAGATTCTTCGGGTTATGAGCCCGACATGTTACTATTACACTATCCCGCGATATAATAATATTTTCTATTCTCCATTATCTATAATAATGAAATGGAGTTAAGGAAGAAAATACCAAAGAACCCTTATCATTTTAAGTTGGGACTTGCTTTGTCACCCTGTTTGCGGCTCTAACACCTCATAAAATGGATAACTACTTCTACAGTCATTATCAATCTGGACCTTTATATTTTTGATTATTAAGGGTTGCATTTATAGATAAGTAATTAAGGCCTTAAACTTTGTCTATAAATATAAGGGAAGCAATTTTAATAATATTATAAAATATTCTACAATTATTTTTGTACTCCCTTACCTAACACTACTCATAATTGCACCCAATGATATATCTTTTCACATTGGCTAAGACGGAACAGCGGACTCTGCCTCCGCGTGGTCTGGATCCCAAATCCAGTGCATATCTGACTCTGCCATGTCCCGTTATTAAAAATAATAAAGATTAATTTCTTGTATTTTGATATTTGCAAAAACTTTATTATATAAGCACATTACTCGATTCGAACGAGTGAATAGTGAGGTTGCAGCTCACCGAGTTAGACCTCTTCTCCAAATGTGCATTTTAATATTCATAAAGAATATTTACGGTTCCGCTTGGATTTGAACCAAGGATCTTTGAGTTAACAGCTCACTGCTTTAACCGGGCTAAGCTACAGAACCAAATGTATAAGGAAGAATTTAAAGATGCCTTATACCACTTAATTTGTACTTAATTAAGCTAATCTCTTATCACTTACTTTTACTACGTTGGCTTTTATCGCGAATATTGCACCAAACTTCATTTCTTTTATTTAAGAGATACCTTCGCCACCATCAATGGAATCTAACCATTACCTCCGCTCTACGCGGTGTGCATCCATACACCATCAGGTTGCTTGCTCCCCTAGAGAGAATCGAACTCTCATCTCCTGATAGACAGTCAAGTATGCTAACCATTACAACATAGAGGAATAATTTATAAAATTCAATATAGGTTTTAATGTGGATTACCTACAAAATGATGAGTGACTCAGTGGAATTACTTCTGAATATTATCCACACCTTACGTATTGCATTACACTCCGTTTCATCATTACTTTTGCATTGAATTAATGCCCTTAATCGGACTCGAACCGATATGCTTTCGCCTGGGATTTTAAGTCCCATATGTATACCAATTTCATCATAAGGGCGTAATTTATAAAGATACTCTCGAAGAGATTTGAACTCTTAAAATCTTCTTTTTGAGAGAAGCATGTATTCCTATTCCATCACGAGAGCTTATTGCTTATTAAAAGATTTTGATTCGGGAGCACTGCCAAGGGATTATGTCACTTCTCCCAGTGTTTGCTTTACATCTAACTTTTCCTGATTTCATAAGACATATTATAATCTTACTTTCATATCTTTATTAGAAAACCTTTTAATCTTCCGAGAGTTTCGAACCTCTTGTCTATCCCGTCGGATATTGTAGTCCTTATTGGAATCGAACCAATTGCTTTCTCTTTGTAAGAGAGACACTCTGCCCAATGAGTTAAAGGACTATATTATAATAAATATCTATTGAATGGAATTGAACCATCATCTCTTATTTCTAAGTGAATTACCATATTATTCTACAATTACGTGATATTTATTATAGTGGAGCTATCGGAGAATGATTCCGACTGATTTCTTCTTTGCAAGAGAAGCGACCACCCCATTGCAGTCCCTAGCCCCTTATTTTTAATGATTCTCGACCTTATATTTACGAATGTTATAAATATAAGCTCTAATCTTGATCTTTTTAGTAAACCATTACAGATCATTTCAACATTCTCTCAACGAATCGAACGTGGTAAAAAGATATGCGTACTCCATGTAAGACTCGAACTTACACTCTTTCGAACGAGTTCCTAAGACTCGCGTGTCTACCAATTCCACCAATGGAGCTTAATATTCAATTGTCATAGAACGATTTGAATTCCTAGGAGAGATTTGAACCTCTTATATTCTGAATAATATATCTTACTTAATTTTACTTAATAAGACCTAGGATTTATTTTATAGGAGGACTTCTATGAAAGTCTCGTAAAGTTTCTGTCTCTTTACGAATGACGATAGTGGGATTCGAACCCACGAAGATGCAGGAATGAAAATCCTGTGGCTTAAACCGCTTGCCGATATCGCCCGAGTAAATAGGGGCAACTGAACTATACTCGAATCACCCCTACTTAAATCACAAACATTTTATTTATAATTAAAGGAGGTAAGTATGGCATCTATTTAAGAAGCTATGGCAGAAACTTTTTAAATAGATCTAATATTATTTTGCCTTAATAATATTATACTAATATTATATGATATTTTTGAGAAAAAATCAAGGGTTTTTTAAAATTTTTTTATAAATTAATTTTCCTCAATATTTTCAACTATTTTTACATAAAAAATAAGGACCTTTTCTATTAAAGAATTGGTCCTTATTTAAAATCTATCTATAAAGTTAAATATTTCTACATCATTTAACTTTTCAATTTTACAGCTTGCGCAGTACCAATTCTTTGTCTATTTTCATCATAGAAACCAAACCAACAATGATAACCATCGAGAACCTTCTCATATTCAGATAAAGCCGGATAAATATCAACTCTCCAATTACCACTTCTCCAGGCGTTTGATGATGAAATTATTACTTTATATTTATCATCTGATTCTTTAAAATAACCTACAAAATCGACAGTGAAATCTTTATTTTTGGCTAAAATAACCGCTAATCTTCTCAATCCATATGTAAAGTTACCATTTAATCCACCTTCTGGCATTGTAGATAATTGAGTATTTTGGCTAGGTTGTAATTGTTGATTTATAATATTAGTTTCAGGAGAAATGTTATTCTTTTGTTCAGATGAAATAACAGTAGCAGAGAAACTATTAAAACTAATAGTTAATATAAATAATAATGTAATTATTTGAAATCTCTTTGTTCTTAACATTTCTTTTTCCTTTTTATATTTTTAAATCAAAGTAGAATTTAATCTACTCATTTTTATCATATTTAATATTATACCCAAATTTTTTAAAAATTCATATAAAATATATTATGAAATTTAACATAATCTTTTGTATTGAAATTCTTCGAAATTTGCACCCCAATCTGAATCCCAATCTCCTGAATCCCAATCATCATCGTCATCCCAACTAGAACCCCAATCATCATCTCTACTTGAACTCCAATCATAATCTCTGCTATATGAAGATCCTGAACTTCCGCTACTACGTGATGAAGTATTCTGCCACCCATTCATACTACCATAAATATAAATTACAATTATAAAAATTATCAATATTAGCCAACTTATTGCAAAATAATGATTATTTCTTCTATTATTTGAATAATTTCTAGAATAAGTATTTCTATCACTATTTAAAGCACTATTTCTACTAGTTATTTGACCTGGATTTTTTGCACCATTTAAATCTACACCATTTCTTAATGCTTGCCTTTGAATTAGTTGATATAATTCATTAACTCCATATTGTTCATCTACACCTTGATATCTAATTGCTCTTTCACCATTAGCTTTATTTTTATAAACTACTATATCATTAGTATTAACATCTCTATATATTCCAAAACAAGCAGGTTCTTTGCAATCTTCTCCAATATAAATATGAGTTTTTTCTTTAGTTAATCCATGAGTTACATAGAACCAATCTTTTAATTCTTCAATTGTTCTAGGACCACTGCTTGCCGTTTTATTTATATTATTATTTACAGCTCCACATGATGGACAATTTTGTAATGTTTCTTCAAACTCATTACCACAAAAATCACATTTAATTTTCATTAGTTCTCTCCTTAAATTATCCTTCTACTATCCAATCATTATTCTTATCATTTTTATCATGAGAATCATCATCTATATCATTTTGTTTCCATTCTTTATTTTCATTATGTTGATTGTTTCTATATCTTGATTTTCTATTCATACTACTTCCTGCGCTCATAAATAAGATAGGAGCAAATATAGCACAAACACAAAATATTAAACCAAATAGAAAACTTGAATTCATAGCTGCTAAACCTCCACCCATAAATCCGCAACCCCACATAATAAAAAACAATAAGAAAAATATAGGAGAATTTGTTTTTCTATTTAACCAAATTAAATATCCTATATATGCAATTACTATTATAAGTCCTAAAGTTGGTCCTATTTTTACACCACCAGACAATATTTCATCCATTCTTTCCATATATTTTAATTCTCCTATATTTCTTATTTTATTTATTTTTTATCATTACTCTGGTTTCTTTTTTCCACAATTATTACAGAAATTACCTGTATTTTCTGTTCCACACTCACATTTCCAACTAGTTGATAAAGATGAACCACAATTAGAACAGAATTTTCCATTATTTACTGTTCCACATTTAGGACATTTAATTCCTTGAGCTTGATTTTGATTATTGTTTCCTTGAGATACAGCACCACCAAACATACCATTCATTCCCATATTAGCCATATTCATTCCCATAAATCCAGCCATTGAACCACCTGAATTACTTGCGGCTTTTTCTAAAATATCTGCCATTCTTGATTCTTTACCAGAACCCATTTGCATAATATCTTTAAGTCTCTTATCATCTTCTGAAGTTAATGTAATTTTAACACCTACTGAAATAATATCTAATCCTCTTAATTCTTTCCATTTATTAGATAATATCTCATCCATCTTATCAGCAATCTTTGTTTGTTTAGAAACTAATTGTGATGGTAATATTCCTTCTGAACCAAATTTTGAAAGAGCATCTGGTAAAGCAGTTACAAATTCTTCTTTTAATTGAGTTTCTATATTGCTTATATTATATTCTTCTTTAATATTTCCAGCTATATTATTATAAAACTTAATTGGATCTACTATTCTAAATGAATATACTCCATGACATCTTACATTTAAATCAAGAGAACCACCTTGAATTAAATTTCCATTTTCATCTCTAGCTACAAAATGATAATTAAATGGACTTTCTGTTCCATATTTATTATCAAGAATCTCTTTTGTATTTACATAATATACTCTTTGTTCTGAACCTGGTTGACCTCCATATCCTAATCTTTTCCAAGATTCTTTTAATACACCTATTATATCTTGATCTGCAAAAATAGAAGGTTGAGTATCATTATGATATTCAAATCCTCCCGGTTCCATAACTACATCTCTAATTTTACCATTATCTGTAATTATAGCACATTGTTCATTATTTACTATAATTAAAGAGCCATTAGAGATGATATTATCTTCTCCTTTAGTATTAGAACTTCTTCCAGTTACTTTTTTAACACCTTTTTTAACTAAAACTGTATTTGGTAATGAATCGCATACAAATACTTCTTTCCATTGATCAGCAAGTGCACCAGTTACTGAACCAGAAATTGCTTTTATTAAGCCCATTAATCTTTTACCTCACTTTTTAACTTTTTCAAGCAAGAATTCCTTTGAGTCTTTAGCACTAAGGATGAATTGCTTGGTAAATCCAATTGTTGTTGTGTTTTACTATTAGACATTCTTTTTCTCCAATTTGTTTATATTTCTTTCCTTCTTTTGTTATGTAATTATCTTCAAAATCTTTTACATATAACTGTTTTCCTGAAAAACCACTTACATATCCTATTTTATTTCCTACTTTTACTGTATCTCCTAAATAATGTATTCCATTCGTCACCGTATTCTTTGAATTTCGTTTTTGAGATCTATTTGGTTCTTTTCTTCCTTTTCGTATAGTTGCTTCGTGTAAACTTCTCTTTTTCTTTCTAAACTGTTTTATAAATAAAAATTCATTTGAGTTTTCTTTTATATTATCTAAATTTGTTATGGCTATTGCGTCGTTATAATGTTCTTTTTCTAATCCTAATTCTATTCTTTTAATTTCTGTTTCATATCCATAAGTTATTCTTGCATTTGGGTATTCTTTTATAATTCTACTTTGTAAGATATTCATAAATGTTGGTTCTTTATATGTTTTTACTTTCTTTTTCTTTTGCATCCATTTATGTAAAATTCCACCTTTTTGATGATTTTTATGTGAATGACATTTCCCACAAACTGTTATTAAAGCTAATCAACGTAAGGTTTGTTTTCACAAACCTTGTGGTATTTAACCACTAGGTTGTTGATATTAATTTTCATCTATCATTTGAAATTCATCATCGTTATTATCATTAAAATGAGAATTTCCATAATCATTATCATTTATTGAATTATATTGATATTGAGCACTTCCAAATGCTAACATAGGATAACCAATTATAAAAATTAAAAGTATAGTATATCCTATTCCTTTACCAAAAGCTAATGATAATTTATAACTAACCATTACATAGATTATTAATGATATTATTGCACAAATAGTTCCAACAGGTCCTAAACTAGTTATACTTTGATAATAAATTTCTCCATTCACAGTTATAGTAGAACTAAATATATTTTGTAATATACTAGATGCTAAAGCTATCCAAAATACAACTACTGGCATTTTGATAAACTTATATAAAGTCCAAGTATTATAAATAGGAACTAAACATTTCCAACCTGGTTCTCCTGCTTTTTCGTATATTTTCCATAAACACATTATAGAAAAAACAATTGTAAATAAAACAATAAGAACTACAAATATTAACACTCCTGCCATTATTGCTCCCGAATTATTCATTCACTATATTCTCCTTTTAAACATTTGCTTAATATTATTTTAATATTATATATTATAATTATTATACTATTTATACTGAAAAATCAAAATAAAATATATTAATAAATTTTTACCAAACGGGTTTTCTAGTCCAAGGTCTATATTCTCCTTTTAAACATTTACTTAATATTATTATATCATCATCTTGATAATGTTTATACATTCCTTTTTCTAATTTATATCCTAAATCTTTTAGATAAATTAAATCGTCTTTTTCTTTGCTTTTAGAAATATATGCTCTTAAATGATCAATATTAGGATATTTCTTTTTTACATATGCTTCCCATAATTTCATTGCATTTTTCATATATGATTTTTTCTTATCATGAAATTCAGGTAATATTCCAGCCCATCCTAACCATAAATCATTTTTAAATAAAAATGAATTATATTGACCAATAAGACCTACACTTTTATTATTTACTTTAATTATAGCATAATCTATAATAGGGTAGAATTGTTTGCATTCTCCGCTAATTACACTATCTAAAATCTCTGGTTCTAAATCTACTAGATTATAATTTTTTAATAATAATCTACGGATTAAATCCATTTCACTTATATTCTTTTTCGTTAACCATTCAAATGATAATACATTTTTCATATATTTTTGTTTTCCTCGCGGTCCTTTATTTCTTTTTAGGATGATATATCTGATTTAACTTTTCCGAATCAATGGTTTTAGAAGGCTTAAATACTACGAAATTTTTTAAATTTTTCTTTTTATATTTTTCAGCCTCTTTTTTAGAATTACATTGATGAAGTTCTACTACTTCATTTTTATTATTTATACTTATAGCAAACCATCTATCATTTGCTTTATTAGGTTCGCCTTCTAATTTGGTTTTATATAATCTACAGTTTTTTATATATTTAATTACTTTTGCTTTTTTATACATATCTACCATATATGCTCTTATCATATCATCATCACAATTAGTAAATACATGAGGAGTAATTGAACCATCAGATTTAACATTTATAACTATACTTCTTATTGGAGACATTAATTCATTATATTGTTTTACACATTCTGGTTTATCTTTGTGTTGCAGCATATGGCAACGCTTGCAACAAGTCAAGAGTTCATCGTCCGATTCCTTCCCTCCCCAATTAGCTGTATACTCACGGTGATGAACAGTGAGATTGTCTTTTGATCCGCATATTTCACATTTACCACCTGTGGATTTAATTTTTCTAGCCATTACTTTTTGCCAAGTAGCACTTCTATAATATTGCATTTTATTATTTATATCAAATTTAGTATTTTTCCCTGCTTTATTTCCAGTAAATGTAAAACCATCCTCGTCTTTTATATCATCTGAACAATGATTATTCCATAAAATATTATTTCTCTCTTTCCAATCAGGTAAATTTCTATTATTTATCCAATCATTAAGAGTTAATTTAGAAACATTTGTTAATTTATTAGAATTCTTTTTAACCCAATTACTAAAAGTCATCAATTACTTCCTTTTCTTTTTTATAGTGGACTTTTTATTTGATTTACTATTAATTTTGACATTTTTCTTTTTAGAAACAGAAGATTTAGTATTTTTATTAGAAACATTTGTTTTCTTTGATTTTTGTTTACTTAATTTTATTTCTTCTTTTAAGAATTTAATCATTCCTTTATGAATTTGAATGAAATCATCATGTTCATTGTGAACGCAGAAGTTTCTCAATTGCCTACAAATTCGGATCTTCTGCATTTTAGGATTATTTTCACCTAATTCATCTTCAATATCTTTAACTTCTTTTCCTTTAGCTCTACAAACCATTTCATATGCTTTATACGCTACTAAAAATTCATCTACGTTATCTTTCAATTTAATACCTCCAAAATCTCTTAAATATTTTTATATTTTGAGTCTATAAAACCATTAAGCTTTAGATTAATGGTAGTTCAATTAACATGGTCTCGCTATACATAAAATATCATCTCTATCTAATATTTCTAAATATAATCCTCTTTCTTTTCCAAAAGCAGATAAAACAATTATTCCTATATCAGGATTATTTTCTATTATTAAAGAGCAATGAGTTACATTAGCATAATTTTCTCCAAAATATACTAAATCTCCTGGCTCTGACAAATTCAAGTCAATTAATTTATTTTCATCTTTAAAATAATTTGCTTGTTTTTCACAACTATAATATTTAGTAAAGAAATCTATTCCTGCCATTTTATATAATCTACCTACAAAAGAACTACAGTCAAATGATAACCCTTCATATCTTCCTGATGGAGTATTATCATATTTACATTTTTTGCTATTATAAAGAATTTGAGACCAATAAATTACTTTATCTTTAGGATTTGATTCATTATTACAAGATAAATCTATTTGTAATCTTCCACTTTCATCAAAATAATACCAATTATTATCTATATAATTCCATCCTTTTAATGTATTACACCAATATCCTGTTAAAGAATAATAAATATTTACACCTGTATTATTCCATCCTGGATTTAATGAATAGACAAAATTACAATTAAATAAAATTAATATAATAACTATTAATAATTTCTTCATCTAATTAAAAGATTTTCTAATAAATCCATTCCTCTCATAAATATTATAATAAATAATATGAATATAATAAATACAAATATCAATATTATTTGTATTTTCAATTCAGAATTAAACTCTTCTTTTTCAATTTGTTCTTTTTTATCATCCCAAATATTCATTATTTCACACCTAAATATTTATCTAAAAATAATAAATGATTGTCGTAATTTATAATATGTCTTATTTTATTTCCATTATTATCAGTAGCTATATCATCTATTCTTGGAAGTTTACATATTGGCTTAAATCCATCTATTATTATCCAATCGCTTTTAGGCTCAATGTTTTGAATTTTAGATTCATTGATTCCATAATCTTTAACCCAATCTTGAACATCTTCCACCCAATATTTAAATGATTTTTCATTAACTCCTATCATTTTACAGTATAATTCAGTTCCAAATTTAGTAATTCCTGATTTGGTATCTACTAATTTTTCAGCTATTTTTATCATAATGTCTTTGAATCTATAATCATTCAATAAAGGACTTAATAATATTATCTTTTTATTATATAGTTTTAAAGTATTCATATATTGTATAGCATATGAATAAGCAATAATTATATCTGCATTATCAATATCTGCTTGATTTACTTCTTTACAAGTCCTATAAATTACTTCTTTTCTTTTTATGTTATAAAATAAATTTTCTACATAATTCTTAAAATTATAATAACAAAATAATCCACCTACAAATAATATCAATTTAATATTTCCTTTCTCTACTCAAAACTATTCGTGGTCACCTTTCTTTAATGTTTTTATATTAGAAAATAACTTTTCTCTTTTAAATTCACATTTTAAATCATCTTCTATGTTAATAGTAAAATCGTAAATATCATCATAAGTTCTTATTACCTGTTTATCATTTGCATTTGTTCCTGAAATAATTCCTATTTTTCCATTATCCATCTCTGATATGATATAAGTTTTATTTATTCCTAATCTAACAATTCTATCTGATATATCTTTTGCAATTTCTATTGCACCTTTATTATCAAAATTTTTCATTACTTTCTTATGAATAGAATCAAATTTCTTTTGTTGTTCATTTTGAGCTTGAATTGCTAATTGTTGTTGATCTTCAATTTGTTTTAACTGTGATATTAAATCAAATATATTATAATAAGCATCTTGAATTTCATCCATGGTTATATCTGATAATCTATGTTCAGCAGAATATCTTAATAAGTTTAAAGAATCGAATAATTGTTTAGTTTTTTCTGTCATAGCTTTTCACCTCTATTTTTATTTAAACCACTTCTTATCATTTCTGATATCTTCTAACTCTTTCATAATAAGATTTGATAATCTATTACGAATCTCTACTGTTTTTAATTTATTATCTTTATCTCCAGTTAAATTATAGTATTGATAAATCAAATCATAAACTTTATATTCTTCTTCTAATTCTAATAAAGTAGAACAATATTTTTCTTTATATTCATATGTCTCTTTTTTAGATAAACATTGAACCATTCTTTTCCATTCAATAAATGATTTTGTCTCTAAATCTTCTTTATAATCAAATTTGAAGTTTATGATATTCCATAATAATTTTCTATCAGTAATATATCTTTCTGCATATTTACAAAGATCTAATAATATAGAATTATTTGATTTTTTAAATTCTTCTCCTATATTATACATATTCCATACACCAATTATATTTTTAATAGGTGCATTTATTTTAAGTAATGATTTAGGCATATCAATATATGGAATATTATTATCTTTTTCTGATTTATTTAATATATTTTCAATCTTTCTAATTTGAGGACCTGTATAATAACCTTGTTTATATTTATTATATCTTCCTGCTCTACCTATTATTTGTTTTAATTCTCCTCTATTAAGATTTCTCATTTCTGTCCCGTCATATTTTTCAGTTTCCATTACTACTACCCTTTTAATAGGTAAATTGAGACCCATTCCAATACAATCAGTTGCTACTAATAAATCTGTTTCCCCATTATTAAATTTTTTTGCTTCTTCTTGTCTTACATCATAAGGAAGATTTCCATATAAAATACTTATTTTCTTTTTAGTATCCTGTTTTAATTCATTTGCTAATTGATGAACATGTTTTCTACTAAATACTATATAAGCATCTCCATTTTCAGATTCATTAAAATTAGAACCTGTTGATTGTAAAGGAACCAATCTATCTTTTCTAATTATTTCATAAGTATCTTTACATTTAGTTATTAAATTAGTAATTAGAGTTAATGCTTCTGGAGCACAACAAATAATAATATTTTCACATAAAGAACCTAATATTACTTTAGTCCAATAACATCCTCTATCTTTATCTACACATAATTGAGCTTCATCTAATACTAAACAATCATATTGTTTATTTAAATCACACATTTCTACAGTAGAACATTGAATTCTACTATTTTCGTTTATAATTTCTTCTTCTCCTGTAATTAAAGAAGCAATTATTCCTTTATCATTTAATTCTTTATATTTTTCATATGCTAATAATCTTAAGGGTCCTAAATATATTCCATTATATGATTTTTCTAATTCTTGCATTGCTTCATATGTTTTACCTGAATTAGTAGGACCACAAATTATCTTAAAATGTCTTTGTAATTTTCTAGCTTCAGGATACAATTTAACTAAATCTTTAGGAATAAGATTGACTAATTCTTTTTCAATTAATTGTCTATTACAAGTAGTGTTTTCTTTATATACTTCAAAATATCCATATAATTTAGAATAAAGTTCTGGATGTAATTTTGATATTTTTGAATATGATAACTTATTATTTTCTTCATTAAATATGGAATCTATAATTTCATTTACCGCTGTTCCTGTAAAATATAATAAAAGTTCTCTATTTTTATCAGACTTTAAATATTTAGACATTTCTTTATCATAATCTATATTGTCCATTTTATCTTCAATATAATTTTTAGTATTTAATTTAAGTATTTCAAAAATGTCTTTTTTATGTTCTTCAATATAATTATCTAATTGTCTTTGATTTTGAATATTATTTCTATGTAAATCTACAATATATTTAGAAAATAAATATTGAGATAAAGCTTGATTATTTATCTTGCATTTATTATTTATATAAGAGAATGGTTTATCTAAGTTTTGAATTATTTCTTCTATTTTCACTTTTCTTTAGTAAAACCTCCGTAAAATATATTATAATTTTTTAATCTTGTTTGATAGCAATATAATCTCTATATTTACTTGTTCCTATATCATACCACATAGTATCAAATATATCTGCATTTATAAGTTTATGCTCATCTAAATATGGATCGTAGAATAATACATATTGATTTTCAGGATTATTTCTTTCATTAGTAGTTAAATATCCATAACAAACTATATAATGCCATAAATTATAAGTACTAGCACATATTACTATATAGTTATCTAATAATAAATCATATAATCCTTGACTATCATTTATTTCTCTAGTAGCTTTTGTTTCTATTTTTAATCCATCTAAACATTTCCAATTTTTTATATTTTCTATAGATTGTCCACCCATTTTTAATTGTTCTTCTTTAATGATTTCTTCTTCTGAAATATTTTTAAATGCACTTATTGCGGTTCTTATACAAGCTACACTGCACGTCCAATCTCTTCCTTGTTTATAACAATTTACGGGGGCGTTTACTATACTTGGTCCTTTAACATCTTTAATTTCTCCAAAATATTCATTAATTCTTTTCAAAAGTAATTTTCTCCTTTAATTTCTAATGTTTATATTCAAACCATATTCATTATTTAATCTAACTCTATAATCATCTAAATGTTTTCCTCTACCATCTGCCTGATCAATAGGAATCCATTCTTCTTTTCCATTTTTAGAATAAGAATACCATTCATTAGATCTAACTTTAACAGAATATACCCCTCTAAATAATCCATTTGAAGATATTCTCCAATAATTATCATCTGAATCTTTAATAGTAGAAGAACCACCATTAACTTTTTTTCCACTAGTATTTATAACATAAACATCATTCAAAGTATATAATTCATTATTAGAATAAGTATCTTTAGTAGGATTTTGAACATATATTCCATATTTTAAATCTTTATCTGCTTTAAGAGCTAATCCATGAATATAAATATATCCTTGTTTACTATCTTCATATGCTCCTGTATTTGAAGCACCCCATTTATAATCATCGTCATCAAAATTTAAAGTTCCACTAGTTTGTCTTTTACCAGAATTATCAAAATAATATAAACTACCTAAATCTTTAGTATAAGTTCCATTATTTCCATGTTTATTAGTATATTTACCTTTTAATATAAAACTTCTTCCATTTGTATCTTCTATTGAAACTGTATCTACGAAATGATTATTATTGAATATACCTAAACAATTTTTAAGAACTACTCCATTATCATCAAATCCATAATAAGAACTATTTATTTTCTTAATCATATCTTTATACATTTTTCCTGATTTATTTAAGAAAATAGATATATCTTCATCATAATCATCGTAATCACTAAAGTTTTCTTCTACTACTTCATCATCCCAATTTAGTTTAACAAATCCATTAGTTACTACTGAACCATCAGAATTAAAATATTTAATTGATTCGTCTGAATCTGATTTATATTTAAGAGCATCCATTCCTGTTAACATTACGCCATTACTATCAAATGCATATTTTTTAGAACCTATTTGTTGTAATTTATAATAATCATTTTTTGCTCTTATTGATTTATAATTTTTAGGGTCAAAATAGAACCATATATTATTTTTCCATTCATAATCATCTGTAAAAATTCCATTATATTGAAGCCATCCTGAATATAAATTACCATTTTTATCAGCATAATATAGATAGTTAGAACCATTTAATAATTCCCAAGGAGCAGAATCATTACTTTTATCCCATATTTCTCCTTCATCATTAAAATATCCTTCTATCATTTGGCCATATTCATTAAAAGCATAAGCTTTATTATCTATTTTATATATTTTCATTTTTCCAGATGATGCTTTTAATAATCTACCATTACTTCCGCAATATACCCAAACATAATTATTATTGAATCCTTCTGTATTTCCACCAACTCTTTCAAAACTTCTAATATTTACTTTTCTCCAAGCATTCTTTACATATTGATTATTAGATGATTTTATATATAAATATCCATTTGAATCTTCCGATAAATTATAAATATTTATATAATCTTGCATTGCTGGATCAGAAGATAGAGAATATCCTATAACTTCAGATGTTATAGGTCCTTTTTCCTCAGGAATATAATTATCATAATTATTAGTAGTTATTATTTCTTTTATTTCTACAGGTTTAGTAGGAGCATAAATTATAGCAGCTTCCGCAAAAACATTATTAGATAATAAAATTATACTTATTAAAATTATAGATAATCTTTTAATCATTTCAAAAAATTTCCTTTTTATTCAAAAAATAGGAAGGAATTACTAATTCTATTAATAATCCTTCCTATATGAATATAACTTGTCAATTTATTTTAGAAACATAAGTAATCCCATTAGTATAAAACCAACTGCATACACTAGAATATATTCTATATTATCTGATTTTTTCCAATCTACAACATCTATATAATCAGATCTTAATGTTGGTTTTATATTATTATTGGCTAAATTTGCCAATTTGTTTAAATGATAATTTGAATCTTTTACATTATCATCAAACATTTCTCTCCAACTAAATATTCCCAATGTTACTTACCTTCCTTAATAGAATCTTTAATTGCTAAAATACCACTTGTTAAAGAAGCAATATCTGAAGGAACTACTATTTTAGTAGCTTGGCCTTTTGCTAAATCTTTCAAACTCTTAATTGCTTCTAATTTAATATATGCGTCTGAAGGTTTTTGTTCATTTATTTTCTTTACGGCCTCAGCTTCAGCAGTTGCAACCATTTCAATTGCTTTTGCTTTAGCTTCTGCTTCCATTAACATTGCATCTTTCTTTCCTTGAGCTTCAGTAATGGCTTTTTGTTTAGTGGCTTCTGCTTCAAGAATAGCCGCTCTTTTATCTCTTTCTGCTTTCATTTGTTTTTCCATTGATTCTCTGATTGATTGAGGAGGAGTAATATTTTTAACTTCTATTCTAGTAACTTTAATTCCCCATGGATCAGTTGCTTCATCTACTTCTTTTAAAAGATGACCATTTATAGTATCTCTTGAAGTTAATAATTCATCTAAAGTCATTGTTCCTACAATATTTCTTAAAGTAGTAGCTGTAATTTGTTCAATAGCTTCTAAACTATTAGAAATCATATAAGTTGCTTTATAAGAATCAAATACTCTACAATATACTACTGTATCAATAGATATTCCTACATTATCTTTAGTAATAACTTGTTGAGGCGGAAAATCATGCATATGTTCTCTCATATCTGTTTTAGTTCTGATTCTTTCTACAAATGGTAACTTAAATTGAATTCCTGCTTTTAAAGTTCTATTATATTTCCCAAGGAATTCAATTATAAACTCCTTCTTCTCTGGAACTATAAAAGCACAACTAAATACTACAAATAAAACTATTACTGTAATTATGGCTATCTTAATCATAATTATTTTATTTACCTCTCTTTCTTTTTATATATTGCTCATTTGTTCTTGTAACTTTTTAATATTTTCACATAGTACATCATAAATAGCACTATTTATCTTTTTACAATCTTCTGAAGAAAGTAATACTAATACTTCACTTGATAAACATCCATTATGAATATAATTAGATACTACTTCTTTTCTATCTTGACCATCAAATACTGAATTAGTTACTGTATTTAATGCATTTTCTAAAGTAGTTATTTTTTCAGAAACTCTTAATCCTTCTTCTATTTGTTGTCTTGTCATTTCAGACCTCCTTAATATACTTTTTTATAAGGTTCACCATAATCCATTTCCTCACCATGAATTATATGAATTTTATCTTTATAAAACCATCCTCTTTTTATATTATCATCTGTAACTGTAAATTCATTCATTTTGATTTCTTTTTCTGTATTTTTTAAAGAACCTTCATTATAAAAATTATTATAAGGACTTATAATATCATATTCAGTATAAATATTTATTTCTCCGTTCTTTTCAACCTCAGCACCTATAATTTTATTAGTATTTATTAAGAATTGAACATTTCCATTATTTATATCTAGATAATTTCCTTCTAATGTGGAAGTAACCCAACTCCATATATAATCTTTACTTTCATTATAAGGTTTTAATTTTTTATTTTTAGTATGTTGAGGATATATAAAAGTAACACTCAAATCCGAATCAAAATACCATATTTGTTTATTTGCATCATCAAAATATATTGTTGAAATATCTTCTATATTTTTAAGTTTAGTATTTTCTGAATTAACATCTTTATATTCATTTATGTTATTATTTGCAAATTCATATCCGAATAATGAAATTATAATATCATCTTGAATTTCTTGTTCTATCTCGGATTTGTTTTTCTTTATTTCATCCGTTTTTTGATTTAAAGAAGTCTCTTTTTTAGGTTCAACCTCTTCTATCTTTTCTGTTTTATTTTCAATTGATTCTACTGGAGGTGCATCATCAAATACATGAGATAATTCTTCATCTAGTTTTGCATAATAATCATAATCTTTTCCAAAATAAAGTTTATCATTAATTATTGCAAATTTAGTAAATCCATATTCAGTAGTTAATTTATGAACTATCTCTTTAGAATCTAATCCTTCTTTTTCCCATTTTGAAACTAAATCTTTTGCTTCTTCATCTGTAAGAACAAGTTGTTTTTCATCAATATTTGGTAAAATATCGTTTTGAGAATCTATATTTGAAGAATTTTCTAATTTAAATTCTGGAAGTTTTATATTTGATAAATTGATTTCTGGTAATTTAAAAGAATTGTCATCAGGTAATAAAAATATTATTCCTAAAACTCCTCCTATAAATAATATTAAAAAACCTATTATAAAAACTTTTCTCATAAATTTACCTCGAAATATTTAATTCATTTATCTTTACAATTACTTAATTTCTGTTCAAATTTCTTTTCTCTTTCTTCTAATTTATCATTCCATTTATAATAAGAAATATTTGCTATCTTTCCTTTATGATGTTGATAAAAACAAAAAGGAATAAATCTCATTTCATTTTCGTCAAAATATAATCCAGCATATCCACAAGTATAACATTCTTCTTTAGCATTTCCAACCCATCTTTCTAATAAAGGTTTTTCTCTATTCTTTTTGATTATATTTTGTTTAGCTTTCCATCTTTTGTATTTCTTACTCTTTTTCATAGCATTTACACTTCTTATGCTTTTTATTTTGAAGTTTACTATGAAATTTCTTACCTTGAGCTTCTAATTTTTCTCTTAATTTCTTTTTTCGTTCAATTCTATTTAATCTTTTACTTTTTCTATCTTTTTTCCAAGGAGAATATTCTAAAACACATCCTAAAAATACACTTCCATCTTCTCCTATTTTATTACTATTCCAATCAGGAACAAAAGAATATAAACCATTACGTTTTTCAAAATGACCTTTTAATTCTTGATTATAAAATAACCAAGCTTTACCAATTGTTCCTTTCTTCCAATTTTGAAATGCATGTAATTTTGATTTTTTATTATCCAAAATAATTAATCTCCTAATGAAAAGAATATATCTGAAAATAATTTTAATGCTTCATCTTTAGTTTTAATAAGTTCTTTTTGATTTTTAATTACATCTTTTGCTGTGAATTTTTTAGGTAAAGCATCATAACTATCTAATTCAACTATCTTTTTTATTTTATCTGCTAAATATTTTAATACTTTTTGTTCATCTTCAAAAGTAATATCTGGATACATCATAACCATCTTTTTACTATGAGGATGTTCCATTTTAACTTTCTTTAATTTAACTAACTTTCCTTTTTCTATTTTATATCCTAATTGAGGTTGCCAACCATGTTTATTTTTTATAAGTTGCTCTATCATTTTAGGAACCACATCACAAAACCAATCACTCATTGACCAAGTATCTACATCTGCAAATTTTCTTTTATATCTTTGTTTAGCCATTTTTTCTTCAAATTTCTTCTCATCTTCTTTCCATTTTTGTAATCTTTTCTTTTCTTTTTCCTTAATGGCTTTTTGTTTTTCAAGAGGTAGTTTTTTTATTTTTTCTTTTCTTTTTTTTGCATCATAATCACACATTTCATCTATAGTATCAAATTTAGTTCCGTCTTCTGCTATCCAATGTTTTCCATCACAAACTAATCTTCCAGCAGGAACTTTATTTTTAGTAATTTCTACTGCTTCTTTCATACCTTTAATTAATTTTTTACCTAATTTAGACATTTAGTTACTCCTAATAAATAATTATAACATAATTATCATTCATTTTTATTTCAATATCGCCAATTTTATCATTATTATCTTTAAAAAATTTATTCATTTCTTCTTCTACTTGTTCTGCAGAAGTAATTTTAATTACTTTACATTCAAAATTAGAACAATATTCTTCGTCTTCATCATCCTGTTCATCTTCTAAATCATATTCTTCTTCTGTAGAAATCATAGTTTTATCATTATTATGTTCTCTTATATATTTAATAATTCCTCTTATTAAATAATATACTACCCATACAAGTATAGTTAATCCTATTGATAAAAATATAATATTGAACTCATTCATATGTTTACCTACTTTTCATTTATTTAAGCGAGTAAAGGGAATTGAACCCTTCTCCTCTGGGTGGAAGCCAGAAATAATAACCGCTATACTATACTCGCATATAGAGCCTAATTTACGGCTCTATTGGTCTCAATAATACAGAGATCTGAATATCACTTTATAACAAATTACGTATAAAGCTAACGTTCCTAACAGGATTCGAACCTGTGGACCATTTCTGATCTTATGATTTCCAATCATATGGATTCAACCACTCTCCCATAGGAACTTATATAATATTATACCTATATTTACTGTTTTTCTTCCTCTAAAAGTACATTTTCATGTACTACTCTTCCTTTTCTTCTATAGTAACCAAATATCCTTCTTTTTCTTTATCTTCTTTAGTTCTTTTAGCATAATATTCATCAGAAAAAGACCAATAACCTGCTTCTTTTCCTTGTTTAAATGCTTTTACAATATACTTTTTCATATTTTATAACCACTCACCTTCATTTATAAAATGGTCAATATCTGTTTTCTTCATGAATTTTATACTCCTTCTAAACTAGAAATTAAATTAACAATTTCATTCTCTATTTTCATCATCTTCTAATATATCATTGTCTTCGTCAAAATCAGAAGAATGATATTCATAAGATTCTGAAAATGATTCTGCCTCGTAATTTTCTTCTTTTACTTTTGCATGTGTTGATTCTGCTTTCCAGTTTTTACCTTCAGCTTTCTTTGTTGTCTTATGTCCTACTGCTTTTCCTTCTTTGTTTTTAATGGCTTCTGTGTGAGTTTTAATTTGATTTTCTTTCTTTTCTAATTCATTTTTCATAATTTTATCTCCTTTCATTTCTACTATTTAAGAGAAATATAGAGAAATAATTTTATTTATCTTTATTTATAACACCTAATGGAGTTATAATATAAGGATCATATGTTTTAAGATTTTCCTGTTTTATTCTTTCAATTGATGCTCGATATGATTCACAATATTTTTTCCAACTAGTTATAGCTTCTTGTCTTTGTTTTTCTTTCCATTGAGAAACTACTTCTTCTTTTGTTCTACCTTTAATGCATTTAGGTCCTTTAATTTCTTCATGTTTTCTATTATCATACCATTCTTCTTGAATAGAATATTCGCTTTTGGTATTAGGACTCCATATAATAGTAGAAGCAAATATAGTTTGAGTTAAACAAATTATACAAATTATTAAACTAATTATTCTTTTCATTTAGTTTTCCTCTTTCTTTTCATATCTTTCATCATTTTCAAATCTATAATTAATGGTGAAACATTTTCTCCTATGGTCAAAGACACTATTCCTTCACCTATAGTTAATGGAACTACATTTTCACCTACAGTTAAAGGATAATCATTATTATTACCAATATCTAATGAATAATCATTACCATTTCCAACTTCTAAAGGATAATCCTCATCTATTTGCCAAGGATTTATACCATTAATATTAGTTTCTCCAATTTCTCTATATGTTAATGAATAATGAGGATATTTTTGAAGACTTTGTTCTAACATTTTTAAAGAAATTTCATTCATAGTGGTTTTTACTTTAGTAATGTTTCCTTCATAATCACCATATTCATATTCTACTTCAAACATAATATATCTCCTTTACTTAGGCCAAATAGATATTGAACTATCTTCTTTAATATTCATATAATATTCTTCATTTTTTAAATATTCATTTGTTATATCTAAAATTCCTCTATCTGTAATTATTTTCATATTTTCATCAGTATATCTAACTATATTTACAAATTCCGATTTTTCATAAGTTATAATCATAGGAATTTCATCGTTATAATATATAGTTGGAATAGTATATACACTAAAGTAATTTCCGTGATCTATCCATACCCAAGAACTCCATTGAATATGTAACTGCATAAATTCTAATATTTGTTGTTTATTGCAAATAGTTGCTGTATTTGGAATAGTCCTTGATATTTGTTTTCCATTTTCATCAATTAAAGTTGCTGATATAAGTACGTCTGAAGATTTAATATCTTTAGAAATATTAATTTCTTCTATTTCTGTATTATCTTGAGCAAATGCAATATTAGTAAGACTAAATAATAATAAAATTGTAATCAAAAATCTAACGCATCTTTTCAATTAAAAATTTCTTCTTTTCTTAATTCGACGCTTGTAAACAAGGACATTTAATTCCAGGCTCATCATCTTTTAATATACATTCGTCATAATCAAAATGTAAATCTATACTATTTAAAGAAGGACCACTATCATAAAATCCTGGAGAATCATCCCAAGAAACACTAGGTAAAGAATTTTCCATTAATTTACAATATCCATCTACACAAAAAGGACATTCATCCTTAGTTTTGGGTAATTTATTAACTATTATTTTTATAGGTCTAGATTGATCGTTTATTTCATTTTTATGTTCTATTTCTTCTTCATGTTTGCTTTTTTCTCTTTCTTCTTCTCTTTTTTGTTCATCTTGTTCAAACTTTAAATACTCATTAGTTTTAAAATCGTTATGATATATTTCATCCACCACATCTCTAGCATCTTTTAAACTATATCCATATGTAAATAAAAGATGTCTAGTAAGTATATTTTCATCATCTGAATGGAAAATATTAAAAGCAATTGCACCTTTATCATTTAATATAATTTCGTTCAATTTAGATTTAAAAATATCCCAATAATAATTAAGAATAGATTCTCCGCCAAAGAAATTTTGTAATTTTTCTTTTGAAATAGGTTCAATTCTCCATTTTCTTTTTCCACCGTAGTTAGTTTCTACGTTGAAAGCTTTCATCTTTTCCATATTATTTATTAAACCTCTTGTTGTTATCCACTATATCTGTAAACCATCTCGCTCCTACAGACATTTTAGCCATTGGTAAAGAATTAATATTTCCAAATTCACCCTGCATTAAAACTAATATATCTAAATCATTTGGATATTTATTATCTCCTTTTAATCCATAATGACTATTCATCAATTTTCCTTTTACTAAATAATAATTGCCTGAAAATTTTACTTTGAATTTATCATTTAAGAATTTCTTTATGTCTTTAAGATTCTTATTATCTCCAGCCATTCCTTCAAATGTAAATGACCAATCATCATAAAACCTTTTCAAATCTTTCTCTGTAGCTAAAGTAAGAGTAACTTCTTTATCTTCATATAATTTACTAGATTTTACATCTTTAGATTCTTCTTTATCTTTATTATTCTTTAAATATTTATCGGCTAAAATGCTATAATTATTACCTTTAACTATTTTATAATATGTTTCTTTAGATATATTTGCTAATTTACAAACAGTATCTTTAGCAAACATATTAGTAACTCCGCTTTTTCTAACTTTTTCAAATGCTAAAAATTCTTCTTTAGTTACATTTATTTCATCTTTATTCTCAGTTTTTGAATTAGATTTTACAGGAGTTTTTCCTTCTATAAAATTAGGACAAATTGGAAATTCTAGTATTTCAAACTTAATATTTTTATATCCTACTCTATCTTTTAAATAATTTTCTTTTACTTTATCTAAATTAGATTTATCTACACTTACTGCAATAGATATTCCTTCTTTTACTTTAAGTATATATAATTTATTTGGAACTTTAGAAGATTTCACTTTTTTATATAAAGCTTCTTCTATTTGAGTAGTATCAAATCCAGAAGAAAATGCTAATATTACACAATCATCTCCAAATATACATTCTTTGTTTTTAGGAGCTACTGGAGAAATAGTATTGAAATATTTAAATGGCTTTAAATTCATTTCCTGTTTATTTATAAATGATTTTCGTTCTTCTAATTTACTATTAATTCTCTTTTTAGTACTAGCATCTAATTTTGATAATAATCTTTCAGATGAAATATTACCAAATTCTGCTCTGCCTGTTCTATAATCTAGTCCATACATGAATATTTTACCAGCCATTTTAATATCTCCTTTCCTATTTTACATTATAATTCTCTTCCAAAATGTTCTTCATTAGAATTATCTTTATAGTTTACATTATCAAATTCATCATTCAATATTTTAATTGCTTTCATTACATCATCTTTAGTTAAACCAGTGGTATAATCAGTTTGAATATAATGTTTAGATAATCCACATTCTTTAAATTGCAATGCAAATTCATCATCTAATATTACAAAAGATTTAATTTCTGGATGTTCTTCTAAATGCTTTGATATCTCAAGTCCTCTATTCATAGATAATTTTTTAGTTTGATCCACTATTTTTAAATCTTTATATCTTAATTGTTTATATAAATATTTTTTATCTTCATCATATTCTTCCATCAGTCTCCAAGAAGAAGATAAAACAATACAAGCATCAGTGGCTTTAACAATTTCTTTTAACAATTTAACTTTATCCGAACTTATTCCTATATACCTATTAGGAGTTCTGGCTAAAGTTTTATCAGAGTTAAGTACTCCATCAATATCTAAATAAATACATTTTTCTTTTATGATTGTTTCTTGCATTTTTATTTTCTCCTTTCAAAAATATTATTATAATATTATAAGATACTTAAGGAGAAAAATCAATAATTAATTTACACTCCTATTAATCTACCTAATTTTCTTAATAAACCTTTACTTTTATCGAGATTTTTTTCATCTCTACCGTTTATAATTTCAAATATTTTTCTGCAAAGTTCTTGTTTATCCATTTTTGAATTATATTCTTTTTGACATAATTTAGTAACGGCTTGCATTTTTGCTAAACATAATTCTTGTTTTGATATTCCATTTGCTTTATCTTTTAAATTAACATCATTACTTTTTTCTTGATTACATTTACTGCACATTGTTTGAAGATTCGCCACATGATCCGCTCCTCCTTTTGAAAGAGGAAGAATATGATCTTTAGTCATTACTACTAATTTACCATCTTTTTCTCCAAATAATTCTAAATGATATCCGTCATTTACATCACTTCTAATTTTATAAAACCATTTTCCTTCTACTCCGCACTTACAACATTTATATCCTTTAGTTTTAAATAATCTTAAATTATTAGAAGTAATTTTAATAGTATCTCCATCTAATAGTATTTGTTTTTTCTTAACATTTGCATATTTTATAATATAATCTCCAACTTTGCCTTTAAGTATATAATCTACTGGATATTTTTCTTTTATAAATATATGTAAATCTTCTCTATATATTTCATCATCTGTTTTATAAGGAGTAGTTATTGACTCTATATTTTTAGGAACTTGTTTAGTCTCACAATTTGCTATTTTTAATAATTCTTCTTTAGTTAATCCTGAACTAAATATAAAATTATTTCCTAATGCTTTATATTGAACATATCTTCCTTTTCCATATTTAGTAGGTTGTTTTGCCATTTTATCTTTGCAATGCATCCAAGTTCTTTGACCAAGTTTATTATCTTTGAATAATTCTACGAAATCATCATAAGTAATAGAATTTAAAGTCATGTTTTTTACTATGTGTGCATAAATTTTCATTAATTTTAATTGCTTCTCCTTATTTATTTGAACTTAAAAAGAGTGATAAATGTAAATTACTTTACAGACCACTCTTCAATGTTGAATTTATATAGTTTTGGATTTTCAACCTCTATTTCTCTTTGTCTAATTCTTGCTTTTTCTTCCGAACTTAAAATATCATATATTTGCCAAGGTTCATCATCATAATTATGAAGAGGTTGATACCAGAGAATATATACTTTCATTCAGAGTAATCCTCCTATCTATTAATATATTATATATTTAGTTCTTGAAATTTCATATAAAATATATTAAAAGATCTATTTTACTTAAAATATTTAAAAAATCCTTGATAATTCGGATCATTTTTATTAGGAATAGCAAATATTACTTTTTCTACACCATAATCGTATTGTTCTAATAATGTTCTAAATGCTAAAGCTACTTCTTCTGGATCTTGATTAAATACTCCACATCCAAAAGCACCTAATATTAGTGTTTTAATATTATGAAGTTTAGCAATAGTAAGTACAAAATTACATCTAGAAACTAAATATCTTTTATTTATCTCTTCCAATTCTTTACTTTTCTCATTATGTTGTAAATATGCTCTTTTATTAGGAGCTGCAACTGTTATAACATTGCAATTACATATGATATTATTATCCTCTATCTTTCTACTAAATTGAATATCTGGAGAATATAATCCTCTATTTTTATAAAGGCTATCATTTAATATAGTTCTATTTTTTGCATAAAAATCTTCTTTTTTAGATAATACATTATATAAAAAAGATTCATGACATAAACATTCTTCCTGTGCAATAGAACCTTTAATAAATCCTCCGCCTGCAAATTTAAATGATGCAAAATTTAATACTGCCATTTTAACATCATCTTCTTTATATTTGAATATTGCAGAAACAGAATCAATATCATCTAATATAAATTCTGGAATTTGATTAGAAATAGAAGTATTTAATTCAATATTTTTATGTTCTTCATATTCAATAGTTCCTTCTATTGAATTCTCAATCTCTTTTTTATTGAATTTTTCCATTAATTCTGTATGAACTTTGGCTTCTTGTGCTTTAGTATCTTTATTTTTCCAATATTGTTTTATATCATTCATAATATTACTCTGCTCCGAATTTTCCTGCAGTTAAATCATCGTTATCATCTACTTTAGATTGTTTTATATTGTTTAATCTTGAAGTGCAATTATATTTTTTAAATAATTCATTATTATCTTGATTTATTTCTATTCCTAAATCTCTTAAATATTCTATTGCTTGATTTAAGGTTTCAAATTTAATAAAAGGGACTGCTCCTATAAAGTTAGTATTAAATTCTTCTGCTTCTTGTTTTGAAGTAGTAGATATAGCAAAACAAACTTCAAAATGAACATTTGCTTGTCTTTGAACAGGATTTATTTCTATTCCAATTACTTTAGATAAATCAACCCAAGTATTAGGGTCAATTTGAATAAAATGAGCAACTTTATTCTTTAAATCTTTTGTTGATAATTCAAAATCCATATGTTACCTCTTGAAATAATCAATACACATTTTAGTAATTAAATCTATATTTGGATGAGCTTGAGAATAGCAATCCCATTTTTCTAATTTTGAGCAATCTTCTTCAAAAGCATCTCCTACTGATATTTCATATTCTCTTCTTCCCCATTCTTGCCATCTAATAATATTATCAATATGAGATTTAATTGCCTCATATCCTTTAACTATATTATTAGAATGAATTCCATCTAAATCATATTCATAATTATCTGGATCTTTCAAATATTCTTTTACTGCATTTTCTACACCTTCTCTAACTCTAATATTTCTAAAAATATCAAAGTTTTCCACTTTTTTAGCATTAGGGTCGTAATTTAATACGAAAAATTCTAATTTTTTCATAGATTTACTCCTTCCTGTCATTATAATATTCTTTTAACACTTTATTATATTCATCAATAATATATTCTTGAATTTTATTTACTTCTTCTTTGGATTTATATAATCGAGAATAGTAATAATTACCAAAACAATCTTTTAAAACAAATCCATATTTATTACTCCATTGATCTTCTCTTCCATTTATTGATATAATATTGGCCATATCTACATATTGTTCATTATTGGAGTCGTTTGTAAATTTAATAAAATGAGAAGGTTTATTATTAATATTGGAGTTAATTAATCCTTCTAAATTTTTTAATTTTTCATTTGCTTTAGCTGCATTTCTATTCGCTTCAGATGCATTACTGGATGCACTAACTGATGAACCTATAGCAATCCACGGTAAAATAGAATCTTCTGCAAATACAGGAACAGATAATAATAAAGATAAAATCAATGTTAAACCTATTATTCTTTTCATTTGGACACCTCTATAATATTTTCTTCATTAAATGTTCGTGAATATATTCATACCTACATTTTTTATAAAAATCAAATACTCTGTAATCTCTAGGTACTAATCTAATTTCTTTACATCTTTTATTTCTTGCAACTTCTTCTAATTTAGATAATAATTCTTTTCCATAACCTTTCTTTTGATAATATTGTTTAACTTCTATTGCTTTTAATTTACAGATATTATCTTTAGTTATTTTAATATGAGCTATTGCTATAAGTTTATCTTTAAAAAATAAACCATAATATCCTACTTTATCAATATAGTATTTAGAACTTAATCCAAATACTACAGGAAAATCTTTATATCTAAATATATTATTGCTCATTTCTTCTTTAGTAATATATCTGAATTCAGTAGGCATTATAAAGATTTATCTCCTATTACATTTTCTAATTTAGATGCTAATCTATGAAGTTTATCATGTTTTCTTTGATGATATTCAGGATAATCTACATCTTTTAAATTAGAATTATTTTTAAGTTCTTCTATTATTATATCTTGAATTTCTCCTAATTCTTCTAATGTCATATCCATTTCATCATCATGTTTTTCATGATCAATAGTAATAATAATGCATTTATCCACAGTTTCTTCATTTATTTCAATTGGTTGACAATTTTCAGGATCTACTCCATAAACAGGACAATCTATAAATTCACTCATTTCCAATTGTGATATAACATATACATTTTTATTTAAAATATCGTCTGAATCTACATCTTTGATGAAAATAGGAGTTTTAGGAGAAATTAGACCTAATACATCTTTTAATATCATATTATTTCGTCCTTTCGTATCCTGGAAATGGATAATCTTTAGTGCATTTGCATTCTCCAATACATTCACAAGGACTACAACCACAATATTTATTATGTCCAGTTTCATCTATGATTTTGACTTCTATTGATTTAGGAGTATAATCATCTTTATATAAACCTAATCTTTTATATTTATTTAGAGTAGAAAGTGCTTTATCATAATTAGTTAACATAGTAGGTTCTATTATATAAGAATCTCCTAATTCTTCTTTTTGTTTCTTTACTAATTCAAAAGATTCAATTTGAGATTCTGCTTCTATAATTCCTATTTTTACTTGTGTTCTAAATGCTCCGTATGATGTTCCTAAAAATATAATTATTGAAATTATAAAGGGCAATACAAATGTAAATGTTTTATCGTTATAACTCTCAACAAATATGAACCAAAAAGTTAATATTACTGCAACTAATCCTAAAAAAGCTACTACCCAAAGAATTGCATTTAAAAATTCTAACATTGAGATTTCCTCCATTCATCTAATTTTTGTTTATGTTTTTCTAATTTTATTTCTTTTTCTTGTCTAATTCTTTCTTTTTCTTCTTCTGGTAAAGATTCAAATTCTATGAATTCTTGTTTTGCCATTTCTATAAGAACTCTATCAAAAGGTTTATCGTGTCTAATATTGAAAATATAATTAAGATTCTTTTTTAATTCAGAATCTTCTTTTGCTTTCATTCCTAATTCTTTATCAGATAAATCTTTATATTTTTGAGCAATCATAAAGAATTTATCATATATAAATTCTGTTTTTACCCATAAATTAGTACATATATTAAATGCTTTATCTCTTAATTCATCTTCTGGAATTTCTTTAACTTGAGCATATAAATAATCCAACCATTTTCCATTTTCATATTTAGGCCAATTTTTTCTATCTTTAAATAATTCCAATGCATTATTACATATATGAATTGGATCTGCATTTGATTTTACTGCCGCGATAGATAAATATTCTTCTGATTTGAACTTAACTCTTTGTATTTTTGAGTCTGAATCATCTAAAAATCTTACTACAAATCCTTCAGTTAATTTATCATTATGTTTCTTTTGCCATTCTCTTAATTGTTCAAATGTCATATTATAAGATTCTATAGGTTTCAATAATTCTTGATTTGGATCCATATTATGAATTATATTTAAAGTATCTTCATAAGACCATTCGAAATAATCATTATTCTTTCTGTCACATCTAAAAGAAGTTATAACTCTAAATTCTTTTGTATCTCCGTAATTGCATAAGATATGAGTATTTGGATGAATAACTTCTACTATAAGATTAGATTTTACGGTTTCAAAATCATTTATGAATAATTTTCCATCTATCATTTTATACATTTCTTTAGTAACAAATGAATCAAAAGAGCCTTTAGAAGCACAAACAATTTCTCCGTTATATTCAAAGACTGAACCCAAGCATCCATCGTACTTGGCCATGATATTATAAAAACCATGTTTCATTTTTTCTTCTATTATTTTCTGATCTTCTGTTTGATGTTGATAGAAGTTAAAAAATTTAGGCATACAAGGACTTACTACCTTGTAATTATCATCTAAAACTAATCCTCTGCAGTTTTTAGTAATATCATCCCATTTTCCTGAATATTCAGTAGCTCTGCTGTAATTAAGAATTTGTAACGGTAAAGTAGGATGCCATTTTCTTATTAACCATCCTTCTTTAATATATTGCTCTATTATATTTTTGTCATATTGATAAATCATTGTATTTGTTTTACCATCCATTTTCCATTTCCTGATTTTATAGATTCTTCATCATAAAATTTCTTATAATCTCTTGCTGAAGATTCATTTGGAAAAATAAGTGCATTTTTTATATCATTTGTTATTTGATATCCTACATCTTCATTTCCTATTATATCATGTCCATTATTTCTATAAATGATCCATTTTTCCATTTATTTATCTCCTTTATTAGAAGTCATAAATTCATCTAAATATTGATTTCCTTCTTTAGTTTCAAAATAAGGTTTTCCATTTTCATCATATTCTAATTTCTGTTTATAAATAGGAGATATATTTTCACCGCCAAAATCATAGTAATATTCTACAATTTCTTCATCTATTCCTAATACTATGATTCCTCCGAAATTATTTAATGTTTTAACACCTATCATTAAATATAATATCCTCCTATTTACAATTTATTCAAAACATTCACATCCTTCTTGAGTTCTACTAACCCAGCAATTATAACAAGGACTTTCTGGATTTGTACATATACTATCTTTCTTTTCTTTATCTATATTTAGAAAAGAAGTACAAAATTCACATTGTTTGATTTTTTTCTCTCTATTATCCATATTTATATTATACTTTTATTTCTCCTATTTTATTATCCTAATATCATAGGTCTTACTATAGCCATTACCATTTGTCCTAATACTTTTGGGCCATATTCTCCAGATGCTTGTAAAGTTTCAGGTTCTTCTTTCAATATATCTTCATATATTGCTTTTGGAAGTATTTTTGCTATATTTCCCATATCTTTATCAGATAATTGTTTTGGTAATATTCCATCTTCTTGGAATTTAGTAATTGCTTTTTCAATTCTATTTTTAGTAATTACAGTAGATAATATTTCAGCGGCTTTTCCTTTAGCTCCTTGTTTTCTTCTTTCTTCTTCAGGATCTTTAGGTTTTCTAGAATGTTTCATTATTTCTGAAAATTCTTCTCCTACTATTTTAAGAATCCAAGGATATTTAACATCAGGATTATAAATACCGTCCATATTTCTAATTACTATTCCTTCTTGTTTATCACCGTATTTAGATTTATTCATAAATTCTCTACAATGATCCCATGAAATAAATGGACCTTCATATAAAACTTCTACATATTCTAATCCTGATTCTTCACAGAAAGATTTAACAATATCTTGAGTTAACCATTTTTCTTCTTTTATATCATAAATAGAATAAATTATCCATCTATGATTCATCTTTTCATCATATGTTATTTTATTTGTTCTTTGAAATGGCATCCATTCACCAAATACTCTATATGTAGGATGATTTTTGAAAGGAGAAACATCTAATAATTGAACATATTCAAAAAATCCATTTAAAGTATTATCAAACTTTAATGGCAATCTTCTACTCCAACATTCTAATTTATCTGTTTCTGCATTATATCCAACAGAAGCGTTTGAACCATCTACTTTAGTAGTTATTGAAATCTGATTGCCAGGTCTGAAATTTAAATCATTTCTTCCTCTAGTAACCAATCCGTTCAATAAAGTATCTTTTTCTCTTAAATTCTCAATATCTACAAATTTCTTAATTTCCATATGTGTTTCCTCCTTTAAAATTAGTCCTAGTTTCAAATTTTATTTTACCAAATGTTATTAATTTTAGAAACATATTTATAACATTTATTGTATTTTGAGTGGAATTTAACCATTTCTTTATCTTATTCATTAATAATGGTATTTGAACTGTCCAAATATAAATACTAAATAATGATATTTCTTCTATTTGTTTACATACTTTTTTAAATTCTTCTTCTGAATATGAATTAATGTGTTTAGGATCTTTCTGAATAAGAGTTATTACTTGTCCTATTTCATCCCAATTCTTTTTAGCTAAAGAATTTAAATTATTCACTTTCTTAAATAAACCATTGAGAATATATAATTCAAAATTTAATATTATGAAAAATAATATTCCGGTTATGAAACATCCTAAATATCCACTAATTAAAAGATAAATTAATTGATCAAAATTCATATATGTGTTTCCTTTCTACTTCAAATATAATTTTTTAAGTTTTTCTATTATATTCTTTTCAGTAAATGCTCTTCCTTTATCCCAATCTTTTCTATTTTTAATATCATCGTCAAAAATACAATCACCTTTACTTGCTAAAGAATGTTTAGGAACCGTATAATCTTCTATATGAACTTCATCAAAAGTAATATCTGAAAAATAATTTTTCAAATAATTTTCTTTTGCTTTCTTAACTGCTTTCTTATATTTTTTAGATGCTTCCCAAGGTAAATAACTTATAATACCTATCTTATAACCTTTATCTTGTAATTTTTTACAACATTTTTTAAAATCTTTTATGTTAATTAAAGGTTTTGCTTCTTCATATAAAGAAACATCTTCATCTTCTATTCTTTTTAACCAATTTGGATCGGCATAGAGGTCTATTATTGTGCCATCCATGTCTAACCATATAGTCCTCATAATAATTATCTCCTTTCTTGTAATATGATAATATTATATTTATATTATACTAATATTATATGATATTTATTACAAAAAATCAAGGGTAATTTTTAAAAAATATTTCTTTAAATAAAATGAAAAAAGCAAGATATTAATGAAAAATACCTTGCTTTTACTTATAAATATTAAATTTTACTTGATAATTACCATTGTATATCTTCTACATTCATATTAAAGTATTTAGCAATTATTTGAGCAACAGTTACTGAAGGTTGAACACAATATGTCTCATAATTATAAATACTTTGAGGGCTTATTTTTAATATTTCAGCCAATTTATTACGAGATATTTTTTGTTCTTTCCTTAATTCAAGTAAAGTTTTCTTATTATTAGTTTTAGAGGGTTTTTCATTTTTCATTCAAACCTCTCCTTCTTACTTAAATTGCTCAAGTAGATTTATAAGACTTTTTGCTAATTCACTTCTGATTTGATTAAAATATGCTTTCTTATAATTTCTACTTTCTTTATGAATATCATTTATTACTTTCTTTCCTGCTCCTGGTATATTTAATAACATAGTTTCAAGAACATATACCATTCCTTCTTTTTGAAATCTTTCAGGAAGTATTGTTTCTAAAGCATCAATACATAATCCTTTTATTAATTTTTTAGAAGTTGCAAGAAGTATTCCATATCCTACATCAAAATAATCGCCATCAATAGCTTTAGATTTAGTAGTAGTTCCATCATTCCAACGAATAGTTACTGTTTTATCATTAGGATTAACATTTAATATTTCATTTCCTTGATAAATGTAAGGTTTCTTTGGAGTATTATTAAGAGTCATTGCTAGACATCTTCTTCTGGCTTTTTCTTCTTTACTTAAATGAATACCATTACTTTTTTTAGTAGATTGATGATTGTTACATGAGCAACTACATCCGCAAGTACATTTATTATTTTCCTGATTATATTGATTTGATCTGCGTTTCCCTTCTTCCATTAGTTTTTTAAACCAATTACTCATTATTCTTCATCTCCTTCTGATTGATTTTTAATTTCTTTCTCAATCATTTCTTTTTCAGCTTTAGCTTTCTTATCATAAATTCTTTCTGCTGTTTTTGAATTTAATTGAGAATCTATCTTTATATTTTTATTTACTTTAGCATCATATGTTTCACCTTTTACAACTTCGCCTAAATCTATCCCGGTAGCTGCTTTTACTGTTTCGAATGTCTTAGCCATTACTCCCGGAACATATCCGCCTACTTGAGTAACACCATTTCCATCACTTCCACCATCAAAGATTTTAATATCTTTAATTTGAGTGATTGGAGAAGATACTTCTTTTGCAACTTGTGGTAATATATCAACTATTTTTTCAATTGCTGCATATTTATTATATTGTTGATATGCTTTTGCTCTTTCTAACATTGCGTCAGCTTCTGCTTTACCTTTTGCTCTAATTGCCTCTGCTTCTGCTTCACCTTTAACTCTAATTGCTTCTGCTTCTTGCATTGCTACTAATTTAATAGCTTCTGCTTCTTTTTCTTTTCTATATTTTTCAGCATCAGCAGTTGCTTTAATTTCAGCGGCTAAAGTATTTTGTTTTACTTTAATCTCTTGTTCTTTTAATTCAGCTTCTTTAGATGCTTTAGCAATATCAGCATTTACTTTTTGAGTTTCTATACTTCTTCTTTGCTCTTCTTTTTGAATTTCATATGCAGCATCAGCCTTTGCTTTTTCATTATCTGAAATGGCTTTTAATTCAGATTCTTTAATTGCTAAATCATTATTTCTTTTAGCAATTTCTGTTTTTGCATTTACTTCTGCTTCATTAGCGGCCTTATCAGCTTCCGCTTGAGCAATTTTAACATCTCTTTCAGCCTCAGCTTTAGCAATACTTGCTGATTTTTGAATTTGAGACATATTATCTTGACCTAAAGCATTTATAAGACCTTTTTCATCTTCTATCTTTTGAATATTACAAGAAATTATTTCAATTCCAAGTGCATTCATATCTGCTTGTGCTTTCTCTTGTATTTGATCACCAAATTGTTTTCTATCAGTACATAATTCTTTTAAAGAAACTGTTCCTATAATTTCACGCATATTTCCTTGCAAAGAATCTGTAAGAGATTGAATAATTCTTTCTTCTGACATATTCAAAAAGTTTTTCATTGCTTTTTGAATTCCTTCAGGATCAGTCATTATTCTAACTTTTGCAATAGCATCTATATCTACACCTATAAAATCTTTAGTTGGAATAGCTCCATTAGTTTTAATATCTACTGATATTTGTTTTACTAATAATTTATCCAATCTTTCAAAGAAAGGAATTCTAATTCCGGCTTGACCAATAAGAACTTTAGGTTTTTTGCCTAAACCAGAAATAATAAATGCAATATCAGGTGGACTCTTTACATATCCACTTGTTAAAACTAGTAGAAATATGACTACTAGAGAACCAATAAGAATTAATTTAATCATCTCAATCACCTCTCATAAAATTTAATATTTTAATACACTTTAACTGTTGATATTTTATCAACGCCTTTAGTTACTTCAATCATACTATCAAAATCAATATTTATATCTTTTTGATGAGTAGTAATAAACATAGTATTTACACCTTTAATCTCTTCTTCAATAAATTGGACCATAGTTTCAATTCCTAAAGCATCTAAATAATCAAATACTTCATCTAATACTAACATATTACATGATAATCCTCTTTGATTTCTAGCCAAATCTCTTAATGAACATTGAATTATCATATCTACTCTTCTTTGTTCTCCACCAGATAAATCTTTAAAGTCAAGATCAAATCCATCAGTCTTTATAACTATATCTATATTATTACCATTATTTTCTAATCTTACAGAATAATTATCAAATAATTTAGAACTATAATAAATCAATCTTTCATTTATATATCCGAATACTCCTTCTAATAGGAAATTTCTAAATTTACGAGATACATTATTTCTAAAGAACTTACTTATATCTCTATCTTTATTATATTTTTGTAAAGAAGTATTCCATATTGATAATTCTTTATTTGCATTATCTATTTTAGTTTTTGCTTCTTTTTTTACTTGTTCTAAACTATTTTCTTCTGCCTTGTATTTATTATATTCATCAATTAATGTTTTATATTGAGAATAATTTGTATTTACTTCATTTAATTCTTTATTTATATCATTTGAATTAGAATTTATTTTATTTATATTATCTTGAATACTATTTAATGAAGAATTATATTCATTTATAGTAGATTGAATATCATTTATTTCTTTTTTAATATTATCTACATTTATTTCTTTTGTTAGTTTATTTAATTCATCATTATTTTTATTTATTTCTTCTTTCAAATGATTTTTTAATTCATCATCTGATAAATGTTGATGGCATAAAGGGCATTCTGATTTTTCAGCACTATCCAATTGAGATTGCAATGATTTAATATTATTTTCAATATTCTTATATTTATTATTATAATTTAATATAATAGAATTTTTAGAATTCATATTATTAGTAGATTCAATTATTTTTTTATTAAATTCGTCTTTCTCTACTAATTTCTTTTTTATATCTTCTTCATTGTTTTTTAATTTAGATTGTAATTCTTTTATTTTGCCATCTAATTCATTGTATTTATTTAAATTATCTTGATATTCTTCTTCTGTTATTACTTTAGATACTTTACTATTATCTATGATTTGTTTAGAAGTATTTATGATTGCATTTTGTTCTGTAATTTTTAAATTAGATTCTGTAATTCCTTTATTTATTCTTTCTTCTGCATTATCTAAAATAGTTCCTATGCTATTCAATAAAGAATCCATTCCTACAAGTCCTTCTAACATTCCTTTTCTTTCACTAGGTTTTAATTTAGAAAATCTATCTTCTAATCCTTGACCTAATATTATAATTGAAGTAAGAACTGTTTTATTTAAGAATCCTAATTCTTTATCTAATATATCTTTACTTTTAGTATAAGTATTTCCTGTTATATCTTTTCCGTTCTTTATAATTTGCAATGTTTTATTAGTATCATTTATTCTAGTAATAGTAAATTCATTATCATCTATCTTAAAATCAAGGGTTACTTTAGCAACTCCACCTTTTATTCTTCTATTATTGATTGTTTTTGCATCTTTATTTGTTTCACCTGTTAAAACCCATAATAAAGATTCTGAAGTGGTTGCTGATTTACCTGATCCATTAGAATCAAGAGTTCCTTCACTATTATTTATACCTTTAACAAATACTTTACCTTTATTTTCTAAATCTAAAGTAGCTTCTTGAATAGACATAAAGTTTTGTATATAAATTTTCTTAAAAATTAAATTCACTATTATTTATTCTCCTGAAACTACTTTTTCACCTTCTACATATTCTTTTATAAATCCTGATAAAAGTTCTTCTGTATAAATTCCTTTTTCAATTTTTATAAAATCATATAGCGCTTGACTTGGATCAGTATATAAATTAAAATCAGTTTTTTCTATTTCATTTCCATTTTCATCTTTAATAGTAGATGCTTGTAAAGTAATTCTATAACTTAATGCATTTAAATTTTCTAATTGTTTTCTGACTTCTTCTATCTTTTCTGCAGGACATTCAACTGATAATCTAGTTCTATTTAATTCTGATTTATCAATAATGTCTATTTTATCCCATTTTACTTTTTTATATAATATAGCATATGGATTTTCAATTCTTTCCCATTTTAAAGTATCAGTATCTAATATAATGACTCCTGGTTTATGATAAGGGCTCTTATAATCATCATTGAATGATATTCCATCTAAAGTTCCACATTGAACATATTTATCAGATTCTAATCCTATATGAATATGACCGTTAAATATTAAATCTACTTTATCTCTAACTGATCTATAATCGATTTCTCCTTTAATATTTGGATTTAACATTACATTTGGAACATTTACATAAGTTAAATGAGAAAATAATATTTTTTTACCTTTTATTTTATCTAAAGTATAAACTAATTTTTTAATTGCTTCTGGATCTTTAGAATAAGGTTGAAATATTAAAGTAGTATCTCCTGCTTTAGACATAGATATTTTATCTATAATCTTTATATTAGGATAAGGTTTTAATATATTTAAAGAATTATATTTCCCTTTAACATCTTTAATTTCATGATTACCTAATAATATCAATTCTTCTTGTGTATTATTTTCATATATTTTAGAAACTAAATAACTTACTTCTGCTTCTATTTTATCTGAATCTAGAAAATCACCATTATTTATTATTTTATCACACTTTAAATCTTTGGCTAATTGTCTAGCCCATAACATCGATTTAAATATATTATGAATATTTTGACTTTTTTCTAATCCATATATCTCATCATCTTTTGGAGAAGTATGAATATCAGAATATACTAAAAGCTTCAAATAAGTTTCCTCTCATTAAAATACTTTATATATAATATTATACTTATATTTTAGTAAAATATTACTTTTTACTCTTCTTTTTACTGGATTTTTTACTTGATTTATTTGACTTTTTTGAAGGTTTAGGTGAATAATAATTCAAAACAAAGTCACCTATCATACAACTATCAGCCCTACCATCTTTATAATAATCAGTAGTAGTTCCATCTTTATGATGAACAGTTCTTATAAATGGAATATCTATATCTGGGTATAATTCTTTACATTTATTTATAGTTCTTGTTTTTTCTTCATATTCTTTCCATTTTTCATCTTTTGGCTTTACTAATCCATAAGGTCTTTTCCATTGAGATGGTCCTAATCCTTCATTTATAATAAGAAAATCTCCTGTAGATTTTGCTAGTCCTTTTATTTCACCTATTGATTCTTTTAATGAACCAAATTGATTTATTCTACCAGGAAAAGGATTAACTGTTTCTATAGCAATAACACCTTTTTTATATTCTTTGAATATTTTTAAGTATTCTATAATATCAAAATCAATAGTTTTAATTCTTTTGCTATCTTTAAAAACAGTTAATGCTCCAAAATCTCCAGGATCTATTGATATTAAAATTCCTTCATTATACATCTTCTAATTTTAGGAACCTACGCAATATCTTTGATAAGGACAAAAGAAACATCCTAATTCATAATCAGTTAAAGCTGGTTTAGCAGGAACTTTATTCTTTTCCATACAACTTAATACATTTTTAATCTTTTTAATCATAGCATCTTTCATTTCTTTAGTAACTACAAATAATTCCGGACATGCTAATTCTAAAGTATTTCTGTCTTCCATTAAAAGAAATACTTTTTCTAAATCTAATACAGTACAATATATTACACATTGATCATAGTGTTCCATTGGAAATGAACCTGCTGATTTAACAAACTTTTCTGATTTTTTATTCTTAAACTCGAATAAATAATATTCACCTGTATTTTTATTTCTTAAAATTCCATCACAGAAGAATGATAGATTTAATTCATCGTGATATAAATGAGTTTCCGCTCCTTTTTGTTCACCAATTCTTAAACCTTTACATTTACCATTCTTTTGCATTTCTTCTACATATTTTGCTACATCTACATATTCCCAACTAAATCTAGCATCTTTAGTCATTTTTAATAAAGTCTCTTGTATTCCTTCATGTCTTCTTGAACCTGTATCTGCTGAATTAGTCCAATTATATCTTATTTCTCCTGGAGCTTGTTCATACCCCATTCCTACAAAAAACATTGATCTTGGGCATTTCATCATTGATGGTTTAAAAAACTTTGAAGGAGTTTTTGCTCCTTCTCTTGTAAATACTTCTATTGCTTTCTTTACTTCTTCTACAAATGCAAAATTTTCAGTATTTCCAGAAGGAGCAAATCTTGAATTTTCACTCATTATAATTATATCCTTTTTCTCTTAACTTTCAAATATTGCTTTATTATTTGATGTTTCTTCAAAACTAAATGATAATACTTTAGTTCCCGGTAACTCTTTATCTAATATTTCTTGTAATTCATTTGTAAATCTTTCAGCCATATATTCAGCTGTTGGATTCTTTTCAAATAAATGAAATTTAGCTGGATTACAGAAAGGTTTTACTGCTTCTGCTAATGGATCATCTTTATAAAGAATAGTTGAATGATCATATTTTTCTTCTAAAGTTTCTTTCACAATTTCTTTAATTTTTTTGAAATCTACCACCATCATATCTTCATTTAATTTATCATTTCCTATTAATATTTCACACACTCCGTTATGTCCGTGGAGTCCCCTGCAACTGGCGGAATAGGAAGTCATTAATCTATGAGCGTAGGCAATTTCGAATTTAATTCTTAAACTATACATAATTTATTTTCTCCTTTTATTAAATTATTTATTTCTTTTTCAGTCCAGAAAACAAGATAATTAATCTTATTTTTTATTGCTGTTTTCTTTTTTAATAAATCTCTCTTCGTCCATGTATTTATAGCCGCATTATAATAATCTGTATTTTTATTTTTCCATTTATCTAATATTTTTAAATCTTCTTTTGAATTTTTATTAAACCAATGTCCACCATGAACCCAAGAAAGATTTAACTCTATAAATAAATCCAAAGATTTAATATAGAAATCACATCTGAATGGATATCTAGAATCTTTATAATATTGTCTTTTTACATCATTTTCCGAAAAATTATTTAAAAGATATTTATAAAATTCTTCTTCAGGCCTCGATGTATTAAATGTTCCATTTTTATGTTTAGTTTCATTAACTTTATCTAATATTTCTTTGCATTGATGCGTGTACTCTACTCCGTATTTATCTAGAATAGTTTGTTTTGATTTTTCTTGAAATTCTTCTGTTTCAAAATAATATTTCACGCCGTATTTTTCTAAGCAAGTATTTTCTTTTTTATTTTTTATGTCTTGTAATTCTTCTTCTGATTTATTATCCCAAGTCTCTTTGAATTTATCTTTAAATTCCTTTGATTTTGAAATCCAATTTACTCCATATTTTTTAATATAAGTTTTTCTAGCTCTAGAAGTTATTTTATTTTTCTCTTCTTCAGTTCTAGAATTTATAGTATTTCTCTCTTTTTCTTTAACTATTTCGGATTGAGAAGAAACTGGAGTTCCGTATTTTTCCAAACAAGTATTTATAGATTTCTGTTTCTTTTCTTCATTTATATTCTTACATTTATTGCTGCAATAAATATGATATGAAGGTTGTTTATCTTGAGTAAATGGTTCTTTTAAAAATTCATTACATGTTTTACATTTAGGCCATTCATCAAATCCATCTCTTATTAATCTAACTACATCTCCGTATTTTCCATTGAAATAATTAAATCTAGTCTCTAGATATTCTTTGATTTCTGGATTTTCATTTATCCAATTATAAGAACATCTCCAACCATTAACTCTTTGATTCTCTCCAATAAAAATTTTCAAGATGTATTTATCATTAATTTTCAAATAAATTATTCCTTTTCTTTATTTTAATTTAATTTTTCTGGTAATCCTGCTTTCTTTAATGCTTTCAAAGTGTCCAAGCAGGTTGCACATAATCCGCACTCATGATATTTACCATCTTCACCTAATTCTGGTTTATAACAAGATATACATAAATTATATGGAACAGGTTTCTTTAATTTTGAACCTATTTGTAATAATTCATATTTATGATTCTTTATAAATGGTGACCAATATTTTACTTTTCCAACCGAACTAATTTCAGCTACTTTTGCAAAAGCTTCTACAAATTCTACTGAAGTATCTGGATATGCTGATTTAGTATAATCTAAATGTTCTACTCCATTTTCATCTACATAAAATCCTGAATCATCTGCGTGTTGACCTAAAATAATAGTTACTTCATCATTATATTTTTGGGCTAATGATTCTGCTTTTGCTAATACATATGCTGAAAATAATGTATTTCTTGCTGGAACATAAGTTGCTACTTTTCCTTCATTTTCTGCTTGTAATTGCTCATATGTTTTTCCTTTTTCAGGAGATAATCCTTCTGATTCTAACATAGAACAACCTGAACCTTCAAATATACTTGGATCTATTTTAACTATTTGATAAGGAACGCCATAATAATCAGCTATTTTTTGTGCTGCTTCTAATTCTTGTGGGTGAGTACTTCCATATTCAAATCCCATAGCAAATACATTTTCTTTTCCATATTTTTCTACAGCCACTCCTAAACAAGTTGCAGAATCTCTACCGCCAGAAAGACTAACTATTGCTTTCATATCTTTTCACCTCTTATTTACCATATTTATTAAATGCTTCAATTATTCTATCTATATCTTTTTTAGTATAATCATAAGTGATCATCATTAAATTTATTCTATTTTCCATAAATAGCCATTTTTCATAATTTTCTTTTACTCTTTGGATATCATCTAAATTAACTTCTTCATCTCCTCTAATTTCAAATCTTTCTTTTAATACTGATAAAGGAGTTTCTATATAAAGAACAATACAATTATCTTTTAAAGGTTCTATATCTTTATCCGTTATTTTAGAATTAGTATAGATTCTTTCATCTATATTAGGAATTCTATCAAATATACATGGTTCTTTTTGTCTATTTATTTGATCAAAATCACCTCTTATTCCTTTTATTATAGGAACATTTAACTGTTTTGATAATTTTTTTGCTAAGGTTGATTTCCCACAACAATCAGGTCCAATTAAAATTAATCTCATTATTTTCTCCTTTAAATTTTTATTCGTTTGGATTTAATCTTATTCCACCATCAATTGCTGTTTTACCTGCTCCACCATGTCTTTTATTTAATTTTTCTACATTATGTTCTAATATTTTTTCCATATCTATATTATACATATTGGCTAAATTAAATACTTGCCACATAATGTCACCTATCTCTGAAGTCATTTTGTCTTCTACTGACATGCCATATTTTTCTATAAATTTAGACATATCCTTAAAAATTGCCTCTTTTTTCACTACATCTGAAAGCTCACCTAATTCTCCCATAACTCCAATTATGGCTAATTCTTTAGTATAATCTTTACTAGCACCTTCTTTTACATACTTTTGATATTCTTGTATTGTCATATTAACTAAAACCTCCTGAAAATATTCTCTAATTATATTATACTTATATTTCTACTTTAATTCATTATAAGAAATATCTGGATCTCTTAAATAATAATCAAATGGAATACTTGAATTTTCTTTTTCCCATTGATAAGGAACAATACTATCTATACTTCTTATAATCATTCCTTTTTCTATTGCTTGTTTTATAATATAAAAAGGTTCATTCATTCCTAAAAAATGAATTTTTACATTTGGATATTTCTCATTCAACCATTTTGCTAATTTAACTCTAACAAACATATTCTTTAAAGAATATACAGAATATTTAGGAACTCCTATTACATCTACTTTAATTTTACCGCTTTCCATATAATATTCAGCACATTCTTGAAATTCTTTAAATGTTTTTCCATGAATTACACCTAGTTTAGATAAAGAATTCTTTAAATCATCAGGTAATTCATTATAAAATTCAGTAGATGATTTTATAGTAGCATCTTTATCTCCCATTATATCAGGATATATAATTTCATCCGGCTTTACTAATTTAATTACTTCTATCAAATCTTTATTAGATAGTTGTTCTCCTTCGGCAGCTCCATTGTCCAGCATCTTATAATCAGCTTTTGGAATTTCTTTATTGGGATTTTTATGATAATCCTGAGCTAATAACATTACATATTCTCTACTATATTTCTCTGGATTTATCTCAAAGTATTTAAAATCACTATTCTTTATTTTTAGATCTGGTTTCATTTATATTCTCCTTTACTGATTACTTATTCATAAGATTTTTTTGAGGAATAACATCTTTTCTTATATTTTTACAAATATTTGCTATTTCATTAGTTGCTTTTTTACTGGTATAATATCTTTGATGGCATAATCCACCTGAATGAAATATAGGCCTTAATTCTTTCATATATATTTCTTTAGAAGTATCTATATTATAAACTGGACAACTAGGTTCAAATGGCTTATAATGTTCACTCCCAAATCTTCTTAAATATTCATTAGCCCCACCATTATGAAAAATCACTATTGCTTTATATTGTTTAGATATTTCTTCTACCATATATTGAGGCATTTCAAATCCAGGAAACCAACTATTATTAAATTCTTCGAATTTTTCTTTTAATTTCTTTTTATCACAATATTTCTTAAATGCTATACTATAATAGAACCAATCATGAGGTTCATTATAACATAATGCGGGAGGTCTAACTGAAAAATCAAAAGGTTCTATAAACCAAACCGTTTTTGATAATATAGCATAATCCATATTATTTTTATCAGCAATGTTTTTTACACATCTTATAGTAGCATTATCAGAATAAGGTTTATTATTTGCACATAGAGATAATAATAGAATATCTTTTTTATCAGCTTTTTTTAATAATTTTAATTGTTCTTTATTTGCAGCTTTATAATTTTGTAAGAATTTAGGATTAGTATATTGTTCTTTAGTATTTTCTTTAACATTCCAAATTCTCTCCTCATTTACACCAGGATATTTTTCAAAATTTATCATATCAAACTTACGTTTTAATTTTTTTTCAGGTAAATGCATTTCTTTACCTTTTTTAAGCCACGTTCTATCAGCCATATATTCATAAAGATCTTTTTGATACTCTTTAGAAAAATATTCTTTACTTGACATCTTTGAACACTCCTGATTTATAATAAGTTGTTAAATTACCATTTTTAGAATAAGCACCTCTAAACTTTTCACATCCATGAACTAAATTGATCAGTTCTACTTTTACATCTTCAGATTCACTTATTCTTTTAATTGTTGTTCCTAAATAAGTTGTTAAATCTTCTTGTAACCATCCTCTTGCACTAGCCCATTTAGTAAATCTTTGCAATTTAGATATTCCAATTAAATGCTTTTGTGGTATATATGTAATTATTGCTTTTGCATTTGGTTCTAATGTTGAAAATGGAAGAAAATGGTGACTACAAACAGCAACTACATCTACTTCTTTAGTAATAGGAGTAGTGATTATTTCTCCTCCTGTAGTTGAACCATCATTTGGAAATACTGATAGCGCAGGTTCTTTATTCCACCTTCCTGATAATAATTCTGATGTATCTTCTGGATTAGCGCCACTCCACATTTTAACAATTCTGCCTGGAGTTCCTTTACCTAAAGCATTTATTGCTATATTTGGATCTTTTTGATCTATTTTTAATGCATCAAATACTTTTATCATATAGAATTGAGCGACAGATCTCATTATCCAATGTATTTCAGGTTTTAATTCTTTTTGACAATCTAAATAATCAGTATATTTAGTATTATCTCCTAATTTTTCTTCTCTATTTACAAATTCACTCTCTTTATCTAAAGCATTTGGATCTTCTGAATTTATTACATTTAATTGTCCAAATACTTCATGAAAATTTTCACTTGCTTTAAAAGAAGGTAAAGAACAATATAATTTATAATTTTCTTCAAATGTATCTAAACTTCCGAATTTCTTCTGATAATTGTCTTTAATAAATTCTAATAATTCTTGATTTATATTCATCATTTCTTTACACTCCTATCTTATCTTTGTCCCAGAAGAATTTATGGATTTGCAATTGAGCCGTGATATTATATTCTGGATGATTCATTACAAATTCCGGTATTTTTGACATTGTCACTTCTCCAAAACAAGGACTTAAATACAACTTTGCTTTGGTTCCTGATTGACATACTTTTTCTAACTCTTTCCAATCTTCAGGATCATCACTAATTACCATTTTAATTAAATCATATTCACTATAAATTGATAAATTTTCCCATTTCATCAATTTATTCATTTTAGAATATGGAAGTTTATAATCTGCTATAATACTTACTCCATATCTATTTCCATAAGGGTCTAATATTACAGGTTCTCCGAATTTATCTTTATATGGTTTATAATCTACAGCACCATTTGTTTCTATATTCACTGCATATTTATTATCTAATAATAATGGTATAAGATGATTTAACATAAAATCTTTATTTTCTTCTATTAAAGGTTCTCCACCTGTTAAACAAACAGATTTATATTTAAAATCTTTTTCCAATTCATTACACTTATTTACTATTTCTTCAGCTGTCATCCATAATAAATCTTTATTATATGTTTTCTTATATTCTTCTTCATTTAAAGAATATGAAGTATCACAGAAACTGCAGTGGAGATTGCATCCGAAAGTTCTTATGAAAACAGTAGGTTGACCTGAGTGAAAACCTTCTCCATCAATAGATTTAAAAATTTCAACTAATGCTATTTTTCCATCTTTTACCATATTTTAATTTCCTTCCTATTTATTTTATAATTATATTATACTATATTTTGAAATATAAATCAACTATTTCTTTTTAGATTTCATATATTCTTTATATTGTTGATAATAATATTTCTGTTTTTCTTTATTTGTCATATATTCATTTAATGTATTAGGTTGAGAGGTATCTTCATATTCTTGTCCTAATAATTTAACTTCATCTAATGTATAATCATTTATGTTTTTATTAAAATCACCTATAAATATTTGAAAACTATTTATAGCTTCTTTAGTTAATAATGCTTTTCCTAGAAAATAATGAACTATGAAATGCCATTTATTAGGTAATTTTACTATATTATCTTTTGGAATATATTCTTTATCTAAATCATCTATAATTTTATTTCTATTCTTCGCATTGTGTTCTTGTCTATATAAAAATGCTGGAAATATATGATGAAAATTATATTTGTTAGTTTTACAAGGTTTTTCTTGATAAAACTCACATATCTCAATATATTTTTTCATATATTCATTACTTGAATATGATAATAATTTTTCTTTTATATAATCTTTCATATTTTAGCATTTATTAAAAAATGGATAAAATCAATTAATGAAGAGTGACGGCTCTAAATTAATTTAATTTTACCCATTATTTTAATCATTATTTTTACCTATTCCGTCAAATAGTTCAATTATTTAAATTATACTACTGGTTCTTCATCCGGAGCATTTTTAGCACCTTCTTCTCCTTCAGCATTAGCATAATCTAATTCTTCTGAACCTTTAGGACCTTTATTTGCTCTTTCTACAGTTAATCTTTTTGCATTAGCTACAGCTTCATCATATAATCCTTTTTCTTTAAGAGTAGGTATTATATTATCTTTTCCTTTTATTTCAATTACTTCTCCTTGATTAGTTGTATAAGACCATTTTATATTATTAAGTCTTACAAATAATCCAGATTCTTGTAAGAAGTAAGCTTCATCGGCTTCAGCATCAAATCCTCTTCCTGGTGACATAATAGTTTCACCTTTAATTTGAGGAACTGCACATTTATTTTTAACAACTTTGAATTTAATATGTTGTCCAGCCCAATCATCTTTATTCATTATATTTTGGCCTTTAACTAATTCAAGTCTTTGTGAAGCGGCAAATGCAACACCCCAACCGTTTCCGACTTTAATTTTTGGACCATATAATTCACCTACATTATCTCTTACTTGTTCTATACATATTAGAGTCATTCCTGATTTTCTTAACGGACCATACATTTGTTTAACCCAGTTACTTAATAATCCTGCTGTTCCTGCCATTGTTCCACCTGTTCTATTAACTTCTTTTCCATAGTCAGCGGCTGGAACTAAAGCATTAGTAGAATCTAGTACTGCTAATGATATACAACCAAACATATCATTTTTTATAGTCTTTCCTTTTTCTTCATATTCTTCTAAACAATAATTACGAAGAATAGTAGTCATATTTTCTGCAGTATCAGCTTGAACTACTATAAGTCTATCTAAATCTACTCCTAATCTTTGAGCATAATCTAAATCCAATGATGCTTCTGCATCTGCATATAAACAAGCTCTTGGATCAATTTTTTGCATATTTGCTATACTTTGCAATAAGAAAGTTGTTTTTCCAGCTGATGGATAACCATATATTGAACATAATCTACCGACAGCCCAACCTCCCCCTAATGCTCTATCTATACTTGCAATACCGCTAGGAAAAAAAGATACTCTTTCAACTTCAGTTCCTTTAACTACAGTATCGCCATATGATTTAGCCATCTTCTCTTGCATCTTCGCCATTTTTTTAGCGATTTCTTCTTTTGTTAATCCCATTGTTAATTTCTCCTTTAAACAAATTTTTTAAATCAATTCAATTTTTAATGATGCCTAAAATGTTGTTGAATTGTGAAATATATTTATTGTTTTATAATATATTATACCTTAAAAACTGTAATTTTTAAATTCTTTTGTGTTCCAAAATACCAAATAATTCAATTTATTTTTTAATGCAGTATCTCGTTTTAGTATATCACGCTTAGTCCAAACTTCTATTGCGATATCATAGAATTTAGTATTTTTATCTTTCCATTTTTGTACTATTTCCAAATCAGATTTATTATTTTTATCAAACCAATGAAAGCCATGAGTCCAATGAAAATTACATTCAATGAATAAATCCTTTGATTTAATATAAAAGTCGCAATGAAATGGATATCTTTTTTCAGAATATTCTCTTATAATATCATCTTTGTTAAATATATTTAATAATTTTTCATATATTCTATCTTCTTCTTTCGAAGCATTTAAAGAATTATTTTTCTTTTTAGTTTCAATCTCTTTCTCTTTTAATCTTTTATACCAATCAGGATCATTCTTTAATATAGAATCTATAGTTTCTTTTTTCTTTTCATTTCTTTTATCCCAAAAATGTTCATCTTCTTCTATTTTTTCTTTAATCGTTTTATTTCCTAAATCTGAACGTATTTTATAGAAATTCTTTAATGAACCATATTTCTTAACTATTGATTTTACCCATTCTTTCTTTGCTTTTTTATGTTCTGATTCTAAACAAAATACATTTCTAACACCATATAATTTTAAATTAGTTTCTTCATTTTTCTTTTGCACTTCCGGATCTAATGAAGCACATCTTGGAGAACAATGTTTATGTTCTAAATTATCTAATAATTTTCCACAAGTTGGACATTTAGGCCATTCATCTATATTATTTCTAATTCTCCATAAAGCGGTTTTATAATCTACAAATTTATCATTATATCTATTTTTAAGATATTCTTTAATTTCAGAATTGTTCTCAAGTATTTTTTCAAATGATATTGCTTTAAGTCTTCCTTTAGTATCAAATATATCTAAAGATAATATATATTCATCATTAATATTCACAATTTAAACCTTTTCTTTTACTGCATTTGAGAAGCTAATGTAATACTTCTTTTCTCTAAAATTACTTGTTCTGATTTAACAGATAAAGATTTTTTAAGGTCGCTTAAACTCTCTAATCCCATAGTCATTCTGTTTTGTAAAGATTTATATGCTCTCGTATAAATATAATTAACTAATTGTTCATCTAATGAATTATTTTCCGCAAAAGCAGTTCTAATTTTTTCAGTTCCAGCAATAGAATCAAATGCTTTATTATATTGTTCAGTATAAATAAGTTTAGAATTATCAACCATTATTCCTATTTTTTCTATTCCTGCCGCTATATAGGAAAGATATGATTGTAATTCTACTACGTAAGCAGATAATTCATCTATACTTAAATCTCCTTTTGATTTTAAAGAAGATTCTCTTATTTCTTTATTTTTAGCGTCAAAAGGATCAGCATATTCACCTATAATATTATGAATTTCTTCATTTAAATCTATTCCTTCTTCTTTTACCCTATTTAATATTACTTTTACATTTTCCTTCATAATTTGTTTCCTTTAAAAATAATTTATAATTATATTATACTTTATTTCTTTTTATTTTCTTTGCTCTTTTTGATTAAATCATGTCTTTTTTTACATTCTTTAAATATTTTCCCTAATTTATCATTATATACGTGTTCAAAAAAATCATTATAATATTCTTCTATTTCATCTACAGTATAAGGTTCAATGCTTTTATAATTAGCTTTTGTAAAAGCAACTCTATCTATAGTTTCTTCTAATGAATATCCTAATAAACAATATCTTTGTACTACATTAATTCTTTCTTCAGAATATTTTTCATACATTATTGTATTTTCCTCCTTGTAATTTTTTAAACATGCCCTCCATGTTATATATCTTATGAAAGAAACAATCTTATTTTTCTAATAACCAATGAGGATCTGTAGGATCCCATATTTGATCTTCAGGTATAGATTCTAATGGAGTTATTGATAAAGGTCCAATATAATCGGAATCATATATTAAAACTGGACTATTTTCATCTAAATTATTAAATATCCAATAAGCATCTCCTGTACTTAATCTAATGCATCCTCCACTTTCTCTAACTCCTAAACCATTATAACTATATGTTTTTAATGAATTATGATCATTTTTATTACTAAATAAAGGACTATGTATTAAAAAATGATCTTTGTATCTCATACAATATTGACAATAATTATCTTCTCCAAACATTTTATGAAATCCATTTATAAATTGTTCTATATGAAATACACCTATAGGAGTTCTTATGGGATTAGGACTGCATAATATAGTTTTATAAGGAATATTATAATTATCTTCTTCTTTATTATAAGCCCATATAGTTAAAGTTTTAGTTAATCTATTTATTGATAATGCTATTTTTTCAGGAATTATTTGGTTAACAGGATCTTTATATAACAATATTCCACTAATTCCTATTTTATCTGTTAAAAGAAAATAATTTTTTGATTTTTCTATATGTTCTTGATTTAAATTAGAAATCATTCTAACAAATCTATAATCTATAGTCCCTTCAACTGGAAATACTTCTCTACTATAATTATTATTTGAAATTATTATTAAACATAATATAAAACATATTATTTTTCTCATTTAATTTTTGAATTCCTTATTATTTAGAAAATAATTATAGCATTCTTCTGCATAATCTGAACCTTTTAGAGTAGAAGGATTGATATCATAATATCTTATTTCTACATTTTTATACATAGATTTATAGCGATTTATGATTTCATTTCCTTCTTCCATATCTCTAACAGTAGTATTAAAAGTAAATATGTCATTTGAATCATTTCTTTTATATGTTCCATATATTCTTTGCATATTATTTAATATTTACTCCTATTTTTCATATTTGAATTTAGCACCTTGACCGGTTTTATTTCCAACCTCTTTTATTTTAGATGTATCTAACTTTTTACCATTTACATCTATAATTTTATCTTTATCAATCATAGTTATAAATTCTATATTTGCTTTTGGATTTATTCCTTTTGGGAATAGGGTTTTTGGTCCTGTTGTTTTCCAAGCATCAGTTGGAATTTTAACTGCTTTTCCATTATCAAATATTATAACTATTTTATGTTTATCTAATAAAGGAGCCATTAAAGTTGCTTGCATACCAGTTTGAACTTTCTTCTTTATTTTCTTTATATCACCCAATTTAATTTGATTATTATTTGGAATAGTTCCTATTACTATCTTAAATACATTAGAAGTATTAGTAAATATCAATAATTCTCCACTATTAGGAACATTATCATATTTAGTTGCACCATTAAATGCTTTTGCTCCAGAATCAGGTGGAACTCTCTTAACAGCATCTGCACTACAGAATAAAGTAGATTCTCCATCTAATTTTACTTCTGGCTTTGAATTTTTAGCAAATATTGGAAGTTCTTCCCATTTATCTACTATTTTTGTTCTTCTTTCTTGACCATATTTCTTTTTAGCATCATCTAAATCATTTATTATTTCTTGATCAATATTTTTTAATCTATTTTCTAAATCTTTTATATTTTTCTTTATATCATTTATATCTTTAGTTCTGTTTAAGATATAATCTTTATTTAAATTTATCAATTTAATATTTGATACATATTCTGCTTGAATCCTATCTATTTTAAATGATTTCATCAATCCCGTTAAAGATTCTTCGTCTGATTTAGATTGTCTTATAATTTTAATTGCTTTATCAATATCTAATAGAATAGCTTGTAATGCTTCTAATAGATGTAATTTATCTTTTAATTCTTTTATTTGCCCTTCTAATGATTCTTTCACCCAAAGTTTTCTATGTTCTAACCAAGCTTTTATACAAGAAATAGGGCCCATCATCATAGGAGCATTATGATTAACTACGTACATTTTTACATTTAAAGTAGATTGGCAAGGAGTTAATGCATATAATTTTTTCTTTAATTCTTCTATATCTGTTCCTGTTTTATAATAGATAGACAAATCAAATCCTGTTTTACCATCAAGATTCTTTATATTACTTATTTCAGTTATTTTTCCTGCATCTACCATATTCATTACTGCTTTCATTATTGCTTGAATATCAGTAGAATAAGGAACTTCTTTTATTTTTAATACTCTTTTCTCTTTTATATTTTCAAATATTACTCTACAAGTAATTTGTCCTTCGCCTGTTAAATAAAGATTATTTATTTGTTCATCATCTATGCAAGTTTCTCCTCCTGTTGGGAAATCCATAGTAGGCATTACTTTTTTTATTTCTTTTAATAATTCTTTATCTGATTTTTTATAATTTTTTATTACTATTTTAGTAGCTTCACATATTTCATTTACATTAAAACTTCCGAATTTACATGCGAATCCTACAGCTATTCCTTCTTGTGCATTTGCTAATACCATTGGAAATGGAGCACTTATATATCTAGGTAATTTATGAGTTCCATCAAAATTATCTATCATATTATTTGGATGATATTTTACACATTCATTTATGAGATCTTTAGATATTTGACTTAAGGCCATTTCTGTATATCTAGAAGCAGCTGGATTATTATTGGAATCATAATGTTTTCCGAATCCACCTTTTCCTCTCATAAAAGGAACATTTAAATGTAAAGCACTATCTACCATTCTACATCCTGTTCCATATATACTTTTATCTCCGTGAGGATGATATTTTCCCATTACTTCTCCAACTATTGTTGCAGATTTAATAGTTTTTTCTCCATCTGCATGAGCTTGTTTTGCTCCCCAAATGAAACATCTTTGACCTGGAATAAATCCATCTATTACGTCTGGCAAAGCTCTTGCTGTTAAGGTAGAAATGGAATATCTCATCATATTATCATTAATCATTGGTCCTACTTCTTGATCAATAATATTATTATGAGAATTAGAAGAAGTATTTTTTATTTCTTTTACTTCTTTTTCTTTAACCTCTTTATTTAATTTAGTTTCTTTAACTTCTTTTTTAGAAGATGATTTTTTAGTAGTTTTCTTATTATTTTTCTTAGGCATAAATTACTCCTCACTTACATTGAAATCTATATCACTATATTCAGAACCATGTTTGGAAATATATTCTTTTCTTACATCAGAATCTTTTCCCATCCATAATTCTAATTGTTTAGCTGCATCTTTAGCATCTTTTATAGTATATCTAGTTAATCTTCTTGTTTCAGGTGCTATATAAGGTTCAAAATCTTCAGCGTTCCATTCACCTAAACCTTTATATCTTGCAGTATCTTTTATATCTTTTCCGTATTTTTTTAATATTTCATCCTGTTCTACATCAGTATATGCTTCTTTAATGGAACCATCTTTTAATTTATTAACAAATAAAGGTGATATTAATCTATATACCATTCCTTCATTTATTAAATCAGGCATAAACCAATAAAATAAATTTAATAATAGACAAGCTATATGATCCCCATCAATATCTGCATCTGAAGCAATTATATATTTACCAAATCTTCTATTATTTATATCAAACTCACCTATTTTGTTTTTTCCATTAGCTAGATGTATTCCAGTTCCTACTACTTTTATAAGTTCCATTAATACTGGTCTTTCTAATAATGCATTTATATTTGCTTTTTGAATATTTAATACTTTTCCTCTCAATGCATATATAGCTTGAAATTTAGCATCTCTTGCTCCTTTAATTGAAGATGCGCTGTCACCCTCACAAAAGAAAACTTCATTTATATTTACATCGTCGCTTTCACATTCAGTTAATTTTTCTATTTTATCTGATAATTTTATTTTACCTGATAATTTTTCTTTATTTAATTGTCTTTGTGATGCTGAAGATAATCTCGCTTGGTTATTTATTTCAATTTGTTTTACTACTTTTTCTAATTCTAATTTATTTTCTTTTGCCCATTTTTCTAATTCTTTTTCTAGATGTCCTTGCATGCATTGCTCTATAAAAGGCATTCCTAAAGCATCTTTAGTTTGATTTTTATATGCTGGAGCTACTTGAGTCAATGTATTAGAATAGAATAAAAGATTTTCTTGTATATCACTAAATTCTAATTTTTTTGCTCCTTTACATCTTTTAGAAAAGAAATTAAGGAAAGCATTTTGTTCTGCATTTTTTGGAGAACCACCTAAAGTCATTGGAAGAGAATTATGATACCACATAGAATCAGTTTTCTTTCCATCTGTAAATGCAAATAATATTCTTCCTCTTACTTCATAATTCTTTGTTTGTTTAGCAGAATCTTTACCAGAACCTTTAAATTCAAATTCTACTATTGATTTAGGATCATTTACTTGAGATTCCATAAATGTTCTTAATCCGTCTTTATAACAATAACTTTGTTTAAAATTACTTCTTTCATCTGTTAATTCTATTACTACTCCGTCTGCTAATCTTGCTTGCATATCAACCCAATCTTTAATTTCTTCTAAATCAAAGTTATCATCTAAATAAACTTCATCAGTATCACATTTCCAAGAAACAATAGTTCCCGTTTTTTGTTGTTTTCCTTTAGGATCTTTTATCTTTTTAAGAGATTTTTCTACATTATTATCATTAGAAAAATATCCTTTTTTCATTTCTATAGTATAAATATATCCATCTCTTCTTGATTCTACTTTACACCATTCAGAAGATAAAGCAGTAACAGTTAAACCTACTCCATTCATACCTGCTGAATCTTTAAAATTATCTCTATTATCATCAAATTTGGCTCCAGCATGAAGAGTGGCTAACATCAATTCAGCATTATAACATTTTTCATTATTATTCCAATCTAAAGGCAATCCTCTACCTTCATCTTCAATAGTAACAGAATTATCTTTATGAATAGTAAGTTTTACTTTTCCTTTTTTATCTTTTACTTTCTCTTCATCTATAGCGTTTGATAAAATTTCAACTATAGAGTGAGTCGCTCCTGCTAATTCAGTGGTACCAAAGTAAGTTTGAATTCTTGTTCTACAAATTTCTCTATCGTCTTGTTTTCTAGCAGAATTATTACCATACTCTTTAGACATTTAAAATCTCCTTATATTACATTTATTTTATATTTAATAAATAATTTTTCAAATCTTTTAAATAAGATAAATCATGTTTATTAGTAACATCTTCTAATATTTTTATAGGTTTACTTCTTTCTATTAAATATGACCAAGGAAATAAATCATTAAACATATTTCCTCCGATTCCTATTGCTATACATTTATCATAATGTGTATGAGTTAATATTGCTAATCCATAATGAATTGCTCCATTTGTAGCATATTTCTGAATTGCATATTTAGACATATCTAATTCTAATCCATTATTAGTAAATTTACATTTTCTTATGAAATCAGTATCACCTTTTATTTCTATCATTACTGGAATATCATCTATTAAAAGCTTGATATCTGGATAATTTCCACCATCTCCTCCGGATTTAGAAGGAAATAATTTTAAAGCTTTATCTATTTCAGAATTAATTGATTCAGATTTAGCATAGAATCTTAATCCTAAATCTTTTAATGTTTGTTTTACTTTATCTTCTACTTTTTCTTCTATAATATTCAATTATTTCAAACCTTCTTTAAATGATTTAAAAGTAACTAAATATTCTTTAAAATTAGTTCCTCTTTTAGTATGTAATTCTTTTAATAAATATCCATCTGACATTAATGCATTATTTAATTCTACTAATTCATTAACTATAGAATGAGAATTTTTAACTTGAATTAAATATGTTACTTCTTTTGTTATTCCAGGACTTCCATTATCTCTTTGAATCATATAATTTATCCTCTTATTTTACACCAAATTGTTTTAATCTTTCATTTGCTAAATCAATATACCATTGTTTATCTAAATCTTCTGGACATTTTTCACCTTGAATATTTCCATTTCTAAAAAAGCACTTTATTGGAGTATTAGCAAATTTATCATGAGATAATTCTTTAGTAATATTTCCAGTTTCTTTATCTTTCTTATCTTTCATTTTTGCTTTATATATTCCACCATCTTTAGGATTTTTAGATGCAAATATTCTAAAAGTTTTATTGGTTTGTTTTTCGTATTGTTCTACTCCATTATCATCAAATGTTCCTTTTTCTCCATATAAATAAGCACTTGTAACTTTAACCGTTTTAGCAAAATCTAATAAATTATCACAATTATTTATAGTATCCTCTACTGGAACTTTATTTATCATATAATCTTTCATTGCTTTATTTACCACTGGAAGATCGTTATCTAAATCATTTTGCTTTTTAACATATGAGCCTTTTGATTTATATTTACCATCTTCTCCTACAATGATATAGTTATTTACGTCTTTTTGATATACAGAAACAAATCTTTCAAAATCAAGATTCATTTTTGTTCTTTTTTGCCATTCTTGAGTAACTTCATATATTTTAACCCATTGAGCTTTAGTTGCTGGAACTACTTGAATTAAAATACCATCGGTATTACTTTGTATTATTTTGCAATATGGTTCTAATTTTTCTATTAAATCCAATAAAAATAATTGCCCATTACAACAGACGTTATTAGCTTGAAGAGGGTCATATAATTGACTAAATTTATCTTTACAAGCACCATAAGTTGCATTTAGCGGAATTTTTAATGGTTTTTCTCTTACATCTTTTTGTTTCTTAAATAATACTCTTTGATTATAAATATTTTTAAATTTACTTGGTTGATCTACGTTTCTAGATAATAAATTATATTCTATCATTAAAGAAGGATAATATGAAGTAACGTCCATATTTACAAAGTATCCATCTTCGTGAAATTTCTTTATTGCTCCATGTAATCCACCCCAAGCAAATGTATGAGGAACCCCTGCTACATCTATATTTAAAGATTTCTTATAATCTCTATTTTCTGGATTTTTATACCATTCTAATACTTCTTTATATTTATCTAACTTAATATTTGGAAGTAATGTTATATTAAATTCATCTTCTCCTCTTCCTGCAGGTCTTTTTGCTCCTAATATAGTTGCAGTTAATTGAGCATCAGATTTATTCATATAACTATAATTAAGATTGAATATTTTTAATAAACTCAATCTTGCATTAAATGAATCTATTCTTTTTACAAATACTTCTATTGTTTGTTCTACATCATGAATACAATACTTTTCAGTTTGTTTTAATTCTTCTTCTGTTAATTTTCTATCTATATCAAAATCCACATCTGTTTCTTCTATGTCATTTCCCATAAATGATTCTAGTTTTTTTAATCCACCATCATTTATTTGGAATAAATCATAGTTATTATATTCACATTGAGCTAAATCAGCAGTGTATATTTTTTTCTTTCTGAAGAAGTTCCATCCCATTTCTCCATCTTTAATTAAGAAATCACTCATTTCTTTAGGATTAAGATTCATCAATATACATTTTAATATATATTGGTCATAATGAGTTGTATTATATCCTATCCAAATAAATTCCTTATGAGACAAAAAATATTTAAATAATTCATCCCTATTATTAGCTATTACTTTAGTTTCTTTTGTATAAGGATTTATTATTACGAACATCCAATCATTTTGAAAAACTTCAGCATCATAAAATATTAACTGTTTTGCTACGTTTTCATCTAATTTCTTATCTTCTATTAATTTGTGAAAAGATGTAAATTCATTCATATTTATATTATACCTTAATTTTTTAATATTTTTTTGTATTTTTCAGGATTATTTATTGCGTCTTTTACTAAATCATCTGTCCATCTTTGAATTCCTATTGTTTTGGAAAATAATCCATTAATTTTTTTACCTTGAGAATCTAATCCTTTATTAGATCCTGTCCCTGTTTTATCTATTTCAGGACCAATTATTATGTAATCTTTCGCTTTTATTTGTTTTTTTATTATATTATACCATTCTAGAAATGTTATATCTGACATTTTATCAGGAGTTCCTTTCCAATGTTCAAATTGTTTTCCAAATGGTGGACATACTATACATATTTTATTGGTTTTTATTACTTTTTCAAATATATCTCTTTGTCCCGTGAAATGATAATAATCTACAAATGATTTATTTATATCATAACTTTCTATTTTATCTTCATAATCTAATTTTCTTTCTTTAAACCATCTTTTGCTTGCTTCTACTATTCCTCCAAATCCGGCCATTGGACAATATACTCCAGATGATAAATCAATTTCACTTTCATCTATTATCTTTAACATATCAGTTGCTTTTAATGCTGTTACTTTAGGTGCTATTTTTACTACAGTAAATCTAAAAAGTATTAATTGCATTAATCTTAATTTATCGCCTTTTTTAAAGTTTTTAAATTCTTTTCTATGTTTTTCTACAAAATCTTCATATTTATTTTCTTTTATCGATTTATCTAATATCCAATATAAATTATCTATCGCTTTTTTTAAACATTCTCTATCTTTCCATGCTTCTCTAGGACTTTTATTTGGAGGAACAAATGAATCCCATATCGGATTATTAGATTCCCATTTAGTATTACCTGGAAATGGATAATTTAAACATTCTTCTAATAATTGTTCTTTTGTTATTCCTTCAAATTTTTCCATTTATTTTATCCCTATTTATTTTGAAATTTCTTTGGACATCCTTTACTAATCCACTTTTCATAATCAGATTCTTTCCAAAATACTATGTAATTTAATCCGTTTTTATTGGCAGTATCTCGTTTTTCTACATCTTTTACTGTCCATACTTTTAATGCTATTTTATAAAAATCTGAATCTTTAGATTTTTCGTTCCATTTTTGTGAAATTTTTAAATCGCTTTTAGAGTTTTCATTAAACCAATGTTCACCATGTGTCCAGTTAAAATTACATTCAATGAATAGATCTTTTGATTTAATGTAGAAATCCACCATAAACGGATATCTAGAATCTTTATTATAATTTCTTAAAATATTATTTTTTCCTAATTGTTTACATAATTTTTCATATATTTCTTCTTCGGGTTTTGAAGTATTAAAGGAATTATTTTTCTTTTTGGTATTATATTGTTTTTCTTTTGATTCCATAGTTGAAAGAGTTTTTGATAATTTCTCTTTTACTATTTCTGATTTAGCTGCTACTTCAACTCCATATTTTTTAAGACATGTTTTTTTACTTTTCTCTTTTACTTCTTCCGATTGTAATGGACTCTTTACTCCATAATGTTTCAGACAAGAATCTTCTTTTTTCTTCTTAATTTCTTCCAATTGAGATGGATTTTCTACACCGTATTTTTGTAAGTTAGTATTTTTTACTTTTTTCTTTATTTCTTCTGATTGTAATGGATTTTTGAATCCTATGTTTTTTAAATTAGTATTTTCTTTCTTTTTCTTTATTTTTTCAGATTGAGATGGATTTTCTACACCGTATTTTTCTTTACATGTGCTTTTATATTTTTGTCTTATTTGTTCATTTTGAAAGACATTTTCAAATCCATATCTTTGTAAATTTATTTCTTTTATTTTTTCTTTAATATCTTCAGATTTAAATGGATTATCAACTCCATAATTTTTTAAACTAGTTTGTCTTTTCTTCTCTTTAATTTCTTCGTTTTGAGAAGGATTTTCTACTCCATATTTTTGCAAATTAGTCTGTTTTATTTTTTTCTTTATTTCTTTTGATTTTAAAGGATGTTCTACACCATAATTATTTAAATAAGTATTTTTCTTTTTATCATTAACTAAAGGATCTTTTTGTTCGCAAGCATAAGAACAATGCTTATTTTCAGGATGATTTAAATATTCTTTACAAATCGGGCATTTAGGCCATTCTTTAACTTTATTTTTTATAAGATTTATTACATCTGAATATTTTCCATTGAAATAATCAAATCGAGATTCTAAATATTTTTTGATTTCTATATTTTCATTCAACCATTTATCATTACATTTATGGCTATCTATTCTATTATCTTTTCTAGTAAATATTTTAATAATATATTCATCATTAATTTTCAAAATTTTATTTTCCTTTTATATAAATAAAAAGAGAAAGAGAGATTATTAAAATCCCTCTTTCTTATTTATTTTTTAACTAGACAATCTCTACATTGTCTAAATTTTCATAGTCATCACCTAATGCTTCTTGTGGTGTTACTGGTGCTGTTGCATTATTTGATACTGGAGTTGAAGGAGTCATTCCTATTGTGTCAAATCTTGAACTTCTAGTTGCATATACCTTCATTCCTTTTAAGTAAGCGGCTCTAAAAGGTGCTCCATTAACGATACCATCATATGCGCTCAAATCTACGTCTGCATGGTCTATATGCAATCCATCTAAAGAAGTAATATCTTGACAAACTGAAGTAACGCCATCAATTTCAATTTGAACTGGAATATTACCATTACCAATTTTAACCTTAAGATAGTGGAATGGAGTTAAATCCTTATCCTTAAACTTATCATCTGGCTTTGGAGTATAAAGTTTTACATTCCAACCCTTACCATCTTTGTTCTTGCAGTTTTCCAATTGAGATATTAATTCCTCATCTACCTTAATACAGAAATTCTTATCTCCTTCCTTATTGTACATTCCTGCTTTTCCTGAAAAATTCTTGAAAATAATACTGCAATCATCTAATTGCAACATTTTGTCATTCATCATTGCTATTTTCATAACTGTTTTTTCTCCTTTTTAGAATACAATTTTTTATATTTTTTCTTTCAAGAAAACTATTTAGTCTTTAGACAAATAGATGAATTGAAAGATAATTTTTGAAATAGTCTTGATTTTTGCTGCAAGCAGGTTCAAGACTTAAAACCTTAATGAGTATTTTGATTCTGTTACCAAATCAAAAATCCTACTTGACTTCGACAACGTTAGAAAAACTTTTTACAAATATTTCACAAGGCTTTTCTTACTCCGACCTAACTTAAAAATATTCAACAGAGCTTCAATCTAGTCCGGTAATCGAAGGTGTTATGATTTTTCTAACGTAGTTAAGATTTCTCAAAACTGAGTCTAATGAACTATTTAACGGAAGCCATTATACCTTTAGGTTAATGGTAGTTCATTGAACTTCTAATTTTTAACCATAATATGCTTGTTTATAATCTGCTAAATGAAGATAGAAAGCTAACTTATTCTTATTATATATTTTAGAATAAGTATTCTTCTCCATTTGATCACTACATTCCATTCCACCCATATGAGCATATATTGCTTCTGCTTGTTCATCTGAAAGTAAGAAGAAATGTTGAATTATAAATATTGATTTTGGAGAATGCCCTAATATAGTTTTCTCCTCACCATAATCATAAACTTCTTTTTCTTCCCAAACTTTAGGTTGAATAGTAGCGCCATTTTCATCTTTCTTATAAGCACCTTTAACTACTTTCTTATAGAAATCAATTTTACAAAGATCATGTAAAAGAGCACATATAATTATATCATACTCTTTCATATCTTCATTAAAAGCAGTATTTAAAGTACACAAATTATCATATACTTTAATAGAATGCTCACATAATCCACCTTCATAATTGCCATGATATTTAGTAGAAGCTGGAGCATAATAAAAGTCGGTCCCCTCTAACCAATTAAGTAACCTATCAATTCCTGGTTTCTTTTTAGGTTCTAGTTCACCGGCTTTCTGTAAAAGAGAAATAAATCTCTCTTTGTTTTGATTCATAATTTCTTTTGTTAAAGTTGTTTCCATTGATATTTTCTCCTTATTTGTTTCCCTGGCTATTTTTACCCAGATCTTTTATATAATTATATTATACCTATTTTTTATAAAAATTTACACTATTTTTAAATTTTTTATCTCTTCTTCTGTACATTCATTGATATCTTTACGATTTTCAGGTAAAATAGCTCTTCTAAAATACACATTTTTAACATTATCTATTATTCCTCTGGTTCCTATTTCACCTGCTTTATCATTATCTAATGCTAAAATCATTTCTTTTATTCCTAATGATTCTAATTCTCTATATTGTTCTGAACTTCCTAATCCGTTTAATGCTACTGCAACTCTATTTTGAGTCCATAGATAGAGCGAATCTAAAATTGATTCACAGACCCATATTTGTTTAACGTCTTTATGATATTTAAATAATTCATAAACACCATATAAAGGTTTTTCTGCTCCATCAGGATAATGAAATATCTTATTATTTATACATCTTCTAGCTATAAATAAAATATTTCCATTTATATCTTTAACTGGAAATGTAATAGCAGGTCCAAAATGATCGTATTTAATATTTCCATTTGGATCTTTCTTTTCTAGTATAAAATCTTTATCATAACCTATATCAAACATTTGAATAATTTGATTAGTCAATTTACGTTCATACATATAAGGATGATAGAATTTATATTTATTTAATTCTTCTTTTGGTATATATTGTTTTTTAGGAACTTCTATTTTATTTTCTTCTTTTAATGTAAAATCTAATGTTGGAATAGTAGGAGTTTCAAGAATAAACTTATAATATTTATCTTCTATCCATTTTTCAGCTATTTTATAGTTATCAATATCTAATATTTTCTGAACTAATTGAATAGCATTTCCTTTTTCTCCGCAACTAAAACAATGCCATATTCCATCTTTATTTATTCCAAATGATGGTTTTATATCTTTATGAAATGGACAACTACATTGATAATCATCTCCTCTTTGTTTGACGTTGTTGAATATGTCTTTTCCACTTTCTCTTCTTAAATCATTTAGGAATTGTTCTATTTTCACGTTGAATTTTATCATCTTATTATATTATACTTTAAAAATGATAAATTTATTGGAGTTATTTCTTTTTAGTAGTTTTAGGTGCATTTCCTGATGATTTTTGTCTATTACAAGATTTACATAGCATTTGAAGGTTATTTATATCTGTTGAACCTCCTTTACTCCAAGGAATTATATGATCTGCTTCCATTTCATCTTTATTAAAATGTTTTCCACATATTGGACATATTCCTTTTTGTTTTTCATATGCTGTTTGTTGATCTTTATCTAGAAAGGCTCTCAAATTCAGATATTTCTCACGGAATGGATTTTTATCATCTAATACATATTCATAAATGCCTTTCTTTTTCTCTATATCTTCATCTTTCATTAATTTATCTATTGTTTTTTCTATATCTTGAGTATTATATGTATTTTGATGATATTTATTATATAAATGACACCAATCTAATCCATCCATTATTTTTCTATAATTTGTGAAAGTTTTATTTATCCAATTGATTATATCGTTTGCATATTGCCATAATTCATCTGCATCTTTATCATTTCTATGTTGAGCCATATAATCTTCTATTGTTTTTAATCCTTCTTTTTCTATTATTCCTTTTAAGAATTTCTCTAATAATTCTTGTCTTGCTGGATCTCCGTTAAAATATTTTTCAGTTAATTTATATCCGGCACAATTTCGTTTACTAAAGTGTAACTTCGCATCTGTTAACCAAGGTCCTGTATATACTGCATTTCTTAATTCTTGATCTGTTAATTTTAATCCTGCTATATTTATTGTATTAAACCATTCTAATTTTTCTTGATCTGTTCCTTCGCATATATAAACTGATAAATCATAATCTAAAATCTTATCTTTATCTTCTTTTGATATAGTATTTTCATATTGAGTATTTCCATTTGCATCTAAAATACTAAATTTATGGTCTAAAAATTGCATAATAGATAGAGTTCTTTGTTGTCCATCCATTAATTCATAAGTAGTTTTCTTTCCGTCATCATTTCTACTCCAATAGAATAATTGTAATGGTTTTCCTTTTAATATTGTATCTATTGCTTTTCTTCCATTAGGAGAATTTACAGAATCCAACATTTCTTCTAAAATATATTTATCTGTAATTTTCATTATTCTAATCCTTTTCCTCCATCTAGAAAGACATCTTCTCCGTAAGGTTTGCCATTCTCGTCTGTAAATTTTATATTCTCTTCTGTTATTCCTGACTTATCCTTATCTACGTCTGTTATAGGTTGAGCCTCTCTATTATTTATAGATTGATTTGTTTGTTCATCTATTGTAGGCATTCCATCCCATTCAAATATACCTTTATCGAGATCAACCTTGTAATTAAGAACTTGATTATCAGTACTATTTCTACTCTTTTCAATTCTTATTTCTACTTCTCTATCTTCTTTCTTAATTGTAATCATGATGGTGCATTTTCTCGCCATGCCGTAGGAAGAGCCAATAGTATTAATACTTAACTCTTCTTTCTTATCAGTTCTTTTAGCTTGAGTAGTAACAATAACAGGAACTTTTAAAGTTTTAGACATCCTAAGAAGATCAGCGGCTATATGTGTTAACTGAAGGTGTTCTTCGTCCTTGAAACCTTTTCTTTCATCTATAATATCAGGAATTTCAATACCATCTATTCCCACTATAGTAATTTTATTCTTTTTACACCAAGCTTTTAATTGAGAAACAGTTAAACCATCTTCAAAATCATCAGGACATAAATAATAGAAATGATTCTTATGTTCTTTTAATCTAGCACAACAAGCTTTATATTTATTAGCATCTATAAATCTTTCACCTCTTAATAAAGAAAAATTAGATATCTCATGATTATCATCTGCTAATACGTCTAATCTATATCCAATAACTTTAGAAGACATTTCTGGTTCAAATAATAAAACATTTTCTCCTCTAGCAAATGCTTCCCATAAAAACTTTAATAAGAAGAATGTTTTAGATTGACCAGATCTACCTTGAATAAGAACTAATTCTTCATCTCTTAACCAACCTTTAATGCAATTATCTAATTCTTTTAATCCAGTAGTTACAAATGCTTTATTTGGATTTTTTAATAATTCTTCATATTCATTAATTCTGTCATCTACATTTTGAATTAAGTCATATCCTTTAACTTCAGAACCTCTACCTTCTAACTTTTCCAATTCTCCTTGAAGAAAACTAATAGCATCTCTTGCACCTTTAGTTTGATGAATTCTATTAGCTTGAGTCATTGCATTTATTAAATCATCATCTTTATTTAATTTCTTCAAATTATCTATAAATGTTTTATTTTCACTAGAATAATCATCATTATTTAATTCAAGTAATGGAAATTTAGTTTTAATAGTAGTTTCGTCTGGAACTTGAGAAGAGGTTTTATAATAAGAGTCAATATAATCTACTATATCTGAAATTAAATATAATTTCTGGCCTTCTTTAACAAAATAATCTTTAAAATCATTCTTTGTTAAATTATTTTCAGAAAGAATATTATAATCTTTATCTTTTATAATTTTAGTAAGAATTTTTAATTCAGAATTATTTCTTTCTGTTCTTATCTCACTCATTATTCTTGACCTCCTGCATTATAACTATTTTCACCATCTTCTTCAATTTCATATTGTCCATTTATACCATCTTTAAGAATAAATCTAGTTAAATAATTTATCCATGAATTCCATTCATCATTATTTTTAGCATCTAATAATGAAGGAGGAATATGTGAAGTAAATATATTAGATTTATGTTTTCTGTATTGTCTATATTCTAATATATTTACTAATTTCTCTTGAAAGTTAAAATTCTTTAATCCTTTTAACTTATCTATGTTGTCTATTCCTAATAATTCACAACCTTGCATTTTATTTATAGTAGATAAAAATAATTCTTTATTATCTACTTGTAATTGACATATCTCTTTAAATTTACCTGCATCTATATAAAATACACTATTTTCGTTCTCATTATTGAATTGATATTTTCTAAAAGCAAAGATATAATTTTGAAGAGTTTTAATCATCCAACCATTTAAATTATCTCCGTATTGATTATGAGTATAAAGGAGAATATTTCTATTATTATTGTAAAGTTCATTCATATCACTAACTAATGCTTTTAATTCTTGATGTTTTTTATTGTTAGGATCTATTTTGATTGATCTACTACTCCATAAAACAGGAGGAATATTAGAATTCTTAAATCCTTTTAAAGTATGTTCATATTCTAGACATACAGTTTCCATTTTGTCTTTTTGTTGACATTTTGTAAAATACCAACAGTTTTTACATTCCTTAATCATTATTTTTCAATTCTCCTTTGTTTTTTGATATGTGTTTCCATTTATATTATACTTTATTTATTTTGAAATTTATTAGGATATTTTTTATTTTTCCATTTATCATAATCACCTTCGATCCAGAATACTACATAGTTAAGTTTATTTTTATTTGCAATATCTCGCTTTTCTACATCTTTTTTCGACCATGTCTTTATTGCATTTTTATAAAAATCTGAATTTTCAGATTTCTCTTTCCATTTTTGTAAGATTTTTCTGTCTTCTTTTGAATCCTTATTAAACCAATGACTTCCATGAGTCCAAGAAAAATTACACTCTATGAACAGATCTTTTGATTTAATATAAAAATCAACCATATATGGGTATCGTTCTTCTTTGCATTGTCTTTTTATATCTCTTTTTCCGAAATCTTTACATAATCTTTCGTAAATTTTCTCTTCAGGTTTTGATGTATTAAATGTTCCATTTTTTCTTTTTGATTCTATTATTTTATTTATTACTTCTTTTGATTGAGAAGAATATTCTATGCCATAATGTTTTATACAAGTTTTCTCTTTTTTCTTTTTAATCTCTTCTGATTGACTTACATTCTCAACTTTATATTTATTTAATATTGTTTGTTTTGCTTTTTCTTTTATTTTTTCATTTTGAAAAATATTTTTAGTTCCATATTTTTTCAAATTAGTTTTATCGGTCTTTTCTCTTATTTTTTGTAATTCTCCTTTAGATTTATTTTTCCATGTCTTTTTAACTTTTTCTTTATTTTTCGGATCTTGTGAATTATATTCATATCCGGTTTTCTCTAATAAAGTTTGTTTACTCTTTTCTCTACATTCTTTTGATTTAAACGGATTATCTACACCGTAATTTTTCAAATAAGTTTGTTTTTTCTTCTCTTTTACTTCTTTGCTCTGAGATGGATATTCTACTCCTAGATTTTTTAAACATGTTTGTTTTACTTTATTTTTAATATCGTCTGATTGAGAAGCGTATTCTACACCAAATTTTTTTAAACAAGTTTTCTTTGCTTTCTCCCTGCATTCTTTTGATTTAAATGGACTCTCTACTCCTAAATTTTTAATATTAGTATTTTTAATCTTATCTTTAACTTTTTTTGATTTTGAAGGATGATCTACTCCTAAATTTTTAATCCAAGTTTGTTTGGTTTTTTCTTTTATTTTTTCATTTCCAAAAGGACAAATACTTCCGAATTTTTCCAAACAAGTACCCTTAACTTTTTCTATTTTTTCTTTATTTGAATTAGAGCATTTGAAAGAACAATATTTAATTTTACAAGGATCGTTTAAATATTTTCCACACGTTTTACATTTAGGCCATTCTTTATAACCATTTTTAATTAAATTAATAACGTCTTTATATTTACCATTAAAATAACCATATCTGTTCTTCAAATATTCTTTAATTTCGATGTTTTCATTAAGCCATTTATCATTGCATTTATTACTATTTATTTTATTATTTTTAATTATAAATATTTTTAAAATATTTTCATCATTAATTTTCATTTTCAAATCTGCTTTTAACACTTTTCTTTTTTATAAGCTGTTTTTTCATTATTGCCTTGACTGATTGTAATAATTTTTTAACATTTATTTTTTCAGAGCCGTTGACCATACATTCTGACATAATTCCTCTATTATTTATAAGATCTAATTGTTGCTCATCTATTGTATCTTTATATATCATATTTATCACGGTGCAATTCTTCTTCTGTCCTATTCTATACGTTCTATCTATAATCTGACTGTAATTTGAATTATTCCAGGGATAATCTACCATAATTAAATAAGAAGCTTTAATAAGATTTAATCCCTGTCCTCCTGCTTGGCTTATAATACATAATTTACAAGAATCATCATTATTTAATTTATCTTCTTGTTCTGATTTTGCTTTAGCTGATAGTTCTCCAGTAATATAAGCAGGATTATATTTCTTAAAATATTCTCTATAAAAATTAGTAGTGGTAGTAAAATGACTAAATAATATTGATTTATTTCCTTCTTGAGTAATAGTTTCCAATAATTCTTCTATTCTCTTTAACTTATTATCTTTCTTTTCATCAAATTTATCATCACACCATATAGGAAGACTAGTACATTTTTGGGCATTAACTATTTCACCCAATATAGTTTCTTGTTCAGGCATAAATCTTTCTTTGATTTTTAATCCTTCATTTTTATTTTCAACTATATCGTTTATAATCTTTCTATATAATTTATCATGTTCTGGAGTCATTTCAATAACTTCATTTACAAATGTTCTTTCTGGCAATTCATCAATAACTTCTTCTTTTTTACGTCTAATCATATAAGGTTTTATTTTTTCAGCTATTTTTTCTGGATGAACATATTCTACTACAGAACCCCATTCATTTTTAACAGTCAATTCATTTTCAAAATGCCAATAATCTTGATTTACTAATCCGAACCATTTAAGATAACAATAAAAATCAGTAGGAACATTTTTCATAGGAGTTCCAGTTACTATCATTTTATATTTAGGTTCCATTTTCAACATTGCTTTTGAAAATTTATTTTTTGGACTAGTAAATCCTAAATGAGCCTCATCAATAACAATAGTATCAATAATACCCATTTTAATTTTTTCTCGAATTAATTTACAAGCATCTTCATTTCTAGAAAATAATTCTTTATTAGTAATAAAATATTTATAAGGAGAAGCAAAAGTAATTTTAGAAGCAATATCATTCTTTTTATCTTCTAATTTTCCTTTAGTATCTCCTTCTTCTCCTAATATATATGCTTGTTCACCATTATCTATTTTTAATATTTCTTTTTTCCAATTATATTTCAAAACAGAAGAACAAACTACTACCAATACTTTATTTTGACTATGTATATTAGTTATATGATATGCTTCCATCGTTTTGCCACAATTATGAACGACTATTCCATTTGCTAAAAAATTATGAAATGGTTCATTTATTTTTATATCATATACTTGTCTTTTACCTGCGCTTTCTATTTTTATTACTTTTTCAAATTTATCTTCCCATTTATGAAATATTTTATCACATAAAATTTTTTTATCTAATGAATCTTTTGCTTCTATCCAATGTCCATTATCATAATCACGAATATCTGTAAATATTTTATGATCAGGAGTTAATATTAATTCCCTCCCTGTCTCTGTAATTATTTTTATACATTCTTTAATCCCAGAATCTAAAACGTCTATTATTTCTCCATCTTGAAAGAAATGATTATTCCAAGTTCTAGTATTCCATCTATCTTTAGGATTTTTATTTTTAAATTCTTTATATAAATCAGATAATTTAATTTTTTTACGAGGAGTATGTAAATCTATTATTGCATCACCATCTATACAGCCCATATCGTCGGCCAGCAATAAATTATTAGTATTTATACCTTTAGTAATAGCTTCACGTTGAAAATTAAAAGGTTGAAAATTACCGAAGTTATAATTCTCCGGTATTTGACATAATATTTTATTAGATTCATCTTCTGAAATCTTATTATGAATTCTAAATTGATAATTTGAGAATGCTTTTATAAGACTAGGTAATAAAGATTCTTCTATCTCCCATTCTCTTAATTTTGGATTATAACTTCTTTTATTATAAGGAATAGATTTTATATAATCTACTATTTTTGGGTCATAATCAAAAGTTAAAAATGCGGATTTAGAAGATAATATTGGACTTACATTATATGGTTTATTTATTTCTACACTAATTATATTACTTGCCATTTCATTTGTTTCCTTTTGTTATTTTTACCAAGCATTTTTAATAATTTATCAATTTATATTTTTAATGCTTATATAATATTATACTTTAAATTATCGTAATTTACTATAAAATATTTTATAAGATTGTCTCTTATTTATCTTTAAATTTCAAGTTTTCTATTTTAGTTTCTTCATTTTGTTCAAAATCTAAACATTCTGGTTTATTTATGAGGTCCTTCCAAGATTGAGAAATATTTTTAGACTTACATTGTTCTTTATTCTTTTTACACATTTCACATATTGTTATCATAAATGATATCCTCCTTATAATATTTATCTCAAATATTGATTTACAATTTCACCTGTATCATTATATTTCTCAGTAACTAATCTAGCCCATACTTTTTCTCCTGATTCTAAAGGTCTATCTCCACCCGCATTTGCTAATATTTCTGACCTAGCTTCTTCTATATAATAACCTTTTAATCCTTTGTATTCTATTTCATATTTTCTTGTTTCAAATCTACCTAAATATCCATGTCTATTTCTTTCAACTAATCTTACAATATTGGCTTGAACTATTTCTTGAGTATTTATTATTCTATGATTATATATTAGTTTATATTCTTCTATGGTTTTTATTATATCTGATTTTCTGTCTTCATATTGTTCGGGAATGTATATAGTCGTTGTGTTTTCTTTCTCCCAAATTGGATTATTTTGAATTTTTATATTTATTCCTAACTTCTCTTTTACATAATCAGTAGCTCCAGCATTAAAATAATTAAACGGAGAAAATAAATCTAAATAAAGATTTCTATCAATTTTATTTATTGTAAAAATAATTAAAATTATAATGCTAATAAATATGACAAGAAACGGTATGGGCCATAATATAAAATCAGTACTGTAAATATGTTTAATTTTAATCTTCATCTTTAAACTTCTCTTTGAATATTTCTTCTAATTCTTTTTCTGTTTTGCTCTTATACTCATTGAATTTAGATATTGCTTCTTTTTTATCCTCACCTTTATATAAAAGTATATTGTAATTCCAAATGCCATAATTTTCTTTTTCTATTTCCACTTCATAAATTTTAGTTTTTCTATTATAATTAATCCACATTTCATATCTTGTTCCAGTTTTATGTCTTTTTAGAACTTTGATTGTAGGTCTATGAAGAATAAATACATTTATTTCTCTAATTATTATTAAAGGAATTATAAATAAAGGACAACATAGAATTAATAATTCATCGTTACATCCAGTTCTATCCCATATAATAAGACCTATGAAGCTTATTAGTTGACAAATTATAACTGTTATAATTATAGTTTTCATATCTACTTGTTATCCTTTGTTTCCAGTGATTTTTCTAATCTGAAAAATATCTCGTTATTAAAACTTCTCTTATTCTTTTCTGCTTCTTTTTCTATTTTATTGAATATATCTTTTGGAAGTCTTAAAAGATATGATTTTATTTCTTTATTGCTCATAATTTATACTTCCTCCATTATTTTATATTTTTAATATCATATTTCTTATGTATTCCAAAAATTATCAATGCAATTCCTATCATTATAAAAGAACATATAATCCAAGGAATGAAATTTATTTCTATAGTAAATTCAATAATGAAATTATATATTTTTTCAATTATTATTTTAAGTAAATTAATTACATATAAAGGCATAATTAAAAATATACTAATTGCTGAATAAAATAAATTTTGTTCTATTAATTCCTTTTTAATATCTTCATAATTACTAATTATATGTATTTTATCTTCTAAATAATGATTGAAATCACATATCCATAATAACGGATTCCTCATATAGCATTTACATTGAGAGACTGTAAAATAAATTAATAAAAATATAATTAAAAATGCTATTGTACTTACACCACTATTTTTATTTAATACGTTATATAATTCATTTTGATTTTCAAATAAATTAGAGGATTTGAAATAAATATTTAAATTTTCTGCTTTTGAAATATATTTTTTAAGAGATTCTTCTATTTCAGAATGACTAATTTCTTTTATTGGCTTTTTATATTCATCTTCCATTATTTTCTTAATTTGAATCTCATTTTGTTTTTGACAAGCATAATAATATGCTTTTTTATCAACAGGAATTCCTTTATCATCCACTGTATAATTAATAGGTTCCCAATTAAAATCATCTTGTTGATAATTATAAATATATCCTCCATCTACTGGAATTTTATCATCAAATGAAGAACTATAAATAAAAGTTTTATATAAATCACTTTTATATGTCTCGATGAGATCTGAACTCAATCCAAACATTCCAAATGAAAATTGAAGTAATGCAAATACAAATGAACATAACAAAATAAATACTAATATTCGGTTTAAAATACTTAATTTAAAAATATTTTTGAAATTATTATTTTTATCTTCATTCTTTCGTTTAGATTTCATATTTTTCATATTATTTACCTTCTTTCTTTATACTTGATATAAATGCAATAATAATTATTATAATGCAAATTGTTCCCATTATCCAAGGGATAAATTTAAAACTATTTACCCAATCATATAGATTATTGAACATTTCCTTTAATTTATCACCTATTATTCTCCATATTTTTAATTCACATATATCTATTATTAAAAATAATATCATAGAAAATATTGCTTTTATTTTAGAACTAAATTTTATATCTTCTATTTCTTTTTTACTATATTTTTTATTAGGATATTTACTAGGTATAATATTTCCTTTATCATCTATTTGAGCATTTGAAAATAAAAGAATTAAAAGGAAAGTCACATACATGCAAATGATAGTTCTTAATTTATGATTAAATAAAAAATATAATATAGTGGTGTATTTATCGGATTCTAACATTTGAGCAATTATTCTCATCGCGAAGAAAAATGCAGAAAATATAAATATATAATCAGTAAAGCTACATAATACATTCCATTTTAGATTTTTATCTTTTTTATTTATCAAATAATATATTCCACTCATTATTGATAAATGGACTATTATATAAGATAATCCAAAACTAGATAAAAATGATATAATTTTAAATATTACATCAATTATATCAAAGAATAATAAAAGCATAATAGGAGTAATTATTAAAAATAATGTGTCAGAATATTTTTTATAAACATCATCCAATTCAGAATTTAATTCATAAAATATGAAATACATAATTCCTATTCCAAATAGAAAACATATTGTAGATATTACTGAATGATTATTCATCTTTTCTACTAATATTGGTATTGCCTTAAATATACTCACATTAGTAAGATTAGTATCAACTATGAAATAATATATAAGTTGACCTATTGTAAAATAAATCATTATAGCATAATATAAAGGAATTAAATTTACAAATAATTTTTTAAGTTCAAATCTCTTTAACATATATTTTCACCTTATCCTTCCTCGAATAATTTTCTTAATTTATCTATTTTAGATAATTTAGTTCTAATATTTATAGGAATTTTTCTTTTGGAATTTTCATCCATATAATCTCTTACTATATTATACTCTTCTTCTTTAAGATTTTCTCTTAAAATATTATCTACCATTTCTTCTTTTTGCCTTTGATATAGTTCTTGTTCTGGATTTAATCTACCATCTGGAATTAATTCTTCATAAGTATGTTTACTATCTTCAGATGGTTTATCCGTGAATGATTTAATAGTCTTTGGCAACCATCTACTTAAATTTTTCTTTTTAATTCCATGTTTCTTTAAAACTTCATCTGAATCTCCAAATTCTTTAATAATTTTTTCTTTCTTGATATCTGCTAAATTCTTATGGGTAAAAATAGAATCAGAATTCTTTTCAAGATAAATCAAAATATGTGAATAGCATACTCCATAAAAATAAGTAGAAGGCTGAACTCCACCATCTTTAATCTTATACACTTCTTCATTTAATGTTTCTACTATTGCTAGATTTAATTCTTGAATTAAATCTTCTTTACTAACTCTTGGATTTTTTTCCCATAATGTAGAATTATCATTTAGAATCTTAATAATGAGTCTTTGGAATCTTCTCAATATTTCATTGAGCATTTCTAATGAATGAGTTTCATAGTAATTTTTAATCATGTTTATATCTGGGTAAGCTTCTTTCTTTTCACCTACCCATCTACGATATTCAGGATTAGTCTCGATGTCGTTAATTTCTACTTTCATAAAAAACAGTTTCTCCTCTATTAAATTTTTATATTATTATAATATAATAATTATAAAAAATCAAGGGTTTAATAAAAAAAAATTATTAATTTTTTATTAACATATGAAAATTCAGGTGTTAAAAATATGTTAAATTTAGTTGATTTCAGGGACATATTAAATGTTATGGGATATAATATATTATTTTTTATATAATAAAGATAAAAAATATAGTATAATATTAAAAATAAATATAACATAATAAATAAAATTAACTAAGTAAATAAATAAAAGAGAATATTTATGAGTGAACAGACAGCGTTTCAAAAAATAAGGTCAGAATTAAATATGGGTAAATTCTTAAGTCCAGTGAATTTATCTACTTTTTGCTACCATATAAAATCTCTGTCTGAAAATGCAAGAAAAAATAAATACTATAATGAAGTTGATGAAAATACTGATTTTATATATTCTAAAAATTGGGAAATATTCAATGGAAATACAAATACAGGATATAGTTATATAAGATATCTTAAAAAAGAAAATATTATTGAACCTTTATATTTGAAAAGTTTCATTAATGATAAAGGAAAAAGAGAACTTTATTTATGTCCTAAAGAAGAAGGCGGTCAAACTTATATATTCTATGATACTTATCCTATGAAAAAACTTAATTTTTCTGTTAGATTCAAAGTTAATCAAGAAAAATTAATGAATTTAATAACTAAACTTGATAATTATGGAATAAAACATAATGATAAGTTTATATTATCAAGAACTAAAAAGAAAGAATTACCTAAAAATAGAAAACCTAAAACTTTACATGATAATACAGTTACTATAAGCGCAGACCAATATAGAAACTTTACTAAATATAATCCTGAATTAATTGCTAAAAAGATAGAACATAAATATCATATAAATCAATGGAAAGAAAAATTAGAAAAGATAAATGAATCATTACCTATTCCTCTTCAAGGAACATTAGATTTACATATAAAACATTGTAAAAAAAATAATGATAGATTAGCTAAAATATCAATTAGATTAACTAATTCTATGTGTAACGGAAGAGCTAAAATATGTAATGGTGATGATATTTTATTTGAAAAATTACAAAAAGAACAAGGCCATAAAAAAGTAAAACAAATAGTAATGGAAAGATATAATTTACACGATTTTGGAGAAAATGATATTAAATCCGAAATTCCTAGACTTCAAAAATCTATTTCTACTAAAAAATGGATTAATGAAAATCATGATATCTATGGAAAAGTTGCTGATAAATTATGTAAAGAATTTCATATAGAATCTCATAAACAATCTGAATTAAGAGAAGCAATTAAAATGAACTTTTTACCAGCTTATTTTAGTCATTCTCCTAAATTAGCATATGCAAGATTAAAAGGATTATATGAATTTAAAAATAAAGATGAAAAAAGACTAGAAAATTTATCTAAATTATTAAATATAGATGATACTAATTATAAAGAAAGATTATCTAGATTCTGTAATGTTTTATTTGATGAAATGAATTGTAGAAAAACTTTATCTAATGAAGTATTCTGGTGGGAATCAGTAATGGCCATTGAATTGATGAAAAGAATATTAAAAGATAATCCTGATGAAATATTATGGAATGTATATGATTGTTGTTATTCACAAAAGAATCATAAATTTAGAAAAATGAGAAAAGAGATATTTGAACAAGTAATATTACCTGAATATAATAGAGTTAGAGAATATGAAAAAACATTTGAAAATTCTAAAGAATATAAGTCTTTATTTTCTGAAAAATCTGAAAAAACAGAGATTTTATAATATTTTTTATATATTCATATCTGAAAATCATATATAATATAAAAGATGAATAAAGTGAAAGAAATTATTAAAATTACCATTTAATTATAAAGGAGTAATTTCTTTTTTATGTGGTTGATACTTTGTAGTTATAAAGGTGAGAAATTTAGACATTTTGTAAGATGTATTGATTTAAATGAAGCTTTAGGTTATATTCAAGGTGAAAATCTTTGGTCTTCTGACTTCATAAATGTATACAATTCTGAAGGTGATCTAGTTTTTACATCTTAATTTTTATGTTAAGCAAAAATATTTAATGAAGTAGAAGAGGTTTAAAGAGAAAGATTATGAATTACGAAATAAGTGCAAAAAGTAATTTGAAGGAAATTTATGATTCTTTAGTAGAACATTTTACATTATTAGTAGGTGATGGAAACAGAAAGAAAATTGCCGCTGAAGCAAAGAAAATGAAAGAACAACTTGGCAAAAATAGACAAGCTGTTACTAAAGAATATATAACAGTTTTAGATAAAATTATAAAAGACTATACTAAAAAAAGAACTGTTGAAGAAATGGAAAAAGAATATAACGATAAAAAATGGGCTAAATTTAAAAAGTAAAAAAGGATAATAAACAAATTGTTAATTTATATTGGTGAAAATCAAATATTAGATACTGAAAATGAATACACAAAGAAAGGGACTAATGCAGTTTGTGATAAGAACTGTGATGGAAAAACAATAATATTTAAGATTGAAGAAATTAGCCCTGCTGAAAAACTTTGCAGTGTATGTAGATTGAAAGATGGTAAAGGAATGATTTTAACAAATGTTCCTTATGAAAAAGCCATTAATAGTGTAAAATCTAAAAATATTCCTTATGAAGAAATAGTAGAAAAAGTACAACCTAAAGGAAAAACATTTAAAGGAATAAAAGTATCTACTCAAGATGATTATATAAAATCATTGAAAGATAAAGTAGATAAATCTTTAGATAAATCCAAAATAGATGTTCAAAGTGCATTTTCAGAAGATTTATCTAAAGAACAAAGAAATGCTATTTATAATCAAAATATATCACAAGAAGTAAAATCAAATCCTAGATTTATAAATACATTAGAATTATCATTTGAAAAAACACCAATTGATAGAAAAGCAGAAGATTTAATATTAAGAGCTAAAAGTATAATTAAGAAAAAATATCTTTTCTATTATTTAATTTTAAGTGAATTAACTACTAGATTTGATGATAAAAGATGTAAAACATTAGGAGTTTCACCAGGATTTTTATTTGTCAATTCTGAATTTGCTTTACAAAGAACAGTAAAAGAAATGGTATTTATTCTTTGTCATGAAGCAGGTCATATTGTATTTAAACATCATGCGAGAATAAGAAAAAGAAATTCTCAATTATGGAATATTGCAGGAGACTTAATTATAAATAAAACATTATCTTTAGATTTACAATGTACTCCATCTAAAGAAGGTCCTGATGCAGAATTTGCTCATGGTGGATTATATATTAGTACAATTGACATAGAAAAAGAAACTACAGAAACTATTTATAATAGATTAGTTCAACAAAATCCTAATTTTAATAGTAATATGAATGGTGATGGAGATTCTTCAGAAAATGGTCAAGATGGTGATTCTAATCAAGATTCTAATGGAAATAATGATTCACAAGATGAAAATCAAGATCAAAATTCTAAAAGCCAAAAAGGAAAAGGTAAGGGTAAAAAGACAATTACTTTAGATGGTCATACTATTGAAATAGGTGAAGCAGATTTAGAAGATATAAAAGAAGATTCAGAAAGTATAAATAGAAAAGATGAATCAGTAGAACAAAGAATAAAAGATTCAGTAGAAAAAGCATTAAGAAAATTTTCTCAATCTAAAGAACACGGAGATGGATGTGGAAATATAGCAAGATTATTTGAACTTTGGAATCAACCAGAACCAGTAGGATGGGTAGAAAAATTAAAACCATTCTTAAGAGAAAGTCTAAATATGTCTGCTACTTATACTAAAGCACATCAAAATAGAATTACTAGATTTACTGGATATAAAGCAATAATGCCAGGAGCAGTAAGAGAAAAGAATAAACTTAAGAATTTATTATTAGCAATAGATACTTCAGGTTCAATAGATGATGATAATTTAAATTTATTTTATAATCAAACACATACATTATTAACACAATTTCAAAATGGAGTAGAAGGTATTGTATGTTATTGGGATACAGAAGTTGCATCTTGGGGTAAATTTAAAGATTTCAATCAATTTAAAAAAGTAGAAGCAAAAGGATTTGGTGGAACTGATATAAAAAAGACATTAGAATTTGCGGTTAAACAAAAGATTGATTATTTAGTTGTATATACTGATGGATATTTTGATATGCCTGATAAATCATGGGCTAAAAAATTCAAATATGTAATATGGGTATTATACAATGAATCATATTATAGATCATTTAATGCTCCATTTGGAGTAAAATGTATAGCTAAAAAAGGAGATGAGTAATATATGGCTTCAAAAGCAGAAGAAAAAACAGTAGTAATACAACCAGTTCAAATGAGAGGTTCTTTAAAAGAGGCATTAAGACATGTTAAACTTGAACTTATAAGTATAAATAGAGCTGTTAAAGCTGGTGTAAAACCTAAAATTAAAAGAAATTATTGGTTAATATCAGAACCAGGTGCCGGAAAGACACAATCAATTCAATGTATAGGTGAAGATATCAAAAAAGAATTTGGAGTTGATATTGATGTTGCTATTAAATGTGTTCCTTGTGATCAATTAGAAAGAGGAGAAATTAATGGTATTCCAGTTCCAGTATCAACTAGACCAGATGGTAAATTAGATAGTATATCTAAATTAATGATGGATTATATTTTACCACCACCTCCAAAAGATGAGAAAGAAGCAAAAGATCCTAATTTAGCATATAATAAACCAGGTATATTATTTTTAGACGAAATTACAAGTATGGATTGGTCTACTAGAACTGAATTACTTACTCTTTGTGGAACTCCATTACAAAAAACTACTGGTGAAATGAAAAAAGTATATCCAATTATTCCTCCATCTTGGATAGTAATTGCCGCTGGTAATACAATGGATACAATACAAGAAGGAACAACTACTTTTGGATATAATGTTAAAAATAGATTCCAAGTTTGGTTTGTAAAACCTGATTTTAAAGATTGGAAAAAATGGGCTATGGATTGGGTAGAAGAAGAAACAGGAAGAAAAGGTATTCACCCATTAATTATGGCTTATCTTGAAGATAAACCTGATAATTTACAAATAGATACAACTGAAGATATAAGAATGAATGAAGGTGCAACTACTCCAAATCCAAGACAATGGGAAAAATTAAATGCTTCAATATATGATGCAGATTATTATTTAGAATGTGGAATATTTAAATCAGTAGATGAATATTTAGATTATATAAGAGAAGAAGCATTTACTTTAATAGGTTCATTAACTGATGACTTTATGATTTATATAGAAAATAAACAAGATATGATTCCGCCAGAATTATTATCTACTGAAGATTTTTCTAAAGCACCAGCAAAATATAAAAATTATAAAGGATTAAGTAATCAATTAAAATTATTATCTATATATACTACTCTTTCTAATATTGCAGGTGATGATCAAATAATGAAAGATACTAAATTAGCTCAAAAAGCTTATAAGAATGTATTAAATAATACAGATTTCATTTATGATAATTCATCAGTAGAAGTTTTAACAAGTATTATAGATACAGTTAGATCAAGATTCCCAGAGCTTAAGATTAGTGAATTGAAAGAAAGTTTACAATCAGCCGCTATTAAAGCTAATTTATTTGAAAAAGGAGAATTATAATAATGAGTAAGGTTTTATGTTTAATAAAACATATTCCTAAAAAAGGATCAGTATATTTATTAATAGATGTTCAAGAGAAATTAGATAATTTTACTGATTTAATTTCTGAAGCTATTACTAATAAAAAAGTTATTATTCATAAGGAAGGAGAACCTCAACCTAAAGAATTATCAATAAAATGTCCTTATGTTAATTTCTCTGGATTTAAAAATGGACAACCTATTATAGAATCTCCTTTAACTAAAAAAGCTTTAGGTGGTAATTCATTAACTACTGTAGGATTATGTTATAATTTACAAGGTGAAAGATTAGGAATTATATTAAGTGATAGTAATGGTGAATTATATAAAATGTCTTCTGAACAAGCAGTAAATTGTTTAAAAGGTAAAAATAATATTATAAACAATTTATTCTTAAGAAATGGTTCAGAAATGGTTCTTACTAAAGGTAATTATATAGAAAATAAAGACGGAGTTATTTCATGTGTACCAAAAATAGTAGTAGGAACTAGATTAACTAAAGGTAAAGTAGAATTAGTTGAAGAAGATATTACTGAAACTAAAACTGAAGTAGAAAAGAAAAATTATAAACTTGATAATTTAAGAAAACCTATCAAAATGATGTATATATTAGGATATGGTCCTTATGTAGAAAAGTTTAGATTAAATAATAAAGCATATTCTGATTTAACTTTAATGTATTATTTACAATTATTTAAAAATAAACATTTTAATGTAGTTGCAAATATGTTAACAACTGAACCTTATGATAGAATGCAATTACATGAAATTGCTTTAGGAATAATGCATGGAGTAGATATTAAAAAATATGCAACATTAGATACAGATGCAACTGAAATGGCTAGAGCAAGAAGAATACTTGAAAAAGGTGGAATATATTCATTTGCAATGCCATCTAAATTAAAGAAAATGATTGACACTTGGGAGAAAGGACATTTCCAAGATGAAAAATTAGGAAAGATTATAGATCAAGCTAAATCTAAAATTAAGAAAGGAATGAAAAATAATGGATAATAGTGTAGTAGAGAAATTAAGATCTCAGGCTAATGTTCAAGAAGAAAAACCAAGTCCTATAAATGTATGTAGATATTACTGTTTTGGATTTGATCTTAACCCAATTAATATGGAAGATAAAAAGATGTGTGTAGATAGTTATAATGCTATCTTAAAAACACATCCAGGATATGATGATCTTCAAATGCCTGTAGGATATCAAATTCATAATATAGGAGAAGATACTATAAAGGATATAGTTCTTCCTGAATATAAATACGATGAAAAAACTAAAAAATATGTAGGTAAATTAGTTAAAAAAGATTTAGGTTCCAATGAATATTTAATTATTCCTACATTATTCTTAATGATTCTTTTAATGAGATTAGGACATGGAACTAAAGTAGGTAATGGTAGATTTGTTCAAGGATGTAAATTAAATACTAATGATTTAGATGTAATTTTAAGAAATTATGTTTTTGAACCAGATACTGAATGGGTTGAATGTTTTGAATCTCCAATTTCAAAAAGAATGATGGGAGCATATGAATATCACGAAAATGATAATACATTTGGATTATTTGATATGCCAGAAACAACTATGAATAGTAAATTTGGATATTTATTAAATATAACATTTTGGGAAATGAATGATGCAGTTACTGGAAATGATAGTTCTAAAAATGAAAGATTAGCTAAATTTGCATCATATATGTTAGATGGAAAGGAGGTAACTGAGTAATGGCTGGAGTGCAATTAAGATGTTATTTAGTTGATGCTAAAGAAGTTAAACCTTTAAACTTTGAAGTACTTGTAGCTAGAGATTTCTTAAAAACTACTAAAACAGTAGAAGCTCAAAAGATTTGGAATAATATAAGAGATGAATTACTTAAACCTTCTAGTCCAAAGATTAAACAATTTCAAGGTGTTAAATATTATGCTGTAAAAGCAAATATAAATAGTATTCTTATATTTGCAATGGGTCAAAATAAGAAAGATATATTAACACAAATATATTTTGAAGAAATTAAAAATGAAAATAAAGAAGAAACTCCAGTAGAAACTAAATCAACAAATCCTTTATTTTCTAAATTTGATAAAATAATTGCAGAAAAGAAATATGATGGTAAACTTGATAAAGAAGAAAGCCTTAAATTCTTCAAATATTTACTTCAAAAATCATTTGGAAAAGAAGTTAGTCAAGGTATAAATGCTACTAATTATGAAAATGTAAATATGGATATGTTAAAAGTAGTTTCTAATAATAAATATTTATTAGAGGTTACCCAATTTACAAAAGATACTATTAAAAATACTATTGGAGAATTAAAGAATCTTAAATCCGAAGAATTTATAAATCAAATTAATTCTTTCAAAAATGTATCTGAAAATGATTTAGTATCTATATTTGAGGAGGTTTAATTTATGACTAAAGATTGGTTAGAAATTGAAGGTGATGATGGTAAAAAATCTGTCGCTGAATTATGTGGAATAGATAAAAAAACAATCACTGATTTCATAGAAGGAAAGACTGACACTTATAAAGGCTCAATAGAAAAAGATTTAGACGATTTCCTCTCTTAATTATTAGAGAGGATTTTGTTTTATTAAGGAGATTATAAATGGATAACAACAAAACTTACATTAATGATTTAGATTTAGAAGGAGTAGATTATATCGCAAACGGTGGTAAATTTAATAATGATTTATCTGCTTCTGAAAAAGAAGAACTTAAGAAAAGAAATCAAGAATTAGAAGAAATTGCAGAAAAAGAAGCAAAATCTAATTCAGGATTTGCCATTTAATTAAGGAAAAAAATTAATTCAAAAAAAAAAGGATATTCAATACCAATGAAAATAATAGTTGGGTTATTTTATACTGGTAAAAATGTAAGCAAAGTAGGAATTTATGATATAAAGAAAGATTCTTTAGAAATAATGACTACTAAAAAGGCTAAAGAGAAGTTTCAAGCTCAAATGCTTTCAGTTGAAAATGGAGATTTTAACTTTTTTGTTAACTCCGTTAACTTTAGTATTGGTGAACAATCTCAATATCCTTTACTTTTAGAAGATAAACAAAATAAAACATATAAATTACAAGATTGTGTAATTATATATGATCATAATAGAACTAAAGATAATAATTATAAGAGCATTATATCTAGAAATAATAAATTTAAAGTTGCTGAATTAAATGATTCTCAATTAGAACAATTTTTTAAAGGTGGATATAAATGTAATTATGAAGTAGATAAAGATGGTCATATAATTGTTATTTACAAAGAAGATGGTATCGTTAAAAATACTAATGATTATTCTGATAAATTAGGTGAAATTAAACAATTAGATGAAGGTTGGTATCATTTAGAAAATAATATAATGAGAAAGGATAAAGATTGTCCTTTCAAAACATTTAAATCAGAATCAATTTCAGGTATAGATGGATTTTCAGGCTCAAATATAGAAGAAGTAGATTTAACAGGTGCTGAAGTTATTCATAGTAAAGCATTTAAAAATTGCCCTGAATTAAAAAAGGTTATTTTTTCAAATTCATTAAAAGAAATTCATACAGAAGCATTTATAAATTGTCCTAAATTAAAAGAATTACATATTCCTGAAAGTATTGAAAATATAGGAATTAGAATATTTGATCATGGAACAGTTTATTTAAATAAAGAATTAAAAGGTTTAATTGAGCCTTTTGGTGCAGATGTTAAATTAGTAATGTTTGGAAAAACAATCGCCAGTGATTTAATTAAAGTAGCATATAAAGAAAATAAAGATGAATTATATTATATAGAAATAAATCCATTAGATGGTTCAAATAAATATAAAGTTATACAAAAATCAGAATTAGATCCATTTGAAACTATAATTAATTATAAAGATGATAAAGTTTTAGATGGTGATTTTATAATATGCGGAAAAACAGGAAAAGAATATGTTTATCTTGAAAAAGATAATGATTATGAATTATGTATAGGTGATGCCCTTACTTTAAAAAATGGAATTATAAGTAATGGTATAATAGTAGATAATTACATTGAACCTAAAGATAAAGATTGGAATTGGACTAATATAAATGTATCTAATTCTAAAAATGATAGAGTTAAAGCCAAAGCTGGTGCTACTATTGCAAGAGTATCTGATGAAGCAAATATATTAAAAGATGAACAAAAATTAGCAATATCAGATTATATAATGTTTAAATGTGAATCTACTTTAGGTAAACAAAAAATAATTAAATCTGCAAAATTAGAAAAGAAAATGGAAGATGAAAGAGCAAAATATCCTAATTATGAATGGGTCTTTTCTAATAGATTTATTGAAGGTGGATTAGCTAATTGTGATAATCCAAATAATGAAATAGATGCTAGAGGATGGAGGCCTTGTTATTTTGGACATCCTACTAAAATACATTGGGTTGTTAATGGATATGTAGATAAAAAACTTATGAAAACATTTACTTTTGGTAAAGATTGCGTTCAAGGATTTACTGGAATGTCAGAAGAAATGTTTAATAAGTTATTAGTATTTGAAGGGATAATGTCAGATGCTACTAAAGAAATCACAGATATATTAAAGAAGAATGAATATAAAAAACATATTCAAGAATATATTGAATTATATAATTTAATAAATACATTAAAAAATAAAAATAAATTACAATTATTAGGTCCTTATCATAAATTCGCATCTTTATTTGTAGATTTAAATATGCCTATTCCTTCTTGTTTAAGAGATGATTTAATAGAAGGTATAATTAAAACTAAATTAAATTCTAGAAATTCAGATAAAAGATATTGTGAAGAAGTATTATTAGAATTAGTAAAAGATACTAAAAAATTACAAGTAATTTATAATTATGACATTATATTATGCTCTTATAATGAACGTAATTATAAATTAAATACTATTAGTGATTGGCTTGATAATTATATAATTTATAAATTAAGAAATATTGTTCCTAAAAGTGATAATAAATATGATCCAATAATTGTTCCAAATTCATTAAAAGAAGTTAATGATATAATTAAAAATATAAGTATTGATAAAGAAGAATTTGATAAAGCGTTAGCAGTCAGAAAAATATATGATTCTTTAAAATTAGAATCTGGAAATTATGTAGTAGAAGAAAAATATGAAATAAATACTAAAAAGGCAATAGTTCATAATATATTAACAGGGAAAGAATTATGTAATATTATAAGTCCTTTATCTGACAAAGATATAAAAATAATAAAGAATCTTGATTTTACTACTAAAAGACCAACTGATCTTTATCCAGATAAAGAATCTTATTTAATAAAATTATCTAAAATTTTAGAAAAGCAATTAAATATAAGTAATTTAAATGATGAATATAAAATATTACATTGGGATGATTCGAGAGATTATGTTAATACAGTAGCATTTGCTTGGAAAGATAATATATTATATTTTGCATCTAGAAATTATAATAAACCATTACATTTAATAAAAGATGGTAAAATAAATTATGATGATAAATATGGAATATTTAGAACTTTAAGAAGAGAATACTCCAAAGATTTGGAATTATGGAATTATGAAAAATCATATAGATGGGGAACAACAACTTTAAAATTATATTCTTTAAATAAAGAACAAGATGATATAATATTTAATTCTAAAGGTGATTATAAACCAGGTGGATTTAAAAATATAATTGCTAGATTATTTAATAAAATTAAAGATGAAAATTATAATGGAGAAGATTATGATAAATATTCTTCATCTTATATAAATTCAATAACAGGAATTAATTTCAAAGAGAATTTAGATTTATTGAAAAATAATTTAACAATAGATACTACTAAAGAATTTGCAATATTTAATAATAATGTTGATAAATCTGGTTGGAAAATGATATTCAATGGTTCTAATAATATAGCTCAATTATTTAAGAAATATGATAATGAAGAATTTGAAATAAAATTCAATAGTAAAACTAAAGAAATATTAGAATATAAAAGATTTGATTATTTAGATAATTTTAGATTTTCTTTATTAGATAAAGATCATCCAACTTTATATAATAAAAATCTTTTTTATGAATCTATTTATCTTTCAGAAAAAATAGAAAAATATGAAGATTTATATGAGATAAAAAAATTATTTCACGAAAATTTTGAATATTCTCACCCAGCAATGTTTTATAGAAAAGGTGACATTTTAACATTTATTCCAGATGATGGATTGTATTTAAATGAAGAAAAAATAGTACTATGTACAATAGATTCTAAAAATGAAAAACATAAAATATATGTAATTAAAAATAATAAACAAAAAGAAATTATTTCATTGATAAGAAAAGAACATGATTTTACTCTAATTAATTATGACGATGATATATCATTAAAACACTGTTTTGAATTAGTAAATGAAAAGAAAGATCAAGAATTAAAAGAAAAAGCTGAAAAAGAAGAACGTGAAAGAATAAGAAAAGAAAAAGAAGAAAAAGAAAAACAACGTTTAGATAATATAAGAAAATTAGCAGAAGAATTGGAACAAATTAAAGATAGATGGGATATTTTAGGAGAAGGTACAGCTAAAGATTTATCATTTGCTATTTCAAGTTTACGTAGATATGGTTCTAGAACATTTGGAGGATTATTAACTACTATTGAAAGATGTCATAATAAACTTATAGCTGGAAAAACAGAAGAATCTGATGATAAATCCACAGAAAATTCAAATAATTCTAAATATTCTGACGAATTTAAGCAAGCATTAACTGATAATTTAGATGAACTTTCTAAATGGGCTCCTAGTCAATATCAAGGAATGTATAGACAATTATCCGAAAGAATAATAAAAGGATTATCATTAAGTGTAAAACAAGAAGATGTAGTAACTAAACATTTGAAACCAGCACTTGAAAAATTCATCGGTAAGGAATTGAAATAAGCATAAAATACATACTTTTATAATATATTTTATTAAAAACACCTTATAAATAACGTATAATATTATTATATTTATAGATTCATAAAAAGTTATTTGTGAGGTGTTTTATGCTGAATGAAAAGGAGAAATTTACAGACAAAATTCTTAAATGGTGTGGATTAGCATTTATATTTATGATATTTACTATAGTTTATTTTGGAGTAATTGGAAATATTCCTAATAATAGTAGAAAAAATGTAAATATGAATAATCATTATCATTCTAACAATTCTAATATAGCTACTGATTCAAATGCACAAGAACCATTAGATTTATTTGAATTTTATAGTTTTGTAAATGAAAATGTCGAATTTTCTATGGCTCAATTTAAGATTTTAATAGATAATTATCCAGAACATGAAAAGTATAAAAAACTTAAAGTAGAAGCTGATAAATATATATCAGATAAAGATGTAGATAATAAAACATATGAACATATGGTAGAAAGATATAATTATAATATGTCTTATATGGATAATTTTTATAAATTATTAGAAGAATATGAAATAACAGATAGAGAAATTCAAGAAGATTATGAGAAATTAATTGATAGAGGTATTATAGTTGGCCAGTAATTTAGTTGAACATTCGGTATTACAAAAAGCAAAAAAAGAAGAAGAAGCAAAACAAGCATTAGAAAGAAAAAAGAAAAAAGCGAAGAGAAAAGCTTTCAAAATAATATTAAAAGTAATTTTTCACGCAATAGTATCAATTTTTAATTTTATTCTTTCTATTCTTTTAATGTTTTTACCTGTTACTTTGATTTGTGTAGGAGGATTTCTTTTAATATTTGCTTTAGGTGATATTTCAGAAGGAGTTCAAAATAATATTCAAGCAATTTTAGAAAAATTTGGAATATCTCAAAATAATGAATTACAAGTTGGAACGGTTAATGTAGGTGAATTAGGACAAGGAGATTTGGCTCAACAACCTATCGATGTAACTGTTTGTGATGGATGTAATTGTGAAAAAATAGATTATAAAGTAAATGAAAATAATAATACTTGGGCTGTAACTCATAGATTAAATAAAGGTGAAGGTAGTGGAACAGAATCATTCAAAAATGTAGATTGGATGTATGATGGGTGGACAATACACGATTCAGAAACTTATTGGGATGTAGATTATTCTAAATTCTCAAAAAGAGAACCTGATGATTATGATAGACAATATTTATTTAAATGGCATGTAAATGATTTTAGCAATAATAAATGTTTAATAACTACTGAAAGTAGTAATATGTATAAAGATAAATTTCCAGAAGAATTAGATGAAGATTCTAGAAATGGAAGTTTTGTAAATGTAAAGAATCCAGTTAAAGGAGATAATGGCAAATATATTCATCAACAATGGTTAGATGTAGGCGCGGCAAGAGTTTTATCTTATGATAGTAGAATATTAAGTGCTTTTGCTCCTATGGTAACTGCAGGAGAAGCTGGATTAAAGAATTTAATTAAAGCAAGACAAATTTTTCATAAAGGAAATGTTTGGAACGGAGAAAGTAATGCAGATTCAGGAGTAAATAGATTCTTTAATGGTGGATTACATTTATGGCAAGAAGATGTTCAACCAGGAACTTATATAGATGTAGTATTTGAAGAAAATGATACAGGTACACAATTTGTAGTTCCTTTTATATATGGAGATGCTAAAAATGTTCACTGGTTTAATTCTATGGGTCAAAGAGGTGATGAAAGATATGGACAACTTCACGGAGCCATTACTCAAATGTCATCTAATGGAACATATGAAACTGAAATCAAAATGTTAAAAGCAACATTTAAAGTAATTACTTATACACAAGAAGGATATGATGATTTAATATTAAAAGGTGCATATCAAGGATTAGGAACTTTAAATGAAATAGATGCAAGTAGAAATAGTACAACTAAAGTAAGAAATAATATATTACAAGAAAATTATATATTAGATTGTATAGTAAATAGAGACAGAGTTAAAAAATATTTATTTTTAGGTAAAGATTTAAATGATAATGATTGTTTTTTAGCTTTACAAGATTGGGAAGAATATACGACCACAACCACTGGAACATTCTTTGGAGATAATGATACTGTAAGTTATAGATCATTTTCACCATTAGAAACAATAGGATGGCAATCATTAAAATTAAATAAAGGTGTTCAAGATGGAAACTTTTGGAGAAATAAAATAATAACTCAAGGATGGACTTTAGAAAATGCAGATTCAACTCCTGATAATTCTCCATGTAATGTATCTTTAATAGGAATGAGAGTTTATACTGATAAAAAATATAGAGTTAAAGGATATAATACATTTGATCAAATTACTCAATTTACTGAAATAAGTAAAAACATGGATACTATAACTGAAATTCCTGTGGGTCAAAAAGTAATTGAATTTTGTGGACCTGAATGTAAATGTACTATATGCACTAAAGTAGCGAGGTAAATAAATTGGAAGAAAATACAAGATTAGAAAAATTAATTAAAATAGGTCAAACTGTTTTAGGAGTAGTAATAGGATTAGGATTATTAATTGGAATTTGGTTTTTTACTGGACCTATTAGAGCTGATTTTTCAAGAAAATCAGATATTATTAATTTTTTAAATAAGAAAAGTATAAATAATATTTCTGAAGAGACTTTAAAAGAAGCCGAAAGAGTAATGAATGCAGAAGAAATTCAAGAGTTTGATATTAGTCCTTTAGTTAGTGATTATTTATATAAAGTAGAACAAAGTAGTATTTATGTTTCTAATCAAGGAACTAATTTAAAAGTTCAAGAATTTAATATAAATAATAGATGGGATACTTATAAAAAAGATCCTTCAGGAAATATGAATTTTACTTATCTTTTAGATGATTGTCAATTTATGTTTTATTTATTTACTGATAGAGAATTAGATAAAGTAAAAGAAGGAACATTTTTAAATACTTTAGTAGGTAAATTGGAAAAAATATTAGATCATAGAGATCCTAATATGACTAAAGGATGGTATATAAATAAAGATATATGTGAAAAGATAGGAAAGAAACTTAAAGAAGGTCAATATATAATAAATCTTCCTTATGATTGTTACATAAATATTACTTTTCCAACAGTAACTTATTATTTAAGAACATTTACAGATGTTAGTTTAAGCAATAAAGGAAGCAAAAATAAAAAATATGAACTTAATTTAACTTATGATGATGGTTCTACTGATATCTGTAATACTTATATGTCTTTTGATCATCAAGATAATTGGTGGCATTCAAAAGATATGACTATTGCTTTACAAGGAGTTCTTTATAAATATAATGAAGGAACTTGTTTATTTTATGCAGACGGTCAATATTAAAAAGGAATAAAAGAATGAATAGTAATCAATGGATTAAAAGATTTAGAAAACTTTGGTATATGCCTTCTACTCCTGAAGGTAATCCTCTTTATAAAAGATCTGAAGAAACTAATGATAAAAACATATTAAAGATTGCAGAGACTGATAAAGATTATGATAAAATGGTTTCTAAAACTTGGACTTCTCCTTCTAATGTAAGAGCAATTTTTATAGGAGTAAATAAAGCTTTTATATTATTTCATAGAGGGTTAAGTGAAGGTTCTGATTCTAAAAAAGTATTAGAAGTTAATGTTAAAGGTGAAGAATGGATTTATCCTATTCCTGGAATAGTGGATGGTTCAAATTCATTATATCATATTGATTTAAAACATTGTTCTAAAGATTCTAAAACTAATTTACCAATTCCTGATCCTGATAAATCTAAATATGATACTTTTAGTGTAGAAAAAGATCCATTAGGATCATCTATAAACAGATTTATCTTTTCTAATTTAGAAACAGTATTAGTTTCATGGACAGCATTATCAGTTTCTAATTTTAATAATGCAGGAGTATTAAAAGATTATATTAAAGAATTATCAGATAAGAGTAAAAGATGGCAAGGTGCTTATTATCTAAAAGATAATGCAGATGAATTTTTAGGTAAATATGAACAAAATATAAGAGATTTTGCAAAAGAAAAATTCAAAACTATAGAAGAATTTATTCCAGAAATATCTCAATATCAAATAGATAAAGCAGAAAATAATTTAAAACAAAATCTTTCATTACAACCTAAACAATGGCCATATGATAATTTTTTAGCAGGTTGGAATACTTCATTGGCAAAAGAAGATTTTGAAAATAAACAAAATAAAGAAGAAAATAAATCAGAAGATGATTTAAAAGATTTAGTTTGTTTAAATAAAGGATTTTTACATAATTATAAAGGTAATAATGGAATAGAAGTTCAAAAAAGAGATGATTATACTGTTAAAATAAGTTTATGCGAACCAGGAAGAGATTATTATAATGATCTCAAAGATGTCCATTATAAATCAGATCCTTCTAAAGTAGTAATAACAGGAACAGCATCAGAACAATGGTTAACAAAACCTCAAAAAGTGATAGATACTTATGTTAAATTAGATGGTTCTCCTATTACAAAAGAAGATTTTATGAATTTAGGTAAAGGAATATTAGAAGTAAAACCTAAATCTAATTCTGATAAATGTTTTGCATATCATATTCCTGCAGATCAAAGAGATAAATTCTATATAACTACTTCATGGGGAGATAATCTAAAAATAAATGCAACTTATGCTAAAGGAACTCAAAATAGAATAGAACATGGAGATGGAGACTGGGTAATATGTTATGGCAAAGATGGAAAACCTAATATAGAAGATCAATCAGTTATAAATGGTTTAGTATTCAGAAATACTTATAAAAAATATGAAGAACAATTAAAAGAAAATAATAAAGAAGTATTAAATCTAGAAACCATTTCTAAAAAAGTCTGGAAATCTATTAATGAAGACAAAGATGAAAATTATTTCGAGAAAATAAATGATAGAAAATATTTAATTACTGATAATGGTGAAGCCACTTATGAATTTATCTCAGATAAAGAAAATAAAGCTTTAATAGTAAGAATAGATGAATCTGAAAAATCAGAAGGAAAATATAAAACAATATATGGTCCTAAAAAATTTGAAGACGTTAATATAGATGAAATAATTTATAATATTTCTAAATTATATAAAAATTCAGAAGAAAATAAAAATGGATCTGATGATTCTATATTGACTGATGAAAATAAAAAATTTCTTGAAAATTTAGAAAAAGAAGGTTGGAAGGCTCCTGAAGGAATAACTAATTCTATTATAAATGAAATAAAAGAAAAATTTAAAAAAGGATAAATAAATCGATGGAAAAACAATTAGAAAATTTATTAAAAGAATATGGATTTACTCAAATATCTTCTAATGATAATGAATCTAATTCTGATATTTATTCTGGAGTAAATAAAGAAAATGTAAATATTCTTGAACAATTATTTAATAATTATAAATCTTTATTGATAAAACAAATAGAATATATTAAAAAAGAATCTTCTATTGCTGTTTTATGTAAAGATGGAGTAAAATTATTAGACAATGAAGATAAAAGAACTATAAATTTTCTTACTTGTAAAGATATATTGAATCCTGATTTATTTATCAATGGTGAAGATTATTATGATATACTTATAGATATATCTGGAAAAAAATTACAAGATAGATTAGACGAAATTAAAAATGATTTAATTAAAAAATTTAAGAAATTAAAAAATAATATTACTGTAAACAGCCAAGAATTCAAAGACATAGAAAAAGAATTAGTAAATAAATGTAGTGTAATAGTTGTAAATGATTATGTTGATAATACAGCAGTTAAATTTATTGGATATTGTCTACCTAATGATTTTGATCCTGAAAAAGCAAAAAATAATTCATATTTTGCAGGAGATTCTGCTGATAAAATTAATATAATAACTTCCGGAAATGGATTACAATTTGGAATGTGTAGATTTGAATTCGGAAGATATTTAGATAAAGGTGCTTATGATTCAAGACCATTTTTTGCAAGTAGATTAGAAGGTGCAATAGTAGATAGTGTTAAATCAGGAGAATTCAAACCTGTAATTGGTAGAAAAACTCATGATAATGAAACTTTAAGACTACCATTTAATGGTGCAGGAATGAATGAAAAATTCGTATTCCTAGTTGCAGGTTCAAGATCAGGAAAAGGTGTATTAACATTATGTCAATTAGGTGAAGCCATTGCAAAAGGATATAATACATTTTATATAGACTGTAAACCAGATATGGGTATGTCTATTTATAATGATATTGCAGAAAAAGCAGGAAGAGAAACATTTGCAGTAGATGGATTTACTATATCTGAAAGTAAAAAGATAAATATAAAAGTTCATGGTAAAAATTATTATGATTATGCTTATGAAAAATTAGAAGAAGTTGCTCCTGGAATAATTGATCTTTTAGGAGATAATAAAGGATTATTTGTAAACTTAATTGGATATACTAGAGCAATAGGAGATATAGTTTATTTAACTACTAAACAAGCAGAAAATAATACTAATCCTAATTCTCCATATGGAAAAACTCCTTGTTTTGTAGTAATAGATGAGATAGAACAATATGCAAAACAACTTCAAGATATGTTCTTTGCAGGAGAAGTTCCAAGTAGAGGATTATATGGGGGATTTGTAGGTTCTTTAATAAATAATGGTAATACTCCAGATGAAATTAAATTATATTTAACTAGCATAATTAGATATATAAGAAATACTTGGAATAATTTCGGAAACTTATCTCAATCTAAATTGGGTCAAAGTTTATTCAAGATATTTGTTATTTGTCAGCATACTCATATAGATACTTGGTGTAAACCAGTTGCATCAGCATTAAGTTTATATGCGAATGGTGCTACATTTATATTAGGAAATGAATCTCATCAAGGTGTGGGTGCAGGTAAATATGGATGTATGAATTTTAAATCTCATTATGTAAATGATAATTCAAAAGCATTAGATCATTTAGGAATGGGTAAATTTATATTAAGAACCGGATCTACATATGAGCCATTCAAAAGTATATTCTTATTAAATGAAGCAACTAGAGATGGAACTAATAAACCTTCTAAATATGTAGAAGATATGTATGGAAGACTTACTAATCCTGCAGTAAGAAGATTAGTAAATAAAGAATTATTTGGAATTGATGATGAAAGTGAATTTAGTAGTTTAGCAGATAAAGAAATGATAAATACCAATATCGGATTTAAAGAATTTACTCAATTCCTTATAAAGAAAAAAGGACATGAAAACGACATTGCATATTATCTAGAAAAAGGATTTAATTATTTAAAATCTCATGGCAAAGGATATGAGAATGGATTATGGGAAAAATTCTATGATTATTCATATGAAAGTTTAGGAATGACTAGATCTGTAGATACAGCATTTATAGATAAAATAGAATTAACTCTTCAAGGTCCTAAATATAAAATATTATTAGATACTAGATATATTAAATTATTTAAAAATGAAAATAGATATGAAATAAATACTTCTCAATATTTAGAGGATTTAAAAGCTGAATCTTCTACTAATAATTTATGGGGTGTTTATGAAACTCAATCTAATGGAGTAGCTAAAGAAAAAGATGTTCCTTATAACATAAATATATTTGATGACTTATTAGAAAAAAGAGGAAGATATTCTCCTAAAACATTATTAGAAGAAAAGAAAGAAAGAATAGACGCAGAATTCCAATTATATAAAGAAGAAGTAGAAGCTTCTGGAAAAACAGTTTCTGAAAAAGAAGAAGAAAAATTCAGAGCAGATTTAGAAGAAAAATATAGAGAAGAATATAACGATGAGAGTTTAAAAGACAATATTCCAGAAGAAACTTATACTGAATATATTAGAAAAATTACCGAATATGCTAGAAAAGGTTATAATGATGTATTTAATAGTGTTGCTAAATTAGATGTTGATAATAATCAATATTATATTACTAATACTCAATGTGAAGAAGAGTTAAGAAGTGATAGTACTGGATTATATGAAATATATCAAAGTCAATTAGCATCTCAAGAAAATAGAGGTCAAAAAAGAAATAAAGAAGATGCTCAAGAACAAGAAGAATATATTCTTAAATATTTAAAAGCTTATATTAAGAAAAACAAAATAGATAAAGTAAAAGAATCAGAAGAAAATGAAGAAGTAGAAAATGGAAATGAAGAAAATATAGTAGAATCTAATGATTTAAATGAAAATATTTCTAATTCTTCAGAATCTCATGTAAATAATAATCAATCATTTAATAATGTTCCTAAAGTAAAAGAAGTATTTGATAATTTAGATAAACAAGTACTTAAAGAAGGTCCAGTTCTTGAAAACGTATCTGCACCTCAATCAATGGTTGATGTAAGTAAAGTAGTAAAGATATATAATGAAATACCAGCTAATCCTAAAGTAAAAGTAAAGAAAGGAAAAAATGGTAAATTATCTGTTCCTGAAAATGATGTTCCAGGCTTAATAATTACCCATTCAGTATTACCTTCATTCTTAAAGAAAAATGAAACAGTAAAATCAATATTAAATCAATTCCAAAATGATTCAATAAGAACAATAGGAAAATTAAAAGAAAGATATACATTAGATGCATTTAGAGCATTAAAGAAAGAAAAAATAAAAACTAAAGATATTAGAGAAGTGAGATTCTTTGATAATGAAATTATATTTATTACAGGAAATTCTTCTAAAAGAATAGGAAAAGAAGTAGAATTAGGAAATGGAATAGATTTATCTCAATTATGGGATTTTGATTCTCCTGGATTTAAAGGATTAAAAAATCTTATAACATTACAATTAACTAGAAAATTTATGTATAAGATGTTAAAAGATTTAAACTTAAATCAAACTCAAGCAGTAAGTCAAATATGTAAATACAGTTTCAAACAATTTAAACATTTAGACAATATAGTAATTCAAGGATTACCAGTATTAACTAGAACTCAATATGAAATACAAATGACTAAATTTGAAGATAAACTTAAACAACAAGAAAATTATATAAAACAACAAGAATATAATACTGCTATGGATAAAGCAATGCAAGATACATTTACAACTAATACAAAAACTTCATCTATAGGAAAACCTGTAACTGATGCTAAAGGAATTACTTTCTATGATGATTTACTAGAATATATAGCTACAAAGAGAAGAAATCAAATACAAAAGAAAAAGAGTAAGGGTGGATTCTTTAAATCAGTATTCAAAGGAATTAAATGGTTTTTCCTAGGATAATATAAGATTTTGAGGTGATTATAGATGGCTATAAATTTAGGTTTTACTCCACAAGAATTAGATTATGCAAATAGAATATATAATGAATCAGGTGGATGGCTTCCAAAATTAGCTCATGAAGTAATGGGTAATAATTTTGATTCAATGCAAGAAATAGTTAAATATTGTATTAAATTAAGAGATGATGAATATTTTCAAGAAGCCATAAAAGATGTTACTAATAATCATGTGTTTTATGAGATTCCACATGAAAGTTTAGATGTTTTAAAGAAACATTATGTTAAAATGAAAAAATCTTTTAACAGAGGTGGTAAATTTTTCATAAATGATGATTTTTCATCTCTTATGATAAAAGAATCTGCAAGTCTAGTTGAATGTAGAGATTTAGAACCTCCATATGATATTTATAATGGAGGTAGATTTATAGATGGTTCCGATAGATATAAATTATTTAAGAAAGGAACTAAAGAAAGTACCATAATTACTCAAAGGCATCCATATGCTGAAACTGAAGAAGATTTAAAAAGTGAACAAGCTAAAATAGAAAAGATGGATGATAATAATTATTTAGTAAAAATAAAGAATGAATATGTCGGTATATTAAATAGATTTGCAATTTGTGTTTCTACTAAACCTCCTGCTTTTCATTGTGGATGTTTCTGTATATTAAATAGCGCTGGAAATATTATATATGTATATGCAGTAGAATTTGCAGGAGATTTAAAATTTGATAAAAAGATAGAAAATAATTTAGGAAGATGGAATAATGGTTTAATAGTTATGGCTATTGGATATAAAAAGAAAGAATTAGAGCCATTATTAATGAAAGCTTGTGAATATCTTAAAAAATATGTGGATCCAAGAGTAGTAGTTTTAGTAAAACCAGAACATGTATTTGAAGAAAAAACAAATTGGTTGGTAGAAAAAGAAGAAGAAACAGAATTCAACTATTAAAAATCATTAGAAGGAGAATATAAAGATATGAAGGGAATTATAAAATGGATTATATTGATAGGAATACTTGTGGCAATATTTGGTGGAGCTAATGTAAAAAAATTCGCTAGTATAGGAATAAATCAAGGAATTGATCAAATAGAAAATGGAGTAAATCAAATTAAAAAAAGTGATTGGAGTAATTCTCCTGCAAAAAATATAACAAAAGGATTATCAGGATTATTTGAAAGACTAAATTAAAGGCGGTGATTTTGTGGAAGTAGGAGTATTTGTAAGAGGGCAATCAATATTAGAAGCTATTCCAGGCATAGAATTAAAAAGATGTATGTCATGGAAACAATTGCATAAATATAATATTAGATTGCTTGAAAATGTAAAGAAAGAAGATATTGAAAATGTAAAATTATTACCTAGAGAAGGTTCTACTTATTCAATAGGAGCAGTTGATTCAGCTATAAAACAATTAACTTTATATATTACTTCATTAGATGAAATATTAAATGAAAAAGATGCTGTATTAAAAGAAAAACAACGTTCTATTGATGCTATAAAAGAAACTACTGAACAAAAAGTAGCTCTTGAACAACAATTATCTTCTAATAAAGAAGTAGTTGCTGAATTAAGAGAAAAAATAAAAGATTTAAAATTAAAAGATGATAAAAATAATGCTACAATAACTGATTTAAATAAACAAATAACTGCATTACAAGATAAATTAGGTGCTGAATCATCTCAAAGGCAAAAATTTGAAAAAGAATTAGAAGCATATAAAGAAAATTTAGGAATAGCTTTAGAAGAAACAGATGATAAATTAAAAGAACAAAAGGAAGCATTATCTACTGAATATAATAATGAAATAGATAGAATAAATAATGTTATTTCTGAAAAAAATAAAATTATTGCTTCTAAAGAACAACAAATAGAAGAATTAAAGAGAGTAAATGAGGAATTAGGTAAAGCAGGTGTAATTCCTGATATTACTTTTAAATATGAAGGGACTTCTCATATTATTGGAGTTTGTAGCTCTGGTAGTTATGGTGTAAGTTCCTTAGTTTATACTCTCTATAAAATATTATCTTCACAAAAGAATGTTTTAATTATTGATTTAGATTTTAAAGGTGGAAATATAGGTAAATATATTAGATCTGATAATAAAGCATTAGATAATATAATGAAAGGTGGACCATTATTGGTAGAACATATAATTAAAACTATGAATGGTAAAGTAGTTGATTATATAGGTGGAGTAAGTAAGAATTGGACTCCTTATGAAATATTAAGTCTTCCTTGGAATGAAATATTTGATAAAGAAAGTAAATATGATTATATATTATGTGATTGCGGTATATATGGTGGTTACAACATACAATCTAAAATATGTGAATTCATAAAGAATATTGGAAAAATGATATTTATTTATAGAGATGATTTTAAGATTAATTTTCCAGGTTGCATAAATATTAAAAATTTTAGTAATGTAAGTATAGGAATACCATTTATTTCAAATATAACAGCCGAAAATTTAAGTTTATATGATAATCCTATTACTAAAGAGATTATCCATACTCAATTAATAAATAAAATAGTATAAGGTGAATTTAATGATAAATAAAATAAAAAAATTAAGTTTATTATTTATAAGTATATTTTTAGTAATAATATCTTCATTTAATGTATTTGCTTTATCCCATAGAGATTGGTCTGGTGATGCAAATGATGCTTATATTATAATCAATAATAATATTCCTAATTTTACTGAAGACGAGAAAAATTCAACCAAATCATTTGAATATTATGGTGAATTAGATAATTTAGGTAGATGTACAGTAACATTTGCAAATATAGGAAAAGATTTAATGCCTAAAGATGGTGAAAAAAGAGGAAAAATAGATTCTGTTATCCCTACCGGTTGGAAATATAATAAAAAATCTAATAATAAGAAATATTCAATAGTTAGCGGTGGATATATTTATAACAGAGCGCATTTGATTGGATGGCAATTAACAGGCGAAAATGCAAACAAAAAAAATTTAATAACCGGAACTAGATGGATGAATGTTATCAGTCAATTACCATTTGAAAATGACTGTGCTAAATATATAAAGAAAACCGGAAATCACGTATTATATAGAGTTACTCCTATATTTGAAGGAGATAATTTAGTAGTAGAAGGCGTTCAAATGGAAGGTTGGTCAGTAGAAGATGAAGGAGAAGGAATTTGCTTTAATATATTCTGTCCAAATATTCAGCCAGGAATTACAATCTCGTATAAAACTGGAGAAAATTGGTTAGAAGAAAATGCACCAGATAATATAAAATATGATGATCCTTTTTATAAAGAAGAAAACACTCAAAATAATAAATCAGAAGATAAAGAAATAGTAATAGATGAAATTACTATTGAAGAAGATGAAGAAGAAATTGGACCAGGAGTAACTAACAATTCTTCTACTAAAAAATCTACTAATAAAAAGAATAATACAAGTACTAAAAAATCATCTTCTAAAACTGTTAAAAATACTACTTCTTCTAGTAGTTTATCTGGTAAATCGAATGAAGCTTTTGCTATATTATTGATAATATTCTTCTTTTATTGGCTATTTAGAAATAGAGGTGGTTCTTCAGGAGGAAGTTCAAGTAGTATAAGTTCGGAAAATAACACAAGAACAAGATCAAGTAGAAGAAGTAAGAAATACTAGAAAAATCAACATTTATAATATATTTTATATATGTATTTCAATATATAAGTTATAATAAAAGTATAAATACAATGTAAATATATTTCCACTAAAAAGCTTTTTTGAGCTAATCAAATTATAAAAAGAATATATTAATTTAAGTTAGGTTTGCATATATTGAAGTTGTATGAAATAATTATCTTATTAACTCATTTTCTGTATATGTAATCTTTGATATACAGAAAATGAGTATAAGATTATAAATACGAAAAATAATTAAAATTTACAATATAAATGATACTAAAAATTAATTTGTGAGGTGTGATTGAAATGAAATCAATAGCAATAGCTGATTTACACGGAGAAGATCCAAGAAAAGTATATGATGAAGTTTTACATAATTATAATGCTTGGGATGAAAATTGTAACATAATATTTCTAGGAGATTATTTTAGTAACAGAAATATCAATGAAGATTTACAAATAAAAAGATTCTTTGATCTTTTAGATATTAAAGAAAAAGATGAAAGAGTACATCTTTTAGTAGGAAATCACGATGCATTATATTTAGATTATAAAGAAGATCAGAAATTTGATTTAAGATTTTCTAAAGACGGTTGTGAAAAAACAAATTCTATGTTATTAGATAATCTTTATAAGTTAGAATATTGTTTCTCCGATGGAAAATTTTTATTTAGTCATACTGGAATTACAAATAAATTTTTAGATTTATGTTCGAAAGGAAATCCACAATATAGAAATATTGATATTCTTAATAAAATGTTAGTAGCTAGAATGTTTGAAATGTTCGAATATCAAGACGGATTAAAATATAGATATCATCACCCAGAATATTCTACTTGGGATGCATTAATTAAAGATCAATATTGTGAAAATCAAGTAGTAGGTCATTATAAAAAGATGGGCCCTGCATATAATAATGGAATATTCAATATAGATAGTTATAAAACTTATGGAAATACAATGTGTTTTGAATCATAATTCATAAAATTGAGAAGGAAAATAGTTATTTAATGAAGAAACTAATAAATGGTAGTCAAATATCTATAAATATTGATTTCTTTTCTGATTATTTATATGGAAAAGAATTAAAGAAAATAACTTTAAGTAATATTCACGATAATTTAGATTTTACAAAAAGTATTTCTAAAACAATAGAAGCATATAGAAATATTTATGATAATTTACATCCTATTATGCAAACTATAGAAAATGTTCAGAAATATTGCATTATAGGAGAAATGTTAGGAATTCCTTATAAAGTTCAAGATGGATTATATGTAGAATCTAAAGATAATAATATTCTTTGTTTTAGAGGTGAGAACTGGAGTTTAACAGAGAAGAAACCTAAAGGTGGTATTACTTGGAAAGATTGTAAGACTTTACCTAATTATCAAATATATTCTCAATATTTAAAGACTCAAGGAAAGAATTTCATTAAAAATTGTTTTCCTGAATTATGGGAAGCAATAGATGAAAATGAAAATAAGTTATATAAAGAATTAGATGATATTTTACATTTTCAAGATATTAAACCCACTGAAATTGAAAATAATACAATATTAGATTTAGACTTAAATGTTCAATATAAAATAATTCCTAGTTATAGTGGAGGAAGTAGAACTAATAAATCTAATGGATTGATTATAGATTTAGATTCTTCAGATGTTAAAATAAATGAAAATAAGACTATAGATACTTATAACTTTTCAGTATATAAACAAGAACTTATTGAAGGAGTTTCTGGAAAGAAAGATTTCGGAAAAGAAGTTAAAGAAAGTTCATTATTTCAAGATATATTCTTTACATTAAATAATAATAAATGCAATGAGGTTAAAGGAATTAAACTTAATAATGTAGTTTATTATCAGTGTGGAAAAGATGTATATAGTTCAAATAATGGAACTTCTACTAGAATAATTAAATCAGGTGAAATATACGGTTCTAAAATGAAGAAATTATTAGTTTCTCATATTAAAACTTTAGAACAAGGAATTAAGAAACAAACTATATATTTATTGAAAGATAATTTATTAGATATAGTTTCTATAGATTTTATAAATGATAAAGGACTTTAATTTTAATGAAAAATAACTTTTTGAAAAAATTATTTATTATATTTAGTATTTTTACATTAATGTTATCCATTTCTGGTTGTTCAGGTGGTGCAGTAAATATTGATGTAGGTGAAATGATGAAAAAAACATTACCTGAACTTATTAAAGTAGATAAAAACGGTTCTTCAAGTGCTAATTGCCAAGAAATAGATGAAAAATGGAAAAAATATAAACAAATATTTAATAGATTACAATCTTCTAATGATATTCCGGAAATATCTACTTATATAAAAAATCTAGAGGAAAATCAAGATTTTTATAAAAAATATTTATCAGGAGATGAATCAGCAGTTTCAGGAGAATCAGCAAATCAATTAATAAATAATTTAGTTTGGATTCAAAGTCCTACTAATTTGATGAGAATATATAATGTTTTTAAAATAATGGTAGATTCAAAAAATGCAGTTAAAAATCTAGAACAAAAAAGAGGATCTGCAAAAGTTGAATCTGCATATTTATATACAAATATAGAAGGTTTGCAAGGATCTAATATCACTCAAGCAGGAAAATCTTTAAAATTTGATTATCATAGATATTTCAAAGAAGATATTCCTACTAGTTCTATGGAATTATATATTTCAGAATTTGACGCTTTTATAAAATCAAAAAAATCTTTAGTTACATCCACTGATCAAGCAACGCCTGGAAATTTTTATAAATATATGTCTAAAGAAGATGCCGATGGAGGAAATGATTATATAGCAAAAGATGGTTGGTGGTTTAATGTAGGCAAAAGTCCTAAATTAAAATGGAAAGATAAATTAAAAATAGATAATTCTGATCCTTCTCAAAGTGAAGATAAATGCGATTATAAAACAGTTTGGAAAAGCGGATTTCAAGAATCTCTTCCTTCTCCACCTGCTGATATAGATAATACTATTGCTAATTTTGTTAATGCATGTGCTGATATTGGAAGATATGCATTAGTATCTAAAATTACAGAAGTTCAAGAACAAGTTAGAACAACTGATGGAGTAACTACTTATCAATTAGTTGTAACCATTGATGCACATCTTGTAAATACAATACATTATAACAATTGGTTATGGAATGAAGCGAAAATGTTAGGAAGCAATTCAGGGCAAGATAATATAGGAAATCATAGTGCTTTAATATCATTAATTCAATCAGGAGTAGATAGTGTAAATTTATTAGAAGAAAATAATATAAATACAGCTGAAAAAAGTACATTAATAGGTGCTCCAACAGCTCAAACAAATATAACAAATACGGGAACAGGAGATTCATTAATAGGAACAGATGTATTAGTTATAAATTATGCATATTCAAATCAATCAGGAGCATTACAAGAATTTAGAAATAATTTAAGAGATTATAATGAAATAGCAGATAATTCAGATGGAACAGTAACCAGTGCAAATAAAAAGAAAATAGGAACTGCAATATCAAATAGTGCTATATTAGAAAGTCAAAATGAAAAATTAAAAACAAACGATTTATATTTAAGCACTAAAGAATTTTCTCCTAATTCACATTTCACAATAGATGGAATATTAGAAGATTTAATAAATAATACATATGCAAATCCAAATAAGAATTTAGGAACTGATTTCTATATAAGATTTGCAAATATTCCAATCGCTTGCTTAAGATTAAATGAAATAAATCCTAATGCTCAAAGAGAATTACAAAAATCTCAAGAAGAAGCAGAAACTCAAGGATATCATACAATATATACAGAACAAGGAAATCAAGCAATTAAAACTTGGTGCGTAATTGATATAGTAAGTCAAATAGGAACTAATGGGTTTACAAGTGTTCCGGCTGATGATGGAAATGGAACTTATGTATATGATTTCTTTGATGATACATTTCATAAAGTTTCAGATGTAAATAATGTTAATTCAGATGTAATGACTATAACTCAAGAACAACAAGATGAATTAAGAAAAACATTTGATGTAGGACAAAGTTTCTATTGTGCAGATACAGGGCATATATTATTAATACAATATTATCCATTATATACAAATGGAGAAAATGATGTAAGATATCCTATTGGTAGAAAATTATATCTCAATAAAGATAATATGAGATATGATGGTGGAAATAATTATCTATGGTTGACTCCTGCAACTAAACCTTTTGCTTATTTATCAGAACCAGTAAATAATTTATATAGTAATCAAATAGGATTAAATCTAGGTGCAATTGTAGATATAGGTAGTGGTCAACAAATTCCAGGATGGGAAAATGCGGTAGGTGGAACAAGTAATAGCGGAGAAAATATGAGTTTAACTCCAGTATATAGATTACCATAAATTAATAATAGAAGGATTATAAATGAAAAAATTATTATTTTTAATTTTAGTTATAATAAGTTTTAATTCCATTAATTGTTTTGCTCAAGGATTTGATAATTCTGATGGTCATTGGTCTTATTATGTAGATGCAGGAACTTATGTTAATTTGGATGATGAGACTAAAGGAGCAATAATTGATAATGGAAGTGGTGTATATAAATGTGTAGGTAATTGGTGGTATTTAGATGGTTATTATTGGGCTTTTGATGCTAATGGTCATTTAAAAACAGATATTACTATAGATGGAGTTAAAATAGATTCCGAAGGATATGCATTAAATTCCAAAGGTGAAAGATATAATACTCCTCCTGGTGGAAGTAATTCAGCAAGTGGGTGGAATATATCCAAAGTATTAGAAAATGTAAAAACTATTTATAGAAGACACGGCTCTTATTCAAGTGGAGCTTCTGCAACAGCAATTAATTGTGAATTAAATGGAATATCTGCAAAATTTATACCAGATTGTAGTGGATTTGGAAGTTGTTTTGTATATTTCTATTATATGTTAGTTAAAAATAAAAGTCAATTAACGCAAGATATTATTACTAATTCATTTAGATTTACTTCTGGTAATATAAATAAAGAATATTTTTCAAATAAAAATATAAGTCAAGTAACTAATTTAGAAGTTGGAGATATATTATATTTTAATTCTGGTTCAAATGGACATGTAATGATGGTGGCAAAAGTAAATCAATCAGGATTAACTATATATCATTGGCCTGCAACTAACCCATCAACTAATCAAGTAGTTAATGTTACAAATAATGATATAACTGTAAGTGGTGGAAAAATTAAATTCAATAAAGGTCCAAATCAAGTAAGTAAAGAATGGTATAGTGTTAAGAAAATAAATAATACATGGCCATATTAAAAATATCTAGAGGTTAATAAATGAAAAGAATTATAATCATAATTTTATTAATTTTAGGAATAGGAATTACTATATTTACTATATATTATCTTAAACAAGATAGATTTGTAGTGGATAAAGTTATTGATGAACCTGTAAATATAGAATTAGAGACTGAAGAAGAAACAGTAGATGAATATTTCAATAATAAAGACTATGATGATTTAAATAAAATAGAACCTAGTGATGATGAAATAAATATTGAAAGAAAATGGAATTCTAAAGATGATAAATTTATGTATTCTACTGATCTTTGGAATACAACAGTATTTCCAAAACTTTGTAAAAGAAATGGAAATTGGATGTTGGATGTTTCTCAAGAAGAATATTTTGATAAAATGACTAAAGATAGTATAAATGCAAAATATTATGTAACTCAAAATATATTAGATAATTATGATGAAATGTCAGGTTTATTATCAGATTTATCATATGATGAAATAATAAATTTATATTTTAATTATTTTACAGAACAATTAGAAGTTAAGTATTTATTTTTAGATAATGAATATGATGCTTTATATAAAGTAGAAATAGTAAAAAAAGATAATCATAATAAAATAAACAATTTAATATTATTATATAATTCTTTATCTGAATTTACTCCTGTAGAAAAAGATAAATTAACTGGGGTTTTTGAAAGTTTAATTAAAAAAGGTTATGATTATGAACTTCCAGAATCTCCATTTGAAACATATGATTATAATTTTATTCCTTCAGACGAATGGTTAGAAAAATATCCAGATTATAGATTTTTAGGAGAAATTGATAAGATTACCAATATAGATACATTTGAAAATTCAAAAGATGATATAAATAATTATAGTTGGGATAATAAATGGATAAATATAGTAATAGAAACTATAGAAGATGATAAATATATTAAATATTATTACAGAATAAATTATAAAACGGGAGATAATTATTGTTTAACTGATTGTGAAAAAACTTTAGTTAAGAAAACAATGGGTGAAACAATAGAACAAAGAGAAAAAAGATTAGCAAAAGAACAAGAAGAAATGGAAAAATTAATATCTCAAATGGAAGAAGAAACGAGAGATAATAGACAAATAGAAGATATTGAAATATCCAATGAAAGAAAAAATTCTGATGATATAGACGAAGAACTTTTAAATAAATTTAAAGAGGAGCAATCTAAATTAAATGAAGAAAAAAATTAAGAATTTTATATTATTATTTACTTTAATAATAAGCTTCTCTTTTTCATTTGAAGCATTTGCATATCAATGGTTAGAAAGTAATGGAAATTGGTATGTAGTAGATGTTAATTTAAATCCGGTTTGGGTAACAGGATGGAAATGGATCGGATATAATGGAGATACTTATTGTTTTTACTTTGATAATTCAGGAATATTGCAAACTAGTACTACTACTCCTGATGGATATAAAGTAAATGGTGATGGATGTTGGGTAGATGATAATGATAATCCTATATCTAAAAGTGATTATGATAGTGGAAATTATTCAGCTTCTACTAATTCGGGTGGATCAAGTATAGGACAAGGTGAAACTTGGGAAAATCCATATGGAACTACTACTATTGAAAATGGAATTAGTCCTATATATCCTTTTTCTAAATTAGAATCAATAGGTGGCGATGGTTCACAATTTGATTTATTTGGTATTTATATGGCTAGAACGGCTCTTAAAGAAAAAGGAAATGATGAATTCTTAAGTAATGATTCTTTATTAGATGAATTTGAAGAAAAATTAAAAATATTAAAATATAGTAAAACTGAAGAATGGGTTGAATGGATTGAAAATCTTAAAAAGTTAGCAAATATAGTTAGAAAAGCATTTACTAATAAGCCTACTATGCAAAGATATGAAGATGTAATGGAAGCCAGAGTTAAACGTGAAAATATAATGAAAGGAAACATTATAAAAGATATAATGTATAGTATTATTAGATTTTTAGGTTTCTGTTTAGTATTCTATGCCATTATATTATTCATATGTGGTATTATTGATGAAGTTGGTATATTTGGTAAATATTTAACAGGTTGGTTATCATTTGGAGCTATAAATAAATCAGAATTAGATACTAAAGAGGGAGGATTGATTCCTTATCCATTTAAGTTTAGATCAGTATATGTAAGTAGTGCAGTATTACTTTTATTATTAGGATGTTTTATGGCTTCTCCTTCATTACAAGCAATACTTATCAATTATATGATGAAATTTATAAATTGGATTAGAGGAATATTACCAGGAAATTTACCAGGACAAGTAAAAGATGCAGTTCAAGATATTAGAGAAGCCGGAGGAGTTAATTAATTATGATATTTGAAAAAACATTATGGACAATTGGTGAAATTAAACGTAGGAAGAAAGCGAAAGAAGCATTTATAAAAGAACAAGAAAGAGAATTAAAAGATTTACTTCCATTTGAAGCCAAATTAGCACAAACATTAAAAATAATAAATATGTGCTATGAAAAAATACCAAATTTAAAGTTTATTACAACTAAAGCTGATGATAGTAGTGAAGCTTTAGTTGATCAATATATAGTTACTAATTTAACTGATTATGTCGTTAAAAAACATACTGATGATACTACTAAATACGACATAACTCAAAAGGAATTATTTTAAAATTATTTAATATGAATTTATTAGGAGAAAAACAGATGAAATTTAAAAGATTATTATTAGGAATCGTTTTCGGATGCTTATTATTAACTAATATTGCATTCGCAGAAAAAATTACTTACAAAGGTGTAACTAAAAATGTTACTACTTATGAAAGTAGAACAGAAGCTAAAGATGCAGGAGTAAGTAAAGTTGGTTCTGCTAAAGTTGATGGAGTTACTTATTATTTTGATGCAGATGAATTTTCAGATGGCGAAGCTATTATAGACGAAGATGGTGCCGAAGATTTAAAAGGAATGGCTGGACAAGCAAAAACTGATATTTCAGATATAGATGCTATATTCGGAAATATTAAACCTGATTTAGGAGATTCAGTAGGAAGACTTTCAGGAGTAATGCCATTAGCACAAGTATTATTAGGTGTACTTTTAGTTATAGCTTGGGTATTCTATATCTTCACTGTATTTGTAAATGGTGCCGCTGTTATAATTCCAGGTTGGTATGATTCTTCACAAAATGCAGCAGCTGATTCAGGAGCAACAGGTGGAGAAAAAGCAAAAGGTTTCTTAACAAGATTTTATTCTAATTACACAAAGAAATTAATGAGTTCAGGTGAAGAAGAAGAACCAGGTAAGAAATGGATAATGCACGAATTAAGAACATTACTTATATTCATTATAATTACAGTAGGTTTAACAAATGGATTATTCGTAGGTTTAATCAAATTTATGTCTAATCTATTCTTCAAGTTCTTTGGAGCTTAATAAAATAAGATTAAGAGCCTATGAAATATTAGGCTCTTTTTGCTTATTTATATATTTAAATACAAAAATATAAAGGATTCAAAATAATTTATGGGTAGATTTAAATTTGCATCTTCTATAATGATGTTTTTTGAAAATACTATATTAAAAAACCTTTCTATAATTACAGGAATGGTTATGGTTGGAGCAATTATATGGATATTTATTGCTAGTATATTAGCTGGTATTTATATAATGATTCCTTTCATTCAAAATACTTGGGAAAATTCTAAAGTAGCAGAATTTATAGTAGGTAAATCAGTTGTAGAAGCTGTAGCCTATGGAGAAGAATCCGCTACAAAGATATTATTTAAGAAAGTATTGATTAAAAATACTCTTTTAATTATAGTTATATTAGTAGCAAGAATTATAGTATTTGATAGAATTCTAGGATAAGGTTAAGGTGAAATGATGAAAAATAGATTATTTAAAAGATTAATAAGTTTAAGTTTAGTAGTTTTATCTACTTTCTTATTAATTGTTCCTGCTTTTGCGGCTGATGATATAAAGAAAGAAAGTTCTTCTATTAAGAAAAACACTTTATCTATAAATTCTTTAAAACAAGGTTCACCTTTATTATCTGAAAATGGTAATGATATTTATGAAATATCAGAAGAAGATCATATAGGTATGCTTTTATATCTATCTTCTTTTATTACTCCTGGAAAAGATAGTTTTACTACTGCTTTTGATCCAGGTGCTTCTGAAGGTTCTAAAGGTAAATTCAATGAATATACAAAATTTAGATCTGTATCAGATGAAGCTCAAAATATAATTACTCAATATATTGAAACTATTTGTGGAATTCAATCTTTAAAAGTAGATACTTTAGCTGATGCTGAATCAGGTGATGCTACTAGATGGGTTTATACAGATGAAGGATTAACTAATAAAGCATCTCAAATGAGTTTATTTTATCAATATTATAATGATCATGGTTCTGGATCCTCAATATATACTCCTACTACTTTATATGCTAAAAGTTTGAAAGATGATACTTCAATTAAAGTATTTGATTTAAATAGTAGCGAATATGGAGCATTTTGTTCTTTTTCAAGAGGATCATTAGATTCAGATGATTCTAAACCTTTATATTTAGATGCTTGTGGAAATATATGTGTATCTGGAGATGAAAAAATACCAGGTAAAATAATTGTTCCTGCAGCAATGAATCCAACTTTATATAATGGAAGATTTAATTTATTAACATTAGAATTAGCAAATAGATTGAAAAATGCTTGGTGGGAATTACATATAGATTCAGCAGATGGAACTAAATATAATTCTTTAACTCAAGAACAAGAAATTATAATTGATAGTAATCATATAAAAGCGGATAGACTTATTCACATGATGTATGATTATGATACTTTAAATGCAACTTCTGCCTTTAATCCTCAAAAATCAGGAGGTTATTTAGGATTAGGTATTTGGGGTGTAGTAAATAGATATGTTCCTACTATTCAAGAATTAGAAGGAAAATTTACAGAAAATTCCATTAAATCTAAATTCTGCAAACAATTATATTTAAATTATTTATTTATGGCTTCTGGTTCTGATAAATATAATCCTACTGGTAAACCAAATGATAAAGGTTTAAAAATAAATACTGATTTCTTTAATATAGAACAAATAAATCAATTAAAGAGTATTCTTGAATCTGTGAAAACAGTTTCTAAAGAAGAAAAAACGAATGGGATTTTAGATTTTATTTATACAGTTGTTACCACTCCATTTAAAATAATTGATTGGTTAGTGGGTATAATAAATGGACTTTGGAATGCTTTATATGAATCAGTATCAGATTATAAAAATACATCTAGAGGAATAAATACTAATACGATAGGATTTTCTACTTTAGATAAATTGCCTTGGGTAAGCAGTCTAGTAGATTTAATTGATAATAATATAGATTGGGTAATTATAATTGCATTTATAGTAGTAATGGGATTAGGTATATTATCTAGAGCTCCAGGAAAGGCATTCGTAAGATATATAGCAACTCTTATTATTTTAATCTTTTTCCCTACTATATTTAATTACTTTATGCAAGGAGCAAATAATTTAATTACTAAAGCGTTTAGTTTAAATCAAGCATCTTGGGTATTACAATATTCTCAAAATTGGGAAAAACAAAATATGAACGCAAATACTCAATATGCTCAAATGTATTCACAAACTCAATTTGAATCAAATAGTAATTTATCATATATACAAGATAAATCTCCAGTAGTATTAAATAATGGGAATGAAGAAGTAACTAGTGCATTAAGTTCAGGATATTTTGGAAGATTATTTTTAGGAAATATTGTTAAACAATATTTAAGAGATAATATGGTTTCTGGTTCTATGGATGAAATGTTCAAAAGAATGACAATGCTTAATTATTTATATACTGAAGTAGGATCAGATGATTTAGATTTAATAAGTAGCACTCAATATTATTCTAATTTATTCCATTCTAAATCATTGAAAACGGCATCATCTCAAGTAGCAGATTCAGGAGGATTTACGCCGCTTGTTCATAATGGTGAAGATTCTTATATGAGTTATGCTAATAAAGCAACTAGAGATATACAAACAGATAATTGGAAATATTTAATAATGCCTGAAGAAGAAAATGCAGAACCAGGAATGTATTCTCCTTTCGCTACAGATCTATTAACAACTTTATCAACTCATAAACAAAATTATATATTACATAGTGTATCATTAAATGCTCCTGATTGGTTTAGTTATAAAGCAGAAAATGATTCCGCAAGTGGATTAGATTCCGCTTATGATAAATATTTTGCAGCTACTTCTTGGAATGAAGAAAGTGCATCGCCAATATCAAGATTTAATTTTTATTCAACTCAAAAATATGATGGTGATTACGGATACTTCATAGGAACAGAAAATGTAATTCCATATTTCTATAGTGTATGGTGGGATACATTTGCTCATTGTGATGCAAAAGATATAGGTTATTTATTGCAAGGATATTTAGATTATTCATCAGAACCAAGTAGAGATAATAATTTTAAAGGAACTCCAGAAATGGTATCAATTCCAGATAGAAATAGTTCAGGCGGAATTGATGGATTTTCACAAGTTTCATCAAGAAATTCGGTTTTAATGAATAAATCTTTAATTATAGATTATGTAGATTTATGGACTTTATTTCATAATGTAGTTCCTTATTATTATCATATGTCATTAGCCGCTACTAATCATTTTGGAGATGCTAAAATAGAAGATGATTATAAAATATATAAAAATAATAATAAGGCTTGGTTATTTACAGCTAATTGGGCAGTTAAATTAATGAATGCTTATTGTAATGAAATGAATACTGATAATGTATGTGAAGCCCATAGTTTAGATATAAATAGTAAATTTGAAGGATTATGTCAAGAATTTTATGCTTATTTAACTCCTCAAATAGAAGATATATTAGAAAGCATAAATAATAATGGAATGAGCAAAGATGTTATTATTAGACAATTAGCAATATTAACTGCTCTTCAATTTAATAAGACATTTAGTATTCCAGGAGTTCAAAATTATCCTCAATATATAGATATAGGCTCTGTAAATATAGATACTTTATGGAAAGATTTATTAGCAACTAATGGTATTGCTATAAATCCAGATTTTTCAGCATCATATAATTTAATGCAAGAAAGTGGACATGGATTTGATATGTTATTATTAGCTTTATGTTCATTAGTAGTATGTTTCTTACTTCCATTAGTTAAAATAGGTGCAAGTATGGCATTAGTATTCCATGTATATATATGTGCAGCTGCTTTGCCATTAAGAAAGAATGGATCAGCATGGACATTTATATCAGGAATATTTATAGCAATATTTAAAGTAATATTTGTATTTACTTTACCTACATTAGTATTATTATCATTCTCTACTTTGAAAATAGGTTCTAAATTTAATGCTAATGTATCATTAAAATTACAAATTATAATAATAGCCGCGGTAAGTATATTTGCCGCTTTAGCCGCTATTAATTTATTAAAAGTTCATATAGGAATAGATCCTTCTACTGGAAGAATGAACTGGGGTCAATTCTTTGATTTTGGAGGAGAAGCTTCATTATCAAATGCCGCTAGTAAATTAGGAAAAATAGGCAGAGTAGTTGGAGGAGCAGCATTTGCAATGAGTGGCTCAGGATTAGCATATAATCATTTATTAAAACCAGGCGCAAATGCAATATCTAATATTCCCACGGCCGCAGTTGAAACAGTAAAAAATAAAGCAAAATTAGAATTAGCCAAGTCTAATGTAACAGGAAGTGGATTAGCAAGAGCAATGATGGGAATGGATGCTAGCGCTAGAAATCAAATATTAAGCAAAGAAAAAATGAGATTAAGACAGAAAGCGCATGATTTAAATATGTCTGGAAAAGGTAGTGCAGCTAAAGAAGCATATTTGAAATCAAAAACTATAAAATCTTTCTCAGATTCAGATATTTAATATAAAATAATTTCAAGGAGATATAGATGATTTACGATAGAATAACAGTAAATGAAAAAGATCAAACATTCCTTCCAATGAATGTAGAAGGAGCTACTAATGCAAAATATACTAGTAAATTCTGGACTACTGAAAAATCAATGTTTGTAGTGGCAATGATTTTCTGGTTAATAATTTTAAGTGTATTAACAGTAGATACTCCAGCATTAGGAAAGTTTTTCTTATTTATGTTAACATTTGTAGGATATTTCTTTCTTATTAGATTTGTTATATTTGAAGAAAGATTTAAAAAACAATCTTATTTAAGAAGAAAAAAATATTCAAATGCAACTTCTGCAATAAATTGGGGAATAATGTATATAAATGATACAGATTTAGGAGCTTCTGTTGGTTTTGCAGGAGGAAATATAGGATGTTTCATTAAATTAGAAAGAGGTTCTATCGTAGGTCAACCTGATAATTATCTTGAAGTAGGTGCGGATCTATTTAGTGAATTCTTAAAGAGTGCCAATGCTTATGGATATAAAGTAAAAGTATGTAAAATAATGGATCAAGCAAGTAAAGATCCAAGATTGCAATATTTAATAGATAAATGTAGAGAAGAATATAATCCAGCATTAAGATCAGTATTAGAATTAAATACTGGACATATGAGAAGATTATCAGAATATAATTATTTTGATACTGATGTAATTCTTATATATACTAAAGATTCAATGAAATTAAATGATATAGTAAGAGATGCATTAGAATTAACTTCTCCATTATTACAAGGAACATATCTAACAAGAAAAGTAATGGAAGAATCAGATATTATAGATTTACATACTCAAATAAATGCTATTACTTATTTTGATGTATTAACTGCTAAAAATGAAATGTTTGAAATGGATAAAAATAGATCAAAGAGAGATTTTAGTGTTTATTCATTTACTTTAGATAATGGAAATGAATTAACTTTAACTCCAGAACAAATTAAAAAATTATCTCAAATTTACTATAGATATATACATGATAAAGGTGCTCCTATTGATATTATTAAAGAATTAACTGAAGTTTCTGGCCCTCAAGCTAAAAAAGATAATATTCAAATGGAAGAATTTTCAGAAGAAGATATTAATATTACAGAAAAACCAGTAGATAATATGGAAGAAGAACCTATTGATTTAACTGATACAGAGGAAGATATTTCTCAACAAATCCCTAATTATGTAAAACAAACAGAAGATAATGCACCTAAAAAGAAATTAGGAGATTTAGATTTAGAAGCAGAAAATAAAGAATTAAAATTAGAAGACGATGATGGATTTGAGTTATAAAACTTCATAATATATTTTATAATATAAATATAAGATTTATGTTATAATATTATTATAATATAAAAAAATTGTCGAGGTGATAGAAAAATGGCAAAATGCATATTGTGTTTGGGAGATAAAAGTAATCTAGCATTAGAAAAGCTAGATTATAATGTTGGTGGAATTGATCTTATTGGTTGCCCATATACAAGTGGATTAGAAAAATGTATAAAACAATCAGGAAAAATATCTAAAATACTTATATTTGAAAATTCTATAGATGGAGATATTCCTGAATGCATTAAAAATAATGATTATGATACTATCTTTATATTGAATAAATTAGATTTAATGCAAAAATATGATATTGATTATTTTTCATATGATAATATTCAAATCATAGATAATAAGAATGCTAAAATCACCTTCCCTTATATAAGAGAGTTAATTAGTGCTTCTACTATAGAACCTTATAGATTATATAAATCAGAAGATATTGAAGTTGAAAATACTCAAATAAAAGATGAACTTATTCCAGAAGATACTAATTTAGATAATTTAAATGAAGGTGATACTTCTTCATATAAAATTGAAGAGGAAGATGATGTTCCTACTTTAACAGATGAAGGAAAAGAATCATTTACTGAAGTTGATTTTGATGAGACTCCAAAAAGAGAAGTATCATTAGAAAAAGAAGAAGAAATAATTCCAACTTTAGCAACCGGAAGATCTATTGATCCTGATGAAGATATTAAAAATATAATCAAATATTATAAAGGCGGATGTATAGTAGTATTTACAGGTTGTCCAAAAGCTTATACATCAACTACAGTTTTAAGAGTAGCAAGATATTTAGCAAAAATAGGATTAACTGTAGGGTTGATAGATTTAGATTTTAAAAATTACACATTAGGAACTGTAGATAAAGCGGTTTATGATACAGTACAAATATCAGATACTAATAATTTACAAAAAGCATTAAGAGAAAATAATATGATATCTAATAGCTTTTTAATTGAGAATAATTTACATTTATTAACTTCACCAATTAATAGAGAATCATTAGATCATGTAAAATCATTAGAATTATTAGATAAATTAATTGAAAAACATAAAAAATTCTATAATATCTTATTATTAGATATGCAATTAAGTGATATAAATATATTACACGATATTGTAATGAAAACAAATAAGATAGTATTTAATATTCCATCTGAATCTAAAGATTATATAACATTTATGAGAACAGTAGAAACTTTAGAAGATGATGTAAGTTTAAGAGAAAAAGTATTTAAAGAATCAGTTTATTTATCCGTAAATGATAATAAAGATAAAAAATTAAATTCAAAACATTCAGATATAAAAGCAATTGATGATTTACTTGCATCTTTTGGTAATATAAATGAATTAAAATATGAAGATATTCCAAATGTAGGTTCTATAATGAAAAATAAAGATATAAAAGGATATATGGGGCCTAAACCAAAAGATAATGAAAAAGAAACTAAAAATATGATATTAAAGATTTTCGGAGGAAAGCCTTAATTAATGAATAGAAGAATTGAAAAAGAAGAAGGAATAGCATATTTAGTAGAAGATTATAAAGAAAAGAATTCAGTAATTGAAGATCTTGATAAATCTTTAAGAGTAGCTATAATTGCTAAAGATGAAGATGTATTATCTTTTTATGGTGCTCTATTGGAAAGATATGGTCAATTTAATTTATATCCTGTAGATGATTTTGAGGATGTAGATGAGGAATATTTAGATAATGTTACTACTGAAGATAGAACTAAAGAAGAAGTAATTACATATGTAGGAAGACCATTATCTGAAATGATTAATGAATGTATTGATTCATTAAAATTAGAGCCGAATCAAAAAAGAATGATGTCTTTAGCTAAAGAATTATTAAAAGGTCAAAAAGATGTAAGAGCTGATGCTACAATGAGTAGATTGACTGAAAAATTAAGAAAAGAACAAGCAGAAAAGAATAATGCTTTAGCTGAACTAGATATGTTAAGAACTCAAAATGAAAACTTATCTAAAAGTACTGAATTTGTAAGAACAACTGTAGATTTAAATGGTGTAACTTCTAATACATCAATATTATATGTAAGGGAATTTAATAATTTACCTTACTTTAATACTTTTTTATTAAGTTATGTAAATTACTTGGATATAAAGAAAGGTAAAAGAGCTAAAATAGTAATATTTGATGATAGAATGTTTGATTATTTATATAAAGATGAACTTAAAGTAGATTCTGCAGAAGCATATACAAGCAATAGAGGAATGTATTTAAAACCGGGAGTTCTTGTATGTTATCAAGTATTTCCAGCAGTAATATTAGATTTATATAAATCATCTTTTGATCAATTAATATTTATTGATAGAATATTAAATAGACAAGAAATGATTAGAGGCAAAAATGTTCATAAATTAGCTACTTTATCAAATAAAGCAATGATAGATTATGTAATAAGTAGTAATTTATTTAATGATTATATGTTTGCAGTAAAAGAAATAATTCCAGATATATCTAATCAACAATTATGTATTAGTAAAATAAATAAACCATTACCTGATCTTAATACTGCATTATATTGGTATTCGAAATTACCTAATATGGGAGAAGATAATAGATTATTATTTGAAATATTAGACGATTATTGTATAAATGTTACGGGGAAGGGTAGGAGATAATTAAATGTTTGGATTCGGAAAAAAGAAAGAAGTTGAGAATAAGACTCAATTAGAGAATAAAAAAACAACAAAAAAACCTATTGCTAAAGATAATAAGGTTAAAAAACCTATAATTAAAAAGAAAGAAGAAAAGAAGGAAAAGAATTTTGATCCTAATCATGTAAGTGCGTTAGAATTATATGATGATATGCTTTCTAATATAAAAGCACAGAAATTAATGATTCCTTCTTCAGCAGTATTAAATAATGAACAATTATCTCTTGAATGGGGAAGAGTAGTAACTAAAACTTCTATTATAAAAATGTTTATAGTAGAAAAATATCAATCATGGGTCGATAAGAATTTATTGCAATATTTAAAAGAAATGACTTTAAATGGAGTTTATGATGTTCAATTTAATTATTTTATGGATATAGCTCCTCATACTATTGATTGGGATAGTCCTAAAATGGTTCAATTAAATAGACAATGGCAAAGAAGAATTGAAAATGATGATGTAGATAGAACAAATACATTCACTCAAAGATCAACTGCAGGTGAAACAGCAAAATTAAAAAATATGGAACAAACAATTAAATATTTCACAGATGCAGATATAACTTATAGAAGAAGTATTTTTAAAACATCTTTATTTATACAAATAATAGGAAATAGAAATAATTTAGATGCATTAGATCAAGCTGTTACTAATTTTAAAGCAGGATGTAGATCATGTGGAATTCAAGCTACTGAATTATCAGGTGAAGTATTTGATTATATGAGATATGAATTACCTACTTCTATGAAATGGGTAAATGGAATTGATAGAAAAATACCTATACAAATAATGTCTGATGATACAATTACTATGTTACAATCTAATAACCAAGGAAAGATAGGTGATAAAGGTGTTCCAATGGGATTAGATGTATATAGTGGATTACCTGTATTCCATGTATTTAGAGAAGATAAAGATAATGCAGAAAATGTATTAGTTACAGCAGGAACAGGTGGTGGTAAATCTGTATTCACTAAAAATTGTATTCTTTGGTGTTTAAGAGAAGGAATGTCTGTTTGTGTTCTTGACTATGAAGGTGATGAATATACTAATTTAGCTAAATTCTTAAATTCGGGTAAAGAAGGTGAAGCAGTAGTTATAAATATGAAAGCTGGAAATGGTAGATATTTTGATCCATTAAGAATTTCAGATGTAACAGGTTCAAAAGAATTAGATGAAGATGGTAAAACTGCATCATTAGACTTTACTAAAGCAATGATGAAAATATTATTGGGTGGTCAAATATCACTTGAAGAAGATTCAATATTATCACAAATAATTGCAAGAATATATGCAGAAGCAGGAGTAACTGATAATCCTAGTACTTGGCATAAATCAAAAGATTTAAATATAACAATGGTATATGATGTTCTTTGTAGATTAATAGAACAAAGAGAATGGATAAATAAAAGAGGTGATGATTCTTTACAAAAAGCCGCTGAAACAATGAAATTAAAACTTATGAAATATTTTGTAAAGGGTGAATCAGAATACGGAACATTTAAAGAAATATTAAATATAGAAGATATAAGAAATGCAAGATTTATTGTATTCTCATTCGGTAATAAAGGTGCTGACCAACAAGGTGCAAACCAAGTAAAATTAGCATTAAAACAATTATGTGTTTCTAAAGTTACTAATGAAATATCAAACTATAATAAATATGTAAAGAAATCAAACTTTACATTAAAGATATGGGAAGAGGTTCAAAGATTCGTTGATATTCCAGGTGCAGAAGATATAATGACTAACTGTGTAACAGGTGGAAGAAAAAGAGGAGATATTGCATTCATAATTACAAATAACCTTTCTCAATTATTAGATGGTTCAAGTAACTTTATGAAAGCATTAAAAACAAACTTAACAGGATTCTGTATTGGATATATTAAAGATGCAGGAACGAGAGAAAGAGTTTGTGAAACATTTGACTTACAATTATTTAAGAAAGATTTAGATAAAATTGCTTATGAAAACTCTATAAGTGCAAGAGATAGTAGTGGTAATACTATAGATAGTCCATTTAGAAAAGCATTCTTAATTAAATTAGATGCTTCTACTAAATCACCAGCAGTACAAACTATAGTAAAAGCCGCAGTAGATCAAGCTTTATTTGATAAGAATATATTTAACCCAGGTGAATTAGATGAAGATATTACGTAAAGTAATGTCCGGAGGTATATAAATGACTGAATATTTTGGATATGGATTATTATTTGGAATTTGCATTTTAATAACTGTATTTTTATTATTAAATCGTAAATTTTCAGATAAAGTATTAAAAGGAATTCCATTATTTGTAATTATAGCATTATTTTTACTTTATAATGCATATACTGGCAATGAATTCTTTATAAATTTCTTTAGTGAGGTGGGATAATTAATGGCTAGAGATTATTTAGATGAAACAGCCGATAATTTATTTAACTCCTTGAATTCGGATCCTTTTATGGGTCATGATTCAGGAAGTGATGGTAATTTAACAGGCTCAAAAAGTATTTTTGATTCAAATGATGATCCATTTGCTTCAAATATGCAACCTCAAAATTCAGGAACAACAAGTGCAGATGGAGAAAAACCTAAAGATTTTCTAGATGTAATTATTTATTCCATAATAGGATTCTTTAAAACTTGTGGTTTAATAATTATAGGTGGTATATCTGCTTTAGTAGAAATATTTAAAATATTAGGCCAACAAAGTGCAGATGAATCAATAAATGCTTTAAAACATTTACTTATTACTTGTGGGTGTTTATTCGTCGCATTTTTAGTATGTTTTATATTTGGATATGTAGGAGATAATACCTTTTATTTCATTGGACAAATGGGAATAATAGGTATGATTTTTGACTGTGCAATTTCAGGATCAGCATTAGGAATAATACTTGCAAATTGTTATAAACCAGCCACAGTAGAAGATTTAGATAAACAAGTAGAAAAAGAAGTAAAAGATGATAATGAAGAATTAAATGAAGTAGTAACTTTAGCTAATGATTATAATCAATCATTTGATGAAATTATGAATGATATATTAGGAGATGATTCTAATTCATCTTCAGATAATAATAGTTCATTTGATTCTGATTTAGATAGTTTATTAGGAGATGATAATAATTCAAATGATTCATCTTCTAATTTCGTTTGGGATGATGGAGAAGAAGATAAAGGTAAACCAGATGTAGATAATTTAGAAATGCCAAAAGGAATTATAAATACTGCATCTTTATATGATTCATTACATAAAATATTCCCAGCATTTAATCCAAATTATGCTAAAATGACTTCTTATGAAACAGGTTCTGATAAATGGACAAGAATGTTTGCTATTATAGGAAGAGTATTTGCAGATATTTATGGAAAAGATGAATCTGAAGTAATTAAGAAAGGTATAGAATTACTTGAATTAAAAGATTCTGTAATGTGTGCTTACTTAACAATAAAGAAACCAATTGGTAATAAAGTAACTGCAAAACAATTAGAAGATACAATGAATAATTATTCTTCTGATATAGTAGATTTATTAGTAGATGAAAAAAGAAAATTTACTGGAAATAATGCAAAAGATAAAAATAAAATTTCTTGTTCAGCAGAATTAGATGGTGATCATTTCAATGTAATAATAACTAAACCTAATAAAGATGCAATATTAATAGGTGATATTATAAATCATCCAGTAGTTAAGGAATTATTTACAAGAAGTAAAGATATTCCATTAATTATAGGTGTAGATTCAATTGGTGAACCTATTATATATGAAATGGGAGCCAAAGGTGCAGAAATGTATTCAGGAACATTTGCAGGTGGTCCAGGCTCAGGTAAATCTTGGTTCTTTATGTCATTAGTAATTCAATTATTAGCATTCTATCTTCCTGAAATGGTTCAAATTATATTAGTTGATCCTAAAGGTGATGCAATGTTTAATAAATTTGCATTACATCCAAATGTATGTAGATTGATTCAAGGAGATAATCCAAGAACCGGTGAAGAAACTTTCAATATGATTAAAACTCTTATTGATGAAGGAACTAGAAGACAAGAAATGTTTGCTACTGAAAATACAGCTAATATACAAGGATGGAGAAAGAAAGGTCATAAATTACCAACAATATTCTGTTTCATAGATGAGGTTCCAACTCTTAAAGGAAATATTAAAGAGTGGGGAGATGAAGAAAATGCCCAAGTAGAATCTAAAAAAGATAAAGTAGATTATATTAAAGAATGGGATGCAATGTTAGCAAGAGCAGTTACTAAATTAAGATCATCTGGAATATATGTATATTTAATAGCACAAAGATTAACTAATTATATAGATAAGACTACTAGAGATTTAACTCCATTTAGATTAGTATTAAGATCTATGGATTTAATGAAACAAGTATTTGATGAAAGTGAAATTAAAGATTTTACTAAAACTCTTATAAATGCAGGTGATGCGGCTATTAAATTAGGTGAAGCAAAAGTTCAATATGCTAGAACATTAGGAGTTTGTCTTGATGATGAAGATTCTTATAATATAATTGAAGCTTTAGCTAAAGAATTTTATAAGATGGGTGTTGAAATGCCTGATATGTCAGTATTAGGAAAACCTTATGTAAAGAATATAGAAAAAGTTAAAGCTGAATTATACGGAAATAAAGATAATATAGTTCAATTTGATGATAATTCTTCTTCAAAACATAAAGATATGGAAGATTTTGACGATGAAGTAGAAAATGATTCAAATGATTCCGAAGATAATGATTTTGATTTCGGAGATGATGATAATTCAGATGATTTAGATTCTAATAATAATGAAGATAATTCTTCAGATAATATATTTGATTTTGGAGATGATAATGAAGATAATAACAATGAAGAATCTAATGACGGATTTGATTTAGAAGATGATGAAACAAAAGAAGAGGAAACAAATAATGATGGAGAATTTGATTTTGAAGAAAACAATAAAGAAAATGAATTCGATTTTTCAAATGATGAAAAAGAAGGAAATGAAGAAGATTTCGACTTTGATTTAAATGATGAAAGTTCAGAAAATCCTTCTATTGAATTTGAAGATGAAGATGGTTTTGACATGTAATTTTAACCATTTATAATATATTTTATTAAAAAACAAATAATTAAAATATATAATTATATTAATAGAAGGAGAAAAGGAATTAATAATATGGATATAAGAGAACTTAATGATGATTTTTTCACAAAATGTACTATTGAATATGAATTAGGATTAGTGTCTTTAAATAAAAAAGGTGAATTGGAATTTACCGGAAGAATTAGTGGTCAAAAAGAAATAGTTGACCCTTCTAAATTACTATTAAGTGATAATAGAAAATTCATTAAATCTAAAATGAGAAAAAATATTCAAGTGGTAGCTAAAAAGTTAGTAAATTCTCCTTGTGCATATATTATTGCAAATCATGATAATTTAACAATAGATGGAAAACCTATAAATATTGGAGATGTAGTTTTAATGACTAATCCGCCTAAACTTTATGAAAATTATAAAATGTTTATAATGGAGATTAAAACTACTGAAATGCCTGATTTGAAAAAAGCTGTAAGTAATCATAAGAATGGAATAAGAGGTAATTCTTATGGAGTTGATAATTCTAATAATATAAATACTGAAGATAATTTCTCTAATATTTTTGATACTCCTGCTAAATCAACTAAAGCATCAGAAGATTGGTCTAAAGATAAAGATGTTTCATATAAGAATGGTCAATATATTATTACTAAATCATTATTTGAAGAAACTCAAGCAGGTGGAACTAAACATTGGGGATATTTATTACAAGATGATAGTACAGGAGAAACATTACAACTTCCAAAACAAGAAGTTAATAAATTAGCAGGACAAAAGAAAATTAAAAATGCTAAATTAGTTAATAAAGGTGGGCAACAAATATTACAAGGAATTGGATTAGTATTAGCTGATTTAGATCAAGATTATAAATCATAAAAATATTTATTTCGGTAGGTGCGAATAATGAAAAAAATTTTAAGTATATTCTTAATTGGAATATTGACTTTAAATCTATTTGCTTGTAAATCAATAGGAAATAAAAAAGATAAGAAAGAAGATGATTCTCAAAATACTACTACTTATTCTGCTGAAGAATATGATGAAGTAGTAGATGAAAATGATCAATTAAGAAAAGAAATTGCCATTTATGATGAAAGCTATAAAACTTTAGGTGCTTTCAAAAAGAAATCTGTATTACAAGCAGGCAAATGGACTTATAATAAAATAAGTGATAAGATAGTTCTTAATAATTTTCTTATCGATGAAGAAGATATGGATGTAGAAAAAATAGGACTAGAAGCAAGTGTAGATTTTGGTGGAATAGTTTCTATAAATACTGATAGTTGGAATACTAAAACTAATACTAGTGAAGTTAATGTATGTATTCCTGAACACGCATATGGATTGATAAGATTATATAAATATAAAGGTGATTGGGAGCCCGAATATACTTATGATGATTTTATAAGACACTTCTTTGATAATAATAATATAACTGCTTCTAAAAAGAGACAAATATATTGTAATAATAATCAAGTAGGTGAAGAAGGATATGGAACAATTTCAATTATAGATACTACTACAAATGGTCAAGAATTAACAGTTCCAGCAACTTCAATTATAGATATAGATCAATTAGAATATTGGAAATTAGGTGAAGATTCAGATGTTAATATTAAAGTAGAAGTAGATGGAAATAAAGAAATTCAAGCTACATATAGAGTAGGACTTTGTAATGTAGGTGGAAATATGATTCAATATGATTTCTTAATATATGATAATTATGGAATGACTGCCGCTGATAACTTAATTAGCAATATAAAAGTTAGGAAAAATTCTTTATATGTGAGGTAATTTTTAACTATGAAATATCCAAAAAATAAATTTATGGAATTAGGTGCTAACTTTATTGGAACAGCTGTATTAAATGGAGTTTATTGGATAAATTATGTAGATGAACCTAATTTAGATAAAGAAATTAATAGAGTAAAACAATCTATTATTCAAGTTGGAGAAAAAGTAGATAATGTATTAAAAGTAAAGAAAACTGATGATGCAACTACTTTAATTTTTAATAAAGATATTTATCAAACTGTTGCTAATGAAATGTTTGAAAAAACTTATCAAGCAAATCCTAAATTTCCTAGACGTAAGAATAAAATAGATTTAAATAAAATTAGACAATCGGAATTAGAATATTTTAGAGATTATATAAAAACAGTTAAAGAAAATAGAATAGATGTTTATTTATATAAAATGAATGGAGATAGAATTAAAACAATAATTCTTGAAGATTCTAAAAATAAAACTAATTATAAAAAGAATATTCACGGATTTTATTTAACTAAAGAAGATATAACAGATTTAAATGGAGTATTAGCTCAAATAAATAAAAAAATTGCTACTATTCAAGAAAATGAGATGATAGATCCACATGACGGAATAAGATATACTATAGAATTAACACAAGCAGATTATATTTCATAAATTATAATTAATTGAGGTTTATATAAATGTCAGAGAAAAAAGAAAGTCAAATTAAAGGTAAATGGACAACTACTTATGATGATATAAAAGATTTAGTTTTAGCATTTACAGACAATAATAATAAAATGGATGATATTTTATTACTTGATAAAAATGCTAAAATAAAAGATCAGGCGAGAGACTTTATGGAAGAATTTAAAGCCGCTCAAGATTTATATGATTATAATTTAGGAACTACTAGAACTATTCTATTTACTGGAGCACCTGGTTTAGGAAAAGCAGTTAGAGCTAATACATTAATTGTTACTAAATGGAATTTCACTGAAGCAAGAAATGTTAGAATAGGTGAAGAAATATGTGATGGTAGAGGTAAATTAACTACTGTATGTGGTAAATTTCCTCAAGGAATAATGGATATTTATAAAATTACATTTGACGATGATTCTTATATAGAAGTAACTAAAGATCATATAAATAGATTATGGTTAAAAGACGATGAACCTTTAGATATAACTACTGATAAATTATTAGAAGAAAACGATTATAATAAATACTATATAATTAGACCATTAACTAATGAACATTGTTATAATAAAATTGCACACATAAAAAATATAGAATATGTAGGTAAAGATGAAGCCATATGTTTTATGGTAGAAAGTAGAGATCAAACTTATTTATGCAATAATTATATTCCTACTCATAATACATTTTTAGCAAAGATAATGGCCACTGAATTAAAATTACCTATTTATATAGTTGATATATCTTCTACTTTAGAAAATCCAGAATCAGGATTACCAAACTTAAGAAAGATATTTGACTTTGTAACCAATCCGAAAAATCAGCCTTGTATATTATTTATGGATGAGTGTGATGGATTAGCTCAATCAAGAGAAAATAATAAGGCTAGTTTAGCAGATAATAGATGTACTAACTATATAATGCAGGTATTAAACGAGCAAAATGAATCTAAAGAATCTAGACTAATTGTAATGGCGGCTTCTAACTTTGAATCAAATATAGATGAAGCTTTCTTATCAAGATTTCAATTAAGATCAGTATTTTACGTTCCTGAACATTATGTGCCTTATATAAAACTCGAAGTAAAAAAGAATAAAATGTTTAAACTTATAGAAGATGTAGATGAAGAACAAATAGGAATTGTAGATACATATGCTAATAAACAAAGATTTGGAATAAGAGAATTAAATGCTAAAATATTATGGTGTGAAAAAAGAGCAGTTATAGAAGCAAAAAGAAAAGGTTTATTAGATGGAGAAGTACTAGAATTAAAGCTTTCAGATATATTACAAGAAATAGCAAATCATATCAAACTTGCAACTAAAATTATTCCTATAAGTACTAAAGAAAAGAAATATGAATGGGAAGAAGGATATGATGAGCAAAAAGATATGGAAGAAAATAAAATTTAAAATTAAAGAAAAGGATTAGAGATAATGTTAAAACTTATTTTCATAGGTGACAAAAGAAAAGATACTTTCAAAATATCTTCTTTAGGAACTTGTAGATTCTTTTATGAAATCAGTTATAATAATGTAGAAGATGTTAAAGGATACTTAAAAGAAGACCATAGTCAATTATCTTCTAAAGAATTAGAATTTCTAAATAAAAATAGTAATACTTTATTTGTATGTTTAGATAATAAATGCTTATATTTCTCTAATTCTTCAAAATTATATATATTTGATATTCATAAATTTGAACAAGATAAAAAGAGACTTATTGTTAGTGAAGTTGAAGAAAGAAAACCTATTCCAATGGAAGCAATTATAGCAACCAAAGATAAAGATATAGTTAATATGATGAGAAAAAGAGGTTGTAAAGTACTTGAAGATAAGAAAGAAGGTTATTTAATTCTTCCAGAAGTAACTTTAATAGGTAACAAAAGATTTTGTGATAATTTGATTATTAAATCTATTTCAGATGTTTCTAAAATTAAAACTAGAACTGGGTTGGAAAAAACAATTAAAATTACTATAAAAGATGAAGATACTAAAAAGAATATAGTATGTCCTGGAAAATTGGTAAATACATTTAGACAAAATAAATCTTATGTGGTATTTAATTTTAATGGAGATGATACTTATTTTGAAATTTGGTTTGATAAAGATGGTGAAGTAATGAATGACTGGCAAAAAGAAAATCATGAGAGCCTAAAAGGTAAAAATCAAAGTAATCGTATCTATTATTGGAACATTTAAAAGGATATATTAATTGTGAAAAACTTTTTAGTGAGTTATAGAAAAGAATCTCAAAATTCTTCTATAACAGAATTATGTGTAATATCGACTGATTTAAATAAAGAATTTAAATTATTAAAATTAAATCCTTCCGACTTTAAAAAAATTAAATGCGAAAATGCAAAATTTAATAGAACAATGTTAGAAGGGACTAATGGTAATATTTTAAGATATCCTTGTTTTTTTAAAGGTGGAGAAGAAAACAGAACTGCAATAACTATATTATGTAGAACTAATCATAATGGAGAAAAAGGATTTTGCGTTTCTAATTTTAAAGGTGATATATTATTTGAAAATGAAAAAAATATAGTTAAGATAGCAAGAGAAAATGGAATTACTAATGGTAAAGTAGTAAATAATTCTTACATATCTTCAATTAAAGGAGATTATGAATTAGTTGAAAAGATAGATTATATAGAAGATGATATTAAACCTACTAAATTATTACAGAAAGAAAAATGGAATTTATCTGATGAATCTAAAAAAATAGAAGATCATATAAATGCGATAAATAGTGGAAATAAAGCTTTAATAGGAAAACTATCTAAAAAACAAGAATTAGACTTTATATTATCATTAGCTCCATCAAATACAAAACAATTAGTAAATAGTAATAATTTTATAGATTTAATAAGTGAATGGACATCTGCATTATTATCTTTTCCAAAAATATTAGAATATTCAGAAGGCGGAATAGAATTTGCAAAACAATTTTTACATAAAGTGTATGAAGAAAGCATGAATATTCCTAATTATTTAGAACAAGTATTTAATAAAGTTAATAATAAGAATAATATAAAGACAAAATTTTATATAACAGATAAATTAATTAAAGAAAATCATAATAGTAGTATTTTAGTAAGAGCTTAAGGGAGATTATATTTTAGATGAGTAATATAGCTACTTTAGCAAAAGAAAATAAAACATTATTAGAACAATTAGGTTCTCATTCAAATGATATAAAAATATTAAATAAATTAGCTCTTATGTCATATTCTTATAATTCTTCAGAAATAAATCAAAATACATTGCCTTTTATAATAGAACAAAGTAATGAAATAGCAGAAATAGTAGGATATGAAATATTAAACAATAGTAATAATATTATAAAAAATATAAAATATTTAGATATAGATTGTTCTATAAAATCTAAAGATTTAAAACCTAATGAATCTATGTTAATTCAAATTAGTTTTTTAGGATTATTATTATCAAGGCCTGAATATTCATATAGAACACAAGATAATGTATTTAAATCTGATAATTATAAAGAACCAAATATAGATATATTATTAAATTCTTATTCATTTGAAAATCAAGTTCCAACAAAGAAAATAGGAATTAAAAATATATTTTCAAATGAAGAATTATTATTAAATCAATATAAAACATTTAAACCTATACATTATGTATCAAATAAACAAGATATTTATCCAACAGCCAAAACAGCACAATATATAGCTCAGTTAATTAAGAGGTAATAGAAAGAGTGAATTTAAATGTAAAAGAATTATCTTTAATATTAGGAATTAAACCTGATGAAAATATAGAAGATTATTCAATTATAATAAAAAATAATAAAACCCAAGAAACTAAAAAAGAAATGTCGATTATGGATTTATTTGAAGGTCTATTTCAAATTCCAATAGATCTTTCAGAAATTCAGTAAGAATATATTTAAAATGAAAGGAACTTACTTAAAAAATAAGTTAGAGTGAGAAAAAGAAATGAAGACAGTAAAAAAGAAAGCAACAGTTAAGAAAGTAAATAAACCAAAAGCAACTAAAGCAAAAGCTAAAAAGCAAGCAGTTAAAAAATCAACTTCTAAAGCTTCTAAAAAGACAAATAAGAAGCCGGCAACTAAAAAGAAAACTACTAATACTAAAAAGAAAGAGACTAAAAAAGTAGTAAAGAAAAATACTAAAGTTATTACTAAACCAAAAAAGAAGGTTGTTAAGGAGGTGATCCAAAAATCTACAGAAGCTTCAACTGTTAAAATGGAAGCAGAGACAGGAATTTATGATGATCATGGTAATTGGAACGGTTCTACTTTTTCAGACCAAGTTATAGAAAATACTGAAAATGAAGAAGAAAAAAGATTACTTAAAGAAATAGATAATTTACAAGAAGAAGTAAAAAGAGCAAGAGAAAATGGAGAAGATCCGGTTGATATATCAAATATGGTAATTGAACTTTCTAGATTAAGAGCTCAATTAACAGAATTAAAAGATAAAAGATAATTAATTATAGGATGGTGATTAAAAGTGAAAAAGAATATATTTAGAATAATTGTAGGGATTTGTTTATTATTTTCTTTATCTTTCAATTGTTTTGCACAAAATATTGCTAAAATTGAAGTAAATAAATTTGAAGATTTAGTAAATAATTCAAAAATTAAATTTGGACAAGATATGTATATTTATGATATAACAATAGATAATAAATATTATTGTTCAATGATTCCTGAAATGAGTCAAAAAGGAATTGATAATTTAAAAGAAGTAATAAAAAATAATACTGGAAAAACATATAATATTGAACCTTCTTATTATGGACCAGCAACTCCAGTTAAATTAAACAATGGATATATTTTACATAGATTCTCATGTAGAATCACCAATTAATTAAAAGGATAATTTAAAATGAAAAAATTAAAATTTTTAATTTTATTAAATATTTTTATTTTAAATATCTTTTCATGTGTATTTGCAAAACATCCTTCTGAATGGATATGGAATGAATCAAAAGGAACTCTTACTTATCTTATAGGAACTTCAACTGCAGACATTAAAAGAAGTCCTAATCAAGCATTATACGTGATTTATTATAAAGATCCCGTTTCTAATCAAGAAAAAGCAAGCATAACCGTAAATACAGCAAATACTTCTTATGTTAAAACTTTAAATTCTTTAAAACAAACATATAATGATTATGATATAAAAGACTCTTTATATAAACAATACGGAAAAGATAATTCTACAGGGGTCATTTTTATATATACTTTAGAAATAACTAAAAAAGAAGTTCAAGGGCCTGCTTTACCTGAAGGATTTAAATATTATAAAGCAAAAACTAAAGTTAATTCAACAGAATATTCAGGAGAATCAAATGTTTCAGCAGAAGATGCATTAAAAAAATTAAAAACTAGATTGCAAAGTGCATTTAAACAATATTATGAAGTATTAACCGGCGAAGATAATGTAGTTACTGAAATGTCAGGTTATTACATAAATACTTATTATGATATAATAGTAAATGGTAAAACTTATAATGGTAAAACAGGAAAAGATGTAAATGCAAAATCTTCTTCATCTGGAGGAAGTACTTCTAGTGCAAAAGCATCTAATAATTATCCTACTATATCTTTAGGAACTTGGAAAGGATCAGAAGGTAGTTACTGGTTTGATCAAGGCAATGGTCAATATCCTTCAGGAAATAAATGGTATTATATAACTACTAATGGAGGAGCACCTGGTTGGGAAAATTATTATTATTGGTTTGATAATGAAGGTTATTGGAGACCTCAATATTATTCAAAAAATGATCCTTCACAAGGATATCAAACATGGGGAAGCGGATCATCTACTTCAAATAAATCTTCTCAAACTACTCAAAGTAATCAATCTAATAATTATCAACCATCAGTTCCTCAACAAGATAATAGAAATATTCAGGTATTACAAAACGTAGAAGAAAAAGGAAGTTCTGAAGTAGGAGATGATTTATTATCATTATTTAATAAACAACAATCAGAATATAAATCAGGAAGTAGTAATTTTTCAACATCTCAAAATAATTCTACTCCATTAACACCAAATAATTCAATTTCAATAAATAATCAATCTAATATTGTAATTCCTAATCCTAGTCCATCAAATAATACAGGAAATACCAATAATAGTTCTAATATTTCAAATAACGCAGATACTTCAGAAATAGATGAATTATTTGATGATGGTAAATTTACAGGAGAATCTTATAAATCAAAAACAGCAGTATTAACTAAACAAGATAATGATGAAGGTCAAAATTGGCAATGGGATAATTTTGAAGATAATGGATGGAAACCTTATACAGTAAATCAAAAAACAACTGAAGGAACAGGTGTTTGGATTCAATGGGGTAATGATTGGTATTTTGCTACTAATACTGAAAATAAATTAACTTGGTCAGATGAAAATAAATCAGAACAAACTAAAGGATTAAAAGGTTCTGGAAGTCAATATGTAATAAGTGAATTGATTAATGAAGGAACATATGCTATAGATAAAAAACTTTATACTTTTGATGACAATGGTAAATTATTAAGTTCACCAAATGGAATGTCAGGTTCTAAAGGTTTAATTCAATTAAATACAGATGGTTCTATTAAATCAGGACATGAAATATCAATGGATGATTCAGAATCATCATTAAAAGTATATGATAAATCAGAATTTGAATCAACCGGAACAAAATATATATTAGAAAAAGAAGATTCTAAAAATTATAAAGTATTAGGAAATGGTTACTTTATATTAAAGAAAACAGATACAAGTTATTCTTTAATAAATGCAACTTCTCCATTAAATGCTAAAGCAATATCAAGCGCAGGAACTTCTTTATCAAAAATAAATGAATATTTGAAGAAAAATGGTTCATCATATGAAGAAGCAGAAGAAGTAGAAGTAGTAAATGGTTCAATATCAAATTCAGGATCATCTAGTTCATCTAAAACCACAAATACATCTACTAAAACTTATACTACTGCGACTACTACTAATTATACAAGTGTAAATAATTTATTAGGTGCAGTAAATAATAGCCAAGTAAATTCAGATGGAGAATTATCTTTATCATTAAAAGATAAAACTTTCTTATCTAATGGAAAATATTATAATAATGTAGATAATAAAACTTATACTTTAAATGAAGATGGTGAAATAACAAATATTCAAACTGGTAATTTAGGTGGAACAGCCGGAACATATGAAATAGTTCAAATAGGAAATGTTAAATTTTTAGTAAAATAAAGAGGAGTTAAGAGTAAATTATGAAAAAGATTATTACAATATTAACAATAATTTTAAGTACATTTGCATTAAGCTTCTCTGCTTTTGCTAATGAAATGTATGATGAATTATGTGAAAAAATATCAGGAAATAAATTTGAGGGAGAATTATATTCACCAAGTAATTCATCTTCTCCATTACAATTTGGACAAACAATAGGAGATGATTGGACTTCAAAAACAAAAGTAACATCTCCTAAATGGTTTAAATATGGAAATGATTATTATTTGGTATTAGAAACAGAGACAGATCAATTAACTGATGATAATGATAAAAAGTTAGGATTATATGCTATTACAGAATATGTTCAAGATGAAATAGTAATTGTCAAATGGGGTTCTAATTTTGAAGCATATTACTTTGATGAAGATGGAATATGCGGTTCAGCAATTACAAATGAAAAAGGTTCCAAAGTATTATTTAACAGTGACAAATCAGTTAAATCAGGATATACTCCAAATGTAGATGCAGAAGATATAGGATTAGATATATATGAGAATGATGATTTTGATGGAGTAAAAGGAGTATTTGATAAAGAATCAAAAGAAGCATTATATAGCGGATATTGGATTTTAGATAAAAATAATGAAAAATATGATTTATATAAAGCAAATGATTCAGGAACTTCTATAACAGTATCAGGAGCAACTAATAAATCGGCGGGTGATTTATATACTATTGTAAATGATAAAAAATATACAACTAAAGCAGTTAAAAAATCGCCTAATTCAAAAAATTCATCTTCAAATAATACTTCTAATAATGCTAATAATATAAATAATAGTTCCACTACTAAATCAACTGAAAATACTAATAATAGTTCTACTACAAAATCAAATGAAATTAAAAATGTAAATGCAGATACAAGTAAAGATATAAAAGTAACTTCAGCTACTAATATATTAACTAATTTCACAATTAAAGTAAAAGCAGGTAAATTAACATTAATTCCTAAAAAAGGAAAATTAGCAACTTCTGGAGTATATTATGATAAAAACTCTAAAAATTACTATACTGTAGATGCTAGAGGTAAAATCTATGTAGAAAGTTCACAAAAAATCACTAATTTTAAGGAAATTAATGGTGAAGTATTTGATTTAGAAGGAGAAAAGTACTTAAATATACTAGATTAAGTAATATTTATTAAATATTAATCTTATATTATATTTTATATGATTTTTAATACAATTACTTTAAAATATAAGTATAGAAATAAAAAATTTCTCATAAGATTTAATTGAATATAATTCGCCAAGAATTTGAGGAGGATAGCGAATTCAAATAAATATTCTCCTCTGTTTTTTAATATACATTTAGGTAGGTAATTCATATGATAGATAGAGCAGAAGCAAGAGTACTGGTAGCAATACTAAATGATTATAAAGAAGGTTTGGAATCAATAATGAATAAGGATGATTATGACATTATTGAAACTATGAAAAAGACATTGCAAAATAAATTAGAAATCATAGAAGCATAAATAAAAGTAGGAGATCTTTTCAAAACTCTAATAATTATTTTAATTCCGTGAGGTAATCGAGTTGCATAAAGTAATTAAACGTTGTAAATTTTGTAAATATTGTAAAGGAGATCACAGTTATTTTTATTGTGCTTCTAGTTTAAGTTCTAAATATATGGAACAAGTATATCCAGAAGAAGAAAATTGTGAAGTCTTTTTGCAAAATAGAAAACCGAAAAAGAAAAAGAAATTTAAATTTATTTAATGTTATATTTTAAACTTTAGTGAGGTTATATGGCTGGATTTCATAAAGAGTCGTTAAAAATTAGTAAAGAAACATTTACTAAATATAGTACAAGAATTATATTAGGATTAACTATTATATTCTATATAGTTTTAACTGCTATAAATATAAATGCTTATCTTCTTACTCAAAATACAATTTCTGTAGTTGCTTTAAGGGGACCTTCAATTAGAAATCAAATGATAACTATGGATAATTTACAAGAGTATAAGATGACTGAAAAAGAATTTTATAGATATGGATTAGAGCAAAGTAGAGCAGGGATTACTAATAGATTAATTAAATGGAATAAAGAAAATCTTAATAAAATTGTTAATTCTTCTGAACCTGTATTCTTTGCTTATTCTAAGAAGAATGGTGATTTATTAATGTGGGAAGATTGCATAAAGACATATCAAGATAAAACAAGAATGTTTTTATATAGTTATCCAGGTAAAAATATTATAGAATTAACAGTTTCAGGTTCTAACTTAAATACATTTAAGAAAGTATTAGAAGTTGGAGATAGAATTAATATTAAATGCTTATATAAGAAAACATTATCTACTGCAGTTGTTAGATCTTCTGTAAAAAGAAAATCAACTTCAGAAACATATTTTGATTTCGACTTATTGCAAATAGATGATTTATTTACAAATATATCAATAGCCGATATTTTGAATTCCAATGGAGAATCTATTTTAGATTATAATGAATATGTAAATTCATTACCAACATCTGATAAAATAGAATTAATGCAAACAGAAGATTATAAGAGAAATATAAAAGCAGCAACTTTAATGTTAGCAGTAACTCCAACAGAAGAAAATTTATACAACATATATAGAAAGAAAGATGGAGCCACTTTCTTAATTTCGTTACCACAAGCTGAATAATAAAGATTAAGGAGTTTATTTCATGGAATCATTTGTAAAAGAAAAATTAAATAAATTCTTTACTTTATTTAATGGTGAGGAAGGTAGACAAGAAGATGAAGAAAAGACTAGAGGAAAAAAGAAAATAATTGGTGTTTATGGTAATCAAGGTGGTGCAGGAGTAAGTTCATTTATAGGATTATTATCATATACATTGAAAGAAAAAGGATATAGAGTATTAGTAATTGATGGTAATTTCTTAAAACCTTATCATTATTGTAAATATACACCAACTAAAGATAATATATCATTAAGAACATATATTTATAATAAAGATATTGAAGAAATTGACAAAATATTAGTTAAAGATAAAAAAGGAATTGAATATATTCAAGTAACTCCTTTTAAACTTATAGATTTACTTAATTTCAATGAAGATCAAAATAACTTTGAATTTATGAGAAAATCTATGGGCAAAATTATAAATTTCTACGATATAGTTATAATGGATATCAATCCTGATTTATCATTTAATTATTTAGAGCAATCTCTAATTAAAGAATCTCAATTATTAATAGAAATAAATGTAGATTCATTATCTGGAAAATTAAATAAAGATAAAAATAAAGAAATTTTATTTAATACAATTCAAGATGTTCCTATATTTAAAATAGAAAATAAATGTGATAAAGAAAATGTTCCTAATTCTTTACCTTACAAAAAAAGATTTAATGAATTAGAAAAAATGGGAACTTGTTATATTTATTCAGATGATGATTCTAAAGATGATTATGTAACAAACTTTAATATAATTCAAGAAAATATAATTAAATTATTAGGATATTAAAAGGATTTAATGAAGACCGAATTTTATATAAGAATAGTAGTTTTAGTAACTTTTTTACTAGCCTCTGGATTATTAATATCTATGTTAAAAATAGATATGAATTCCATGAGAAAATCTTTTATTAGAAGTATTATAATCAATATAAATAGATATATTAGAAAAAAAGATGCTAAAATAGAAGAAGAATTATTTAAAAATAGAAATACTTTTGAAAATAAATACAATCAATTTTTAAATGAATTAAGAATTGATATTGAATTATTTAACGGAATTAGTTTAACTTTCTTTAAAACTTTATTATATATAGTGAGTGGATTTGTAACTTTCTTACTCGTAAGTATTACTGGCAATTGGCTTTTGATAGTTACTTATCCATTAATTGCTATTTGTATAGTTTGTGTATTATTTTCAACTTCATTACATCATAAACAAAGAAGAATTATAGATGTTATTGATACTGAAAATCTTTTATCAATAGAAATGAGAAGAGGATTTAATACAGTAGTTAGAGATAATTTAAACAGAATTCCAGTATCAATTAGAGAATATTATGAAGATTATTTAAACAACGTAGAAAATTTAAATTATAATTCGGAAGAAGCATTAAGAATACTTAAAATGTCTTTAGGTAATGTAAGTTATGACTTTTTATCTAAAGTCAATATAGAAATGAATTATAGAGAAGAAGGAACTATTGAAACATTTAAAGATATAGTTGAATTAAATAATATTCGTAAATTAGCTAGATCAGAACTTAATAAAACAATGAGAAGAATATTTAATCAATTCGTTGTAGCATTGATTATGGCATTAGCATTATTAGTATTAGAAATAATAATGATTAAAGCAGTAAGATGGTTTTATTTAAAATTCTTTATGGGTCAAATACTTACTATAGTTAATATAATGGTTGTATTAGCGGTTTACTTAAGAATAAATATTATGAAAGCGGAGGAATTGTAATGTTAAATTCCTTAAATGTAACTCAAGAACAAAATTACGATTACGTTTTCATATTAGCATTTATATTTGTAGCTACTATAAGTGTAATTTGTTTAGCAAAATATTTAGGATTTACTTTATCTAAAGATTTAGCAGATAAATTAAATTCCAGAGAAGATAATTTACAAATAAGATTAAAAAAGAATTTTAATTATTATGTAGGTAGACTTCAAAATATAATAATTAAATTCAAAGAATCACGTAAATTATATTGGATTTCTGATCTTGAAGAACAAAGAAGAAATAAAATATTACAAAGATTTTATATTTTAACTTCAAGTGAAAAAGTAACTTATAAAAAGTTCAATGCTCAACAAATTATATATTTTATAGCAACTTCAATAATATCTGTTATAGTATTATTAGTTACTAAATATTTTTTAAGAATAAAAATATTACCTATTTATTTTGGAATATTAGCTTGTGCATGGGTATATTTATTCATTGTTAAATATCTAGTGATTCAAGGAACTATAAATGGGCAGAACTATAGATTGGAAGATGGTTTCGGAGATTTCTTTTTAAGCCAATATCAAATTCTTATTCATAATCATAAGAAGCCATTGGAAAGAGGATTATTAGTATTTCAAAAATTAAGTCAAAATTATGATTTATTATTATTTACTAGAATAGGTCTTTTTTTAATAAGAACGACATCTGAAGAAGAAGCAATAAACGAATTAATTGACATGTATGCAGATGTTACTAATTTAAGTAGATTATTAGTTATAGAACAACAATTAATTAGAGGTGGTGATGATTCAGAAACAGAATTAAGAGGTATGAGAGCCGCCGTTCTTAAAGAAAAAGAAAATAAGATATATGAAAAATGTAGACAAAAAGAATATGAAGCAAGAATAATTGTATGGGCAATAATGTTTATAGTTATTCAAGTTTCAATCGCAGCATTAGCATATGTAGTACAACAATCCGGTATATTTACTGGTTAATAATATATAATTACTAAAGACATTATAAACGAGACAAGTTAAAAAAAAAATTATCAAATTACAAAGGAGATATAAAAAATGGGTGAAGGCGGATCAGGTAACGTCATAATTGTAGCAGGTAAATGGATATTAAAAGCAATATTAGTAGTATTAGTTGCTATTACAGTTATATCTGTTGCAAGATTTGGTGTTGCAAAAACAATTGATATATTTGTTAATACAGTTAGAGCAGGATTTGGTGTAGACTTAAATGAATTAACAGATAATAACGATCTATCTGGAGCACAATCTAACCTTAACACATTAGATCAATGGGAAAATGTAAGAGATGTAGAAGGTTTCCAATCTGGTGGTTTTGGTGGTGTATTCTCAGATTAATTTTATTACTAGAGATGATTATTTATCTAAAGAAAGGAGTAAAGAATGGGATTTGAAAATGGTGATATAGTTCCTAAAGTCGCTGGGTTTTTCATTAAACTCTTTATGTCTATAATCATTTTCTATATAATTTTGAACTTCTTTCTTTGGATAACTTTTTATCAAAAAGCAAGTACTATAGCTTCATTGGTTCAAAATTCAGTACAGTTACATAATTATTTACCAGCTCACGATTATAAAGTTATTCAAAATTTAGTTGATGATATGATGCAGAATACTGAAAAAGATGAAGGTGAATTTGGAATAACTTTGCCAGGAATTAATAGAGTTGTTACTAATATGCAAATAGCTGTATGGGATTCTGAAGGACATGGTTATAGAGAAGCTTCTAAATTAGAAGATTTCAAAACTGATTCTTTAACAGATGAAAATGGACCGGGATATTTTATAGGAGAATCAGGAGTTAAACATAAAAAACAAGCTGGTGAAATATTATATGCAGGCATTGTATTTGAATATCATTTCTTAATTCCATTACCTTTCTGGGATGATAGATTTGCAATGGGAAGTTATGCAGGAGGATTAGATTTTAGAACTAATGGAAAACCTTCATATGATACATATAAAGATGCAAGAAAAAGATTTAATGAGGATATAGATAAAGATACTTATGCGGTTAATACTGATAATGAATCTACTAATAATGGGTTAAGATTATTTGGAATGAAACCTGTTATTTGTGATGAATTTTATCCAGATCTTGATCAAGAAAGATATTATAATATAGCAACAGGAGAAGAAGAGTAATGAGAGCTTTACAAGGTGATGGCAGTAATATAATTCCAGTAACCTTTAAAATATTATTAGGAACTATTCTCTTTTGTGTTATATTTGTAGTAGCTTTTGAATATTTCAATGTTACTAAAAGAACTTTACAATTGGCTCACATGTCTAGAACTATTATGGAAAATTCTTGTAGATTTTTTTCAAAAGAATCTTATAGAGGAAGTTCAGCAACTATTGATTCTAAAAATGTAGATTTATCTTTTGGTAATAGTTATGGAATTAAAGATACACATGGAAGAACTAAAGTTTCAGGTAAATTCTATGATGGAGCAAATGAAGAAGAAGTATATAATGATTTATTTATAGACGGAGTTCATTCAGAACATGCAAAAGATTATATAAATTGGCTAGATTCAAAATTAGACGAAGCATCAGACTTTGATAAAGATAAAAATTTAACTTATAATTTATTATATAATACATTAAATAGTTATAATGATCCTACTGAAATATTTAAAGGAAATTCTCAATATGTAACACCTTTAAATTTAGGATTTACTTATTTGGATAAAGATATATTACAAAAAATATTTAGATGGAAATTAGTAAATGAATTATCAGTTATTTCAGTAAATTCTAAAGATTATACTAAAAGAGATAGATTTTTTAAAGATGAAGAAGGTAGAGATTATGTTAAATGGTATGGATTTAGAGTTTATTATAATGAAATAACAGTTGATATAAATTATACTAAAAATGTTAGATTTTATGATTTGTTAGATGATGATCAAAGATTAGAATTAATGGATTGGACAGGAATTATTTTCAAACAAGATGATGTTTCTGATTATGAATATCAGGGATATTTAGATAGAAATAAAATAGAAAATAATCCAAATGATATAAGAAGATTTAAGATTTTATATGATGTTAATTGGACAGTTCCTATTTCATACGAAGGTATTTTACCAATAAATATGGTATTAGGATTGATGTCAGGAGATAATCATTTAACTTATTCAGTATTTACAGATGCAATTCCATTTTTACCAGATTATCAAAATCCTATAAATATTAAAATAGATAATTCAACTAAAGTAACTACTATGCAATCCACTAAAACAGAATTCAAATCAAATGAAGTATTTATGGGTGGAAATAATGAAGGAAGATTTACTATAGGAAATACTAAAGATGGAATGGGAAATAGACAATCAGAAGATAATACAAAATTTAGACATACAAATAATAATGATTCAAAATATCTAGGTGATGGAAAAGATACAGTATTAGGATTCGCTCAAAATTTACATTATTGTATAATTCATTAAATAGTATATAAGGATGGTGAAAGTATTTGAAAGCGGAAACATTAGAAAAAGCAAATAAATTAGCAAAGGATATTGAAAAACTAGAAAATAAAAGAGCAATATTTTATGAAGACAAGGAAGAGGAAGTAATAAGTACTACTTTTCCTGAAACACTATTTGAAAAACCATTACAAGTAATGTTTACAGATGAAGAAATGCAAGCTTTTAATGAATATTGTATCAATCTTATAGATAAAAAAATAAAAACCAAACAAAGAGAGTTTAATGCTCTATAATTTGTAGGAGGATATATTTGAACGCTCAAGATTTAAGAGACCTTGCAGAATTACCTAAAATATTAGATGATTCTGAGGTTATAGAATTAACAAAAATTGAAGATCAAGTAAGAGAATATATTAGAAATAAACTTAAAGGACATAAAAGTAATAGAAGTAAAGAGTATTGGGAAGAAGAAATTAAACAATACATCGATAAAAATATTACTAAATGGAATGTTCCTGGATACGTTAAAGAAGATGGAACTATAAATAAAAATGATCTTACTAGAACTATTGTGGATGATATTCTTAATAGAGGTATTCTTGAAAAATATTTACAAGATTCTACTATTGATGAAATAAGAATTGATGGTAAGAATATTATTATTGTAGATAGAAAAAATAAATCTTCTTTTGCTATAGGAGATGATGGTAAGAAATTAGCATTTAAAGATCCTGTAGAACAAAGTAATAATATAAATAAATTAATAGTCGATTCTAAAACGGGATTAAATGCAGAATATAAATTAGTTAATGGTAGAACTATTGAAGGATATCGTGTTTCTGCAACTCATTATTCAGCAATAGGTAAGCCAAAATTTAAAGATCTTGAAGGTTATTCAGATGTTACTATAAGAAAATTTGAAGATAAAGACTTTACATTAGGAGAATTAGTTAAAGCAGAATCTTTATCTGATAATATGGCAAGATTAAGTAAAATAATAGCTCCAAATATATCATTCGTTGTAGTAGGAGAAGTTTTCTCAGGGAAAACAACATTTTTAAAAACATTATTAAACACTATTCCTAATAATAAAAGAATGATAAGTATTCAATATCCAGTAGAAAATGATTTTAGAAAATATGATGAAGATCATAACTTATTAAATGACGTTCTTATTTGGGAAGCAGAAAATGAACAAAGTAAAACAGGAGTTTCTTATACAAATACAATAGAAAACTTTTTGAATCATACTTTAAGAAATTCACCATCAATAGTTTCAATAAACGAAATAAGAGAAAATAGAGAATTTTATAATGCATTTATTATAGGACAAACCGGACATAGTGTTAATACAAGTTTCCACGCAGGTTCACCAGAAGAAGCTTGTTCTATATTCACAAATAGATTAATTTCAATTACAGGACAACAATATGAAGTAGGACTTAAAGATGTTACTTTCTTTATAAAAGTAATAATTCATCAAGGATTTATAGGTGATTCAGTAAGAAAAGTATTAGGAATTACAGAAGTAATTGGACATGAAGGAGCAAGACCAATATTAAATCCAATATATAAATATGAATTACAAGATATTAAAAAAGATAAAAAAGGTAAAATATCTGAAATAATAGGAACTCATAAACAAGTTGGAACTTTATCTCCACAATTACTTGAATTATTATTTAGAAAAGGTATTTCAAGGGATGAATTAAATTTCGTTCAACAAAAAATAGCAGAAGAAGAAACTTACACCGGTAAAAAATTGTAAGTTTATGATCTTATATAAGTAAAATAATATATTATAATTTCGAGGTGATATTATATGAAAAAAATTATTAAAGCAGTATTAGTTGTAACTTTAGGATTATTAGTAATTACAGGTTGTAGTAATAAAAAAGCTACTCCAAAAACTAATAACACTCAAAAAGAAGTAACTACTAAAAAAGAAGATAGTACTAAAAAGACAGATGATGATATTTTATCTGAACTTTTAGTGGATGATTCATCTAATAAAGAAGTTGCTTCTAATGATAATGTTCCAAGTTCATCAAATGGAGAATCTAAACAAAAGATTCAAATAATGGAAGATGATATCAACTATAATGAATTGGAATATGATAGACATGAGAATGTAGTATTTAATTGTGATTATGTTCAAGATGCTACTCAAAAAGATGGTGATATTACTGTATTAGCAACTAAAATTAAAGGTTCAATATCAGGATTACCAGGAACATATGAATTAGTAGTTCCTTATTCATTAGAATGGAAGAGAGGAGATAAAGCTCTTGTTAATTATGAAATTGCTTATGAAGGTGAATTTACTTCATATGTAAGAGATATTGAATTTCTTCAAAAAATAAATAATGAATATATTGAAAGACAAAAAGAATTACAAGCCAAATTGGATGAAGAAAGAAAATTACAAGAAGAATCAGAAAAACAAGCTGAAGAAGAAGCAAGAATATTAGAAGAAGAAAAGAAAAAGAAAGAAGAAGAAGCTAAAAAATGGAGAGAAGCTCAAGCAAAGAGAGAAGAAGAAGCAAAAAGAGCTGCCGCTGAAGAAGCACAAAGAATTCAAGAAAGTATAAATGCTGAAATAGCCGCTCAAGAAGCACAAAAATCAAAAGTAATTGGTCCTGCAGGACAATAAACTCTATTTAAAATAAACAAGGAGTAATATACTTTTATAAGTATTTAAATGATATGAAGAAATATATATCAATTATAAGTTTAATATCTTTATTATTAGTATCTTTAACCGGATGTGTTCCTGAAAGAAGTATTAAATATACTAATAGTCCTTATATGTCAGAAATTGAATATATAAAAGTTTTAGATGCGGAATATAAGACCAAATTAAATATGAGAAGAAATTTAATTCCTCATATTATAGAATTATATGATGTAGATAATGAGCAAAAATCTTTATTATCTCAAAGAGTAGATGAAGAATTAAATAATTTATTCTTAAAGATAGGATATAGTGGATTAGATTCTGAACATAATTATTTTAACTATTTATTAGATCCTTGGCAAATAGATAAAAATACTATTAAGAAAAGTTTCTATAAAAATAGAAGTAATTATTATGTTCAAATTGATGCTACTTTAATTCCTAATACTAATGAACCTGCTGAATTTAAAAAACCTGCAAATTATATTGGAATATATGGTGCAATAAATTGGAATGAAAATGGTGAATTAGTAGTAGATGATATATATTTAAAAACTTTAATTCAAACAATTAATACTTATAGAAGAACTGTTGGGCTAGATGATTTAGATGAAGAAATAGAAAATATAGATTATAGAGTAGAATTAGATGAAGATTATTTATTTTCTGATTTCTTTACTAATGAAGTAGGTGAAGCTTCAAGTTCAGAAGTTACTCAAGATTTATCAGCGCAATATGAATTAGATCAACAAAATGAAAATATATTAAAAGAAATTCAAGATGATGAAAAAATAGATGAAGAAAGTAGAGATGCTTATAATAGAAAAGTTCGTAAATTAATGTATAATGCAGAAGATTTAAATGATATTGTAGGTATATCTAGAGATTATTTTTCAATAATTCCAAATCCACAAGCATTATTTAAGATAAAGGATGATGGAACTTATAAAGGATATAAATTATATGATTGGGGTTCTACTATGAAAGATGTTCATAAAGTAAAACCTAGAATCAAATTAATGTTTATATTCCAAAGAAATGAAGATGGAACTAACTTTAATTATTTAACTGCTTTTCCAATGGAAATAACTACTTTAGATATAGCTCAAGATAAAGCAGTTAAAGATTATACTAATAAATTTACAGAAACAGAATTAACTAAATGTGTAGAAGATTTTTATAGAGCATATAGTAATAGAGATATTTCAAGATTAACTTCAGGTGATTTAATATCTCCTCAAGATTTAGGAATATTCTTTTTATTAAATAGAGAATCAGTAGATGTTTCTATTAATGATATGTGGATAGAAGAAATTCTTAAAAGAGAAGGCTCTACTTATTTAATTAGAATGGGTCAAATTACTTGTGAATTACCTAAAGGCATATGGGGTAATCCGGGTAAATATTATAGAAAATGGTTATTAAGAATTTCTGTAGAAAATGGAACTTTTAAAATAATCGATGCTTATCCACAAGAATTACATTGTTTAAGAATACCGGAATTAGATACAATTAATGGTGCTACTGAAAAAATATTATCTATAGAAAGACAAGATTTAAAAACAGATATTGAAAATAGTATAAAAGCAGAAATTGAAAACGAATTAAATAAATTATGTAAAGCTCTTAATTATAGATATATGAATGATAAATTAGTTGAGGGTCAAAATAATAAAGCAGTTACTGATTCTGAAGGTAGAGAACATTGGGGATTAAGATCAAGATTTAGTACTGATAAAACTATTTTATCTAATTCAGATTATGAAGATACTATTACTTTATTAGGAAATGAAGTTTTAAGATATGGTGATAAAGTAAATTGGGAAGTATTTAGCAAGCCTGTACAATTCATTACTGGCAATCAAGATCAAGTAGAATTAGTATGTAGATTATTATTTACTTTTGATAATAAAAAATACGCTGATTTATGGCAAGTATATATTGTATATAATAAATTTGATAATAAGTGGTTGATTGATGAGTTCAAAACATTAAATGAACAAACTTTAGATCGTAAAGAAGATATCCAACAAGTATTATCCACATTTATAGATAATACTAAAGAGGATGATTCTAAAAATAATAAATAAAATAGGATGGTGATTGTGTGAAATTCATTAAATTTCTAAAAATAGTTTTCATATTGAGCCTTACTATATTGACTTTATTTGGATGTCAATATAAAGAAGAATCTTTAAGGAAAACGGATTATACTAAATATGAATATGAAACTAAAAAAGAAGAGATAGATACTGATGTTCAAAATATTAAGTATTATGCTTCTAAAGCTTCTTTGCAAACTAAAGACAATTCTAATAATGGGCAAAAAGAAGATTTTGTCAAAGAAGATGATGTAATAGATTTGAAAAATGAAGATGGTTCTCATTCTATTATAAATTATAAAGAATTAGCAGAAATGGTTTCTCAAAAACTTAAGTATGAATTTAAAGATTATAGAATGAAAGAACATCTAATATTTAATTATACTAATATTAGTGAGTTACAATTAAATGGCGTTTATTTAGATGAAACTGTAGATACTGTAAGAAAAGCAGATCAATATTATAGAGATTCACAAAGAACAGTAGGACAAAATAGTTTTAATAGAAATGTAACTGCTATTAAATATAAAGATAAAGCAAATTTAGAAGTTCAAAAAGGAACATTTTATACTAGAGAAAAAAAGAAACCTGTTCAATTAGAATGGGAAGGAATAGAATATAAAGAAGATTCTAAAGATATAGTAGATTTTGTAGGAGTTAAAGAATTAGATTTTCTTAATGTAAATAGATTTTATTATTATAATAATGATTTGGATTTTAAAGGTAGAGGAAAAGCGACTTTAAGAGATTTTCTTACTTGGAATACAGTAGATAATACAGGCATAAAAACATTAAAAGATAACAAAGTTAGAATTACTAGAGAATTTATTGAAAAAGGTGTAACTACAGAAAAAACTTTAGAAATTGATCCTTTAAAAGCCTCATTTGAATTTGATATTAAAGTATCTCAAGATGAAGATGATAATTTAGTAATTGATATAGAAGCAGATTTAACTGATGCATTAAAAGTATATTATGCTGTATATGAACAATATGATATAATAAATTCTAATTATACTTTAAATATTATTAAATATCCTATTATAGATGAAACTACTATTTCAACTTCTTCTGAAGCTAGTAAATTACCAGAGATGGAAGAAGATAATAAAGAATATGGATGGTTTACAGATAGTCAAGGAAATTACAAATATAGAGATAAAAACGGTAAGATTTTAAGAAATACTACTACTCCTGATGGATTTAGAGTAGATAGAAATGGTGTTTGGATACAAGATTAAAAATGAATAATGAATTTCATATAAAAAGTACAAGATAAAGCCATTATATAAAATAATGGCCTTATTTTATTTATAAATACTGAAAATTACAAATTATAATATATTTTATATAAGTTTCGAGCAAACAATATTATAATAATATACAGAAAATAAGATCGAAAATTGCATTAAAAATATAGAGATGAAGGAGATTTTAGTCAAAATGGCAGTACAAAATAAAGAAAACAATTCAGTAATTCAAAAATACGAAGCTTATAATACTAAAATTAAGACTAATAAAAATATAATGCTAGGAATAAACTTAATGTTATCTAAAGAAGGAATACTTCAATATACTATTCTTCAATTTATAGCAAATAATAATCAAGGAACAAATATAGATTTATTAGTTCATGTAGGAATAGATATTGATATGTGTAAGATTATATTAGAAGAATTACTTAAGAATGAACTTATTCAAGAGAAAGATGGATTATTTTATATAACAGATTCAGGTAAAGGTGTAGTTATTGCTTCTCATTTTAGAGCATTGGAAATGATTTAATATGAAAGACTCACAAGCATTAATTTATAATAAAGATTCAGGTGAAATTAAAATAATAGATAAATCGCAAATTTGTAATTTATTAAAATCATTTAATATTAAAGAATCAATGACTTATGAAGAAATAGCAAAGAAATGTAATTTTAATAAAATACAAAAAGGAATTTATAATTTATCTTCAAAAAATAATTCTTCTCAATTAATATGTTTAATAGATATTACTTTGAAAGAGTTTAAAAATATTTTAAAAAAGAAAGGATTTAAAATTAAAGAAGATAATATTATAACTTTATATCACGGCTCTCAAAATCCTATATTAAGACCTATTTATTTAGGAGGAAAAGAATATAATGATTATGGAAATGGTTTATATTTAACTCCATATCCTGAATTAGCGAAAGAATGGGCTGTAGCAAATGATGATATAATGAAAGATGGATATTTATATAAATTATCAATAGATATATTTGATTTAAATATTTTAGATTTTGATAAAGAAGGAGATTTAGCCTGGATGGCTGAATTATTATCACATAGAGATGCAGATGAAAGTCAAAGATATAAATTATTAACTCCTAAATTTATTAAAAAATACAAAATAAATACGGATAAATATGATATATTAAGAGGCTGGAGAGCAGATTCATCTTATTTCAGAATTGCTAAAATATTTGTAAGAGATGGTTTAAATAGAAACTTAATTAATAAATGTTTTCATTTAGGAGATTTAGGAATACAATATTTTATAAAAAGTAAAAAAGCATTTGATAAATTAGAAAAAGAATATAAACCTATATCTTCTGTTTCATATGAAATATATAATGCAAAATATAATTTAAGAGATAAAAAAGCAAGAGAAGAATTAAATAAAATAGAATATTCTGATGAAAATGATTTATCGGATGTTTTTTCTAATTATATAAAGGATTAAAATTATGAGAGAAGATTTATATTTAAATGATTTAGCAGAAGAGACTGGATTAGTGTTTGAAAAATATGATAGTGATCATTATGACATGAATGATTTTGTTCCTTTTTATATGAATTCTAATTTTAGAAAAGCTTGTGATAAAAGAAATGCAAGAGAAGCTACTTCATTGGCGTGGGAACAAAAAAGAAAAATATCAGAAGAATTAAATAAAAAAAATATTAGATTAAAAAAACATAATGGTTTACAATATGACCCTATATTATGTGCTTGGATAGGAGAATTTTATACTTATTTGCAAGCATATACAGGATTATCTAGTAAAAAAATAATAGAAAAATATCCATTTAATCATATGTATGCTCATAGTAAAGGATTACATGATTTAAATCCTCCTTATGCGGCTGTTAGATGGGCTGAAAATGCGGGAATTAAAGAAAGAACAGGAATAAAAATATTACCAGATAAAATTAAAATATAAAAGGAATCGCAAAGATGAAAAATGTCATAAATGATTCTCAAGCAATTTTATATAATGAAAAAACAGGAAAAATAGAAATAATTGATAAACAAAAAGTATGTCAAATGATTTCTTTTAATAAATTATAACTTGACACGCAAAACTATTGGGCTTTAGACCAATAGATGCAGTGTCAAATATGGATATAAAGTTTTAGAAAATGAATTAATTAACAAAAGAGTCAAAGAATTAAGTTTAGAGATAGCCAAAAGGAAAGATTTTGAAATTCATTTTATGGAATCAGATAAAGACCATATTCCCTATATGATTGAATTAAAACCTAAGCATCAATTTTGTAAAATAGTAAATAATATGAAATCTTTTATAACTTATCATATTTGTAAAGAATTACCAAATGAAATTTCAAAATACTATTACAATAACAAACATGTTTTATTCGCAGGTGGTTATTTCATTTCAAGTATTGGTAATGTAAGTTAAGAAACATTAAGAAAATACATAGAGGAGCAAGGGAATTGATAATTACTAAAGGATTAAAAATTAGAATATATCCTACAGAGGAACAAAAACAACTTATAAATCAATTTATAGGTTCCTCTCGCTTTGTCTATAATCAAACTTTAAATTTTAGACAATTAAGTTTTAAACAAGGTAAAAAAGTAAAACAAAAAGATATAAACAAATTTCTTAATGATTTGAAAGCTAAACAAGAATATGATTGGCTACAAGATATGGAATCAACTTCATTACAACAAGCACAAAGAGATTTAGACAAAGCATATAAAAACTTTTTTGAAAAAAGAAGCGGTTTTCCTAAATTTCATAGTAAAAAGAAAAGTAAAGAAAGTTATAGATGTCAAAATGTTCATAATAAAAATGATACAATAAGATTCGTAGAAGATATACAAACAAAAAAGTTATTTTTAGTTTTGCCTAAATTAGGATTGGTGAAATTCAAAGGTAAATTAAGAGATGAAATGTCTATCTTAAATGCAACAGTAGAACATACTAAAACGGATAAATACATGGTAAGTATTTGTTATCAAACTGATTATACTCCAATAGAAAATGCAGGATGTTTAGTTGGTTTAGACTTAGGCTTAAAACAATTTATAACAGACAGTAATGGTAATGAAATTAATAATCCAAGATTTCTTGAAAAAGCAACTAAAAAATTAAAGAAATTACAAAGACAGTTTTCAAGAAAACAATACTATAAATCAGAAAATGCTAAAAATTCAAATAGAGAGAAAGCAAGATTAAAATTAGCAAAAGGGTTTGAAAAAGTTACTAATCAGCGAAATGATTTCCTACAAAAATTAAGTACTCAATTAATAAACGAAAATCAAGTTATAGTAATTGAGGATCTTAATATAAAAGGAATGCTTAAAAATCATAAATTAGCAAGAAGTATATCAAGTGCAAGTTGGTCAAAATTTGTAAATATGCTCGAATATAAAGCTAACTGGAATGGAAATCAAATCATAAAAGTAGATAGATTTTTTGCAAGTAGTAAGATATGTAATCATTGTGGATACAAGAAAGAAGATTTATCATTAAGTGATAGAGAATGGAAATGTCCTCAATGTGGAGAAATAATTTATCGCGATAAAAATACAGCAAAGAATATTTTGCAAGAAGGAAGAAAAATTTTAAATAAAAATACGGTAGGATATACCGGAATTCACGCCTTAGGAAATTCAACCTCTACTACTAAAGGAAATCCAATAGTAGCAAGTAGAATTGATGAATAAGGAATCTATTCAGCTTTAGACGAATAGAATATCAAATAATGTTAAAGAATCAATGACATATAAATGTGTAAAATAATAGAAAAGGAATCAAAAGAAATGAAGACATCATTAACATTTCTATATGATAACAAAACAGGAAATATACAATATATAGACAAAACTAGATTTATTAAAGAATTTTGCGGATCATTATCTCAAAAAAATAATAAGATAATTGATTTACAAGAAGTTAAAAAATTAAATAGTTCTACTTATAGAGATATTCTTAAGAAATATGATAAATCTTTTCTTAAATTATCTCCAGGAATTCAATCTATTAAATTAAATCAAAATACTCAACTTATTCTTTTATTAGATAAAACTACTGAAGATTTTGAAAAATATTGTAAAAAGAATAATTGGAAATTTGGTCAAGAAGTTGAAAAATTAAATAATATTTCTGATGATATTAAACCTAATTTATCTTTATTAAAAAATAAGAAAAAATCTCAAGAATCTCCTCAAAAACAAGGTATAATATATAGTAAAGAAAAAGTATCACTTAATGATTCTTTACAAAAAATTTGGCAATATAAGCCAAAGGAAACGAAAGAGGAATTAAAGATGAAAAATAAAAATATTGTGAAGAAAGTTGCTGTAGCTAGTTTAGCAGCTCTTATTTCAGTTCCTAATATTGTAGGTTCTACTAATACTTATGCAGCTTATAATCAAGAATATGAAAGTTATAATGGATTGGCAAATATAGTTTCAGGAATTCCACAAGGAAATTATACTTTAATAACTGATGAGTATGGAGAACAAGGATTAGTTCATACTTCTCAATGGAATGAATATCAATTAATGTTAAACCAAGGAAGTCCTAAAGTAATATGTACTTGGGTTAAAGGATATTCTTCAGGTTCAAAATCTTATTATGGAATAATAGCATATCAATTAGCAGGACAACAAAAAGTAACTTTACCAGAAAATGCAGTAATAAAGGTCACTGATAATTATAATTTAGATCATCTATCAGTTCTTAAATATCTAGGAAATCAATTAGGTTCTTCTTATTTATTTAATGTAAATGATTCTATTAAAAAAGAAGAAGAAAAAATTAAACGAGAAAAAGCTCAAATTGCTTCTGAATATGCAAGACAACAAGCTCAAGCAATAGCAGATCAACAACAAATAGATTTAAATAATCAAATAAATGCAGAATTAAATGCAAAATCTGAAAATAAAGCCGGTCAAAAAACTGCTTTACCATATTCTTCAGATTATATCAAAAATTATTCTTTAAGTCAAGTAAAAATTTCTCATGATAAAATATGGGCATCTTTTGACAATGAAAGAAATTATATTCAACAATGGTTAACTGCAAATGGATTTAAAAATTTAAAAGAATTAGAAAATATTAGATATAATTGGAAAACTAAAGAAGATGAAGAGAAAAGCGCAAAATATAGCTCTCAAAGTAAAGCTGCTCAACAGTATTATAAAGATATAGAATCTGGAATTTTACCTCAAAATTGTTCCATGGGAGATTGGATAAGATATAATTTAAAGAAAAACTTAATGGGTGGATGGAATGGATTAGCGCAATGGACAGATAAAGTAGATATTTCAATTGTAAATTATGGTGGGCAATATAATGATAAGTTAATGTCTTATCAAGATATATATAATGTAAATAAAGAAATATATAGAATGATAGAATCTGATTTATCTACTATAGCTTCATATGAAAATTTAACAAAAGAACAAAAAACGACTTTAGTGGAACAATTAAAAAATCAATTTATATCTCCTTTTGGTGATTCTCAAGGTAAAAAATATGTTTCAGAATATGAATCAAGAACAGAACTTATAAATAAAATTAGAAATAAATGGAAAACAGAATATTTACCAAATATAAAGGAGAATAATTAAAGATGAAATATCAATTTACTTCTCAAGAATTAAATAAAATTAGACAATTTCTTATAAAAGAATTATCAAATATAATAGAAGATAATCAAGAAAATTTATGGGGTGAATTACAGTGTAATTTAAGAGAATTAAATATACCCGAAGGAGTAGATATACCACAAATTGCACCTAAAATAAAAATGAGATCTTCTATGCAAATTGCAAAATACGCATTTCCAAAATTTTTGAAAAAATAAATATAGTTTATAAAAGGAGGTAAAAAATCTAATGAGAGTTTATTCTTATAAAATGAGAACAGATCAATGGGAATTATGTCCTCAAGATTATTATTTTAATAAGATTATAATCTCTAAAGATGACACCTCCAAAAGATTTGAAAAAGATGTTAAATCTTTATGGGAATATTTTCATAAAAGATTAAAAGATGCTCATAAACAGTCATTGTGTGAAACCTTTTATATAGATAATATAGAAACTCCTATAATATATGGTTCTGGATTAAATTCAGAGGAATTAAATAAATTATATCGAGAACATTTAAAATCTAAAAATAAAGAAAAAGGATTTAATTGTGATGTTTCTACAGGAGAAAATTTATTAAAAGATATAAATAAATATAAACAATACATGCCTCGTAAATTAGTAAAAGATATAGTTAAATATTGTAAAGATGAAAATGAATTCAAAAAAATATTAACTTTATATGGATTAAGAACCACAGGTAAAACAGTATTAATGTATCACACAATGACTCAACTAGATTATACTAAATGTGCATTTATATATTGTGACAAAAGCAATAATATAAAAGATTTAATAGAAGATATAAAAAAATTACAAGATTTAGGATATAAATATATTTTCATAGATGAAATAACATATATAAAAGATTTTAAATTAGTTGCAAGTACTTTGAGTGACGTATTTGTTAAAAAAGGAATGAAAATAGTTATTGCAGGAACAGATAGTTATATATTAGATATAGTAGAAAATGATGAATTATATAGGAGATCAATAAGAATATCTACTACTTTTATTGATTTTCAAGAATATAAATATTTATATCCTGAATCTAATTTTGATTATTATATAAAACATGGAGGAGTTCTAGATAAAGATGAATTATATTTAAATTCTCATAAATATATAGAAGATTCAATAGCATTAAATATAATAAATTCTTTTAATAAATTAAAGACAAATGAACCTTTATATGATATTAAAAATAAAGATAAACTTATAAAAGCCATATTACAAATATTACAAGAAACTAATAATAGAATTACAGCTGATAAATTACCAGAATTATTTACGCCAAAAGAATTAGGTTCAATTTTAGATAAAATAAAACAAGTAAAAGATAATCAAGGAAATTTAATTTATTTGGATATTGAAGATAAATTAGATATAAATAATATAAATTCAATATTTTGTTATTATTTTAATTTTGTAAGTTCTAAAAAATCTACTTTATCTGAAGAAGAATTAAAAGGAATAAAAGATTTATTAAGAGAAATTCATGTTTTAACTACTTATGCTAAAATAAAAGGAAATAAAGAAGAAGAAGCTGATTTAATTACTCAACCTGGATTAAGATATCAAATGTATAACACTTTAAGAATGGCTTTATTATCAGATGATACTTTTAATAATTTAGATGAACAATTAAAAGATTCTATATTAACTAAATTAGAACAAGAAGTATATGGAGAACAATTAGAACACGAAGTAGTTAAAAAGTATTTATATTTAAATAAAAATTATAATTTAGGATTGGATATTAAACAAATAAGATCTGTTAATGGTGGGGAATGGGATTTAGTAGTAACTAAAGAAGGAAAAACTAATATTTACGAGATAAAACATGATAATAAAATAGATAATCCTAAATATATAAGATGGTTAAAAAATAAAGATATGTGTAAATATTATGAAAGATATTTAAACAGTAATATAGAAAATAAATATTTATTATCTAATTTTAAAGATGATATAATAAAAAATGAAGAAGATGACAATGATAAAAATTATAAATCAATAATTCAATGTAAAAATATAGAAAAATATTTATTAAATTTAACGACAAATAATATATTTTAGGAGATTAAAATGATTTATCCAGTGACAGCAGGAATAATTATAATAACATTTATATTTTTAAGTATAAAAATTAGAATAACAACTTATGTAATGCCTTGGTCATCTCCTTTAATAGAAATAAACGTAATTGGATTACTAGTATTAATATTAATCGCTTTAATGTGGATTATTTCTTATATATTTTTTAGAGGAACTAATTGGTTGCCTATTTATAAAGTAGAAGCGATCGTTACTCAAATTGCACTTTAAAAAGGATTTTGATTTTGAAAAAATTACTATGGTTTTTATGTATATATAATTTAATATTTATTTTTGCTTCATATCCTTGTTTTGCATCTGTTAAAGGAGGATATTCCACTGGTCCTCAAGGAATAGGGGTAAAAATGAAAGATGTAAAACCATTTGAAAAAAGAGAAATGGTTTTATATGAAAATGAATGGGCAATGATTTTTTCTAATGCTAATATTGGTTCATATACTACTTCAGATCAAAGATATATAAAAGTACAAGGAGAATATGAACCACATAGCTTAATAGAACCTCATGATGGAGCAAGTAAAGATTGTAATAATACTAGTGAAAATCATAGTTGTAATTCTCCCACTACTACCATTACAGTAAGTTTTCCTAGTAATCACGGATCTGTAGGTCCTTTTACAGCATCTGGAGGAGGTTGTTCTATGAAATCTCCTTGTAGAGGAAAAGCTTGTACAAAATTAAATTCTTTTAAATATCCAAATCCAATAATGGTTATAGAAGTAGAAACAGAAGGCCCAATATTTGTAATATCAGATTCTCTTAATGAATCTTCTACTGTTAAAAATTTTAATTATACTTCAATGCATGGATTAGTTGGCGGATCAATGACAGAAGAAAGAACATTTATGTATATAGTTAATAATGTAGCAGATTTTAAAAATGATTATTTATCTGGCGCAGAAGGAGATTCATCAGAAGATGACGATGATAGTGATGATGAGGATGATTCTTGGGATATAGATGAAGATGGTGATTATGATCCAGATGATTGGGATGAAGAAACTGATCCAGATACAGGACATACAACTTCAACATATAAATGGGCAGATTTAGAAGCATTAGCAGGTAGTGCAAGCGGTTCATATAAATCAAAGGGTTCAATATCATATAGTTCAGCATTTGATATAAATAATACTTATCCTTTAAGTGGAACATCAGATAAATGGTTTACAGATGGAGTAAATTGGTATTATAAATATAGCGAAGGTGATAATCCAAAGAGAAAATGGGTAAGTCAAGGTGGAGATTGGTGGTTTATAACAAGTACTAGTAGAACATCAATTGAATTACAATTACCTCTAACAGAACCGGATCCATCAACGGGCGATCCAGGTGGAGAAGAAAGAACAAAAGAAATAAGTGTATGGGAAGTAACATTTGCGCAAGACGAATATTTATTAATTTCAAGTGGTGCAGAATATAGATTATATGAATTTGATGGAGATGGTTATTTAACTGCTGATACTACTAATGGATATAAAGGTGCTAAATTTAATAAGTCAGGAAAAGTAATTAAATCATAAATGAGGTGAATAATGAGTTTCATAGTAGATAAAACAAATATAACAGATTTAATAACAAGATATAAAATTAAATTTCCTAAAATTAAAGTTTCTGATTATTTTATAACGTAGGCCTGTAAAACTATTAGGCTTTAGACCAATAGTAGTTCAATTGTAAATAATTAAAGGAATTTTGAGGTTATTTTATATGAAAACGATAAAAAAAATTACAACTTATACTTTAATATTTAGTTTAATATTTTCTTTACCTTGTTTTGCTAAAATTAAAGCTGTAACTACTGTAGATGATTCTACTACTCAAACTGAAAATGCACAAGAAGAAAAGAAAGTAGAAGAAACTACTAAAAAACAAGAAGAAGTTAAAGAAGAAACTAAAGAAGTTGCTAAACAAGAAAATCAAAAATCAACGACAACTAATAATTCAAATAAACAATCTTCTCAAAATAAAGTAGATGTAACTAAAACTGCAGAATATCAAGCATTATTAGCTCAAATTCAAGCACTTCAAGCTCAACAGGCATTACAACAAGCATTAGAAGCTCAAGCAATAGAACAAGCTAATAAAGGAACTGGAGATCAACAAGGATATTGGACACGAGAAGTTGGTTATTGGGTATTTTATGATTATCAAGGAAATAAACTTAAAGATAGATTTCTTGTTTGGAATGAAAAAACATATTATTTAGATCAAATGGGAAATATGGCTACTGGTTGGAAATTTATCAGTCATGCTTGGTATTTATTTGGTAAAAACGGTGAAATGATTAAAGGTTGGTGGGATGATGGAAATAATAATTGGTATTATTTAGATCCTGAAACTGGAAAAATGGCTGATTCAGATAGATATATAGATGGTTCAATAGAACATTTTGGTTCAAATGGATTGTGGATTAAAGATATAAATTCTTATCAACAAGCAGAATTAGCAGCCTATGTTAAGAATATGGTTTCATATATAGAAAACAAAAGTGATTTAAAGAAAGTAAAACCTACTTCTGAATTAAAAGATCAAATAAATAAAGCAATAGAAGGTTTACCAAGAAGTGTATTAAGTCAATTAGTAGCAAATGCAAAAAATATATTTATATGTGTAAATCAACAACAAAAGAAAGAATATATGAGATCCGTTTCATATAAAGACGAAGATGGAAATAGAGATTATGAATATCTCCCATATACAACATCTAAATATGATATATATGTAGATGGTATGAATCCTTATTTACTTTATTATGGAATAGGTGAATGGTTAGCAAGAACTCTTAAATATCAAGGAAATTATTTATATTCAACTCCCGTTTGGAAATTGATTAGTAAACCTAGATCAGAAGATTTAGATGAATTAATTAGTTTATCCGGTATGTATAATTTAACTTTCTATACTGCAGATGCATTAGCAAGTTGTGGATGTGCAATAGGATGGTATTTAATTGATCCTATGGTATTAAAAGAAGCAAATACTTCAGCATATAGATTTGTAGCACAATTTATAGATATAACAACTGGAAGCCCATTGATAGATCAGTAAAAATATTTAATTTGAGGTGAAATAGTAATATGTTTAAGCGAAAATTATCTACAATATTAATTGCAAGTTTAATTTTATCTTTATTTGGATGTTCTAATAATACTAAAGTTAATGGATTATATGAATATCTAAATAATAAAGTAGAAGATCCTATATTAATAGAACAATTAGAAATTACTTTACCTTTAACAGAAGAAGAATATGTTAGAGATTTAGGATATGATTATGACATAATAGATGTATATGAAAGTGATTCAGAAGATGAAGGATTTTTAGTATGGGATGAAGTTGAAAACTTTAGGCTGACTCCTTATGAACATTCTCATTGGAAATTTGCATATACTAAAGAACAAGATAAAATTATACCTATTATATTTAAATGGACAGATATAACAAATATAAGTACAAATGCAACAAGAACTTCTACTTGGAGTGAAGCATATGATGTAGATGATATGCACTATTATTATTATTTTACAGACAAAGAACCTTTCTATTTACAAGGTCAAGCATATAAATCAAAAGTTAAATTATATTTTCTAGGTGAAAAAGGAAAACAAGGAGAAGAAGGATATAAATTTGATAATTATTTATATGAAGGATTAGAAATACCTGTAATTTATGTATTAGCTTCTAAAATGTGGAATTAAAAGGTAAAGAATAGATGAGAAAAAATAGTTATTTATTTACAATTTATATATGTTTATTAATTACAATAATATGTAGTATAATAGCATCTTGTTCTAATGTTAAAGATACTGCAGAAGAAGATCCTTCTTTAATTCAATCTATTCTTGAATTAGATAATCAAGTAAAAGAAGATATAAATAAAATTAAATCTTATGATATAAATGATGTATTTGACCCTTATGGTGATGTAAGACAAACTTCACAAGAAATTGATCCTACTAAAAATATTAATGAATCTTATGTTCAAAAGGATAAACAATATACCGTTCCTTCAGCTCAATCATTAGAATACGTAGATGAATCTGAAAGTAAAATAAATATTCAATATTATGAAAAATCTAAAGATTATAGAGATGATCCTGAATATGCTCATTTAAGTTTCGTCGATGAATATGATACGCCAATGGGAAAAGTAAGTTATGTAATGTTATCAAAACAAAGAGGTGGTTCTAAAGTAAATCAATTTGATCATTATATAAGATATTTTTATAATGATAAAGGCGAATTAGTTAAATTAAATAAAGATTATGTTCTTCCTTATTTAGGTAAAAATGAACATATAGCAAAAATAGATGAAAATGGATATGTTATAGCAGTAGAACCTCAAGAAGGAAGTTTTTATTATGTATATTATACTAAAGATGGTAATAGATATAGAACTGAATTGGCAAATGGAAATTCATTAAGAACTTCTTCTACTACTGTAGAATATAATGGAAAGCAATATATAACTAATTTAAATGGAAGTCCTTTGAAACAATATATTTTAATTCCTGAAGGTTCTGATTATGATAAAACAATAGAATCTTTTTATAAAGGAGAAAATATATCTTTTGTAAATCCAAAAGATATAGAAGATGAATTTACATTAACTAGAAATAATAGACAACAAGCAAAATTAATAGATGAAAATATAAAAGATGACTCTTATGCTAAAGAATTATATTTAAAAGCTAAATCTTATAGCACTACTATAAATTCTTCTAACCCAGATGTAATAAGTTTAAATGAATTAGTAGGATCTGATGGATATGTAGATGATTTACCTAAAAATTATCAAGGCCAAATAGAATCCATGTTAGATTATAATAGTTTTACTAGTAATCCAGTAAATAAGAGAGGATTTGTAGAATTAGTAGAAACTGATTATGTATTTATGAGAGATTATGCTAAAGTAATTCATATAATGGATAAAGATAAAGCAGAGCAATATACAGAAGAAGTATTTAAGGAAATTAGAGAATATATTAATTCTTCCGATGCTAATAAATCGGAAGCAAAACAAAGAATTATAAAATATGGAAATGTAAGTGTTATTCAAGCTGGAAAACAAATAAAAACAACTATAAATAATAAGACTAAAAAATATAAAAAAGAATTACAAAAATTATTTGATGATAAATGGCCAAAAGAAGAGGATAAATAATGAAAAAATTTAAAAATGCAATAAAAAAAATATTTATACTTAATTTAATATTTTGTTTAATCTTTTCTAATAATGCTTGGGCAATAACTGAAACTGTTAAATGGGCTTCTGGAAGAGACCCCAAAGCGAAAAATGCTAAACCAGCAACTAATAATGGAAATGATAAGAATGGATTACAAACTTATTTTTATGTTCCTAGAACTGGTCAATGGCCATCTACAGTAAATACTTCAGGATGTATGATGTTGCACATGGCATTTAATGAAGTAGGAAAACAAAAAGGTGCTTATGGAACATGGACTATGTCAGGAAATCATATAACATGTGGAACTTATTTTGGGACAGGAGATGATGTAGACGAAGAACAACCTCATGGATTTATAAATTATTTTGGATTAGAAAATGGAAGTGAACCTGATGAACCAGATGCTTCATTGTCTTTTTCATATGAAAGTACTTATGAAAATCCAGAAGTAACGTGTGGAAATCATTTTAAATGTGGTTCATCAGATGCTTGTTCTGAAACTGATTGTGAAGCGACAATAAACATAACAATAGATCCATCTCCTATAGGAAGTTATGCAGGAGGAAATATAACATATAAAGGACTAGTTGATAATACTCATATGGATTGGCTTCCGGATAGCGGAGCATGGTGTGATGCAGACGGAATATATAATTGTCCCGAACAAAATGGAAGTGTAGCAATATCTGATAATAAGAAATGGCAAAATGATGGTTCTTCAAATATAGCAGGTGGAGAAATATTTTCACCTATAACTACTACTATGGAGCCTTTCAAAATATGGAAGTCAGGAAGAACATACGGAGAAGATGAACAAGATCAAAATATGTCTTCTGGAGAAAATGTAAGTGCCTTATATAATAATGTAAGTTTAAGTATATGTCAATTTGATTTAGGAAATTATTTATGGCCATATTTCAAAATGAAATATGTAGATTGGACTAAACCTAATAAATGGGAAGATGTTTATTGTATATCTGCTCCATCAAGGATAACAAATCCATTGATAGTATATACAGCAACAAATATAGGAGGAGATAAAACAGATAAACAATTTACATTAGATATAGATAGTCAATGGGATGGTTGGTCATCTACAATGGAAGGATTAGATAGAACAGGAATATTAGATGCTAATGGTGGAGATAGAAATTGTGTAGTTAATGGTGGTTCTACAGTATTTGTTAAAGCATCTGATACTTCAAATAAAGCAGATAAATTAAGATTTGCAGTTACTGGATTTATACCTCTTTATAATTATAAAGAAATTCTTACTATTTCAAATTCTACTAGTGAAAAAGAAGGAAGAAGTGTTTGGTGTTATTGCGGATGCGATGATGATGCAGGCTCAGATACATGGGGAGAACAACAATGTCAACAATATCCATTTGCAGGAATAGCGGCTTATCATTGTGCTCAACAAATGTATGGGGAAATAGAAAAGAATTTAGGACACGCGAGATTGCAATTAGTTGCGGCTGAAGGAATATATAGACAAGGAGAAGAACATTTATTTGAACAAGTAGCTCAATGTGTTAAAGGCGCTAATGAAAATGATACTGAACAAATAATAGGTGGTTCTAAATCTAAAGGTGCTTGTGGTTCATTTGGTTCATTTACAGGAACAGCAGGAAGAGGAAATGGAAACAAACTAGATTCAAAACATGAGAAATATAATTTAGTAAATAGATATGGTGATGTAGAAGAACATAATGATTCTATAAAAATAAAAGGAATAAATCAAGATTATCATTTTTATCAAGCTTGGATAGATACTAGACAAGATAATAAAGCCTTATTAAAAATATGGGATTATTCAGACCCAAATAAATTGGATTCAGATGGAACTTGGGATAAATGCTTATTAAATATATCTACTTCATATGCTAAAACAATAGATATAAGAAGTGAGATTAAAGATAAACAAACTGATAAAGGCCAAGATATAGATGAATTATTTGCAAATGTTATAAATAGTTTGCCAAATGAAAGATGGAAGCAAATGGAAAGAATGTCTGGTTGGTTGACAAATCATTTAGCTTGTCTTGATTTTGGATGCGGAGGAGAAAATTTAAGACCATCAGGAAAAAGCTATTTAGATAGTGCAGGCCATGGACAAACAAAAGGATGGTTTAATGAAGGAATTACTGATATAGGAATATTAGAATTTCAATTTGAATATGAATTAGATTTTGATGGTTCTACAAAATGGTTAGTTATGGATCCTGCATTATGTGGTCAAGCAGTAGATCAATGGGATTTAAAAAATTGGACAGATAATAATAATGATGGCAAAAAAGATGATAATTTAACTAAACCCGGTGCATTAAAAGATAAAGTAAGAACATTAAGATTTCAAATGTCTGATTTCTTCAAATATAATGATGATGAAGAAATTGATCCAAGAACAGGATTGGCTTATTGGAATTGTGATTCTCCTTTATATCAAACTACAATAGATAAGATAATGAATTCAAATGATGATGAGGAAAAAAGAAAAGTAAAATCATTACTTAATGCAGGAAGAGGAGAAACAGATTATATAGCAACATTATGTGTAATAGATATAGATGGTTCAAATTATACTCATTCTTATGCATATGAAACATCTGATTATCCCCATTGGTTAAGTGTTCCTGTCAAACTGAACTTCAATACAGCATTAAAATCTAAATTCTTCTATATAGATAATTCAACAGTACAGGATAACTATAATTAAAAATTTTGAAAGATGAAAATCAATTTCCACACAAAATAAAGGTAGGTGTAATACTAATGAATTACAAAATAAGAAAAACAATATCAATACTATTATTAGTTTCTTTAATTTTCTCTACTAATGGATTTACAACGTTAGCAGAAGGAATTGATAATTTAACTAATGAACAAACTACTAATCAAGAATATCAATTACCAGAAGAAGATAAAGAAAAAAATAATAACTCTGATTCTGAAGAAAAACAAGAAGAGCAAAATAATGAGGAAGGAGAAAATTCTTCTAATAATTCTGAAGATTCTGATAATCAACAAAAAGAAGAATTAGATGAACATAAAGAGGATAAAGATGATTCAATTTCTCCTTCTGATAATTTAAATGACAATGAACCTGAAGATAAAAAAGATTATGAAGATGAACCAGAAGAAGATGAAAAACCTGAAAATAATGAAAGTGATAAAAGTGAAGATTCATCTTCTGAAAACGATAATACCAATAATTTAAAAGGTTCTAATGATAAAGAAGAACAAGAAAAAGAGCAATTAGAATATAATAAAAATAAAGGAGATATTGCTACTAATTCTGAAGCTGAGGAAGAAGATAATATTACTTCTAATTCTAATCAAGAAGAGCCAGAAGATGATAATTTAGATATTAAAAAATCTAATGATAATGAACAAGAAAATAATATAGCAACTAAATCAGATATAGATGAAGAAGATAATATAAATACTAATAAAGAAGAGCCTGAAGAAAATAATAAAAAGACAGAAGATGAAATTGCTACTACTTCAGAAATAGAATTAGTAGAAATAGAACCTGTTATGTTATTTGGAAGTCCTTTATTTGGTGCTTCTCCTGCAAATCCAGAATTACCTAATAATTGGTTTGATTATATAACAGGTGTAAATAGAGGTGCAGTAACAACAATAAATATATCTCAACAATCTCAAAGTGATATAGACGGAGATGTGGATATAAAACCTTTAAAAGATTCTGATTATGATACAGGATTATATTATGAAGTAGACGGAACAGATATAGATATATTTGTAGTTGGCGATCGTTCTTCTACTAAAAATATTGAACTTCTTGAAGATTGTTCTAATATGTTTAGTGAATTTGGTTCATTATTATCAATAAATATTGATAATAATATTCATTTAAATGGTTCTGATGTAACTAACATATCTAATATGTTTAAAAGTGATGCTTCTTTAACATCATTAGATATATGTATATTTAATTTTGGAACTAGCATTGAAAATATATCTCATTTATTTGATGGGTGTGAATTAATAGATATACAAAATTTACATAATTTAAATGTTTCTAATGTAACTGATATGTCATATGCTTTTAGAAATTGTAGAGCTTTTAGTAATTTTAGTCTTATAACTAATTGGGATACATCTAATGTAACTAATATGGCATATATGTTTAATAATTGTCAAGGAATATCAACAATTATCTTAGGAAATAATTGGAATACATCAAATGTAACTGATATGCAATGTATGTTCCAAGGATGTTCTGAAATAACAGCTATTAATTTTGGAGATAATTTTAATACTTCAAATGTAACTAAATTCAATGGAATGTTTGAAGGATTATCATCAATAACGGCATTAGATATACAAAGATTTAATACAACAAATGCAACAGATATATCAAATATGTTTACTAATTGTTCAGAATTAGTAACTATAGAAGTAGGAAATACATTTACATTTGAAAATTCTACAACCGGTGATAATATGTTCGTAGGTTGTACTAAATTGGAAGGTGGAGCTCATACACAATATAGTAATACTCATGTAGATAAAGAATATGCAAGAATAGATACAACTACAACTCCTGGATATTTTACATGTGAATTAGAAGTAAATACAATAGAAATATCACAAGTTCCAACGAAAAATTCATATAAATTTGGAGATACATTTGATCCAACTAATTTATCAATAAAATTAAATTATACAATATCTCCATTATATGATATAGTAACTTATGCAGATAATGAATCTGATTTTCAATTTACTAACCTACCAAGTAATTGGAATTTAACAGATCAAACATATGTAACTATTAAATATAAAAATTATGATACTAAAACAGTTAATTTTAATATAACTGTTAAAAATATAGATAAAATAAAAGTTGATAATTTACCCGGAGAATCATTAAGAAAATATAAAAAAGGTGAGAAATTAAATCCTTCAGGATTAAGAATTAAATTAAAATATGTAGGAGATGAGGAATATTCAACAACAGTAGCATATAATAATGAACCTACTAATTTTAGATTTAATGGAACTGTAGCAAGTGAATCGGTATTGAATACAGTAAATAATGATTTTAATATAAATGTTACTTATTTAGGTAGACAAGTATTAAATTCATCAGAGGGAACTCCAACATATCAAGTATGTGTATATGAATTATCTTCTGTAACATTGGCAACTAGATCAGCGGTTTATAAATATAGAACAGGTGAGAAATTTAAACCTGCAGGATTACAAGTAAATGAAAATTATTCAGATGGAACTGTTAAATTAATTTCTTATAATACAAGACCTGGAAGATTTGAATTTAATCCAAATACTGATACTCAATTAACTCCTGGAATAACTGATATAAATATAATATATACTGATGAAGATTCAAGACAATGGCCTTTAACTACACCTATAGAAATGGTAGTAGTAGATACAATAGAAGTAAAAGTTCCACAAAATAAAAGAAAATATATAAAAAGTAGAAATGAAGCATATAAACCTCAAGGACTTATCTTAAAATTAAATTATACAGATGGGTCTGATGGAGAATTGACATATACTACTGAAAATGCTAATGAATTTTCATTTAATCCAAGTACAACTACTCCATTTACAACAGTAGGAAATAATATAGTAACTATTACATGGGATGGAAAACAAACAACTACTACTGTTCAAGTATTAGAAAATGATGATTGGGATGTTAGTAAACAATGGTATGATGCTTATATGTATACAAAAGTAGGCGATACTAATAATGTATACATTTCCAATGAAGAATATGTAGGTTCAGATTTAGGAGTAATTTATAGATATCATTATAATGTAAATACTAATTATTCAGATCACTGGGCTACTAAAACAGGAGCTGCATTACAATTTTATAATGCGACAACTAATCCAAATGGAATTAGACAAAATACAAGTAAAGCAATAGTAGTGGCACCTGTAAAAATACCTAATTATACTAACTTTTTTGGTCAAGCAAGCAATTCTAACGGACCTAATTTTATTAATTTTGAAGGATTAGACAAAATAGATACTTCAGAAGCTGTTTCATTGGAGTATATGTTTGGTTCTTCTAAAGCAGGAATAACATTAGATTTAAGTAATTGGGATACAAGTAATGTAACTAATATGCATGGAACTTTTATTCATAGTGAGTTTACTTCTATAAATTTAATGAGTTGGAATACTTCAAATGTAACTAATACAAAGTTTATGTTTGGAGATAGTAATTCAGCATTAACTAAAATATATGTAGATCCTGATTTATGGAATATGAGCAATGTAACTACTGTAAATAGTGATAGTATGTTTAATAATACTTCTGGATTAAAAGGTCAAAATAATTTCTCATATAACAGTTCATATCAAGATAAAACATATGCAGTAGTAGATAAAGAAGAAGGACCAAGAGGATATTTATCAACATTAAAATCATATGAAATAACATTTAACAATGGAAATAATATAGATATAACAAATCCTAAAGCAACAATAAGTTGTCTATGGGGATTATCAGTTCCAGAACAATCAAATCCAACAGATCCTAATTATATATTCCACGGTTACTATGCGAATCCGGAATTAACAACGCCATATAATTGGAATCAAAAAATATATGAAGATACAACAATATATTTAAAATGGAATATAATATATGATGTAACATTTATTTCTGATGGTTTATATACAGGAACATTACCAGTTAAACAAAGAATAGAAAATGGAACAAAATCAACAAGACCTGCTAATTTATCTCAAACAGGATATCAATTTGAATATTGGTATTATAATGATATAAATACAGCATTTGATTTTGAAAATACAAATATAACAGATAATACACAATTAACTGCTAAATGGGTAGAATTAAGTTATGCAATTAATTATCATACACCAGGTTCAGGATGGAATTGGGATACATCATTTACACCAATAACATCAAGATTATTTACTGAATCATATAATCTTAAAAATGAAACAGTAAATAAAGTAATAAAAGAAGGACATACCTTTAATGATTGGTATGAATCAACTACATTTAGTGGAAATCCTGTATTAACATTACCTGCTAATTCAACTAAAGTATGGAATTTATATCCAAAATTCACAATGAATAGTTATCCTATAATATTCTATGAAAATGGTGGAGAATGGGTAAGTGGATATACAAAACCTGCAAATAGATTATATAATGAAGCAAAATCTTTACCAACATCTACTAATATTAAAAAGATAGGTTGGAGATTTGATGGATGGTTTAAAGATTCTGGATTAAATAATGGTCCTTATACTGTAACAGATATGAATTCTACTGAAACTTTAACTTATTATGCTAAATGGACTGAAATAGAAAATAATATTTATTATCAATTAAATGAAGGTTCATGGGTAGATGGTTCAGATCCAACTTCTAAAAATAGAACTAGAAAATATGCAGATGGAGATATAAATTTACAAGCAGATAATACTATTCAAAAAACAGGACATACATTTAGAGGATGGTATGATAATTCACAATTAACAGGTGAAAAATGGACTAAAGTATCAAGAGATATAACAGTAGATAAAACTTTCTATGCTAAATGGGAAGTAAATAGATATCAAATAACTTGGCATAAAGAAGTAGCAACAAGTTCAACATCAGGTTCAGCAGGAACAGCAACTTGGAGAAGTGGAGAAATAAATTATTATACTTATGGACAAACTACTACATTATCTTCAGATATAATATTTAATGGATATATATTCAGAGGTTGGTATGATAATCCTAATTTTACAGGTTCAGCAATAACTCAAATAACTCCTACAGATATAGGTCCTAAAGAATATTGGTCATTATGGGAACAAGTTCCTACTTATACGTTATCATTTAATGCAAACGGGGGTTCAGGAAATATGAATCCTGTGGTTATTACAGAAGGAGTTCAAACTGTAATTCCTGGATGCTCATTTAGTAAAAATAGTTATAGTTTTAATGGATGGAAAGATAGTAATGGAACATCTTATCCAGTAGGAAATAGATATTTATTTGATCATGATATTACTTTAATTGCTCAATGGACTTATGTAAAACCTTATAATCCATCAAGAGGCGGAGGAGGCGGTTCTGGTGGAGGAGGAGGTGGGGGAGGAATTCCAGCTGGTAATCTTCCAAATCAATTAAACCCTTTAGGTGGGGGAGTACAAACAGATACACCTGAAATAGTAGCAGATAAATACAATCACAGTCCAGTTGCAATAGGAACATTTAAAATAATAAAATCTGATGGGAAATCAAGTAATTTATTAGATAATAGTTTAGAAGCATCTACTACTAATTTCAAATGGCAAGTAGATCCATTAACTAATCAATATTTAATGTATAGTATAAATCAAGAAGGAAAAGTTGAATTATTAACTGGATGGGCATTAGTAGAATATAAAGGAGTTTATAGATACTATAGATTTAATCCAGTAAATGGACAAATGACTAAAGGATTTTATACTGATCCTACTACAGGAAAGACATATTTCTTTGAATATAATCAAAATTCAGATGATTTCGGTTCAATGTGTGTAAATACAACTAAAGAAATGAATGGTTATAAGTTTACATTCAATGAAAAAGGCGAATTAGTGAATCAAGTAAAAGTAGAAGGATAATATTAAAATAAGATTGTTAAGAAATTAGATAGATTAAAAAGAGAAGTTGAAAAATACTTCTCTTTTTTCAAGTTTTATAATATAATTTATAGTAAAAGTTCGGAAAATATAGTATAATATTTAAAGATAATAAAATTGATTTATAAAATAAATAGTTGAAATAATTGAAAAGGAAGAAGAATTAATTATATTTAATCTCTTTTAAAAATGACAATAAATATTTTTATTAAATTGTTTTATATATTTATTTCTTCTTCATTTTTATTGAAAATTAAAGGAGTTCTTTATAATGGTGAAAAAGGCAGTTACTAAAAAAGCAGTTTCGAAGCCAGTAAAAAAAGTAAATAATGTAAAAGAAACAAAAACTATAAATTATTTTACTTTTTATGGTTTCAATGAAAAAACTAAAAAGATAGAAAGATTAACTACTGAACAATGTAATGCTATTTATCAAACTTCTAATAAACAACAAGAAAGAATTAATCTTATTAAGGAAGCAAAAGAATTATTAACTACTCATAAACAAAATATTTACTTTGAAAAACAAGAATATAAAGCTAAAAAATATGGATATTGTTCATTAAAGAAAGAAGTTAAAGTTGCTAATGCTAAACTTAAAGATATGAAGAACTTCGTATTTGGATATGATATGGACATAGAAAAAGCAAGACAATTATTTGAATCTATGCCTAAAGAAGAAGCAATTCAAAAATCTAAATCAGCAACTTCAACTAAAAAGAATCCAAGTACAGCAGGAGAAAAGAAACAAGTAAATATACCAACTAAAGATAGTGCATTATTTACATTAGCAAATAAATGGTTAATGACTAAAAGAGAAACTGATACTTTAGGAAAAAGAATGGAATTTATAAAGAATGTATTATTAACAGTAGATAATGGAAGAGTTCTTTCTAATGGAAAAACTTTTTATTCTGTTCTTATTGGTGTAAATCATGGATGGGATACAGCAGATGTAGAAAAATTAAAGAAAGATGGTTTATTTGAACAATTTAGTAAAGAAACTAAACCTAAAGTAACATTAAGCGTAGATGATGGTATTGCTTTAGAAAGAGAAAAGAAAATTACTGCTACTGCTGATCAATTTAATGAAAATCAATTATATGATATGGCGGATGAATATTTTGCATCTCAACCTTATTTAGAACAAAAACAAAAAGAATTAGAACAATATAGAAGTGTATTATTAAGAGATTGTGGAGAAGGTTCTACTAGAGTTAAAATGGGGGATAAAGAATTAGTAGTTAATATTAAAACTGCTGAATCTGGTTCTAAAATAGTAGATGTAGATGCTTTAAAAAATGTTCCTGCTCTTTGGGAAAAATATAAGAAAGTAACTGCTGATATTAAGTTTTTACATGTAAAGAAATTAGTTTAATCTGAAGGAGAGAATATATAATGTTTAAAGTAGAATGGGGAAATATTACTTCTGATAAATATAATTCTTCTTGTTTTGAAGAATATAATAAAGCAAATAAATTTCAAGAAGTATTAAAAAAATTCAATAGTAAAGATAAAAACTTTTGGATAAATTTACTTACAGATGCTCCTGAAGATGCAAGCGAATATTTAATTGAACTTGTAAATAATATAAATGAAGATGATCCAAATGAAAATTCTGTTGATCCATTGGCATTTGTTAAAAAATTACAAGCAGGAAAATCTACAGGAAAGAAACAAGAAGTAAAAGTAATAAATAAAAAGATTATAGCATTAGATTTAGAAACAACAGGAATAAATCCTTATGAAGATGAAATATTACAATTTAGTATAATTGATGATAAATTAAATACTTTATTTAGTGATTATATTAAACCTGTTAGACATACTTCTTGGGAAGGAGCCATGAGAGTTAATGGAATAACTCCTCAAATGGTAAATAATAAACCTACTTTATTAGAAAGAAGACAAGAACTTATAAATATTTTAGATAGTGCAGATATTGTTATTGGTTATAATTCTGATAGATTTGATTTTCCTATGCTTGAAAAAGAATTAGGATATAAAATTAAAGCTCAAAAAGTAGATGTTATGAAATTATTCCAAAAAGAATTTGCTTTATATTCTAAAATACCTATGAAATTAGTAGTTGCTTGTGCTTTCTTTGGAATTGATATTGAAAATGCTCATGATGCTTTAGCTGATACTATTGGAACTATGAAATTATTTTTAAGAATGACTGAAGAAGCTAAAAAAGATCCATTGGCTGAAATATTTGAATTTGATGATGGTAAAAAAATATATAATAACAAATTAGCTCAAGATTATGCTAATAAATCAGGTGCTAAAATAGTAAAAGCATATGGATTATCTAATGGTAAAATATTAGATTTAAGTAAAATAGATAAATCTAAATATAGAGCAAGTGGATTTATTAAACCAAAAACCGGTGATCCTGTTGAACCTTGGAATCCTAATTCTAATGTTACTAATAAAAAAGTAAATAAAGTAGATAAAAAAGATTCTGATAAATTAAAAATGTTATATGATTATTTAAAAGAACATTGTCAAGATGATTTTGAATGGGAAGAAGATTCTGCAGATGTTAAATTAAAAAATGATAAGTTAACTATTGATTATGGAAATGCTAGTTATACTATTACTTGTAAAAATCAAGAATATAAAACAGTAGATAATGTTACTAAAGAACATGGTTATTATGATACTATTGCAGAAGTTTTAGAAGTATTAGGAATAGAAGAAGACAACCCATTAAAAGATAAAATATATCAAGTAAAAGTATATGATATTGATTGGGATACTTATGATGAAGATTCTGATAAAGAATATAGTCAAGAAGAATTAGAATTGCCTAAATCAGTATCTTTATATAATATTGAAGCAAATAGTGAAGAAGAAGTTTTACAAGAAAGAATTGCTGATATATTATCTGATAATTTTGATTATTGTGTAAATTCAATGAAACATAAAGATTTAAAGATTCAAACAGATGATGATCACGATGATATAGAAGATATTGTTCGTTATGAAAATAATAATTTTGAAGGAACAGGAATGTCAGAAAAAGACATAAAAAATTTATCTAACGAAGATATGGATAAAATGGGATTAAATGATGAAGATGAACATAAATTTAAACTTCAAATTTTTACAAATGAAGATGACGATTGGGATAAATTAACTCATCATTTTGATTACTTATATGGAGATACTAATCCTGGAGAATATTTGGGTATAGAAGTAGATAAATCTCATTTAAATGATTCCGAAGATTCATATGTGGAAATTACAGGATATATTTCAGGTGTGGATAAAGATGAATTCCATGATTATATTGCTGATGGAATAGAACAATATAAGACAAATGAGAATAATTTTCAATTATTCTGGGATTATGAAGATGATTTCGACAAGGAAGAAGATGAAGATGATATAAGAAACCAATATATTAGAGGAGACATTAGTGAAAATTCAGCAATTAAAAAATTAATGAATATTGGTTTTACTAAAAATCAAGCACATGATTTTATAGGAACTCCTTCACCAGAAAAACAAATTAAATTAACTGAAGTATTAAGTTGGATTTCAGAACATAATCAAGCTTGGGAAGATTTCTGTAATGCATTTGAATTAGATGAACAAGAAAAAGAAGATGTATCAGAAGCTAGTAAATTTGTAGATGTGGAAGACGTATTAGATTGGATTTCAGAACATGAAACATTACAAGAAGATTATGATAATAAATTTGGTGAAGCTCAAATAGTTAATAATTAAGATTGGATAAAAATAAAATGAAAGTAATGAAACAAGATGATTACTTAAAAACATTAAGTAATATTCCAAAAGAAATAATAGAAGAATATAATAAATTAAATAAAAAAGCTAGAGAAGCTCAAGATGCGTACTATAATAAACAAGAAAGTATCATCAGCGATAAGGAATACGACGAAATTTATGATAGAATAGTTGAGATAGAAGAACAATATCCTGATATTATTTCTTCAGATAGTGTTACTCAAACTACGGGAATAAATGCAGCAGGTTCTGATAAAGTAATTCATGAGGAACCTGCTTTATCTTGTGCAAAAACTAAAGATAGAAATGAACTTGTTAAATTCATTAAAGATAAAGAAGCTCTGCTTTCTTGGAAGTGTGATGGAAGCACCATATGCATTACTTTTGATGACGGGAAATTATCTTTAGTAGCAACTAGAGGTAATGGTGAAGTAGGAGAAAATATCACAGATAAAGGAATGATATTAAATTGTATTCCAAAAACTATCCCAGATAAAGGGCATGTAATATTAAGAGGAGAATTTTTATCTACTTATACTTCATTTAATAAATTTAATGTAAATGGAGAATATAAACATCCAAGAAATTTTGCGACTGGAACTTTAAATCAAAAAGATTTAAACATAGTTAAACAAAGACAAGGTGAACTTTATATATTTGATTTAATAAAATGTTCTAATATAGATAAATTAGATACATATGAAAAACAATTACAATATTGTAAAAAATTAGGATTTAATATAGTAGATTATAAAAAAGTAAATAAAGATAATGTAGTTCAAACAGTTTCTTGGTTTGAAAATGAAATTAAAAAATTAGATTATCCGACTGATGGATTAGTATTAAGATTTAATGATATTGCTTATGGTGATAGTTTAGGAGCTACTGGTCATCATACAAATAATATGATCGCATTTAAATGGGCTGATGATGTATATGAAACTATTTTAAGAGATATTGAATGGATAGCATCAAGAACAGGAAGAATAAATCCAACTGCGATATTTGATCCAGTAGATTTAGATGGAGCAATAACTTCAAGATGTACTTTAAATAATGTATCATTTATAAAAGATAAGAAATTAGGAATAGGAGATAGAATTACAGTATATAGAGCCAATATGGTTATTCCTACTTTACATGAAGATTTAGATAAATCAAATAATATTAAATTTCCAACTGTTTGTCCTTCATGTGGTGAAAAATTAACTACTAGGAATGATGGTATTGCTGAATTTTTAATATGTGAAAATCCTGATTGTCCTGCTAAAAATATAAGATCTCTAGAATTATTCGTTAGTAAAGAAGGATTAGATATAAGAGGATTTAGCATTAAAACAGTAGAAGCATTAGTAGATTTAGATTTATTACATAATTATCTTGATATATTTGATCTTCCAAATCATAGAGAAGAATTAAATAAATTAACTAACTTTGGAGAAAAGACATATAATAATTTATGTGAGGCTTTAGATAAATGTAAAGATTGCGAACCTCATAAAGTTATTACAGCATTAGGAATCAAAAATATAGGAGTAGGTTCTTCTAAAGATATTGTCAAATTATTAGATGGAGATTTAACTAAATTATTAGATATTGATAATAATATTAATAAATTAAGAAGTATTGGAAATGTAGCTTCAAATTCATTACAAGATTATTTTAATAATAAAGTAAACAATGATAATTTCAGAAAACTATTAAATATATTAAGAGTTAAAAAACCAGTAAAAGCAAATTCTTCTTCATTACAAGGAAAAGTATTTGTAATTACAGGTTCATTAGAACATTATAATAATAGAAATGAATTAGTAAAAGATATTGAATTAAATGGTGGCAAAGTTGGAAGTAGTGTAAGTAAAGAGACAAATTTTCTTATTAATAATGATATTGATAGTTCTAGTTCTAAAAATAAAAAAGCCAAATTACTAGGAATACCTATTATTAATGAAAAAAAAATTATAGAAATGATGAAGGATAATTAAATTGTATATTAAATATTTTGATAAAAATTTAGATAAAAAAGTAATATATTCTGATGAATTATTAAAAAATATTTTTATAAAAAAAGATGGGCATTTAAGTTTTGCCAGATGCGCCGAACCATTTCTTAAAAATAGACCTAATTTAAAAAAATACATTATAAACAGATATCCTAAAGATGAATTTTATAATATAGGGACAAATATAAAAAGAATTTGCTATAATATAGAACATCTTAAAAAATGCAAAAACCCCAATTGTAATAATAAAATAAAAGATTTGATTCATGATTATTGTTGCGATTCTTGTGCAGCATCAGATGAAAAAGTTATAAATTCTAAATATATATCTTCTCATAAAAATAATCCTGAAGACCCTTATAATTCAAAACAAGCATATATTACAGCCCATAAAAATAATCCTCAAGATCCTTATAATCGCGATAAGAAAAAAGAGACTTGTGCAAAAAATCACCCAGATGATCCTACATGTGGACAATTTGGTTCAAAACGCCATGAAGAAGCGATGATTGAAAAATATGGTGATAAAAATTATAGCAATAGAGAAAAGGCAAAACAAACCAGAGAAGAAAAATTAAAAAAAGATCCTCATTATTATGATGAATCTAATGATAATCGCAAAAATACTTTAAATAACAAATTGATAGAAAATCCGAATTATTGGGAAGAAAGATGGATTAAAATAAAAAATTCAAAATTAATAAATCATCCAGAAGAGCCTAATAGAGGAGAATTTGGATCTTTTACTAATAAAAAAGTAATGCTTAATTTATATGGGGAAGAATTTTTTATTAAAACTCCCGAATTCAAAATAAAAACTCGCACTAAACTTTTAGAAAAATATAAAGTAGATAATATTGCAAAATTTAAACCAATAGCTATGATAAGAGGAGAACACTCAAGAATTACTAAAGTTGAAAGAGGCATAATACTTGATTATACTAAAATAGATATAGATGATTATAAAAATTACTGTATTTTGGCTAGAAATTTATCTAATAAAATTTACAATGAATTTATATATTATATAAATCCTGAAAATATTAAAAGAGGATCTGGAGAAGATGAATTTCATTTAGATCATATTTATTCAATATCTAAAGGGTGGGAAAATAAAATTCCTATTTTTATAATAACATGTCCTGTTAATTTAAGAATGATAAATTCAAGAGAAAATATAAAAAAATCAAAAAGATGTGATATTTCAATATCAGAACTTTATATTAAAGCAATGGACTTTATAAAAGAACACCCTGAATTTTTAAATTTCATAGAGGATAAATATAAAGAAAATGAATTTAGTAATGAAAATAATCAAATTTATAATAAATTTGATTTTTCTACTAAAAAAGATCAGGAATATCAAGAAGTATTATGGGAAGAATTTTATTAAAGGAGAAATAGTAAATGATAAATACAGCTTGTTTTATATATGAACCAAAAAAGAAGGGTCAAATACAAGAAATAAGTAAAGAAAACTTATATAAATATTCTTTCTTAAAAGATGATAGAATATTTAAAATGTCTTATTCTCAATTAGTAAAGAAACAAGAATTTAAATTCAAAGAATTATCAAAAGGTATATTTTATAGAAAGATAGATCCTAATAATAAATCCATTATTATATTTGTTAATAAAACATTAAAAGATTTTGAAAAATTATGTAAAAAGAATAATTGGCCATTTAGAGAACCAGAAATAAAAGAAACTTCTGTTAAAAAAGCAAATTCTAAATCTTCTACTGTTAAAAAAGAATCTCTTAAATCCATGGAAAATAAAACTAAATCTATTAAAAAGATAACTGTTGGTATTTATCATGAAACTGAAGGTGAATGTTATTATTCTTTAGAACCAAATATAGAAAAATCAATGAGTAATCAAGGAATAGAATATATAACTTCTTGTAATATAGATGATAATTTATTATATGTTGCTTTTTGTGATGAAGATGTAGTAGTTCAAAATACAGGTTGTAAAACATTAAATGATTTTAAAATTCATTTAAGAAGAGCATTTGAAAAATCCACGGGATATGATTCTAAAACTAAAAAATCTAATTGGGTAGATCCCCAAGATGATTATATTCCTGAATATACTGGAGAACCTATTTCAGCAGATGAATTTATTAAACAAGCATTTGATGGGATGAAAAATTCTTATGTAGATTGTGATTCAAATTATATTGCAAGTTTAATTGATACTAAAACATTCAAACCAGTATTAGGTTCCGTAGAAATGATTGAATTTAAAGATATTGATAAAGATGTAAAAACTTTAACTAAATTATTTGAAACTTTAAAAAATATTCCAAAGAAACCAGGAATGACTTATACTGCAATATATAATGATAATAGCTGTTGTGCAAATAGAGGAATGGGTAATGATACTAAAACTAAATTGACATTAACTGTATCTCCTGCTATTAAAACTATGAATTTAGACTCTCAAGCATTATTAAAAGCCTGGTTATATAAATATGAACAAAATTTATTTGATGAAAGTGAAGGACTAGAAGATATAGCAAGAGAAGTATTAGAAAATAATAACAATGATTTAAAATCTACTATTAAAAACTTAACTAGTAAAAAATGGTTAGAAGATGAATTATATGGAATAGATATAGGTGGCGGAGATCCTTTTATAGAAAAAGTTAAAAATCCTCAAGGTAAAATTATATTTGATATGGGCGATTTTGATGAAATAGAAGAGGAAGATTATTAATGAAACGTAATTTAATATATTATGGACTTGAATCAGTTGCAACGAAAACTGTTAAAAGAGGAAGAGGTGTTTTTGAAGAGAAAGATAAGAAAGTAAAAAACATTACTAAAGTATTTGGAATTTATGATTCTTATGAAAGAATTAAAATATATAATCCTTCTAAAAAAGATTTTGATAATATAATTACTTTTTCTTCTAAAAATAAAAACTTTATATTTCCTTTTTATTTTGAAACTTCTCCTGTTTCTGAAAAATATATAAAAAGCCTATTGGATTTAGAAGGTAAAGAGTTTATAAAGAATTATTATCTTCCTAATTTTGTTAAATCTTCTAAAACAATTGCTGAAGTAGATATGAATGCAATGATTTATAAAATAGGAGAAGAAAACGAAGCAGAGTATAATATAAATGCAGATTGGGATAAAAAGAATATATTAGTTAAACCTAATTGTGATTTTAATATAAATACTCCTATTGATAAAAACATATTTGTAATATCTCCTAAAAATGTTAAATTATTAAATTTTGATAAAAATCTTACAATATTATTCCAAGGAACAAATACAGTAAAAGCAAGTTCTATAGATGCTCCTTTATGTGAAGTAAATTTAATGAGATGTGGAAAACAACCTCCAAAAGGAAATAATGGAGATTGTATAATAGATACTATATCTTGTAAATCATTAATATTTGATAGTAATGTAGGAAATACTATAAATATAGGATATTTAGAATTAACTGAAGGAATAGCAATTAGCAGTGTAAATACTTTATATATTAAAAGGCTTGATATATCTAAAGCGACTAAAGATGTATATATTGGACTTTTAAATGGTGCATCTTATAATTTTGTATCAAATAAGATAATTATAGAAGAAGTAATTGGACATA